TGTTGATGAAATCAACCTGCTCTACTGTCGGATATATACGTATTTTGATTGCCTTGAGCATACTTTAAGTATTTAATTATAAATAGTTTAATATACAAAAAATAAATAAAATTTCTAAAAAATGCTATAAATTTTATGATTGTTTATAATACCTGTTATACCCTATCGAATATAATCTTAACGAAAATTATAAAAATTATAGCCGTTCGAATATAAAATGCTCAACATTGATGAAATTATATTGTTTAATCCTCAAGATACTCCTCAAGGTCTTGTAGAATCTTGTTTTTCTTTTCAAATGGGTCCCCTTCTCCATCAATATAATGAACAAGAGAATTAGATAATCGGTCAAAAACCTTATTCAAAAGCTCTGTTTTACTGACCAATTCAATTGATTCATAATCATCTGATGATATAGGTTCAGATAATTCAAGAGAATTTTCAAAATGTTCAGCATCCTTGAAATTGTTCTTAAACAAAGTATAAACCTTTTCATTTGAACCATCATCTTCAACTATCCACTTATAATCCTCATTAATCATCTGTGATTTTGAGATTGAAAAAGTTCCGTCTTGATTTTTTCCTATAAACATATTTTGAAATTTTTAACATAGTGGAGAGGCAGGAATTCGAATCCTATACCCTAAAACGAGTACGTTCTGATTAGCAGTCAGACCCAAGTCCTCCCTGGTTGCGCTCTCCAAAATTACCGGAATTACGGTATCCGGCAAACCGATTAACCGCTCTACGAGTGGTATAAAAACAAGCAAATTTGCGAGATATGGCTGATGTACTATATTCTTATATAGCGGGGCTCCTACGACCTTATAGCCATCCTTTAAATCATCTGTTGCATATCCTCATATGGCTTCTCACAAAATCGGCGGTCATTCACCTTTTATTGAATTATATTCAAAAACCAACATGTTCCCTAAGGCAACCTTCGTCTTTTGAAGTACCCAGAGCATAAATTAAATCCGGAATCATTTATGCCTACCCTTAGAATACTAATGGCCTGTGCTTGTTTGTAATTTTCTTTTTTTTATATGGGAGATTGGTCGGATTCGAACCGGCGTGAACAAGAGCCACAATCTTGTGCCTAATCCACTCGGCCACAATCTCCATATTTTTATTTGTACTCCGTGTGGGATTTGAACCCAACGATTACCGGAATGAAAATCCGGGGTCCTGGACCTGACTAGACGAACGGAGCGTTTTATTTCAATCTTTGCGGGAACTACAGGATTCGAACCTGTGACCAAGGGCTTAACAGGCCCCTGCTCAGCCTCCGAGCTCAGTTCCCGTATTTCTATTTTAAATGGACTCCAACATATACATGCTTAACATGTCATGTTAACTACCATAAGCATAGATGCTTGATTTATTCTTTTACTTGGACCATATGGATGTATTACCGTAATGAAAAGAATATCTCCAATTAGAAAAAACTACATATGGAATTCTAAACAAGTAGCTAATTTGTACAAATTCCATGGAAGGTTCCCCTCATCTCGTACCTTACCTTAAGAGCCATAGAGGGGTCATCAGTCGGCAAGGTGAGACTCGAACTCACACGCATTTCTGCACCAGCTCCTTAGGCTGGCGGGTCTACCATTCCCCCACTTGCCGAAAAACAGGAAGCCATTTCAATGGTACTGGATTAAAAGTCTAGTCATAAATGAAAATTGCTGTCCGCTTCCTTAAAATTTCTTTTTTAACACATTTCTTTTAAATAAAGAGTTTTTTCACAATGGGTTGTCCTGTAATTCAACTTCTCTCGGTAAAATCCAAGGCTTCACACATCAAAAGCTTCCATCATTGTATCAAACTCCTACTTTAGAAAAGGAGGTGCTAAAGTGTCGTTCCATTGAGACTTGAACTCAAATTTCCGCCTTGAGAGGGCGATTACCTGACCATTTAGTAGATAGAACGAAAATTTACGTTAAGCACAACGAAACTTAACTTACATTTTGAATAATTTTTCTTTAAAGCCTTTTTTCAAGAAAACTCTGGCTGTTTCCCCACCTTTAAAAAGAACTTGTTAGGGTAACGTTACTTTCCCTATGGCTGATTCACTCTATGCCTTTTCAGCCGAAAGCCAACGGTTTTTTTCCACACACCGCAAAAGTTGATTTGTTGCTTTTTGAGCGGTATGACAGAATCGAACTGTCATATCCACCTTGGAAGGGTGGCATAATAAAAACCGTTATACTAATACCGCAAATTTTGAATTATTAGAGAGATTCGAACTCTCACCTTTCCTCTAATAGGAAATGTGCTTCCGTTACACCATAACAACTACTTCGGTTCCATGGCATTGGAACCTATCTCCTATCCATTATCCATTATCCACGGAGCGATGGGATTGGGCAACCATCTCCAATCATTTTTATTTCATTCAATGCCATAAATGAAAAAGGATATTCGGTAAATAATTCATACTATTAGATAGTATATAATTATAATTATAATTATTACCTTTGCGCCTATGAGCGGAATCGAACCGCTATATCACTCACTTAATGCAAGTGGCTTTACCAATTGCCTACATAAGCACCGTTAACTTAAAACAAAACCTTACTTTGCGAAGATATAAATAAAAATTAAATTTTCCAAATCTTTTTCACCATTTTCTCTACTATTTATTGATAGTAGAAAGATATCGCAGGTCGGAACAACAAGGAATTTCGCTACCTTATCATTGGACTGTGATTAGAAAGAGAGGAATGGTGGAACCTCTCTTTCGCTTTTTATAGAGCCTCCTGACGGAATCGAACCATCATCTACTGATTACAAATCAGTTATAATAACCATTATACTAAGGAGGCAAAATAGCCAAAAGCAGAATATTATTTAAACGTTATTAAATATCCCACAACATTTCTGTTACAATCTCCAACAATTGCTCTTATTACTAAGATTTAATTTTGGCTAAAAGAATTATTTTTATTTTACGTTTAAAAAAATAATCTTCAAATCAAAAAAAAAAACGGGAAGCACTTTGTTTACCACCACTGTTTGCATTTTATGGAAAAATCAACAGCAAAACCGACTTTATTATTTATAAGTCTACAGATGGTGCGTAATCCCCGCCATCAAGGAACATTTCTACTTGGATATAGAAAGAGGTAGAGCAGCAAGGCAGAATCGAACTGCCATATCAACCACACAGTTGCATAATAGCCATATTATACTATTGCTGCTTTTTCGGAAAACAAAATAGATTCGAACTATTTGAATTTTTATTTTCAGTAAAAATTGTTATCCACTTAAAAAAAATTGCTGCATGTTTTCCTAACATTTTTCAATTATTTGCAGTTCGTATGGGATTTGAACCCATGACCTCCGGCGTGACAAGCCGATATTCTAACCATGCTGAACTAACGAACTATAATAGGACAGAAATCTATTACTTTAATTCTAACCGCTAAACTAAACAGAGTTATCTACAAATTCTCCATTGATGAGAGTCGAACTCATCCTCCTCATAATACACAGTATGAAAGTATTAAAATTGCTGTATGATTTCTTTTCTTGTTGTAGCAAGAATTCCTTTGTGCCGAGGATGGGATTTGAACCCATAAGGGCTTACGCCCAGTAGTTTTTGAGACTACCATGTCTCCCATTGCATCACCTCGGCAATTAACCCTAATTTACTTATTCTCAAGAATTTCCTTATCAATAAAAAAGTTGATATTATCTTCATTTCTATCAACACTTGTAATGAATTTTTCATTAACGCCATAACCCATTCCGTCATCTTCCAATGTTCTTGGATAAGAATTAAGAACTGAATTATTGGCATTAAATCCAAGAATATCATTACCCTTAATATCCCTTACCTTGATTGCTCCCATTTCCTGTAGGATTTCCTCAAGGGTTAGTTTATTAATTGGCCATCCTTGAAAATCTGTTCCAATTTGTTCCATATTAAAATAAGATTTAGATTGGCTAGTAGGACTCGAACCCACGACCCGCTGATTATCAGTCATTAACAATTAAATTGCTGTCAAATTCTTTTCCAAAAATCATTTACTTACTTCGTCTGCTGCTCTACCATCTGAGCTATAGCCAATTCAATTTTGTGGAGGGAGAGAGATTCGAACTCTCGGAACGCTCATCACGTCCAACGGTTTTCAAGACCGGCCCGATAAACCACTCCGGCACCCCTCCATTGATTCTTTTCAAATTTTCACAAATTAAATGAACCTATATAATTTCATCAATATTGTCAATGAACTTTTGTCATCTTGATGTCTTTGTTGTCATCTTTCTGACAATGCAAAGATACAAAGATTATTTTTAATTTCCAAAAAACTTTTTGAAAATTTTTGTGGGCTTGGCAAGACTTGAACTTACGACCTCCTCGGTATCAGCGAGATGCGCTAAACCAACTGCGCTACAAGCCCTTATTTTTTTTGTGGCGATTAATAGAATCGAACTATTTTTTACGGGATATGAGTCCGTTGTTTTACCATTAAACTAAATCGCTATGCTATATTTGTGGACGGTATCGGGCTTGAACCGATAACCTTCTGAATGCAAATCAGACGTTCTACCAATTGGAACTAACCGCCCAAATATATATTCGTGGAAGTGGAGGGATTCGAACCCCCTAACCCGAAGGAACAGATTTACAGTCTGTCGCAACTCGCCATCGTTGCCGCACTTCCAAATATTTTTTGTTGTCCCACAGAGATTCGAACTCTGAATAAAACGTTCGTAGCGTTTCGGTTTATCCGTTAGCCTATGGAACAATATAAAAGGAGCGAGGCGAACTCCCTATGGTCAATTGATGTGCCATCACCATCAACCTGTCACATTTCATTTGGCATATCCATGTAACTTAAAAGCCTACTTTGTACCTCCAATAGGATTCAAACCTATAGTCTACAGATTAGAAATCTGTTGCATTGTTCAGTTATGCTATAGAGGCATTTTTTTGTACTCCCATCGGGAATTGAACCCGAATCCACAGTTTAAGAGACTGTTAGTCTGCCGTTGACCTATAGGAGCATATTTGTGCGCCCGATGGGACTCGAACCCATAACCCACTGGTTAAAAGCCAGTTGCTCTATCCAATTAAGCCACGAACGCTTTCCAAACGTTATTTTGAACCTAATCAAATAGGGCTTTACTCCTACAGTCCAAATAACGTCACTTATCTATGTTTTCGTTTTATATCCTTCTGTTTCATTTTTAAATAAATTTCTTTTAAAATCATTTGTAGGGGAGGACAGAATCGAACTGCCTACGCCAACATCTTCAGTGTTGCGCTCTACCATATGAGCTACTCCCCCATATTTGTACTGCGTTCCGGATTCGAACCGGAGTCACGGCGTGAAATTCCGAGTGCTTACCCACTAGCATAACGCAGTATTTGTAAGTTATTGATAATCAGTATAGTAGGTGAGATTCGAACTCACGAAAATATGGTCCCAAACCATACCCCTTAGACCTCTCGGACACTACTATATTTTTAGAGTAGATGATTGGATTTGAACCAATGAATAGTAGTTTTGCAGACTACCGTGTTAAACCAACTTCACCACATCTACATTTTTTTGCAGGGACAGCCCGAATTGGACGGACATCAAAGGTTTTGGAGACCCCCATTCTACCATTAAACTATATCCCCATATTTCAATATTTCTTATTCAACTTCTTCCCATATCTTTCCCTCTCTTCATCAGTCAATCTTTTATGGGTACTGCCCACATGCCATTTTCCACATTTGTCACATTTGTAAGCCACCATTTTCCATATTTTATCCTTTGAACTGTTTAAAAGTCTTGCCACATATAAGGCATCATCCTCAGTGTCATAAGACTTCTTTTCAACAAGTTCTCCGTTGAATATTTTGTAATGACTTCTTGCCTTTCTAATATTTTCCATAACAATGAACAATATCATCAACAATCGTGCCAAACTGCATATTCACCTTATAACAAAATAAAAAACCTCTGAAAAGTTTTGATTGAGAATCTTGTCAGAGGTTGGGAATATGTTGTGGTTAAAAACCTATGTGCTTTTTCGGTTGCGCCTTGTCCTGCGCTATATTCCACCTCTGTTTTTAAATGGTCGGCATTCAATACCGCATTTCTCTGCGGATGCATACGATGTCCCACAATAGCCTTTAAAACTATTGTTAAACCAACTATCCATATGTCTATTAAATGTCTTCATTTTATTATTGTTTTATGAATTTCCTTAATTCCAATTAATAAATAGTGTCAAAATTAAAAAAAAAATCTCAATTACATTACAAATATACAAATTATGTTTGAAAAAGCAAATATTTTTTAACTTTTTTTGTAAAATTCTTCTATTTTCTATGTTTTTGTATATATCTTTTCCCCGAATATATACCTATTTTCTTTGATGGTACAAGTTTTTCTGTATTTATTTCCTCCTCAAATATAGCATCATTGTTTTCACTGTCACTATCACTGTCATAGATTATCCTAAATATATCATCGTCAATAGTACAATTATCAAATAGTACTGAATGTATAACCAAACGAACATCTGAATCTGAATCTACATCACCATCTCTTCTCTGCCATATTTTTTTAATATAAGTACTTCTGGTAAGATATAACTCATCATCTAATTCATTAATCGTGCAATCATTATCGTAGGCTATAATTATATTATCCAAAACAAGACCATATGTTTCATCATTAAATTCCACTATAACTCCAGTGGTCAACAATTTTTTCAAATCTTTCATGTCTAAACTTTCAATTACAACACAAATATACAAAAATAATACACTAAAAACAAAAAATGAGGAAAATTCATCATTGAAAATCCCTCATTATAATTTCATCAATAGTCAAATGTTACTTCTTTGACTTTGACTTATCCTTATCCTCATCATCAGTAAAGTACTGCTCCTGAAGTTTCTTGATGACATCAAGTTCAAACTTAAGGTCCTCTTTCTGAAGTTCAAGATTAATTCTGTCCTTCACCCACTTCTGAAGATTTACATTCTCTCCGACAATCAAAGATTCCGTGGTGCGGACTGAAAGGTCCTCCATATCAAAAATCTTGCTCTCAATTTCTCTGATTAACTTCTCGGTTGCCCTTTTCTCATCCTCAAACAAATCCTTGGCTGACGAATCCAAATTACCGGCTCTCTTGGCAATTGCATCATTGCCAGTTAACATAAGCATTCTTTTAAAATTTCCCATAATATTTTTTTTTTAAATTATTCTGTGATGATGTCTTATTTTATATTTTGCGTTGCTTTTTATAATCTCTTTATTATATTTCCAATCATTCAGCACATTATCAGCCTTTTCCTCAAATGTATTTCCTTTCGCATTGAGCACCTCTTTTATAACTGCAATTTCTCGTTTATCTCTTATTGAATCTGCAATGCTTGGGCATTTTGATTTAAGTAATTCATATTCTGCCGGTGATACTAATATTTCTGTTTTATGATTTTTAAAATCAATATCATCCAGCCTAACTTTTGTTATAGTTTCTTCATTAGTAAGTGGATTGCAAGTAATTGTGCCCCATTCTGCATTTGATGATGTAACACACAAATTCGAAGATTCATCTATCCTCCATTTTGAAAAATCTGCCATTATTCATTTTCTTTTTTCTTTTTATTTTTGATATATAAAGTACAGCAACAATTATCCTCTTTCCTATAAGCCTTGCACGGGCAAATATCATCATCAGTTCCCGAATATTTGTTGTGACACGGGCAATGACCACCATTTCTTTCCAAACCTTTTAATATTCCATTAACAACTTTTTCATTCGGATTAAGGATAAAACCTTCCTTTATATAAAATTTCTTATCTTCCACTTTTAGATTTCTTTTTTATTTTCATAATCCATATTAAAGATAGAAGATTCCTGAGAATTGTCAATAGTTTTCACAATTTTCTTCATTGTCTTATAAACATATTCATCCCAACTTCCATGTTCATATCTCTCCCCGACAGCCCTTGTTACGTTAAGGACGGGGATTGAATACGAAAGGAAAACCTCATAAGTTGAATTCTTTGGGTGAGAATAATCCTCGTTTTCAAAAATCCATGATTCATTATATTTCTTGAGCCTTATGCTATAGATAACTTCTTTCCCCTTAGCCACATGAATCTGCAAATTTCCACAAAAAAGGTCATAAACAACCCCATTGTCTTTTGTAGTCTTAATATAATATGGCTTTGATTCACCATTTTTAGTTTCAATAGTGGTCATATGATTTGCCACATTATCAAACAGCAAACCCATCTCTTCTATCATGCTGATACATTTGTCAATATCAGCAGTAAAATTTTTGGCGTTCATCTCAACTGCCCATCTATACCAAATTTTCATCATAAAAACAAATTTTTAAAATGAGAAAAATCTCACGAGGCAAATATACAAAAAATATTTTTCAAAGCAAACTATTTATGATTGAAAAAATACAAAACATTATGTGTGCTTGTAAACAAAAATCTTCAAACAGACAGGTCACATCTGTGAAGCAGGTGGTCAAGAAAGCCCCTAACTCAGAGAACAACACGAAACCGGAGCGAACGGTTACAAAGCCAAGAGTCAACGTGTTCAAAAGACCGTTGTAGAAGATATAAAAGAAAAGAGAGGAAAAACACCATTCCTCTCTTTATTGTTTATGCACCGGTTTGTTTTGTAATAAAATTAATACTACCCTTTCCAATAATATGAACTTCATAATCAGTTCTTTCTGTTCCACTATCATCTTTATATACGACTTTTTCAACCTCATCATATATATCTCCGGTAAAATTCTTTATCAAAGTTGTTGTCCATTTCTTATCAATATGATAATTGAATTTTGGATTATAGGCAAGGACTTCTTTTAGCGAAAACACACCGACTTCTCCCGCATCAGCGCAAAATTCCCCCAATGGCTCATTTGTATCAGAATCAAATGTTGTGCATGACCAATCTCCATATATGGTGTCCCTTATCAAATATTTCGTAAGTCCCAATATTTCCATGTTCTTTCCCCATTCACATTTTGTCCAATCATTTGAAAAACCTTTAAATGAATTTTCTTCTTTCCATTTATCAACCAAGTCCTCAAATTCCTTTCGCTTTTCATAAACAGCATATGATTGTTGAACATTTAAATTTCTTTTATCCCATCCATTCAATGTGATAAGGTCATAATCTTCCCACTTATATGGATGAGATTTATAAGGAATATTTAATCCAACATCATTGTCATGATTTATAATATAACATGGGTCTGTTATGATAATGTCCTCATTTTCAAAATGAATAACCTTTCCGGTAGATTTCGGCTCCTTATCCACATTCTCACATCTTTCACAATCCTCAATACATTCGGCAACGTGGATTATATCATCCGGTGATAAATCCTTCAGATTATGAATTTCACCTTCATCATCATATATCTTGATTCCATGGTCGAAATCCCTCATAAGGTTTATTTCCCTCAAATTTATCCCTATCTTATCTATTCTTTTGAATACATCCCATGGTTCCTTTTTTTTATCATTTGACCGTGGTCTTGAAAAAAGACGATTATGAAGTTCATGTTCATTTCCCCTGCCAATTGTTACTTCAGTAATATTTCTCTCCGCCAAAAATTTGAATACATATTCGCCAACGGTAGTTATGAGATTTTCTGACACATTAAATAATTTGTAAATTTCCATATCTTTATATTTTTTCTTCTTTATTTTCCTTTAATCCGACTGACAACGGATATTTCACCGCCGGATATGACTTATATCCAATAATCTTTATATCATCAAATGTAAAATCATCAATATCCTTTATCTCCGGATTAAGCCACAATTTCGGTAAGGCATACATATGAGGATTTCTATTCTTTTGTTCTTTCTCATATATCTCAATTTGATTTTCATATATATGACAATCTCCTCCATCAAAGATAAGTTCATCTACATCCATGTTTGCACATTGCGCTATCATATGTACTAACACGCTATAACTCAGGCAGTTAAACGGATTCCCAAGTAACCAATCATTCGACCTCATATGAAACATACAACTCAATTTCCTTGTAGGAACATTATTGTCATCCAGCATTTTTTCAGTTACCGTACTAAAAGTTCTTCCCTTACGTCTATTCTTATAGTAATCCAATCTTTCCTGATAACTCATCTTTCTTGTATAAAATTGAAAGCAAAAATGGCACGGCGGCAAAGCCATATATGGGATATCCTCCGGGTTCCAAGCGGAAACAATCATTCTCCTATCATCAGGATTGGTTTTAAGCGTATCTATGACTTCTTGAATTTGATTGTGGCCGCCAAAATTATTCCATTGTTCTCCATATACAGGTCCAAGATTTCCTGCTTGATACGGGACAAGATGCCCTTCTATTTTAGTTTTAAGCCAATACACTTTCTGTTTAACAACCGCATCAAGAAATTCTTCCTTGGTCATTTTCTCAGTCATATATTTTGCCTTTTCAAGATAAAATCTATAAGCATCATCATCCCATATATGAACACCGTTGTCAACAAGATATTTTATATTTGTGTCACCACTTATAAACCACAAAAGTTCGTGAATAACGCCTTTTGAGAACATTTTTTTGGTGGTGAGCATAGGAAGTCCATCTTTTAGGTTAAAACGCATCTGACAGCCAAACAATGACCTTGTAACGCCCGCTCTTGACTCTTTCCGTTCTCCTTTTTCTATAATCTCGTTGGCTATTTTCAAATATTGCTCATCAACATGATTGTTGAATCCCCTCATCTTCTCATAAGTTATTGCATAAGCCTTCCTATGTTCTATTTCAATTGGAGCACCGGTTTCCTCCCATTCATATTTTGTCAATATATCAGGAAAAAATGTATCGGCTCCATCAACATTTTCAGCCAATGCATCCATATATATCCTATCCACCAAATCCTTTTCAAGAAACTGTTTATAAATGTTTGCGCCACCAATGACAAATATTTTCTTGGTATTATCTTTTTCATAATAAGACTCTGCCAATTTTACCGCATCTTCTATTGATGGAACAATCTCGGCGTTTGCTATCTTATCTGGATGGTGGCTGATTATAATATTGATTCTATCCTTTAAGGCATTGCCAATAGATTCATAGGTTGTCTTTCCCATTATGACAATATTGTTGATTGTCATCTCCTTGAACCATTTCATATCCGCCTTGTTCTTCCAAGGCATTCCTCCGTTGCGCCCAATAGGAAATCCTTTTCCAACAATGTAATTTCCTACTGCCACGATTATATTAATATCCGGTCTCATTTTCTTTTATGTTATTAAAAATAGGGCTAAATTATTTTTGGCCCCATTCATTATTATTTCAAATCTATTGATTCAATTTCCGCTCTTTTATCAAGAATATATTTATAATCCATCATTGCCTGCAATTGCAAATCATAAATAGTTCTCCGGCAAGGCGGAGTAAAACTCAATTCTCCTTTATCCCACTTATTAAGCATTTTGGATAGCCCTGCCAATCTGTTTATCAATTGCTTGTATTCAGCAATAAAGCGTTCTTTATAATCAGTTGAAATCATTAATGGAATAGTTTCTGCCAAACCACTATTTTTAATCTCTTCAACATTAAATTTACAATCGAAAATAGGAGATTCAATATTATCCTGCACCTCATTTTCAATCGCATTGCACACACTTTCTTCTACAGTAAAATCATCTTCATCAAATGTTTCATTTTCATCATTTGTTTCGATGGTAACCTTAAAATATTTTTTCAAAATTTTTCTTTATTTTTTCTTTTTAATTATCTCATCAATAAGTCCATAATCAACAGCCTCTTGTGCAGAAAACCAATTATTCCTATCTGCGTCTCTCTTGATATCCTCCAAAGTTTTGCCACAATTTTCAGCTAGCATTCCAAATGTCATATCTTGCAATCTTTTAGTAAATTCAACTGCAATTGACAAATCAGCACATGTCTGATAATGGTTTGAAGTTGAAACTTGATGAAGCATAATCCAACTATGAGGCATAGCGTATCGTTTTCCTTTTGTTCCAGAAGAACACAAAACGGATGCCATAGAGGCTGCTAATCCTACAACATAAGTTGCAACATCAGATTCTATCCAATTCATAGTATCATAAATACTTGCACCATCAATAACGCTACCCCCTCCACTGTTGAGGAAGAGTTTTACATCTGTCTCAGAATCAACGGAATTAAGATACAACAATTGTGCATTTATAATATTTGCCACATCTGAATCAATATCTGTTCCAAGATAAATAATTCTATCTCCCATAAGACGGGAAAATACATCCATTGTGGCTACATTCATTTGTCTTTCCTCAAGAATGGTAGGACTAATCATCCCATTCATATTCTTTTCCATCTTTTTCTTGTATCCGTCAAGAGTGTTTGAATTAACTCCATTAGAAACTGCAAACTTCTCAAAATCTGTCATCATATAATATAAAATTTAAAATTTCTTAAAGCAAAAATACAAAAAAATAATCAATCCTCCAAATTCTTATAATAATCAATCAACTCTAAATTTTTTAATCTTTGTTCATCTGATTCAATATGAAACTGAGGGCTTAACATATTCCTTTCAAGCAAAAGCGTTTTCTCGACACCTCTGCTTAATGCTTTCTCGTATGATTGCTCAATATTTGCTAATGCAATATTAATCAAATCTTTAACTACTTTTATATCTGTATATTTTTTATTCAAAACGTAAGAAAATGCCTCCAATATCTCATCATTATTATAATCGGCAAAAACCATTGAAAGATGCTGCTTCAGATTTTTAATGTCTTTAAATGCCATAATATTTTCTTTATAAAATTTAAATGTCATGTCATTGGGAAGGTTTCCGTAAATTTTCATAAAAAACAAATTCTCCGCATCAATTTGTATTTGTTGTGACACTGCTCTTATTTCTTGCGGAACATTAAGATAAAACAAATAAGCGAACGTATAATAAGGCTCAATTTTTTTCAGCATTATAACTTTTAAATGCTCATAAAATTTTTCATTATGAGGCAATTTAAATGCCACACCTTTTAATCCTTTTTTATATAATTCATATATATGCAATAATTCATGTGCAACCAAACTTCTTATATGATATGATAATCTTGATATAGGACATTGTACGAATAAACCCATACCAAATCTTTCAATCTTATCTTTTCCCAATACAGTGGCACCTTTTATTGTGCATCCATTAGATTTGTCTTCAAAATATTCATCATTAACAATAATAACGTTAATATAACGAAATTCTATTTCATTGAAAAAACTATTGATGCTTGTTCTATATATTAAATTTTGTAATTGAAAACAATGTTGTCTAACTATCTCTGATTCTATGAAATTATCAATTTCAGCAACAATTTGCTCAATATTCGGCAATCGTCCCCTTTCTTCTTGCAAAAGAATTTCTTCATTATTAAAATATTGGTCGAATAATTTATATGAAAAATATTCATGATTATCTATCATTATCTTCTTGTTTTTCTTTTAAATACAATGATTCATAAACAACGGCATCCTTTGCCACCTCTTTTATTCTCTTGAAACTTGAATTACCACTTTTTATATAAACATGCTCATTATATAAGTCAGTGGGGACATCATAAGTGTGATTTTCATTGCCACTTGTTCCATTATAAGAAAAGGCATATCCGCATGGTATGGTTTTCATCCAAACAAAAAGTTCTTGATTGTCAAATTTGTCAAAATAGATTCCTTTTGTATTTGCATATGGCGGGTCCATATAAATAAAATCATTCTCTTGCGGCTCAATTTCAATATAAGAGCAATGTCTAAATTCAACATTATTCTTATTTAATAAATCACTCCATTCAAATATGATTTTCTCCAATGTGTCCGGATTGATTCCGTTTCTTGTTATATGAAAAGAATTATTGAATTCTCCTTTGGAATTATATCTCGGCATTCCATTGGTAGTTGTTCTCATAATGAACATAAAATCCAATGGATTCCGTTCCTTGTTATATCTTTCCCTAACGTTTTCAAAATAAGCCCTTTTAATTGCCTTATCATCATTCTTATTCATTTCCGTCCATAATATTTTATAATAGTCGGCAACTTCTTTCGGGCGATTCTTAACCGCATTCCACAAATTAATCAAATCTCTATTCAAATCAGAGCAAGCAAACTTATTAACCTTATGGTCTTTACTTTCCATCAAGGCTCGACAAACCGAGGCTCCTCCACAAAAAGGCTCATAATATGTATCTATCTCTTTTGGAAAATATTTGATGATATTCTCACATTGGCTTCTCTTACTGCCACTCCACTTTATAACCGGTTGAAACATAATCTTCTAATAATTTAACAATTCTTCCTTATCATTCTTTATATCCGAAACGTCTTTTATGGTAAATTTAAAATATCCTCCATTCTCGTTCGGTATATTCACAAACTTATATTCTATATCCTCCGGGTCTTCAATATCCCACAGAACAAATCCATGGTTTGAAATAGTCTCACCCATATCCCTCTGTCTGATGCTTGAACAATACACTATCGGAACACCGTTCTTTTTAATCTCCTGCCTCTTATGTATATGCCCGGCTATGACAAAATCACATCCGTCAAAAACATTCGGGTCAATGCCATTGTCAGTAACCCTATTCGTTGCTGTAATTGCACCATTCACATCTCCATGAATCAATCCAATATATGTTTCAGATGAATTATCTTTTCCCTTATTTGCCTCTTTATGAACTTCAATATCCGGCCTGTTAAAACCCGTGAATGATGAATATAAACACCATGCAACATTATCATCATCCATTATTCCTGATTTATATCCAAGTTCCTTGTCAAGAAAAATTACTTGTTTATAATTTCCCACCTCAAACAACGGAGTAAGCGAATCAATCCTATCCGTATTATTCATCAAGAAATCATGGTTTCCAATAACAACGATTGTCTTGCAAATTTTATCAAGTTCGCTAAAGAGCCAATTAACGCAAAGTATTGATTCATTGGTAATTGACAGTTTGTTATGAAGTATGTCCCCACACAAAACTATTCTTGCTTCTTCTGGACTATCCAAATCATCTACAATCTTATGACACTTATTGATAAAAATTTGAAGTGTTTCCTTAATTTCATCTATGCCTTTATAATTCGGTATGTGAATATCCGCACATCCTATAACTTTCTTAACGCTCATAACTAAATTTCTATTTCGCTATATTTTTTGGCTGATTTCAAAGCCATTATTATTCCTTCCTTGCCTTTTGCCTCATAAATTTCACCAAAATCCTTCCAAGGCAAATCGTCTCCACCAAGTTTGATGTATCTTAATCTTTCTCTTAAATCAAGATTACGGCACAATGTCCTATATAACCTTTTTGTCTCATTGTCTGTAGTATCTCCATCAAGACATATTATTATTTTCGCTTTCGCCCTTTCATACAACTTATTATACAACTCACTGCTTTCGGTTAAAACCTTACCCATAAGTGATATTGTATTCGGGGCATATATCCCGTCAATAACTCCTTCCACCAAACAAATATCCGCATCCCATTGTATTTTATCCTCATGGAATATTATCTTGTTCTTATCCGCCTTGCAGTTTTTATATTTAATTCTTTTGTCACTTTCCTTATATGACCTTCCCACATAATAATTTAAATCACCAACACTATTATATGAAGGAAAAATGATTCGATTCCTCCATCCCCAATCCTCCTCATCCCATGTAGTCTTTCCAATTAAGAAATCATCTATAATATCTTGCGTTATCTTTCTTTTTTCAAGATACGCAACCAATTGCTTATCCTTGCAATTTGATAAATCAATCTTCTGATATGTTTTGGGCAATCTCAAATATTCTTCGGAAAACATATCCCCATTATCCTTGAACATATCAAGATTATAATACCTGTTTTCCTTAATATCATTGATTAAGCGGAAATATTCATCAGACATCTCCTTTCCGCCACGGTCTTTTATCAATCTTGATATAGGTCCGGCATGACCGCATGACCAACAATGAAATTTTCCAAGAGCAAATGAAATCTCAAGATTATATTTATTATCAACACTTCCCTTTTCATCAGCACACCATGGGCAATTAAATTGATATTGCGAAACTGACTTATCATATCCCCCCTGTTTGCTTTCACCTAAAATGCTGACAAGCATATTATATATCCGCTGCATTATTGTATAAATTTTCTTATTACAAAAAAAATACAAAAAAATAAACAAAAAAACAAATGAGAACTGAATTTCTCCAATCCTCATTTGTTCCTAAAATAAATTATCTTTTATGAATTAAAAACTTCCGCAATCCGTGCTATCATAAGTTATAAGTTTACCATCAACATATACATATGCCCTCAGGTCTGGTTTAACTCTGACACTTCTTCGCCAATCAAAATTAACATAATTCCATTCAAAATTAGGGGCATCCACAGATGATGGGTCTTTTTTAGGCTCATATTGGGCGATTTTATATCCTGTTCCATCTTCGCCAACCAAATATCTCATATATGGTTCTACACCCGATGTTGGTAATTCACTTACTATGCCATCCACCGGAAGATTCTCTCCAAAATCATTTGTTATCTTATGGCTTCCAAAATATTCTTCAATATGATTCTCCCCATCAATGACATCCACCACGGAATATCTCATCCACGGGTCAAGGGCATTATTATCTTTTAAAAAATTGTAAGAAGACCTCGAACCCCTCCAATATCTTATAACATGTTTTGTTTGTGTATATTCTGCCATTATCTTCCTTTCAATTTTTAATTATTATTAGTGTCTCCGAGAATTTCTTCCCCATACCAATAAATAGAGGAATTATATTCCTTTTTCAACTTAGTTTCCAAATTTGTTATTGATTCGGACAAATCCTTATCTTTTGCTTGCAATGCTTTAACATTGTCTTTTAACGTACTTACATCACCCTTGATTGATTGCACATCACCGGCAATATCCCCAGACGCTGATGTTGTTCCAAGCTTTGCCAATGAATTACTTCCATTAACAACATACAATCCCGCTGTATAATTTATCCCTGATATTATCTCATCGGTTGTGGTTAATATCACACGGGTTAAATTTTCAGCTGTAGCCAATTTTAAGGCTTCAGTATAATTTGTTGCCGAGAGCGGTTCAAAACCGCCCCCAAACAACGACAATGTTCTATCTACGTTTATAATATACGGAGTTACTTCCTGATTATCAATATCAACCAATGCAACATATTGTCCAGCATATGCTTTCGGACTATTTGCAGCATAATCTTCAAGGTCGTTCATTGAATAATGGATTGCAGACTCGTCAAGCGGTATAGGATTAAGCCTCTGAAATGTTTGAGGCATACCTTTAATACTCCAATTATTCCAATCTATTTTATTAAAATTCGCCATATCTTAGTTCCAATTATTCAAATTTTATTGTATATGATGTATTGTTAGGAAGTACTGTGGCATTTGTTATAAAGAAAACTTTATAATCAACTTCTCCAAAATTATTGACCATATTAATCTTCGTTGATTTAATAACAGATTTACCAAAACTATATCCTCCTGCATCTGTTGTAATCATATTAGATTTATTGTATTCAGATTTACCAGTAGGTATTGCCATAAAGAATGTTCCCGTTCCGGCATTTAAAGTGATTGCTGATGGTACATTTTCCCCAACTGTTTTAGATTTTATAAGTTCTTCTGTCAAATCATCTGCCACTGTACCTACATTTGTCAATGCCCCATAATAAACAGGATAATAACCCTTTACTATTATTGTATTACTATTATGAGGCGTTATACTACCATTAGTATATGCCGTACTTGCTTTAAAACCATCATTTGATACAGTAACACCCGTTTCAGCAACATTTCCCAAATTTGATTTTGCATAAATTGTTACACTATCGAATTCTGCTGCGGTTACAGTTCTTCCCGTCTCATTAACAATATATTTATTTTCACCAAGACCTACATAAAAATCTTTAGGTGCTCCCGCTGAACCATCAACATTTGTATCAACCTCTTTAAATACTGATGTTGTACATACAATTACTTCTTGACCTGAGATTGATGGAGATTTAGTTTGTGTATAAGTATCAGCCGTTGATTCCACGGTATCTCCACTATATCCATAAGTCATTCCTGTAACTTTGACATTTTGTGAGCCTGTGGTATTTGTTGCAGCCTTTGCCGTAAATGTAACTTTTGTTCCAACCGGAACTGAAGCATTTGTATCATTTGTTATTGATGGCTTTCCAACAGTTGCCGTAAATGTATAAACCGGATTATTAGCCTTACCCCATTCTTCCTTGCAGAACAATTTCATAAGAATTTCCTGTAAATCACTTCCAGCAGGAATCCCATTTGGATAAACGTTTTTAGCCAAATCAGCAAGTGGCCCACCAGCAACCGGTATTTTTTCGGTTGTCAATGTTTTATTTGTAGTAACCTCTTTAACCTCAAGTGAATTATTTTTGTTAACTTTCAAGAAATTATCATTTCCTTCGGCAACCTTGACATTAACTGTTTTATTTTCAATAGATACTGCTGTACCGCCACTAACTTGTCCTTCTTGAATGGATTTAATTGTATTCTCAATATTTGTTATATCTGTATTGATAGTTTCAATCTTTTCTGAATTAGCCTTGATTGCTTCACTATTGGTATTAACAGTTCCACTTACAGTATTGATATTGGTGTTCATTGTGGCAGCATCTCCCGGATGCGCTTGAATCCATGCAGCAATTTCTTGTAAGGTATCCATTGATTCGACCGCATTATCAGGAATCAATGCTTCTGTCAATGCACTTGTTGCAATGTCCTTAATAGTTTTACTTGCCACAGAAATCTTATGCCCCTCATCAATAACAACATTTTCACCCGCACTATAAGTAACTATATCTGATTTAAGCGCATAATCACCTTTCTTCTGATAAGTTTGTTCTACATCAGCAGATTTGGCATAATCAGCAAGTGATTGATGTTCAGTAAGATAATTACCTTTCGGCTGATAAGTTTTTGATGCATCATCTTTGGTAAGATATGTCTTTTCAATATCAGCGGTCTTTGCATAAGGAGAAAGTTCAATATTAACTGACTTATCTTCTGCTATATTAAGTGCTGTTCCATCAACCTTAACCGATTCAATCTTGTTTGCAAACTCAGACGGAACCTCAGTAAGATAGTTCTTTTCAGCCAATTTTTCATCAGTAACATAATTATCCTTAACTGAAATAACGCCTTCATTTATATTGATTCCTGTACCAGCTGAATAAAAATCAGTTTTACCTTTCAAAGATTCAAGCCATTCTTCAGTTGTTCCACTAAACCCTTTCTCTTTGGCTATGTCATAAGCGGATTTGCCTGATGCACCATCTGCACCTTTTTCGCCCTGTGGACCCTGTATGCCTTGTGGTCCTTGTTCACCAGTATCACCTTTATCTCCTTTATCTCCTTTTGCTCCCTTAAGAGAAGCAAGCCATGCTGCTTTATCGCCTTCAAATCCTTCATCAACGGCAATGTCATAAGCAGATTTTCCGCTTATACCATCTTTTCCATTTTGTCCATTATCTCCTTTTTGACCTTTTAATGATGCAAGCCAATCAGATTCTGAACCAACAAAATTATTATCAAGAGCAATCTGATATGCTGATTTACCATCAGCACCCTTTTCTCCCGTTTCTCCTTTCTCTCCCGGGTCGCCTTTTTCACCTTTATCACCTTTTACTCCTTGTGGTCCTTCTGGCCCAACAATAGCAAATTGTCCTAAATCCTCAAATGTCTTTTCTCCACTATCAGAAATGGCTCTCAAAATTTGAAGATGATAATTAGAATCAACATAAGCGTCAGAATCAACATTAGAGCATTCCTCCGCACTCTTTTTGATATTTACGGCTTTTCCGTCATCTCCTTTAGGACCTTGTGGACCAACTGGACCTTGGTCTCCCTTATCACCTTTCTCTCCCTGCTCACCTTTCTCTCCTCTTTCTCCTTGGTCTCCTTTTGCTCCTTTCAATGCGGCAAGTTGTTCTTGGGTAAAATCAGCATAAGTAAAAGCATCTCCTTTCTCTCCTTGAGGTCCTTGCTCACCGGTATCACCTTTATCTCCTTTCGCTCCTTTCTCGCCTTTCAATGATGCAATCCATGCCGATTCGTCTCCACCGTCATATCCTTTTTCAACGGCAATCTGATAAGCGGATTTTCCATCAGTTCCTTTCTCTCCTTTTGCACCATCTTTACCATTTAATACTGTAACAGAACCTATTGAACCGCTTGCATTTTCAAATGTTACTATTGTGCCTCCTTCGGTCGATGCCGTGGTTGCTGCGGTTATACTAAGTCCATCCTTGCCGTCTTTTCCCGGCGCTCCATCTTCTCCTTTATCGCCTTTATCGCCTTTATCTCCTTTCTCTCCTTGAATTCCTTGCTCACCTTTATCTCCTTTATCTCCTTTATCTCCTTTAGGTCCTTGTGGTCCTACTATTGCAAATTCTCCGAGGTCATCAAATTTCCTTTCTCCATCAACTTCTCCACGGAAAATATATATATGATAATTTTCTTTATTGATATAAGCGTCAGAATTTGCTACGGTACATTCATCAGCACTATTTTTAAGGCTTACTGAACTACCATCCTTTCCATCTTTTCCCGGTGCGCCATCTGCTCCCTTTAATGATGCCAACCATTCTTCGGTTGTTCCTGAAAAGCCCTCAGACTTTGCTATATCATAAGCAGATTTTCCGTCATCTCCTTTTTCTCCTTGTGGTCCTGTCTCTCCCTGCAATCCCTGAGGGCCTTGCTCACCTTGAGGACCTTGTATTCCCTGCTCTCCTTGTTTTCCTACCAAACTTTCAAGCCATGTCTTTTCATCTCCTGAAAAGCCATTATCCACTGCAATTTGGTATGCTGACTTTCCATCAGCACCGGGCTTGCCGCTTATTCCATTAAGAATAGTTTCGACATCTCCACTGAATTTGTCTAATTTTCCCTCAACATTCTCAACTTTTTCTTGATTTTGAGCTAATGATACATTTACAACTTCAATGGTATCTTTAAGAGAATCTATTGCAGATTTATTGGAATCAGATTTTTCGATTGCTGTTTTTACATCAATCTTTACATCACTTACGGTCTTGTTAATATCCTCAATAGATAATTCATTTAAAGTAACACGTGCTGCTAAAGAATCTACTTCATTTTTAACTTCGGCTATATCCCCACTAACAATCTCCTTGATTTTACCTCCATCAACTGAAATTGTATCATCTTCTGATATTTGAATTCCATCTCCTGCCTTGTAGGTTTTACCACCTTCAGTGATACCGCTATGTTCATTAATCCATTGTTCAATCTCTCCGAGGGTATCAAAAGCCTCAGACGCTCCTGATGTCACCTTATCTACTGCAAGTTGAACTGCATCATCTATTGTAGCATCAATACTATCTTGTGTAGGCAATTGCTGCCATCTATCTTTTTCCTCTGTAGAATCACCCACAAACCTATAGCTTGTTCCATCTTTGATATTCACAACAAAACCTTCAGTGAGAAATTCTGAAGGAATTGATGCAAGTGTCTCAAATGATGGCAACGGCTGTATGGTCTTAAGTTTCCAATTCTTTTGGAATTTTCCTTCTGTAAGCCAAAAATCAGCAGGTATGCTATTAATAAAATTTTGTACGGTAACGGTTAATCCTGTAAAACGTAAATCGCTAACACTGAACTTTTCTTTAAGTTCATTGATAGTTTTTACAAGTTGTACATCATCAACATAGCCACCATAAAAAACATATTTATCACCTATATTTTGTGCCATATTTATATTATTGTTTTTAATTATTTTTCATTTAATGTTAATACATATTGTCTGTATGCTTTAATTGTTAATGCATAATGCCCCTCTCCTTGATATTTATACTCAACATAATCATTTCCATCAATAACTACATTTGCTACAAATGATATTGGCTTTTCATAGCCATTTTCAGATATTGAAATTTGTTGTTTTTCATCAATTTTTTTAGGGACAAATATACAAGTTGGATAAGGTCTTGTATCTCTAAAAGCCTCTGCTTTAAGTTGAAGTTCATTATCTTCTTTTGCTTCTGCTTCATCAACCATAGCCTTATATTCTTCATCTGGATATTGCCAAACAGTAACTTCTTTACCCATTTCGCATAATACTAATCTATCCTTAAAGGAATCATCATATTTTGCGTTAAGCAATACAGATATGTATATATCATTCGATTCCACAATCTCCTCATAATGCCCCCTAATGGTTAAATCATGATTCGGCATAGTCTTTCCGCTATATGTTGTATTATCCCAAACAAATCTATATTCAGTCTCCCCGCTTGTCATATTCTCCACCGTAGGATAAATAATTGTTGAATTAAAATCCGTCAATGCTGATGAAATCAACTTATCCTCATTATAAAAAGCAAGCACATATTTATTCGGAACAAGATTCGCTGATATTGTCAAATCTGTCTTAACTACATCTTCTGTAGGGATTCCTTCCCATTCAACAGTATATCCATTTGCTGATGTAGTAGTTACATAATTTGCAATTATCTCGTTATTAAACACTTCCGAAAATTTAGTTCCATAATCAATTGTTGAACTTGAATAAATTACATTACCCTCAGCGTCATTTACTGTCATCGAAAGTTTTATGATAGAATAAGAACCATTGGCGGTTATATCATAATCCGGCATATTCCAATCTACATCCACATCCCATCCGTTGAAAGTATATCCTTCTCTTTCTTCTATTGTCAAATAAGGTTTAAGAGGACTGCCATATTCAACCTCTTGCTTTGATTTAACTACCTTGTCAATTATGATTGTAAGAATATGCTTGTTTGGTTTTGCCTCATAAACTACTTTGACATTGTTATTGGCCGGAACCATATCAACATCAGGAGTTACTGTAATTTCGTTATGATATCCATTTTCTGCCGGATATTTCTTGTTGATGTAATCCTTAATATTTGTTCCATAAGGAAGTTTCTCTTCCTTACCGTTAATAATAACCGTGTAATCATTTGTCTTTACAATACCTTTGATGGTGATGTTTTCATCTGGTACAGTTGTTGGCATATCATCATTAGGAATATAAGTGCAGCCTTCAATTGATGGAAGGATTTCACTAATATTCGTTCCATAATCAACTGTGATTGTCTTAAGAACATTTTCGTTTTCATCAACAAAAGTAATTTCATATTTATTGATAGTTGTTGTACAATACGCACTCACATTCTTGTAAGGCATGGTTGCAGGTTCTCCCGTCCATTTTGAAACAGTATAGCCTTTTTTAGTATAAACAAAAGGCACTACAGCATCTTTATATTTGTAAGAAACTTCTTTTTCAAGAACCTTATCTACAAAATATGAAAGAATATATTCATTGGCAGTACGTTGAGATTCATATCTAACATCTTTATCCGGCATTGTAATATAATCCGAGTCACTTTCCCAATCAGTATAAGAATATCCGTTTTCTTTTGAGATTGATGGCATTGTTATTTTTGTGCCATAATTTGTCATACCGGACCTAACAACCTTAATATCGCCGCCGTTATCACCATCTACAAGCACAAATGAAAGAAGATGCTTATGAGCAAGCAATTTGGCTGTCATAACAAGATTCTTTGCAGGCATTGTAGTTACCGCATTTTTCCATCCAGTAATATCATAACCCTCAACCAATCCTTCTGTATTTGGATAAACTATTGTTTCTCCATAAGTATATTTTGACTCCGGTATAAGTGTAGTATCTCCATTAACATCCCAAGTTATTGTATATTCAATTGCCTTGAAACTACCGTTAAAATCAGTATCTTTGGTTATAACCGTATCTATTGGTGGATTCCATCCGCTAAACTCATATCCTGTTTTTGCTGTAGATGGAATATTCTTAGTTACTTTCTTGCCATAATCAACTGTTGTGGTTCCTTTTAACTCTCCATCTATGTAAAAATTAACCGTGAATTTTGTTTTAAGGTCAGATTCCTTATCCGATATAACAAATGTATAATTATCTTCCGTATAAGCAGACGAAGTGATTTTACTGTCATCAGTTGATGTAGAACCTACTCCAATAAGAGCGTATGATTTAAAAATCATATTCTCTCCAAGATTCTTGACAATGCTTATTGTTTTATTGGTGCTATTTCCATCAATTATCGCCGAAACAAGTTCTTCGCTTTCCTCACTTGTTAATGTATTTTCAAGTTTAAGTCTCACTACAGTTTTAACAGACTTTGTAAAAGTATCATTCCAAGACCATGTAATCGTTGTATTATTGTCTTTGTCCGGCTCTGTGGCACTGACAAGTACACCTACAATTTTTTCTTCCGTAGAAGGTGTCTCTCCGGTATTAATACTGCCATCAAAAGGATTTTTCATATATTCCTCAACCGGCAAATCACATAAGTCAAGAACACGGGCTCCCCAATGATACATTGTCTCCACTCTGTTGTCTTGTTCAAGCGTTATTCCGCTCTCCGGGCGAATCGCCATTTCACGAGGGTCATTCAAATACGACATAATATTCTATTGTTAAAATTATTATTTCTAATATTAAAAAAATATTTTTTTATATAATATATTATATTATTAATAATATTAATATTATATTAAAATAAATTTTCTTTATTAGAATAAAATTATTTTATCATAAATAGTTATCCGGGATTGAAAATCAATAGGCTTTGAAAATAAAAACCACGGGCTGACAACAGTCCGTGGAAAACATATAAAATATGGAAAATGCTACTTTTTGGTAGTTTTTTTGATATTATTATCTTTTGATAAAATAATGTTCTTCTCATATTTCCTATCCCAAATCTTTGTGGTATAAGAAATTTTCACCTCATTGTTCATCTCTTCTTTAACCACATTCTCAATGATTGGTTTATCAACGCCATGATGATTTATATTCACATAAGCCAACGCACAAATCAAAGAGTCACAAGCATCATAATTTTCTTTCTTTAATTGTCCCTCTTTGTCAAGAACCCATTCAATTGGAGAATCCTTGTACATTTCATTAACCATATTCATCATTACGGTCTTTTTATCAATATCAAACGGATATGCTCCGAATAGAACAATATTATCTTTTTTGATTGCATCATTGACATGCTTCAACGGATATTCTTCTCCTTTCTTGTTATACTTTCTCAATGAGACTAATTCCGGAAATGAAAACATTCTTGCATCATAAGATGATATAAAATTCGGAACAACGCCTATTATTCGATAAATCGCTTCTGAAATCATTCCATTAAATCTTAACAATGTTGCTACAGTATTAACATTGTTTGATGACAACAATGGCTCTTCTATTACCACATCCGTAATTGTATAAGATGTTGCTATTTCTTTTATGAATTCATCCTCAAAAATCTGTTTTCTCAAAAACAATGCCTCTATTCCCTTTATCTTTCGAGATATTTTTGGTGTTTTGTGACCAAGGTATAAAATTTCAGGTTTATCACTTCCATTATCTTTCACCACGCAAACACCTATGCATGCCGTACTTATATCCAATCCAAGTATTATTCTTGGATATATTTGATTTTCTGTATTTTCCATTATTTTATTTATTTTCTTTGTTTATTATTTCTAAAATGGTATTATCATCTTCTTCAAGACTTTTTTCCAATGTTTTATAAAATTGCTTTTCTGCATGTTCTAAATTTAATTAAAATTATTAAAATTTATTTATAAAACATTATATATTTCATCGTAAGTCATTTAAAACGAACAATTTTATAGTTAAAATAAATTAAAATATTTAAAATGTAAATCTAATTTTCTTTGGAAAATTCATTATTTTTTTGTATTTTAAAGAAAATTTTTAGATAATGGCACATAATATATCTATAACAGATGATAATTTATATAATCAAATATCAAAATATTGTAAGGAAAATGGGTTAAAATTAAATGTTTTCTGTACCAACCTTTTGAAATCTTCTTTCAGAACCGAGCAATATGGTGACATCCCTTTCGGAAAAATCAAAGATGGTCAAGAAAAAAATGATATTCCTATTGAGATTTTGAATCATGTTCAAAAACGGGTGGAGAATATTAAAAATGAAACAAATGTGATTGTAAAACCCGTAGAACAAAATATTATGGCTCAAAAAGAAGAAAAAAAAGAGGAGCATCAAGAAATTAGTGATACTCAGAAAAATAAAGATAATGATAATCAAGATATAAAACCTAAAAAAAGAAGATTATAATGGTAAAACTACTTATTGCCTAAAAGATAAAACACCTATTACAAATAAATGGTTTGAAAAAGCAGGAGAAGTTGTAAAGGACGTGAATGGTAATCTTTGGTCTAATGTAACATATGAAGGAAATAATTATTATTTTTATTTGATGGAAGATAAATTGATATATAGAAAATAAAATTCAAAATGGTTAAGAAAATAGATATTGGACAAAAAGCAAAAGTGGAGATTGTTTGGGCTACGTCCCAATCAGATTATTCACGGGAACAAGAAAAAAACATCATATCAATGATGGCTCAAAAATATGGAATACCTGCAAAGAACATCCGAGTGACTCCAAGTTTCGTTACTCCAAATAATGATGGAGTTCTTTCAACGGAAAGTTCTGATAATATTCACGACCCGAAATTCATGCAGGAACTTATGCAGAAATATATTCTTGAGAAAGGAATAAAGGACATTGATTTCAATGAGATTGTGAAAATTGATTCACAAATTAATTCATTGATTGACTTTGATTCTTACGGAAAAAGCAAAAGATATATAATCAAATGGGTTAAATGGAGCAATTTTCTGTCATATGGGCCGGATAATTATTTTGATTTTAGAACGTTGCACGGATTGGTTCTTTTGAATGGTGTTCCTGCTAACAAGAGCGGAAAATCAACGTTCGCTTATGACCTTCTTCATTTCCTATTGTTCGGAAAAACAAATACTAAAAAGGCTAAGACATTGGGGCAGTTGTTTAATAATTATATTCCCGATGCAAAGACAGTTAATGTTGAAGGTTGTATAAATATTGATGGGGAAGATTATATTATTCGCCGTACTTTGACTCGCCCGGTCGGGAAAAAATCAAAAACTATCACAAATAAGGTTGAATATTATAAATTAGCACCGGATGGAACTGAAACCGAATTATCTGATGATAATCTTGAAGGGGCAAGTGCCACTGAAACAAGCAAGATTATTAAAGATGCTTTGGGAAATGAAAATGATTTTGATTTGATTATATCAGCCAATGCCAAAGACCTTGACAGCCTTATTTCCCTTACGGAGACTGAAAAAGGAAGGCTTCTTTCAAGATGGATTGGTTTGTCAATCATTGAAGATAAAGATGCCATAGCAAGAAACAAATGGAACAAGGAAATTTCTGTTGGACGTTATTCCGATATGTATAACAGAGTGCAATTGGATGCTGATATTAATGAATTAATAGACAACAATAAAGCCCTTAATGACAGTATTGAAAATTCCAATAAGATTATTATGGATTGTGATTCCAAGATAGATGCCTTTAATAAATCAAGAGATGCTTTGCTTTCGTCTAAGCAACAGATTGATTCCAATCTTTTAAAAGTGGATGTTGTTACTCTTGAATCACGAATTAAAACCATTATTGATAGCGGCGTTCGCAAAAAGACAGAATTGGAAACCATCAATAAGGAAATTGATGATATTGGTGAAATAGACTATTCAGAAGATGATTACCGCAAGATGCGTTCTGAAAATGAAGCCCTCATTTCAAAAATGGCTGAGGAAAGAAGTGCAATCAACATGCTTAAAAACACAAATAAGGCACTTGCCAATGCTGAGTATTGCCCTACTTGCCATAGAAAATTGGACAATGTTGATAATTCAGCGCAAATAAAGAAAAATGAAGAGGAGATTCAAAACCATATCAATAATGGTGTTGAAATGAAGAAAAAAAGTGATGAAATCATTGCGAATATGAATTCAATTGAAGGGAAAAGAACGTTGTCCCAAAAGAAATCACAATTGCAGTTGAAGGCATCAGCAATCAATGTGGAACTTGCCAATCTCCGAAATGAAGGGACTGAAAAGAAAAATCTTTTAAAAGAGATTACCAAAAACAAGGAGGCGATTGACAAGAATGCTCAGATTGACGCACAATTGAATGTCATTAATGCCAATATCAAGAATGAGGAAAACATCAAGCGTGAAGCAAATTCAAATATTAATTTATCCAATATGGAAATAACCAAAAACAATGAGACCATTGCCCAAAAGAAAAGTTATATAATAAAGATTGAAGATGAGCAAAAGGTTGAAAAATATTGGAAATTATATCTTCAGATGATTGGAAAGGATGGCATCAGCAAAATGGTGTTGAGAAATACTTTGCCGATAATTAATTCCGAACTGAAAAGGCTTCTTGGCGATGTGACTGATTTTGATGTTGAGGTTGTCATGGATGATAAGAATGATGTTGATTTTCTTATGATAAGAGACGGGGTTGTGACAAGATTGGCGGCGGCATCTGGACTTGAGACCACACAAGCGGCTCTTGCTTTAAGAGTTGTCCTTGGAAAAATGTCAAGATTGTCCCGTCCTCCGTTTATTTTGCTTGATGAGGTTCTCGGTACTGTCGCCAAAGAGAATTATGATGATATGAAGAAACTTTATGACAAGATTGTTGAATATTATGATTTTGTTCTCCATATCTGTCATATTGACCTTGATTGGTATGACGGGAACATTGTTACTGTTGTGAAAAACAATAACATATCATCAATTAAGGAATAGATATTTTGTTTAACTTTAAAAATAATAGAAAAAATGATATAGGTAAATGTTGAAAAAAACAAAAGTCATAAATGATTTTGACAAATGCCCACAATCTTATTTTAATGACATTAATAATTTTAACCCATTGTCAAGGGAAGAAGAATATTCATTATGGGAAAGATATAAAAAGAATAATGATATGGGCGCAAGGGATAAATTGATTAAATCAAATTTGAAATTTGTGGCAGCGGTCGCTCGTAAATATCAAGGACATGGATTGTCATATTCTGATTTAATTGCTGAAGGAAATTATGGACTCATGAAAGCGTTTGATAAGTTTGATTATGAAAAGGGCTTTAAAACCATAAGTTATTCGGTTTGGTGGATTAAGCAAAGTATATTGGAAGCATTGAAGGAACGGAATAGTATTCCAAGTGATGACCTACCCGAAGATTATGAAAAACAATTTGATGAAGATGAAGTAAATACCCCTATAACTGCTGATGAATTCATTGAGAAAGATTCATCGGAATATAATAAAGCATCTCAGATTAAGGAATCTATATCATTATTGATGGGTTGTTTAAATAAAAGGGAAAAGATTGTGATTTCGGATTATTTTGGGCTTGACAATAAAAAGGAAAAGACATTGGAGGAAATTGGAAATGATTTAAATCTAACCAAGGAACGTGTCAGACAAATTAAAGAAAAGTCACTAAAGAAACTTAGGTCAGAGGCACTTGCTAATTCAATTAACTCTGCTATTTACTTTTAAAAGGCTATTTATTACATTTTTAGCAAAAGAATAATATTAAAAAAACATAAAATATGGCAGCAAAAACTACAAATAAAACTGCAAAGGCTGATAAAGAAAACGAAGTAAAGGTTGAAAATATTGTTGTTGATACTCCAACTGTTGATGAAAATACTAATGTTGTTGAATCCACCGAAGTTTCATTAGACCCGGAACAAATTAAGGAAAATCTTGAAAGTGTGGATACCGAAATTAAGGATGATGATTCATCATTGGAAGGAATTCAAAAAAATATGGAGGAAGCCCTTAAGCCACTTAACGATATTGTTGATAGTGTATCTGAAATTGGAACTGATTATGAGACCATCAACAAGGAAATCAATAAGAATCCAAACGATGATGCCAAGGCACAGGAACTTATTGAAAATGAAATTAAAAAGGTTGAAAGTCTCAAGAAAAAGGTTGAATCAAAAATAAAATCCATTGACACTATGGGAAATTCTCGCCATATGACAAATTGGTGGAATGGAATGGGGTATGATTTTTAATACTTGATTTATTATGGCAAGACAGATTAGAAAAGAAGATGATGTAACAAGAAAGATGCTTGATACCATCAGAAACCTACAAGAAGCCGTATCCGCTCCGGTTTATAAAAAAAGTTTTCTTTATGAGGAAAAGGAAACCGAAGACAATAATGATGCGATTGCTATAACAGATGACCCTAAATTCGGTCAAAATGTCCTTACCAATCAAATTCAGGAATTCCGTTCATCAGTTGAGAGCGGTGCTGAATTTTCAAAGCCATATGCAGGAAAGGTTAGTGATGCTCCGTTGATTTATATGCCCAAGAACGGCAATCTGATATTTTCGGGAGTTATTCCATGTCTTAACAATATGAAATTCCAATTTGTATTAAAGACAAATACAGGCAATGGTTGTTTCATATGGGCGGATGGGCTTATTCTCAATAAAGATAATATGCAAATTCTTAACAAATTGTTCGGCTTTTATCAAAATTGGAGAGAATCATGGATTTCTGCATCTTCTGATTTGGAGGCTATGGCAAACCACCTTAAGGATGTCATCTAATATTTTTTATCTATAATAATTTTCCGTTGATTATCATTTATTTAAATGATTTTCAACGGTTTTTCTTTTATAAGAATCTATTCACAATTTGGTTATAATCAATTAATTTATGTAGTCATAAATCTATGACAAACAGAGAAATTAGAATAGAATTGGAAAAATATGGATTCCTTTAATATCTAGTGATGTACGGCGTAAAATTCAAGATGATTTGCTTAATATTTAAGCCAAGATAAAATAAGCCGTTGGAAACAATGTTTTCAACGGTTTTTCTTTTATGGAAAACTATTTATAATCAAATAAATATTTGAAATGGCAAAGAAAATTATCATAACGGAATCCATGGCGAAAAGGCTTTTTGGGGAAAAGGTTCTTAAAGAGGCTGATATGTCAAAGGACGAAGTAAAGAAAATAGCCAAAGACGCTGCCAAGGATGCCGTGAAGAACGACCGTGACATTAATAAGGACATGGAGAAAAAAATCAAGGCATTGGTGGCTGCTTGTGTTAATAAATTGTTTATGACATTATGGCAACGCCGTAATTTCTATGAAGATGAGATAAAAAAATAAATAGGATATGGTTAAACATGATGAAATGACCCGTTATGCTTTCATATCCCATATGGAAGATTATATGAAAAAATTGCTTAAGGACCCGATGCATGCCGACACGGATGAATTTTTAAAATCACATGACATTGACGGTCCAAAGGCATTGTCTATTCTATTAAAGAAATCAAATCCGGAAGATGAAAATTCATCAATCATTATCCGCACTGAAAAAATCAAGGACAATGGTGTTGATGACAACGGTAAAAAGAAACCTGAATCATTCACTGTCAAATATAAAATTCCAAGAAAGGATTACACAAAAAAGATGAGAAATCTTTACATAAATCTTTTTGAAAGCAATATTGTTGATGATGGCATATTAAAAGAAGATGGTGAAGGCGGTGGTGCAACTTCCGCTGATGCTTCCGGCCAGTTTACAACGCCTTTATTCGGAAAGCCGATTAAAAGAAAGACAATGTATATAACCCAAGAGCAAGCCGATTATATCAAAAAGACTATCAAGGAAGAAGCGGTTATGGATACCCTGATTGGGAATTTTGGATATGATGCCCCGATTGGCGATGGAAAAAAGAACAAGAAAAACAATTTTTATACTGATGCCAATGACCATAAAGATATGATGAAAAATAGTTGGCAGGGCAATCTCAATGAGTCACAAGGATTGAAGAGCCAAAAACTTTTTGATATATTTAAAAGTTATGGAAGGGCTTATGGCTATGTTGAAAATGGGCACAGAAAGGAATTATGTGGTGGAATAGACCTACATGAAGTAACTGATGATGATGTGATTGGTGTCTTTTCTTATAATCAATTAATAGATGCCAAATATAATGCAAAGAAATGGGCTCAACGACATGGTTTCCAAATGAATCCCGAAGATAAAATTGAAACCATAGAATTACAGAAAAGAAATGGGGAAGGAGAATATCTTTATGCGGTAATCATCGCAAGAGATTATAATTCGGCTGATTATCCATTTAATAAAAAACTTGCTGACAGATACAAGAAAAATTCGGGGATTGATGGTTCAAAACAATATAAATGGAAGGATAATAATGATTACTGGAGACTGATGGCTCAAAACCCATGGTATAAAGATTGGAGCGATGAATCCAAACAAAGGCTTCAAAATGATATAAAAGCCACATATAAAGGAGGAAAACAAAATGATAAATAATCAATTATACGGAAATCAATTCAATCCAAATGTCTTGAAAGATTTAAAAACTTTGGATGAAAAATTAGTTAAAGAACAAGACCCGGAAGAGATTACAAAACTCAGAATGGCTAAACTTTACAGAGGAATGGAACTGATGTCCGGTCCATATGGAAGAACTTATCAAGGTTATTTCCCTTATTAAAAATCTATATGGCATAATTTTTGAAAAATAATTAATATAAAATAAATCAAGCAATGGTAAAGACTTACAATGTAGGCGATTTAAGAAAACTTGTTACGGAAAGTTCTGAATTCAAGCCGAAAATCGGTGACGGAGTTGAAAGTGAAAACAAGAAAAACAACGGCAAGGCTTACAAGGATGCCAAAACAAGAGCCAATGATTATGACGGAGGGCTGAAGGCTGATGAGAAAAAGCCGAAATATGTTAAATCAGACGGCAATAAGACAACATTGGATTATAATCCAGAAAATGTTTCTAAAGAATGGAAGGATAGGGTTCATGCCCAAGCAAAAGGATATACTTCCACTGCTGAAATGAACAACGGGCTTGCCAAAGAAGGTGATTTTTCACATAATGATGACATTTATAACGGCATCAAGGATTGCGGAAAAGAAATGCATCAAAATGAAAAAGATTTCAAGAAAACCGGACTTCGTGCAAGCAAACTCCCAGAAAAGACTTTTGACAAAGAGGAAATGTATGAAAGCAAGGAAGGTTTTGACATGAGGAATCTCATTGATAAATTCCGTGCTAAATCACTTGCTCCCGCATCAGTTATAAAAGAGGAAAAGACAATTAAAACCGCTTATTTCAAGAAAACCAAATTTTTGAATGAGGAACACATGCTTTCAAGAGTCCCTGATGAATTTAAAAATGACGGACAACAATTTAAGATGAAGGATAAAACCGGGAACACTTATCTTGTTGAATGGAATGACAAAGGAAGTAAGATTCTTGCCCATTCAAACCCGAAGGCGGTTAATGAAGAGTTTGACAAAATAAAATATCTTACATCATATTCCGTAAATGACACTAAGACAGGTTTCTCTGATAGGTTGAACGAAAATGATGAATCATTCAAGGCTATGCTTGACAAAGCAAGAAAAATAATCAAATAAAAATTTTTGAATATCATGGAAGAAACACCACAGGGGTCAAACAATGCCGGCAATGTTGTTGGATGGATTGAAAGAATAGTACAAATAGTTAAGAAATATGGTTTGCAGCAAATATTTATGTCATTTTTGGTTTTGTTTATTGCAATTATGGTTGGTATTTTCGCTTTTAATCCTAACGAAGCCTTAAAGAGAATTGAGAAAGCACAAAACAAGGCTCATAATGAGGCTGTTATGAAAAGAATCAAAAACGAGCCGAAAATCAGAGAGGGATTGATGAATTTCAAGGATGAAATCAAATCTGACAGAACTTTTATTCTTGAGACTCACAATGGAGGAAGCAACCTTGCGAATTTACCTTTCCTTTACGTTGACCTCACTTATTCTGAGCCTAAAAATTCACTTACTTGGCTTGAGCGAGAATACCGTAATGTCAGATTGTCACATTATCCGCTTGCTTCCTATATATTTAACAACAATTTTTGGTTCGGGTCGATTGATGAACTTAAAGAAATTGATGAAGAACTTGCATTAAGACTGCAAAAAGAAGATGTAATGTATTTTGGTATGATGATGATGTATGGTGAATATAATCCTTTGGGAACAATCGGGCTTGTTTATAGTGATGAATATCATGTTCCTACCAAGATTGAAATCAAAAAGGCAATGTTTAAATATTCATCTATTATCGCTCCATTACTTAACAATGAACATTAAACGCAATAAATACTTGAAAATAAATGAACCGCTGTTTTAAAGATGGCGGTTTTTTATTGCCTTTAAGAAAATAATAACTTATATTATCTACAGATAAAAATTTAAAACATGGAAATTAAAGACAGAATTAAGAAACTTGCCCCCTATTTCAAGGAGATGCAAATTGTTACCATTGATGGGGAACAAGTGATATATATTGTTGTATCTTTCCCTAAAGGATGGGTCATTGATGATGATATTGAATCCAAGTTCAACATATCAATTATGAATGGAGAAACTCCAGATGAATATTATTTCTGCGGAAGTATTGATTTAGGACAAGACGTATTGTTTGATGCAATTGAATACAATATTGAAAAAATGAAAAGCGCAATTGAAAGGGCACAATTATTGACAACAAAAATCAAGGAATTAAGGGAAATGTTTGAAAATGAGGATATATCTCTTGAAAAACTCCGTTCATTGAAATTTGTCATGAATGAAGATAATGATAAATTAGTACTTCCGAAAAAGAAAAGCAAGGAAGTTAATCAAACATCTGAGACTGAAACAATAATTGAAAAAACTGTTGATGACAATGAGTAACGGATTATTGATTTTAATATACTGCATTGCCGTATATGGCTTTTGCAATATGATGGCTTTCGGAAGCGGTCCGTTCAGAATATTTGAACATATCAGAAACATATCAAGTTCAATATCAGAACATTTCGGAATGTTGTTTTCTTGCATGATGTGCATGCCAGCCAATTGTGGGTGGATAATAAGTCTCATTGATTGGTTCTTTTTAAAAAATGTTGCCATAACTCCGTTCAATATAATTCTTGCAGGCACTAATTTATGGTGGGTGGCATTGATAGCCGATTGCTGTTTTACCACCGGGGCGGTATGGTTTATCCATAATTTTGAGAGTTTCTTTGAAAGCATTGCTGAAGGAACATCAAATGCTCAAGAAAACGAAAATAACGATGATATAAAGATACTTCACGATTAAAATGGACTATTTTACCAAACAAGAATTAAATGCACTTAAAAACGAAATAAACGGCAAAGAACAAGCCGTTGAGATATACAAAGATTCTTATGCCCGACATTTATTGGAAGATTTGGGAAAAGATATAAAAAAATCCATCAAGAATCCATCAAAGCCGAATTTCTTTTTGGGTTTGAAAATAAAATTCCAAAGATGGAAAAAAATGAGGCAAGACAAAAAGGAATTAAAGAAAATAAAGAAACTTATAGAAAGAGGAGAGATTGGTTATTAATTACCTTTCTCTCCTTTTAATTTTATATAATCAATGTTATTTTCCTTATAAATAGTTCGTTAATGACTAACTTATATTCATAATTTTTTTCACACATTCCAACACGATTTTCCTTAAATCAGATTTGGTAATGGTAACCGTATGCTCATTCACCGCCGCCACGATGTTCCCCTTGGTGTCAATTTTGTACCATTTATTGTTTAATTTAACTAAGGCGGAACCATCATAAAAATCGTCAGCAGCATTAAACCATAGGTTCGGGGATAACAACTTTCCTCGGGTATCTATATAATTCCATTTATCATTTAATCTAACCCAAGCATATCCATTAGTAAATATACCAACACTATCAAACCATTGGTTTGGGGATACCAATTTTCTTTGGGTATCTATGAAATTAAATTTACTGTTTAATTTAACCCAAGCATATCCATTAGTAAATATACCAACACTATCAAACCATTGGTTTGGAGAAACCAATTTTCCTTGAATATCTATGAAATTCCATTTATCATTAAATCTAACCTTGGCATAACCATTATAAAGATTACCAACAAAATCATATTTTATATAAGGAAGAAATAAGGGGTCTATATTATTATAAAATTTTATCAATCCCTTGCTTAATCCTATATTTTTTGACTTTATTTCCTTATCTTTTGAATCCATGAATTGCCTCGTTGGGAAATGGAACTGAAATTTAGCCCCATCGGATTTTCTTATATTCACATACAAAGGTCCCTCTTTTGTGTACATATTGAAATATCTATCATCTGAACTCGCCGTACACCAATTCGTATCACCTCCAATCTTCCTACTTGCCTCATATGTATGCGGTATGTACACCACCCAGTCCGCATCCTCATATACCTTTTCCAATGCCTGTTCCCCTTTGGACAATTGCCTTGTGGCTTTGAAATCATCAGTATAGTTACTGATTATGGTAATCAAATCGGATAAGGATTTGATGCTGCTAATTGGGGTTGTTATCTGTGACTTGTTAATATTATAGGTATTCAAGGCTTTTTTCAACTCCGGGATATCCCCGACTTTTAGTTTACCATTAACATATTGATTACCAATCCATACACAATACTTGCCGGCAAAAACGCCACGGCTGTTCTGAACTGTGGTTGGGTCAGCCGTGAATAATTGCTCCAAATCCTTTGGATTGATATTTGGATTTTTCTTTGCAAAAGCGTTAATTAAAGAATTAATCTCTTTTGCCTCTCTTATAATGGTTTTCAAAACAATTTCTCAATTTTATCTATAAATAGTTAATCATCAACATAAAAAAATCCTCCCCAATACCTTTTTTCTTGGGGAGGAAAATTATTAATGTTATGAAATTTTCTTTTAAATTTTGTTGTTTTGACTAAAACTCACCGCAGTCGATTACCATGTCATCAAAGTTAAGTACCACATTTGTTGAACCCTCAGCCTTTGTTGCTGTAATTCCGTTGGTTTCTGTATTGGTTACCGTTATGGTTTGAACGGCAGAATTAGCTTTAGGAGAAATGTCATCTACATTAGTTCTAAGTTGAGTAATACTTTGTTCATTTGTATTAACCTTACTAGAGAGAGTATCAAGAGTACCGCTATAAGAGCCTTTTAATGTTTTAAGATTATCTTGAGCTGTTGTTCCTGCGCCTTTTGCTTCAGCAATGGTTGCATTCAATGTTTTGGCACTATTCGCAGATTCTCCACCAACTAAAACATTTTCACCTGTAAGAACCGGATTTTTAGAGATTGGAGTTCCATTAACGGTATAAGCATCTATTTTGCTGAATTTAGTATTAATAGCGGCTTGATTTTCACTATATGTACCAGCCGTCCATGCTGTAAAAGCATTATTAGCGCTAGAACCAGATTTGGCAGCATCAGCAATTGCTTCTTTCAATGTTTTTGCGTTTTCTGTGGCATCTACCTTTAAATTGTCTCCATTAAGAACGGTGCTATTAGTAATTGCCGAACCATTGATTTTCCATCCTTGAATTGTAGTAATAGAAGTATTAAGTGTACCTGTTGCTGTTGTAAGAGTATCTATATTAGATTTAGCGGTATCTAAACGGCTTTCAAGTCCCTTAGTTATTGCTGTTGTTGCGTATGGAGAAAGGTCAATGGTTCCACCAAGAGCATCCCATTTTGCTGTTGTTTCACCCTCATCTTTAGCCCATACATAGTTAGTGCCGGCAGGAACATTGTCATGAGCGTCTGTTACATTCCATACATCACCTTCAGTCTGCCCGGTTTTGGTCAAAAGTTCCTCATAAGTACAAGAGCCCTTAACTCTATATACAGATGATATCTTTGAGTTAATTTCGTTTTCTACCGCCCTGAAGTCATTAAGTTTATCACCGTTTGTAATGCCAGAAATAGCACTTCCTTGATTATCTATATCACTTTTAAGAGATGCTAAAGTTGTTCCTGTTTCATAAGAATCTCCTTTGATTGCATTAATTTGTGAATCTGTATAACTTTTAGCATCACTCAATGTCTTGGTGTCAGCAGCAACGGTATCAGCTGATGTTGCATAGCTGTCAAATTTTGTTTTAAGGTCAGCAACATCTTTAACTAATCCTGATGTTGAACTACCAACTGTTGTTTCAAGGGCAGTAATTTTTCTCTCGGCTGTAGTTACTCTTGTTGCAAGATTCCCTACTGTCGTATCACTACCTCCTTTTAATGAATCAATAGCGTCTGATAATGATTTAAGAGTAGTGCCTGATGTATAGCCCTCACCTTTAATTGCAGTAAATTTACCATCATAATCTGCTGTTAACTCTGTTTTAGCCGTTGCTAAGGCATCGGTTGTTGCATAGTTCTTAAATTTTGCCTCAAGTTCACCGATTTTTGTGGTATTTTGACCAATAGTTGTATTTAATTCAGTTTTAGCGGAATTAATTTCAGCAGTAACCGCTTCGCTATCTTTAAATTGTGCATATGTTTTCCCTACTTTAATAGCCAATGATGGTTCTTCAGTATTTTGAAATACTGCAATTTCACCATCTTTTAATTGAGCGGCTGCTATTACTTCAGGACTATACTTCTTTGTAGTATGAACATTTTGCAAAAATTGTTTTCTTGCCATAAATTTATTTATTTATTTATTTATTATCAATTTTGAACTAAAGATAAATAGTGATTTTATATTAAAAATATCTTTATCTAAAGCAATTTTTTTATTATTTCGTTCATCTGATTCACCTTTGAAACCAATGTCTCATATTCTGAGCGGGTTATTGTTATCGGTTCGTCATTATTCGTGTTAGCGACTGTTTGAACCTTTGCTTTGCTCTTAAACAATGATTTTCTTGTAACATCTCCAATTGTATAATTTGTCTTATATTTTCTGACATTAAACTGTGCTGTTGCTCCGTTTATTGTTTTTATTTCATTGGTGCAATCTTTGTCGTAATATAATGTTATAATTTCATTATCCAATACCATATTACCGAAAGACATTGTATAAGATTCACTTTGCATATCATAATATGCATTATAAGTAGTTCCATCCGACCATTTAAGGCCATCTCTTTCAGATTTTGCATAAATAGGTGATGCTGTTACAATCTGATATGATGAATCATAAATTTTGATGTTGGCCGTGTCATCTACTGTTATGCTATCATAAGATATATTAAAATTACAATAGTCAGATGACAATAATGGCTTTATCCATGAAGCCTTGTCCCAATCTGTTCTATAATAAATATTATTTTCAGAATCCTTGAAAATCATGTTTGTATTATCCGTAGGAGTTACTATTGTATCTGTCCCCGATATTTTCCAAGTATTGTCATCTACTTTGTTTATGTCATGATAAGTGATGTCAAAATCATATCCTGTTGCATTATAAGGTACTTTTAATATTTTTTGCCCACCATATGCACATCCCACATATTTTGTTGAATCAAAACCAAATGGATGGGACATTTGTATAGGGTTTCCATTCATATTCTGTGCTTTCAATGCAGGGGCTGTAGAATTTAATATTGTTATATCATGAAGCAATCTGCAATATGCAAAAGCCATGGTATCAATAGATTCAACGGCTCCTTTTATAATAATATTTTCAAGTTTGTCACAAACATAACACATACTACTTGGTATTTCAGTAATAGTTGATGGTATCTCAAAAGAAATTAATTCTGAACAATATCCAAAAGCCATTTCTCTGATTTCAGTTAATCCTTCCGGTAATGTTATGTTTTTTATTTTAGATGTTTTAAACGCATTGTCTCTAATTGTTTTTAAACCATTCTTCACATTGACCGTACCAACCGTGCTTTCCTCAAATGCGCTCTCTCCTATTTCAACGATTTCTCCGGCAAAATCAACATTCTCAATATTGTTCTGATAGAAGGCATGGTGTTCCACAAGGGTATTTTCAGCCAATCCACGGAATTCCTTTATTCCATAAGGAACCCTCACGATTGTTTTCTTGTCGCTGGAATACAACACGCCATCAACCGCCGTATATTGTCTGTTATCATCCTCTTTAGGAAGAAGGAATTCTGTAAGTGAAGGCAGTTCTGAAATCATTCTATAATCAAATTTCGCCACTGTAACATTCTCCATTTCGCCATCGGCGTTTTCCTTAACCGCAGTGAATACAGGCAATGTCAATGAAGCCAACAACGGGCATTTGCTTATGATTGGAATTATTCTATAAGATTCCGCATAATTATCAACATTATATGGGAACCATTTAGGAAGAACCACTGATTTAAGGGAATTGCAACCCATTATCACCTGTGCCCCAAGTTCAACAACGTCATCAGGAAATTCTATCTTTTCCAATGAGGAGCATCCTGAGAAAGCATAGGAATAAATTGTGCTATCCTTTGTAAAGGCTGTTATTGAATCCGGTATTGTTATTGATTCAAGTGAAGAACAACCGGCAAAGGCGTGGTGTCCAATTGATTTAAGGTTTCCATTGACATCAAGGTCTATCTTTCTTAAATTTGATGAATTTTCAAATGCATAGTTTGATATGCTTGCCGTTTGAATCTGTGATAAGTCAACGGATTCCATTGAGGATTCAGCAAAGGCTCCCACACCAATGTTTGTTGAGGTTGTCACAATAAGTTCCTTAAGATTTTTTACTCCAAAAAACGCATAGGCAATTATTGATATAACTCCCTTTTCCGTCTCATATAATTCCTTATATGTTGCTTTAGGGGCATATCTGATAAGAGCTTGTCTGTTTGATGAATAAATCACATTTTCTTCTGCAATATATCTTTCACTACCGTTCTCTACTTCCAATATTGAATATTCACGTCCATTGAAAACGTTTGTCTGAACTGTTGTTCCTGACGGGATAACAAATTCCTCAACCTTGTTGTCAGTTGTTTCCCTTGACCATTCTTTTGTCTCAAAGGCGTTACTTGAAATAATCAAATCGCTTGATGGAAGTTTCAATGTCGTTTTTCCTCCCTCATGACTGATAGGAACAACCCTTCTTATTGCCGTTCCACCGAAAGCGAAATCATTTATCATATTAACGTTTTCAGTCAATGACAATTCACCAAGTTTTGAACAATTTCTGAAACAACCTTCCGGTATTTCTGTTATTCCATTTGGAATAGACCTAATGAATGCAGAATCATTATTGCCATCCTCATTCATTATTGATACCTCCGCCAATTCCTTGCATCCATCAAAAGCATAGGTACCAATAGAAACCAATGTTTTCGGCAATGATATTGCTGTTATATTTGATTTAGCGAAAGCATTATCATTTAATGATGTAACATTTGTGAAATATGCGAATTCCCTAAATGAGAAATTATCTGAGATATTCTCAAATTTATTTCCAAAATCCTCTGTGGTAACTTTCTCGGCTTCCTCTTTTGTCATGGCAACCGCATTGCTGTCGGAAGTCCATCCATATTTGTTGCAATATTTCATCAATATTGGATTGGATTCAACTGTTGCGATAACCGTTTCATTAAGGGAAAGGATTCTTATTGATGTATCAGCAGATGTCCCATCAAAGTTTTCCACCTTTGCATGAAGATTCAATATAGACGAAATCTCCGGCTGTGAATCAGACATCTTTATCTTATAAATCAGCTGATTGCTCTCATCAACCCCATGCGTTTCAACATATCCGTTCTCAAGAGCCTCACCCTCAAGATTCCAAGTAACCTTGTAAGTACCAACCGGTGCCACATTCTTATTTGTCATAGGGAGAAGTGTATAAACATATTCCTTTGATTTATAGTTTGATAAACTACCATCAATGGTAACTGTTTTCGCATAGGTAGGGTCAAGAATCTTGAATTTCATGAATGAAACTTTATCAATACCCTGAGAGTCAATAAGAACCATATTCACCAATACGGTCATTTCAGAATCAACTCCCGTTACTATTTCATCAGAAGTCAATGTTCCGATGAAACTTCCTCCCGATAATTTTGTTGTTTTCAATGAAATTCCCTTACGGACTGTTGAAAGGTCTTTGATTACCTCAAAATGTTTTCCTGATATAGGGTCCTCAAGAATCTTGTTGTCATCCTGTTTCGTCTTGGTTGTTTCCTTAACCAATGAATAAGTCAATTCACTGATTTTGTTAAGAACCGCCTCTTCATCAGGATATACTCTCATTTTGAATACATTTGTCTGTCCCGCAACCATTTCGGTAACATCTGTTTCAATGAAAACACTATCAGGTGTGATGATATAGCAAACCGCAGTCTTTTGATTGAAGCAATTGTCTCCAAACAAATTCTTAAGTTCCTCAATATTTTCAGAAGAAAGGTTTCCGCATTGTCTAAGGTCAATGGTTCCTGATATGGAGAATGATTTTCCCTTTTCCTTGAAATTCTTCATTTTCCATACGTCATTAAGGTCGCTGAATGACCAATTCACATTACCCAATGTCAATGATTTACTTCTGTAAAGCAATGATGCTTGTGTAGATGCGTTAATGGCTGATATCCATGGATAAACCAATCTGTTCCAATATTCCTTGCCTAATTCCTTATTATTGGACAATTCCATTTCCTCAAGGTTGGTTGTAGGCTTATATTTGAAAGATGCTGTCAATCCGGTTTCTGTTCCATTAACACCTGTAAAATTAATATCCTTTAATCTTAATGTCTTGATTGACTCCGGTAATTCAACAAGTGTATAAACCGAGCCTTCAGCAGGTATGAAACTACCTATTTTGGAACCGCTTGCCTTTAATACATGAAGATTCGGGAAAGATTCTGTCGGAACATTTGTTATTCCGGCAAAATTAGTTATGTCAAGATATTCAAGATTTCCGAGAACATCCCCCCATGTTGTAGTGTCTTGTGTTGTGTTATTAACACTGTTTGGATTACCAATGACAAGTTTTCTTAAAGTATTCTGAACCCTATCGTTTCCGAGCACGAATTTGAAACTACCCTCATAAACCAATGGGGCAATGTCACTGAAGTCAAGTTCCTTAAGTTTGTTGAAGGCATAAATGTAAACCGGGTCTCCCTGTGATTGGTCTGTCGGGAACAACAAATCAAACGCCTCATTCTCATCTTTTCTGATGTTTGATTCATATATACGTTTCTGCTGTCCCCAAGCATAATAATATTTCATACCAGCCACACAATGAATAGGAGTTCCTTGCTTACAGTTTGTCTTTATCTCAACATAAGTGTTCTTATAATCGCCTGAAAGCCATTGTGCATCAAGAAGATTAAAGCGGTTCGCTATCCACCAGTGGCGGTGCGAACGTCTTGTTCCTTGCAGCATCCAAAGGTTGTTGACCGGATTTCCTGCCATATCACCAATGCCTTTGGCTGCATCAATATATTTATATTTCTCATTGGCGTTATAAATTCTCTCACACCATTGCTCGGTTTGCTTGGTGTCGAATTCATTCACCATATTGTCATAATTCAATTTGTATTTGGACATTGAATAATCAAGGTCTCTCACCATACGCATGAATTCATCATCTTCCTCAAGATTGTTCCACAATGTACTGTCATGGCCCATCATGGCGTAGGCATTTGCTCCGCTCTCATCACCTCCATCATCAATAATATCCGAAGCATTATCAGTTGTCTGTCTGTTCAAAGTCCAATCAAAAGCCAACTGTCCGTTGTTACGAAGTCCAAACAAGCAGTCATTATCATAATTGATGAAGAACCATTTTCTATATTTTCCGTCAGTTCTTGAATCATACGGTCCATTTCCGTCAGTGAATAACATTGTGTTCTTAACAAACTGGTCAACGGCTCCGTATCTCATAAGGAAAATATAATATCCAGCCAATTTCCAAACATCAAAATGTTCCCATTTTTCCGTCTCGAATTTCTTTTGTCTATTTTCGGCGTTATCCTCAAGTCCTTTACCTGAGGCATATTTGTAACTTTCCGCAGAATCATCTGTATAACCATATTGATAACCATTGATTTTCTCAGCAAAAGAACTATCAATGTCCAATGTTCCACTATATTGTGTCTCACCGCTCACGTGCCTTGTTGAAACAATCCATTCTGAAAGAGCATAAAGGTTTGATGGGTCATACTGCCTCTTAGAAGTATCACCATAATCATCCGGGTCCGGATAACGGGATTCATATGTGTCTTGCCATTTACGCCTTGTTCCATCCTCATTCATGTCAAAGAACCCTTCGGTTGTCTTGAACAATGACAACGGATTGGTGTTTTTCAATCCCTCCCAACATTCAACCTTTGAAGCATCATAAATAAGTTTCGTATCATCATTCGGGTCCTCTATATCCTCAAATCCAAATACCTCATAAGAGCCTTTATCATTAATAAAGTTGTATTGACCCATAAATGTAAGGTCGTTTGAAGTATGTGATGTCCTATAGAAACAAACCATAGGGAAACCATCTACCGCAGTTCTGATATCATCAGCACCGGCAGCAATACAAATCTTTTGCGCTTCAGTACGGCAAACATATTTCTTTTGGTCCTTCATTGCCTGTGTCCTATGCGGAGTATGTACTGTAAATGAATCTATACCAACACCTTCCGGACGGACATAATCAATATATTCTGATGTTGATACCAATGCATCATCACTATATGTCATATTTGAATATGATGCATCACCATTTGAAAGCAATTCTGTATTCTCAAAAATATCATTCCAACTTCTACCTCCCGCCACGTTATGAGAGCATGAACTTTCCATAAAGTCAGCCTTCAATGTCCATTTGTCAGCCTTATGAGCATCCGCTCTGAAACGATATTTACCTTTCTTTAATGGATTTCCCTCAAAATCAAATGTATAGCACATTGTGTTTCTGAGTGTTCCATTTGTTTTAAAATCATCAAAATCAATCTTTGCCCCGGTTTCCTTATTTCTGAGCATAAGGTTTCCTGTTACGGAATTCGGGTCAAGTTCATATTTTGATGTCTCATAAAATTCCTTGGTGAATTTCTTATCCTTTGTTTTAAGTTTAAAATTCTTTCTTGGATATCCCAATGATGATGTACCCTGCAATTTCAATTGACAATTGAATGACACAAAATTTCTCTCCGGTTCGGCACGATTGATATATTCAACATCAAACCGCCTCCATTCCTTATCTTGACCATTCTTTGTCAAATCATTCATGTTTCCCGTGAATATCATTACCGGAATCTTGTTCGCCACTTCATCAAACCCTATTTCTGAAGTAGAGCCAGCCTTTAATACATCATTTCTTGAATAAACGCTTTGAACATCATCAGAATCAACAACATAATTATTGAATTCCTCATCAACGGTCAATGCCTTTTGATATACTCTTATAGAACGAAGTCTGACCTTGCATTTTCCCGTAGGGTCTCCGATTGACAAGTATGCAAATGATTCCATAGCATCAGAGGCATCAAACATGGCCGCACGTTCAAGAACACCGTTTATGACAATGTACATAAGATTACTTGATTCGCTGCTGTCATATTGGCTTGAACGGTTGCCTATAAAGGCTATTTTAAGCCTCTCGTTGTCCTTGTATCTTGTATTGATAGATGTACCTTGGGCTGTGGTGAATTCAGCCTTTGTAGCCGTTATTTTAAAGGAAGCGGATTGCACTCCCTCCACTTTGTTCGCACATTCACAAATAACAGCATTGTCATCATCAATGTCAAAAGTTTCCAAATCAATCTCAAAAGTACCTCCTTGTTTAGCCCAGTTATTCACCATCGGCTGTATATTGAAAGATACCACTGCACCATTGGCTATAACCAAAGATTCTGTGTTCTCATCCCACCCTTGTTGTGAGTTCCAAGAAAATCCTGAAAATTCAGCCTTGTATTCATTTCCGTCACTACCTATGCATGACCATATATCACGGTCGCTGTCTGAATTTCTTCGTCCGTTTGATTGAAGTTTAAGCAGAAGTTGGCTTGTGGTCTCCTTGATACCTGTTGAAGTTTCATCCACATCAATATCAATTTCCTCATCAAATAATTTTGAAGAATCCTCACCTAACGCATATATTGACAATTTCCCTTTGCCTGGGTCCATTGGTCTATAATTGAATGAATTAATTGAGCCATTGGTATATTTTCCTTTGGAAACAACCGTTCCATTCCATTCAAAACGAACCTCAAGATTACGTCCGCTATAATCATATATTGACCAATCGAACATTATCTGCTCAAACTGTGCCGCTGTTATCTTTGGGATTCCATTTCCCGTAACAATTCCCGTTGTATTTGGGAATTCCTTATACATCAAAAATGACGGTCTTGCATCACCTGCTTTCGCAAAAGTATAAAAGTGCAATGGAGTATAAAATTTGGAAGTTCCGTCTGATAAAACGTATGCCCTAATCTGCAATGTATGCTGCCCATCTGTCAATGTGGATATATCCAATGTTGCACGGTCATCTTTTCTGATATCCGTTATAACCATTGATTCAAAACTATTGACTGATTTCCCATCAATATAGAATTCCAAATATTTTGTTCCCGTACATTCAATTATATATGGGATAGATATAACATTTCCCGTCTGTGGCTCCGCAAACTGAAAAGATGGAGTAAATGAAAGATTGAAAAGATTATAGGTAAAAGGAATCGTTCTTGAAGCCAATGTGGTAAGTCCTTTTATATCAACTGTTACATTATTAACTCCCGTTTTAAGGTACTCATCAATCGGCTGTGATATTCTTGTCCATCCCTCCGCATCAACAAAAACCTCGGTCGTGAATTTTTCAACCACATTAGAATTATTGAATGTATATTCAATTCTTGCCTTTGTATCTGTAGGAATATATATGTCACCCGCTGTTGAATCCGCTATCTTGAAGCCAAATGATATTGTGTTTCCCGTGGCTCCGTCAATTATATCATATTTCAATTGAAGGTTCTCATAATCCAATTGAACCTCATATTTAGAAATTGTCTCAAATTGGTCAAGAATCAATGAGGTATCCTCGGTCAAAATATATTTGTCTCTATCCTCGGCATCAGCGAAACAAAAAACGGTTGAAGAACCTTCCGGTTTATATATAGCCCCGAATTTTGTATTCAAACTGCCTTTAATGAATTCCTGTACTCTGTTTCCGGCAACTGGAAGTCCTCCGGTTGAGGCATCACCTCCCCAATCGGTTGATTTATTTATCTTTTCATTATATTTCTCCATCGCAAAAAATCCAATTTAATTTTTCCAAGCGTCATCATTAAGCCATGGCTTCTCATTTATCCAATAACCCTTGCCATAGCAGGAACGGACCGCTTGCCATACAAGATATTTACCATAGTACACCTCCGAAAACGAAAGTGTACCACGGTGAATCTCTGTTATTTCTTTTCCGTTTCTATATATCATAAGTTATTGGAAATTAATATATTATACTGTTTCTTCAGTATTATCTTCGGTTGCGCCTGAATCTGTAGGAGTATCAGTGTTTCCTTTTTCAAGAACGGCTACTCTATCAGTGAGGCCTTTTACGGTTTGCTCTAATTCATCTACCCTTGAAACTACCTTGATAAGGTCAAGGATTGGCACTGAAACAGTTGAAAAATTCTTAACTTCATCTGTTGTTCCCGTGTAATTATTTTTTTCAACACTAAGGGTTAATGTAGGCAATACTGATGTTAATGATGCTAAATCTGTAATACCTTCAACCTCATAATTTCCACATGAATATTTATTCTTTTTGGAAATTTCAATAGGTATTGATATTCCTTTTGCTCCTATTTCAAATTCTTTACTTGCTTTTACTGCAATTTTCCCATCATTAACTAAATCAAGTGATGCTGAATTTATTATTCCAGATGCATCTGGTTGTCCCTCTGTTGAAGCATCATTTTCGGTTCCGTATTGTTTCAGTCCAGTTGCATCAATTTCAACATTACCATTTTTACCCTTTCTATAAACTCTCCCTTTAAGGAAATCAACATCCGTTGTCAATCCCGTAAGTCCATTAACCGCTGTTTTTGCGTTTTCGGCTGTGGTCTTTGCCTCACTTGCAAGGGTATTAACTTCAGCAAGTGCTGCATTTGTTGCATAAGCGGATAAATCAACATTACCTCCTTCTGAGCCACTGCCCGAGCCACTGCCTGCTGAAAGAGTTCCGTCTTTATATGCCCTTGCCACATCAATGATTTCTTTCCAAGTGGCCTTATGGGTTTCATTCAATATATCCTTAAAATCATCAGATTGAGTAGGATAATCTATTTTGCCGGTAGAAGTAGTTTCCAATGGACCTCTTGTAACACCATATACATATGCATCATCTTTGAATCTATAATCTCCTGTATAAAGAGATGTATGAAGATTGTTGAATGTACCGAATTCAAGACCCTTTCCACCTACAGATGCATAAGTGGCATCTTCTCCAATATTTGTGGTACGGTCAGATTCAAATTTGATTTTATTCTCATGATTGCTACCATCTTGTCCTGCTATCTGCAAAGCAATTCCACCATGGTCATGACAACGAAGGTCAATAGCCCTTGCTTTAACCTGTAATCCAATAGGTCCACTATTTGTTGATTCATCCATTATTCCATGGTTCCATTTGTCGTAACGAACCTTAATATCAAATGATTCATCTTTTACTTTAGATTGTTGGTCATATGATTTTTGTCTATCAAGGGTAAGGCTTGCTGTGTTAAGATTCAAGTTTACGACCCTTGTGGGTTTAGGCAATATACCATTACATATTTTGAATCCATATTCTGTACAAGCACTTGTTCCCAATTCACAGTCAAATTGAATAGGCTGAACATCCGTTTTAACTCCGTCTCTGCCTGGTTTAATCTGTATAGCATCAGCAGATACAAGATTCAATTTTTCCAAACCTGCTGCTACTGAACTAAGTTCAAGGTTTCCTTTGCCATTATCTCCAAGTCCGATAACGCCATTGCAAGTCTGCGCTGATTCTGCCTCTTTTGCAAAAATATCATAAGTGGTGTCTCCCACTTTAATTCCTTTAATCTGTGCCATTTTATTAAAATATCAAAATGTTATTCTCATCAACAACGGCTTTGCCCAATGACAATATTCCGTTGGTGTCTATTTCATTATTCTTATCAACTTCAAGGTTATTGTTTTCATCTATTGTTATATCTGTTGAACCACCCGATGATTTTGTGAATATAAGATTCCCGTTCTCATCAATGGAAGCATTCTTTATCTCGAACAATCCTGTGGATTCATCATAAACAACATCATTCGCATCAAATGTCAAATCTTCTCCATCAACCGTTACATCAGTGCTTCCGCTTGTATTTCCCGTGGTACTGTCCTCATAAACACAATAATAAGTAAAATCATTATATTCAATTAATTTTCCATCTATTGCAACTTTTCCATTTGCAACAAGTTCGGTATATTGACTTTCAGTAAGTGCCACGTGGTCGGATTTTTCCTTTCCAACCAACGATTCAACATAGTTTTTTAAATCTGCAACTATCTTGTCAGCATAATCCTTTGATTTTTGCTCAGCGGTGTTCCAAGAATCAATATTGTTCTTTTCTATCCCGTCAAGAACTTCTTTATTGCTATGTGTATGCGCTGATTCTTTTAACGCCTTGATGTCATTCGCCATTGCGGCTGCACCGGTTGTGTCATTCTCTATCCAATCTGCTATTTCTTTAAGAGTGTCAAATTGTTCCGGAGCATTTGCAACTATTTTTGCGACTTCTTCCGCACTGATTGCTTGAATATCAGGCTTGTTTTGAATATATGATGGTTTTTCAACATCAGTCTCGTTCCAATCAGATTGTGACCCACCTGAAAAATTCTCCAATGCGGTTACCACATTCCCCGAAAATTCCTCAACATAATCAACGGTCTGCGCCGATGTCATATAATATTTCTTAAGGAATTCCTTTACATCCTCAGATAGATTTCCCCCGTCAGATGTGCCGCCGCTGTATTGCCCAATTTTAATAACCTCACCGTTTTTGTTAAGAATATATAACCCTTCATAACCCGGTTCGTTTGATATAACCAACTCGCCCTTATTGACGAATTTGTCTGCGGTTATATTAGCCGAATTATCAAAATGTTTGTTTACTACTATTCTTGCCATATTATCAGTTCCGGTAATTTACCATAAATAGTTTCCGTAAAAGAAAAAAAGCCGAAACCTTATTCAGATTCCGGACTTTCCGTTCTTTCTATCGGCTTTTCAAACTTATCAAATTCCAATCCTGTAGGATAATATAAATCCTTTTCCTCTATTGGTAAATCATGGGCTAATTTCACAAACTGCGGGAACAACGGATTCTTGTATATATGATACTTTTTCCTTCCTGTAACATAATCTGTCCTGACCCCAAATGATTTAATGTTGTTATCAATATCCTTATACCATATTCTATTAAATGTGAATACCCCTATATGAATTTTTATTCCATTGATAGTGGCTTTTTCTGTCACAAACGGCTTGAATAATTCTTCCTTTCCTGTTATGTCCCACATGAATTCATCATTAAGAACATTGGTAAGTTTAATATTATTTTCATTCAATAATTTCATTATCGGAACATTATCATCCAATATTCTCATCATAACCATTGTATTATATGGAGCGGCTATCGCCTCATTGCAGTTTTTCGCTATATCCACCCTCATTCTCTTGCTGTTAATCAACAATTCAGATGATGTGTACATTCTGAAAAAATCTTTCCAAGACTTATCCCCCGTCAAACCTATTATTTCAGATGTTTGCATTGCGGCGCATTCTTCATCAATTGTCAAATAACTATGATTATCTTCCAATCCTTTGAAATTTTCTTGTTTTCCATCAAACAATGCCTTCAAATCAATTTTTCTCCTCATATCCCATTGTTTCTTGAAATAATCTGATAATATTGATGTTAAAAACATTCTTTCATTGGCATAATCCGAGAATGATTTGAATTCTTTCTCATAAAGTGATATCGTATCCTCATATTTTTTCTTGATATCAAAATCCTTATCATATAAATCAAATTCATACCCCCAAAGGTCATCATCAAAAACCAATGGGGGATGAATGTAATTTACATCTTTGAAAACTCTTTTATTGTCTAAATTTGTAACCATTAATATGCTTTTAAGAATCCATTACTATCTCTATAAATTGAATGCCAATCTTCTGTTGTTGACTCCCCAAATTTCATTCGAATTGAATTACCTACAATTTTTATTCCAGCAATTTTTCCAATGTCCCCTGCCCATAATGTATTATTACTTTGAAATAATATTTCAAAATCAGCCCCATCTTGTTTAGGCATAAAAGATACAATATTTTCACCATAATCTCCCCATACAAGTCTAAAGCCATCTGTTCCAAATTTCATTAATGGCTTTCTTGGACCATTCCCGTAAATATTTAATTTATTATTATTTGCGTATCCATTTATACTTGTGGCATTATAAAAATTTGGATATGAATTTGGCTTTCCTTTTACCGTAAAATCATATTGAACTTTTAAACGAAAATACCCATTAACAGTAGATGATAAATCAAATGATGATGTTTGCCCTGACCAATCACTAAATCTGGCGTGAGGTGATTGTTTAGGGTCATCAATATATTTTAAATCTATATTTAAAGTTTTTGCTGTTACTACTGTTCCTGCACTATTGATAATATCTCCAATTAATTTTACAGTAGGTGCTATTCTATCTTTTTCATCAAATGATTTTACCCTACTTTTAAACGTGATTACAGGAATTGATATAGTATCTCCGCTTAAAACATTACTTGATGCCAAAATTTCATATTTATTGAAATTTTTGTCATATTCAGTAATATTAATTTCTTTTACATTTAAATCATATATATATTGTGTTGTTTCTCTATCATCTCCTATAGGACTATTTTCTATTTTAAATATAGGGTCTTTTGAAGAACCGCTATACATTATCAAATTGTTGCTATCATACAATGAAATATTTCCATTTAAATTGATATTGTTTGCTTTAATATTATTTAATGTTCCTCCCGTTGCATTGATTTTTCCACGGAAATTACCATCTTGTACATCCAAATTACCTAAAAATGTTCCGCCTCTTGCTTCAAGCTTATTCGTTACAATTGTTCCATCTTCATAAATTTTTGTGGAACCCAAACTGTTTGAATCCAATGAAACATCTTTTGCTGAATTTCTTACATAATAAACTCTTGCTCCTGTAGGACTATAAAAATTATAAATACGATTTACATAAATATTTTTTCCTGTTTCTTCATCATAATAATATGTTGATGCATAACATTCATCAAGCACCGTACCATCTCCTGTCCTAAGATAACAGTCTATTCTGTTTCCATTTATAAATGATGCTGTTGATGCACTATTTGCATAATCAATTAGTGTATAAAGTACCCCATTATTTCCTAATGTAGTTTCATCATCTGTTGTCCAAGCATACCACATGGTGTCTCCACTTTTGGCAACGCCAGCAGAATAAATAATTCGTCCTTTATCTCCACTCTTATCACTTGCAAAATCAGCACTACCATTGATAAATGCCGTCAATGTATTTCCGCTATATACTTCAAGTCCATAATCAGTGATATTAACCGCTCCGATTCTTCCTTTGGTGATAATTGCACCACCACCACCATCACCACCAGAACCAGAACCACTACCACCACCAGAACCAGAACCACTACCGCCACCATCACCACCACCACCATTAAAGTTCCATCCGTTTCCATTGATTCCTTCCTTTGATATTGTGAATCCATCTCCAGAAATTGCACCCTCATCAAACGTCAATTTACCAATATAACCTTTATTGGCATAAATTTCTCCATAAATAATGGCATTATTAGCTTGAAGCAATCCTTTCTTATCAACAACAAATGAATAGTTGGAATCACCGCTTGTTCCCGAAACCATTGTATCCAACAACAAATAATTTCCAATATCAGCGGTTATCCATGTATATTCTTTTCCACCTACAATAACAGTATGCTTTAATCTACCATCCTCCATTTCTTCCACACCTAAAGCCTTATTAACTTCAGCCCCGACAAGCCTTTCGCATAATGCTTCTATTTCGGCTTGAGACATTCCACTGCTTCCTGATGTGACATAATTATAGATGTTATCTTTTGTTATATATCCTCCGCTGAGTAAAAGGTCATTAAATTCCTTAGATTTAATATAACCTTCAATAAGTTTATTCACTTCATCCTCAGTGAGCCCAGTGGTGGCTCCCGTTGTTCCTGTGGTACCGGTGCTTCCTGTAACCGCAGCTTTTATCTTATCATCAATATAATCACTCATTGATGTCCCATCACCTAAGGTCAACGATTTTGCGACAATATCACCTCTGATGTATGCATTTGTTGCTGAAAATCCTCCATTTTTTCCATTAAGTATGAATTCCGGATTCCTATCCTCATTTTCCTTCATGCTATAAATCAATCCATCGTGAAGAATAATGCCTCCTATATTACCAGTTTTGGCACTAAGTTCCCTCATAATAACCTCCGCATCAATATTAACCTCATCTGCAATCATATTGATAAATGACTTATCTCCTAAGATTTCAGCTTTTATAGATGCAGTTAATGCACTATTGTCTGATACCGAAATGGTTATAGATGATGCTGTTTGTTTAATATAACTGTCAAGGACGGAAGAAAAATGAACATATACTTTAGATGCCGGGCATTCTTGCATAAATCCCTTATCATAATAAAATTTACCATTTTCCGGATTATAATAAACAACTTGTTCTCCACTGCTTCCACTTGTATAATATATGATATTACCATCAGCATCAGTTTCGGCTGTCAATTGTGCCACGGTACTCAATTTACCGCTTGCTATTGACCAAGATTCTCTCAAATCTGTTGTTTCTTTCATCAGATTATCGGTTCTTGTCATATATCTTTCCATTTCGCCTTCAATGGCTTTCATTTTGTCTCCGATAACCGTCAAAGTACCATCCGGATTCTCGTAAACAATTTGGGTAAGAACATATGCGCTTAAAGCATTCAATTCATTTTTTACGCTTGCCACACCAAGTTCACTTTCTGCCAATGCCTTGTCTATAATAGTCCCGGCCATAGCATCCATTTTTCTTTCAATCTCTGTGGTAATCCCGCTTCCTTGAATATATTTGATTGTATCCTCAATTGTAGCCGCACTTGCATTTATGATACGGGCAGCATTTGCCGCAGATTCAGCATTCTCATCATACCATGTAGCATATTGAGCAATAACTCCTGATACCGCTGCCAAATCTTGCCGAACTGAACCTACTGTACCGCTTGTAGTATTGAGTGAGGTTCCAAACCACGTAAACAATCCGTCAAGTGCAGATTCTCCTGTTCCAATCAACCCCATTTTGGTAGAGGCACGCTCATAATCAGTCTTGATATTTTGAACAAATCCGGAATAGTCTGTCATCCAATCAGAAAATTCAGATGTTGCTGAAAAAACCTCTTTAATTGCATCCGGTGTGATATTCTCATCATCAAGTTCAAACAATTTAGAAGCTTTATCCAATGCGTCTTTTGCATCTCCTAATTTTTTCTCAAGGTCTTTTCTGACATCATCAAGTTCCTTTTTAGTATCCTCTATTTCTTTTTTTGCATCTGTAAGGCTATCAGTCACCTTGTTTTCCAATTCATTTTTGACATCTTCATTGTCTTTCTTGATGTCCTCTTTTATCTCATCAAGTTTTTTGTCAATGGCATCATTAAAATCATCATATATACTGCTTCCGCTACCTGTTCCCGGATAACCTCCGCTTCCATCAGCCCCTTTTGCTCCATCCTTACCAGTTAGAATAAGAATATCATCAACTTTGACGTTTCCATAATATTCTCCAATTTTCTCCGGAACAGTCACACTATAGGCATTATATAATTCCTTATTCATTTCTTGGAATGCATTATAGTAAGTAGAATAACTATATCCTCCTACTTCTTTGACCATTTCAGCCAATACACTTGCGTCAGTTATTCGGTTGGAGATATGACTACCTCCAACCTTTACCAAATATGCATATTTATAATCATCAATTTTCCAACTTATAATTCTCGCTGCCATGATTTTTATTGTATTTTTTCTATATCGCTTGCACGTTTATAATCATTTCCCATCTTGATTGCTTCCTCATAATATGTTGCATCATCATCAAGATAGAAGGCTGTATCTGCCACAATTTTCATTATTCTATTATATTTGTCATATCCGATGCCATCAAATGCCTCACTTGCATCATCAAATGTATATATCAAAATGGTTGTTGAAGGTATCATTTCTTGAAGATATTTCATTACCACATTTTTGATGTATTTTTGCAAATATTCATTTCCTCCGATTCCGAAATTAATTCTCAATGTCTTGACATTGAAAACAGAAAAGCCTGCTGCCTCATCATACTGCTCAATTACATTCTTTTCGGCATCCGGAATTGTCAATGATTTATAAAAGCCATTTTGATAGGCATTTATTGAATTCTCATCCTTTGTTGAACTTTCAATTTTATTTGTTGCAGGTATAAAAGAAAGCCCATTTGATGAACTATCCGGTTTTTCGCCATTCAATGTATCATAAAAGAAATGACATTTATCATCTTCTTTTTGAACTCCTATGTATCCAAATCCAAATTGAAGCAATTCGTTCCAAATTTCTTTTCCGGTTTTCTTTTGCAATTTTCCTTTATCATAATATGAATATTCCGTAGTATCTTCTTTCAAATAATTCCATCCACCTTCATTTATTGCATCTCCAAAAAGGAATCTGAATTTTTCTAAATATTCATTTCCGTCATCATATAAGCCTTTCCCTACATGCGGATTATTACCCTTAAAATCAGCGTTTAATGATTCAAGATACAACACTCTTGTTCCATCATTTGTCAATTCATTGCTTCCATCATATTCCTCTACAAAAACATTGCGCCATCCATAACAATCATACATCACATTTTTAACATGCCCCACATATGATGACAACGCTTTGTTTTTCAATACAAAATAATGTGAATGGGTTGCATTCCCGAATTCAACCTTATCTTCACTACTCATTTCATAATTATTGTCAAGACCTGAAATATCTACTACATAACAAACCATATTTTCTCTAACTTCGTTATTTGGAATTGCCAACATTTCGTCTATATTGGCAGCATATCTCATATATGGCTCGGTTTCCTCATAGATTCTTACCGCATCAGTGGATTTAATCAAATTAAATGATGTCATTGACAAATTGATGTATTTATCTGCCATTTTACCCCATCCACCTTTTGACTGAAAATATATAGGATACTTATATTTGGCTTTAGAACTATAGTTTGGGACAAGATAGTAGTCTGACTCATCTTCGGCTCCGTTCGGGGCTATAATCGCCACTGGGTAGCCTTCCATGAAATTTGTCTGTTCATCAGCATTCAAATATTCCCCTCCAAGCCCTCTTAAAAATGATGCTTTTGAATATGAAGGAAAATCCTTTACCACTCCAATATATTCAGTAACATCAAATTCTCCAGGAACTTTTGTTCCTTTATTATCTGTTTCTTTATATCCGAACATGTGAAGGATTGCCTCAATTCCACGGCGTGTGCCTTTCATTGATTGAATATAATTTGAACTCAACGCCAATCTTCTTGCAAATTTTGCATTTATTTCTGAACCCGTTTTACCACTTTTGGCAAATATTGCGGTCTTTCCGCTAAATTCTTTTGATATTTCATCAGATACAACCGATTTATCATCAGAAGGAGAAACATTTTTTGCTATCCACCCGTCATTTTCTATATTGTCACTGAGAAAATAATCAGGAATATTGTTTTTCTCATCATAAGAGATATTATTGGTACTTTTTATGTTATCCGCATACCTTTTAACATCATCAAATGCCCTTCCATATACATGAAGCATGGCTTTCATTCTTGAAGAATCAATATCCGACATATCCTCCGTCTCACCATCTTGTTCATTGATGAACGTCCAATCAAGATTTTTAATTGCCTCATGGGTCATCATTCTCCATATATTGTCAGAATCATATTCATCATGAAAATTCGCAAGGCTTATCAACGCCTCAAGATATCCTTGAAAAGCCACTGTTGTTATATCCGGAGTGAATCCGTCATCATCAATGGTTGGCCATACATAACTTTTCTTCGAGTAGAAATAACCATTTTCATTTTGGTATGGAGTATCAAATGTTGCTTTATATACAGGCGTTGTATCACGGTTAAGCAAAACTCTTTCAAATTCATCCAATGTTTCCCAAAATTTGCTAATGAATTCCTTTTTGGGCTTAATTATCCACCCTTTAGCGTTCTGCTGCTCGGTTATAAGATGATTTTTACCCTCACCGTCTTTATATATGTTCAATGTGGTTTCACCTATGGTTACTGTTCCTATAATTGAATTCGGGCAATCCCCGATAATTCTAATATTTGGCTGCGATAATGTTTGTTCTGAATCGCCAACATTATAATTCATATAAGATGATGATAAAATCCTCATCGGATTGGTTACATCCCCCGAAAAAACATTTCCTGCCGACCAGCAATCTATCTCAAATTCATTGGACACCAAATAATAAGTTTCTCCACCACATTGAATTGTAGGTGCAGTTGAACTTCCATAATATTTGATTCCTCCCGGAAAACGGGCTATAATATCATTTACTGTGGCTCTAATCAATTCTTCCGCAGAACCATAATAAGCAAAATCCTTCAGTGAGGAATAATTCGGCTTTAATACAATTTGGCTTTCATCTGATATTGTTGATGAAGAATCTATGTCATTCTTTGTCCACCAAGTTGTTTCACCATCTCCCGGCTTTTCCCATCCACCTCTTGTATGCCTTTTTTTCTCATTTGTATTGTCTCCGACTTTATATTTAAAATTGGATTCGGGATAAAAGGCTATCTCATCATCATATATACCATCGGTAGGCAATATGGTGATGTGGTCATGCTCATATACTGTTCCGCTCACCACTGATTGATGCTTTCTGCGGATTGTATATATTGATTTGCTTTTTATTCTATCTTTTTTTGCCATTACTCCATTACATTATCATAACTCTGACTTTCGTCAATATTAGTTCTTTGTTTCTTAATCTTGTTAATAGGATTACCAAGTCTATCTTTAATCACATAATAATCAAATTGATGATAAATCTCATGCTTATCATTGTATGTTGTGATGATAGCATTGTCTCCATCATTTGATTGGTCTCCCTCAAGCATATAAGATATTGTATCAGCATCATGCGTTGTCATCTCAACTTCTATAGCCACCGGATTGAATTTTGTATTGATTATTTTAACTTCTGCTCCGGACTCTCCTATATATGGTGATGCATTTACTTTAAATGTAGGTGATGATGATGGGCTTACCGTGCAAAACACATAATTACTGCTGCTGTCAATCAAATTATATCTTGTTGATTTCGGATAACCGTCTCCAGTATTAACAATAACTGGCTCACATCTGTTACATGATTTTATCAGTCTTGTTGTTCCATCTGAAAATTCCATCCTATATCCTGTCAAATCTGACAATCCTGCTAATGTTCCACTTTGTATATTAAGAATTACACCTTTAACGTCCGGATATGCTGCCAATACGCTGACATCAACTATTTTGGTAATGCATTCTTTTGGCTTTATATATATTGTATAAAATCCTTTCTTATTAAAAGTCTCCAATGGCAGTTTCAAATTATACATGCCAATTATTGTATTCTCTGTTTCCGTATCATCTACTGATTTGGTCAAACAATCACCAGGATTCAATTTCTTGAACCCTTTGAAATTTTCATCGGTCTCCCCTCTTGACGGACGATAGTAATAATACATATCCACATCCATTGAAGGGTCTATATTTGCAGGTCTTACTGACCCGAATACTCCATTTGCCATTTTTAACTTAAATTAAAAAAGTTATTATTATATGATTTCAAATCATTCATTGTATTGCATTCACTCAACTTAAAGTGACTTTCCCAAGCAGCCCCATTTCCTCTGTCAAAAGAAAGATTTATATCAAATTTCGGCTCATCTTGCAATCCATCTGTACTGTCTTTAGTAAATAGCATTGCATTTACCGCTCCGGATTCAGTCCACTGGGTACAAACCTCCATTCCTGTTATTTGTGCTCGGGATGTTTCCCTGTATAATTTAAAATCACTACTATAAACTTTCTCCTTTACCGCATCAAAATCAAGATAATCATAATATAACTCAGCATTACATACCCCATCTATTGATACAATATCTCGTTGTTCTTTATAATATGGAATTACTTCTCTATAATGAATACCACTTTTTTCCTCATTCCCTTCAGTAACACCCATGGCATATTCAATAACCATATTTGTTCCTGATTCCGCTGAACTGATTATAGTATCATACACCAATGTTCCATCATCATATTTGATTGGATTGATTTTTTCTCCGACTTTAAACGGAGGTTTAAGTGTTTCAACTCTTCCTAATTGAGTTATTGGCCCATCCTCTCTTTCAATCAATCCATTGGTATATTTTGCCATTATATAATAAAAATCATTATATTTTGGATTCGGAACAAGATATGGAATACATGCAACTATTGTGGCATTTTGATATTTATCAGATTGATTTGCTTCAACTAACTCTCCATCAGCACATTTGATGCTTGGATTCCAATCAACTTTTTCACAATCCCACCATTCATAAAAATATTCAGTCTCACCACTATATTTTTGATAATAATATGTTTTTCCATCTATTTCTTCTGTTGATACCGATGATGGCTTTAAATCAAGGGTTCTTGCAGATGTGCATATAGCATTAATTACTTGATATGCTGAACTATATGGCGCAATTTCTCCAATATCATCTATTTTTTTGATAGGTATATCTGTTTTAATTTCTTCTCCGCTTTCAGTCTTTTCTATTGTATATCCGCTTTGTAATACTTCTGTAGCAGGTGTTGATGACCATCCTGTCATATAAGTGCATTTGAATAATTGTCCAACTTCCACTTCTGATATTTCAACTTTTTCACTCTTCCCTTTGCTCCCCGATGTTGCTGAAAATGGCGTATATATTCCAAAAATATTATCAGCCGCTTGAACAGCTTTAACTGAATAAAGACTTTTTAATTTGGATTCAACCAATGCGTTATCTTCATCTTTAAATGTTTCAAAACTTGGTCTTAATCTATATCCGTTTGGCTTTGTCTTGTTAATCTCAATGCCATCACAAGTATATGCCGATGTAATTATATCCTCTCTTGGATAATCATATGGCTCTGTTGCATCCCAAACTGATGTTCCCGATGCTGAATATTCATATGGAGAATAAACAAAAACATCTTCAACATCATTGTTTATTGCCAATGTATATTCAATCTCCGGAAACAAATATCCAAAATAATCTCCATCTTCTTTGATTTCGGGTGCTGTTATCCATTTCGGCTGTATGCTTGATAGGAATTGATAAAAGGCATCACCGCCCAATTCATCAAATTTATATTTAAATCCTTTGTCTGTTGATGTGTTTGCGCTATAAGTCTGAAGTTTCACTTTGTAATCATTGAAACTTGTATAATACACATATTTAGGAACTCTTGAACCCTCTATTTTCATTCCATTATATTCTTCCGGAACTTCAACTTTTCCTAAAATGTATTTGTCAAAATCATAGCAGAAAAGAAAATCATCCTTTACTCCATCTGAATTATAATCAGCATGTAAATTTGTTTTACCTCCTAATTCTTCCCAATTTTCTTCCCACTTTTTATTGTATTCAATAATTGTATCATAATCATCTACAATATACCCATAATCCGCTTTTTCTGATGCTACCAACATTTGATTATATCGGTCATCATCACAATTTTCCGGACGTTCAAAAACATAATATCCATCATCGTTTTTCACGAAAAATTCAGAATCAAGCAATGTGAATTCATATTGTGATTTCCATTCTGTAAATCCTTCTCTCCATTTATTTGTAACTTCGCTTACAATGGTATATTCATTTCCTTTTTCGCCACATTTAACATTTGTCACATTTTCTTGAACATGTCTGAACATCTTTACTTTTGTTCCACGGATAAGTCGGTCTTGAATAAAATTATACCATCTCAACACGTCCAAATATTTCAAACGTTTACAAATAAATTTTCTGTTAATCTTTATACCATTAACTTCTTCTACATACCCTTTTATCAAACCAAAATCACAAACAAACTGTCCATAATTGCCATTGGTCAAACCCGGCGTTACATAGGTAATAACATCTGTTTCTCCTTCATTATAAGGCACAAAAGGCAAAAGCCCATTTCTGTGACTCCTGCTATTGTCTATACAAAATGTTTTCCTAATCGTTGCCATCAAGCATCATCTTTTGTTTGGTCTAACTTCGGCTCAAACAGCCTCAATATTATACTGTCGTTTTCATTCTTTGCGGACGGAACCGTATAGATGTATTTATCTTTATAATAGCGTATTTGAATCGGAATGTAAAGGCTCTCAACGAAATTCTCAGTGGTGAGCGGAACATACTTCCCATTCTTCTTTGGCCATAATATCATCGGTATCGTCTTGCCGTTTCCGGCATGGTTGAACTCAACTTTCATATAAATAGTTCTGTAGGATTTTTCATTATCTTCAGAATCCTTATCTTTTATATCAACATCATCTCTAAATAAGTATATATTAAACCCTTCGCTTGATTTTGTTTTATCATATTCATTGGTTATGACCATCTGACTATCCACCCTTGCTGATGCTGTTGTGGCACTGCAAAAAACAACGTCTGCATTTGGATTCTTAGATTTACCCAAAAGGTCATTATCAAGCATAAAATTCAATTGCTTTATATATTTTCCATAAAGTCCCGTTCCATCAAGAAATGAGGTTGAATAAAATAATAATTTTTGCTCAACCGGGTCTGTTGATGAATAAAATGACAATCTTATGAAACTTTGGCTAACCTTTTTCTTTTGATAATAAACATCATTGTCTGTAAAATTTAAATATCCTAATAAGTCTGATGTATCTCCCGAAGATTCAATAAAATTGCTTATAATTCCTTCATTGAACTCGCTTTCCTCATAATCCAACCCATTCCACCATGTTATCTCTCCGTCATCCTTTGATATATACCATCCATCGGCATAAACATTTCCCGAAGTTATTGATGTGTTTCCCGAACGGGTATCATCATCAACCTCCACTCTCTTTCTAAAATGAAAATCCATTGTTATGCTTGTCGCTATTGAAAATCCGTCTCCGCTTTCAATATATGGAACATATTTGATTCTTTCCATATCAATAACATCGGGTATCAATGAGTCTTCAACGTCTTCCACATAAGATGAATTAAAATCATCTTCCATTCCCAATGAACTTTCATCCGCATTGCTCTCTAAACCTACCCCAACATTCCAATAGGCACCACCCTTTGCCAAAAAACTGCGGGTGTTTCCATAATTGAGATATATCTTATCATCATCCGTGTTTTGCTCAAGCTCAGCCCACCACGGGTCATTCCAAAAAGCGCATTGCTTGATAGGATTGCCATAATTATCCAATTCATCCGTTTCCTTATAAAAATAAAATGGATTATATTTTGTCTCAATATAAGCACCTTTCTCAATTGCTCTTCTCAAGCCTTCAGTAATCGGCAATAACAATGAAACATCACTTATTTTATCAGGTAAAAATTCATATAAATAAGTGATAACGTTCCTATAATCTTTTCCACAAGTGGAACCGGTGGCTATTGTTCTGATACAATCTCCAATGACCACTGGTCTATTTCCATATCTTAACGGAATAAAAATGTTTTTACATGTTGTTAATTTATTTCCGTCCGCTGACATTATATAAACCTCTTGCCCATTATCACATGCCAAATCTTGTGCAAACAAATTATGAACTCTCTGCATTGTGATTCGGTAATAACGTTTCCCTCGGTCATCCACATATTCATATCTATGATAGTCTGTATTTGATGAAGTTACAGCAGAATAAGTGAATAAATCAACCATTCCGGATATTCTATATTGATTTTTTAACGGAATCGTGCAATGAAGAATATGATTTTCATCCTCATAATTCACTCTAATATAACTCGTTATGGTTGAATATTCTTTCTCAACTCTATAGACATATCTTTTGAATATCAATTGCTCCCCGCCGTTTATATCATAACACTCCTTATTCCCCAGTTTAATAAGGAGTTCCCCGTTTGCTTCCTTCATGTCAAGGACGGTCAATTCTTTAATCCCATATATAGGCGAATTCAAATTTATTTTAACTACTTCCATAATTTTAATAGCAGGTGTCTAACATATTATTCATATCATTCAAAATTCCGCTCAAATCAATAGGTTTTCCATTTATGACAAACCTTTGCATAGGGTTTGAAACCAATTGTTCTGTTTCTCTGAATAGAGGTATTGACAATCCGTATTTTCCATACGGGTCTTGCCTTCTCAAAAAGAAATTGACATTTTTTTCTATATAAAATCTTCCGTTACTAAATGGAGTGTCATAAAGTTCATCATCTTGTATCATTTCAGACGGAGCAACCAACGGTCTCCAAATAAATTTTTGTTTAGACATTGAAAACTTCGCATATAACGGAATTCCGTCAGGCGACCAAAACGCATAATATTTTCGGTCAAGACTGTTTGGGTCTATTACTTTAGAATTAACCAAACCTTCAGATGTTGCCCCCAATGCCGTATTATCAAACCTTAATGTCAATTGATATCCTGATGCGATTATGATTTCACCCCAATCAATCGCTGATGTCTCCTTGTTGAAAAAAGCAATATAATCACCTTTCTTAAAACCATAATCACTTGGAACATCAATCTGAACCCTTATTGAATGAAATTTCTTTGTCTTTTCATCAACTATACTATATTCCTTTGTTAATCTCGGATTCGTATAGTTAATATATTTTGCTTGTGACTCTGTATAATCATCATCTTCCTCCCTTATAGGAATTCTTGTATGAGGATTGTAATAATATCCCTCCGGCATAATGTTTCCGAACATTAACTCATCGCTATTCACGCTTCCCATTGTAGGAACCTTATATGTTGATGTCTTTACATCATTCAAATAATAGGTTGATACCTCGAAATTCTTTCCCCATCCATTAACATTGTCATAATCATCAGACGTAATCTCATCATGATAAAGATTTCTGAATTCATTGTTAAAACTTTCCCTCTGTACCGTATTGAAACGGTGATAAACATATCCTATGGTTGTCTTTTCATATGTGGCGTTGTCAAACTCAACAACATCCCCATAAAAAACATCATTGTCTATCGTTATATCATCTTCTATATACTTAGCCATAGGGTGATTAATCAATGTGTCACCCCATGCGGAGAAAGTGTTCTGAATAGTCTTTTTTGACTTATATTCAGTAGATAACTCCGTATTATCCTTATCAGCAAATTTGTTCAAATTCGTGAAATAATGGACATTATAATCAAACGGTTCATTCTCAATGCCACTAAAATCAAGCCCGGATGTCAATTTTCCAAAGCAATGCGAAAATTCAATATCTTCGGTATTAACTACGTGCTTATCATACCATAATTTGTTTCCTTTGTTACGCTTCACCACCGTAAGATATATTTCCGACAACGGTCTTCCATTTTCATCAACCAATCCATTTACGTCAACATCATCAGTGAATATTATTTGGGCTATATTATCCCCATATATATTATTTCCAAAAGCCGCCTTATTTACATCACTGTTAAGTTCATTTCCATCAATGTTCTTGATTTTCTTGAACAATCTAAAATAATACGAGCAATCAACGCCGCCACTGTTCTTCTTATAGAAGCATCCATATTTCTCAAAATATTTGTAAATACCTTGAATATCAGTATATCTGACATTGAATATCTTGTCTTGGCTATCACCATTTGCATCACCCAATGATACAATCTTAACCTTTGTCTGATATTTTTGGAAAGTGGTTTTCATCACCTTTCCCTTATGCAATGAAGGCAAATAATAATAAAATGACACATAATCACCCACTTTCATATTATGTTTGAATAATGATGAGCATTCCAAAAGCATGATTGATGATGAATTTGTTCTTATTTTTATATTCACCTTAATTGCTTGGCTTTCACCCCCGCAAATAGTATCAAGCATTTCCGTATCTTTCGCATATGGGTAAGTTATGCAATAATCCCAGTTTTTTTCAACACGTTTTCTATATTTGTTATATTTCGGAATAAATGAATATAATTCCCTATCAGGATATAAATCTATGAACTCACACGGCTTATTATTTGCCATCAACTGATTGACCATAATGCTGCTTCCCGAATTTGTCGGAATCTTCATGTTTCCGGGATTAGTATATCCCCACCATCCATCCTTTTCCTCACATTGTGTTGAAAATGCCTCATATATTGAATCAATTGTATCATATTGATAAAGATGCATATCTGTTGATTTCTTTGACGAATCATATTTCACCGCCAAATCTTGTTTCACAATCCTTCCTCTGCTGTCACGAAGATAATCTTTTATTGTATTATACACCGGGCCGCAAATATTAACATTATCATCACGTAACTTATTGACATGAACAAATCCATTGTTTCTCAACATATGATTATTGAAAATATCAACCCCGCAATGATAAACCAACTTACCGTTTTCCAAATGGCTGTATTCAGTATCCATTATTGCTTGCCTGTATGTGATATTTTCAGTTGTATTCACCGCATTCTTGCACATTTCCGAGCGTTTAAACGCATCTTTAGATGATGTTCCGGTTCCTCCATCATCCCACAGCACTTTACAATCGTCAGAACCCTCATTTGCAACAATTTCTGATTTCATATTGAATAAAACATTGCTGCATATTGGATTTATTGCAAATATAAGTCTGTATTTGGTACATTCGTCCCTTTCTTTGTTATATTGCTCATATAAAGAAAAATCCTCATCAATATTATCATTAGGTAACATACGAATTTTAGTGGAGAGGTCAACATTGATGTTGCTCTCCACATTATTCGCAAATTTACTTCTGTTTTCTTCCAAAAATATCTTTCTTTCCATGTTTAGCTACCTATAATTTTGACTAAATATTCAGTTATTTTGGTTCCACCATTTCCATCATTATATGTAAGTGTCAAAGTGTTCTTATCAGAACGACTATTTCCTATATGATAGATTTCCAATGGTGAATAATCACCGCCGCTGGTTATCGAATATTCATAATTTTTAAATGTGAAGTTTCCATTCTTCGGCAATTCGGCTGTCCAATTGGTATTAGACCTTATTGAGGCATCTTTAATTGAGCCTTGGTATGGCACATTTATAGGAATACTGATTCCTGCTATTTCGGCATAAGTACGTCCGGTTGGGCTATCTCCTCCACCTCCACTATCATCTGCTTTTTTCTGTACCAATTTGAATGTTGCATCCTGACCTGGCTCAAAATAATAGAATTCAACCTTTCCTGTTTTTCCTAATTGGTCTTTATTTTCTGCATAACTGATGGAAACTCCCGTTGTCGGTCCTAATCCTGTAGATGGATTAACTGCTGTAATATTGCCATCAAATACGGTTTTCCATGTTATATCTGTACTTGCGCTGACAACATCTACAAGAACCTTTCCTTCCTTGGCATCAACTGTAGCGTTTTCAGGATTAATAACAAGGTCTTCTTCATTAAGAATAGGCGGTTTGTTTATTTTCACAAGATTTGGATAAATCTTATAAATCTTTGCAAATCCGTCCGGATTACTTTCTGACCGACTTTCAATTTCACCTACCACAAATAATCTATCACCCGGTGAATAAGTACGGTCTTGACCTCTATTTTTACATGTTCTGATAACATCTTCCCATGATGATGACTGTTTATTTATTTTTGGTTGTTTTACAATCCTAACTTTTCTGACAGGACTTATCTCCGGCCAAGTTTTTGCTGCGGCTTCTATTGTGTTTTTTTTACCTTTCATTTTACCGCCTTCCAATCTTTCACCAGAAATATGCTTTTTTGAGCCATCTTCATTGGTTAATTCAAATTCGGCATAACGTCTTACATTATGTTTATATCCTTTATGGTCTTTGCCCCATAAGCGTACAATCAATGGGCTTCCTTCCATATCAAAAGTCGCTGCGCTTGTATAAGTGAATACCGCATATAAATTATGGTCATCATCTTCTACCCATATATATGTATCAGTTTCACTGTCATCATCTTCATAAAGCAGTTCCACATTTCCCGGTTCTTTACAAAGATAATATTGTGCTGTACTTTCACTTACATCACCATCTGAGGTTGGCCATATTGATATTTGATTATTTTCATCAACGGTATATAAAACATATTGATGGAAAAATGAATCAACGGAACCATATATTGTATTCACCATATTTTGTGCTCCATTAACATCAGATGGATAGCCTTCTACAATTTCGTATCCATAAGAAGCATCCTCTTGAGCCTCTGACCAAGCATATTCATATTCATCACTCCATGTATTCGCACTAAATGAAAGTATTCTGTCCTTATTATCGGTCATGGTTACTCCTGACATATCATGCATTCCATTTGTATATTTAAATTCAAATTCTTCATCAAAATTTGAAACGGTTGATGCTGACGAAAATTTGGTTTGATAAGTAATACCATTGTGGATTTCAAATTCAGTTGCTCCTCCTGCCTCAAAATCAACTATTTGAGCTACTTCATCTCCATTACTGTTATTATTTAATTCAATGTCCCTATACTGAGCAACAATAAAATTCGCTTTTGCATAAAATGGCCTCTTTATTGCACTATATACAAAGGTCGGATAAAATATTCCGTTTTTATATTCTTTAACCAGCGTAGGCTGACTTCCAACATGGAACTCAATATCCCCTTCAGGAATCGGCTTGAATACATAAGTGTTATTGAAAAATCCGGCTTGATATGGTAATTCTATCTTACCATCTATCTGCCTTACTCTATAATCGCCACAAACCGTGTTATCATTTGTTGCAATGGCACTATATTGTGTGATTGACGGACTATAATTTACACCAACCGTTTGGAAATATTGCAATTCATCATTCAATTCATATCCCGGCTTCCAATTCTCCGGTTCATCGGTTGAATAAACCTCACCATCTTTCAATATTTCCCAAGATGATTTAGAACTTCCACCTTTTTGCAATGGTCCCCATACGGTCTTGTTTCCATTAATGGCAAATACTTTATTGTCAAATGTTCTTGTATCATTCAATGAATCATTTATTTCATTAAACATACAAACCCTATAAAGCCAATTTTTATTATCGCCATTTCCGTCAATTCCAATTGGGTGCCCATCCATAAACCACATTTTCTCAGACATATGGGGCATAATATCCAAATCCAATAGTGGTGACTCTGCCATAATATTTTTATCACCAATCATCAATTGTATGGAACTACCGTTCTTAACAAGAAATTGGGTTAAAATAATAGATTGGTTTCCTTGACCGCAATTATATTCTACATAAAGATTATAATATACATTAGCATGTTTAACAAATATTAGTTTAGCATTATCTTCAGTTGCACCGATTGAAATCGGATATGGATTACCTTCTTGAATTCCGTCCACATCTGTTATATAAAGATTAACTGTATTTCCAGTAAAACCATCAATCTTAACATTCCATACTTTAATATAGCCACCTCTAAATATGTCTGTAGAAGCAGTACCATTTTCATCTGAAACATTAAAATCATATACTTGACTTAATGATGAAGCCAAATTCGCACCTACTGAAATTTTCTTTGTATATTCAGTACCATTATTATCTACCACTATGACTGTATAATTACCGAATTTAACCCCCTCAATGTCAAATTGATAATTATTCAAATATTCACTATCAAGATATGTAGGAGTTTTGTCAATATTACTATAATATGATATTGATATCAATGGCATCGCCACATTATTCAATATTCCGTGAATAGTACCATTGCCTGCACAAAGGTCTATATCCGCTGTAAGATTCAATGTTGCCTCTTTTGTTATCAAACGAGATTCCGCACATTGTGAAAAGAACTGCTTATTGAATTCGTCTATGGCTGTCGCTCCATCTTTCATTCCAAAGTAAAAATAATAACTGTTTTCAAACTGTGGCAGATATTGCTTTGTTCCACTTGAAACCAAGAATTTACGTAATTGAAGTTCGTCATTCTTTGTCAAATTCTCATAATCAAGCCCGAAACGGTAAAGATAATAATCAATACTTGGGTCTTCTATTGTTCTAACCTGTGTATTCTCCGATTCATTCGGGTCATAATCATCACGATTGATTCCCAATGCTATTCCAAATTTCTTAAGCAATGACTTCTTTTCATTATTTTCATCTTCCACACCAAGTTTTCTATTATAAAGATTGCTGCCCCTTGAGTTCATTGTCTTTTTAAACGCCCCATCAAAATTAGTAGGTTTGACAAAAAGGAAATCATACATCTTATAACCCGTTTCTGGATTAACCTTTGTTGCAATAAGCCTATTCTGATTCATTGTGGCAAACATTGTTCTAAAGTCTGCATCAACAATCTCATCTCCCGAAATGAATCCAGATGGAACACTATAAGTATATTGTAAGTTTCCATCCTTATCCATACCGGAAACATCTTCCCTACGTTGTGAAATAGTTGCCCCCATCTCACAAATTCTTTCAAGATTTATACAAGATTTAAGATTGGTTTGTGAATTAACACATGATAATCCCAAGAAATGCCCACCAGGATAATACATTCTTTTCTTATCAATCTCACCTTGTCCAGGACCTGTCCAATTCCATGATATACCTGCCGCTTCTGTCATTGCAATGGTATCACTTTCCTCGCCTTCTTCATATTGGACATCAGCAATATCCGTATTACCCGCTCCGCTCAAATACATAAGTTCATTATAAAGAACGCTTCCGCTTGTATTTGAAACCACTGTAACACCTTTATCATTGTTCAATACATCTTCTTCACTTGTTGATGATTGCCCCGCACATATTGTACCTTTTCCCGTGGCATAAAGAGGACCATCTGATTCCATATTCGTTAATGCCAGATTGGTAGGCATAACATATGAAGTGCTTGTCAAATGCTTAAATGATTGCGGTATTCCAAATAAATCACAATCATTCAACGAACCTAAAAGCACTATATCTGTTGCGAAAAGATTAACCTTTCTTGATGCAGGTGATGTTTTTCTTGTCCATTCACATGGCTTTAAATAATAAACATATTGTCCTTGCATAGTGGATTGCTCATGACAAATACCACCATTTTTGCCAAATATTGTCTTTTGAGTCAAGCCACGTTTCTTATGAAAATTATTTGCCTTTGCTATTTGGAACGGATTCGCCGAGCCTAATGGATTATCAACACTCGTATATGTCCATGCCTCGTTCGTATTCATTGGCTTATATCCAATAGAACATTGCTGAGTATATCTTCTTGTCTTAGAAAATATCTTTGTATTATCCATACAGCCCTTTATCTTTGCACGTGCAAACGTGATACCCAAAAATTTCTTTTTAGGACGGAGGTAACGCATGAATCGTGGAAAATAAATAAGTCCGTTAATCCAATCATTATAAAAGTCAAAATTAATAACCCTATATTCCATGGCGAGATTCATCTCAATACATGCAATAAGATAATCCGTATGGATTGTGAGGCAAATTGTCTCATTATCTTCCGGGTCTTCGTTTTGGTCATCTATTGATTGCGGGTCATCCTCACTGCCACTTTCAATTATTTTATCAAGAGTTTGCCGTAAAAGATTATAACGTTTCATTCCTCTTGGAGGTTTAGCATTATCCCACAAATTTTCAATGAACATCGGTGCAAAATACCAATTTTCAAGGTCAGGGCATAACCCTTCCTTAAGAACATTCATTTTTAAACTATTGGCTTTAGCATAAAGGGGTTTAAACGGATATTTAAAATCTTTATCAATCCCAATTAAACTTGCACCCCATGAAATTACTTTTCCAACCCATCCAAAATTTGTATTACCAATATCAGCCAATATGTTACCGAGCATTGATACAATTGTATTAATAACTCCCGTAATGAATATAAAGCACTTTATAATAGCACACATCACCGTAAACATAAACGGCAATCTAATTCTTATATTGTTGTATGGAATAGGATTGTTCTGTCCATAAAAATTGCAACTCTTGATTCCCGAAAAATTCTTATCTTTCCATGCACGTGCTTTTTTCCTTTGGAATCGTGGAATATATGATTTTACCGTATAAACATTGTTCCAAAATAAATCTCTAAAAGAATCCTCTCTTGTCAATGTTCCGAATTCATAATCATAATCCTCATGTTGTCCATCTACCAAATTCTGTGGATTATGTGGAACCAACACTTTTGGACGGAAATAATTATCAGTATTCACTTCCGAATCCTGCATGGACATTCTGAATCTCACTCTTGCTCTTGTCGGGATTCCCTTATCCGGGTCATCTGTAGGAACCATGTTCCCATATTCATCCGTCATCATATAATCAAGATTCATCGGAATCTGATAGCACCAAATACCGTTTTCATTGATAAGTTGTGTTCCCTTTATCTGAAATTCTTCCACTGAACCACCCGGTGTCTTCCTAATCATCTCGATTTTTCCCTCACCTGTTACCAATTCGTCCATTGAACCCATATGGTCTGTAGGAATACACTTTTTTGAAATTCCTTGTGATGCCCTATCGCTGGTAACACTTCCCAAAAATACACATGTAGGCTCAAATTTAAATGATATATTAACATCGGCTCTTGTCAAACCAATTGTCTCTCCCAATGATGAATTTCCCCAAAAAGGATTTACATTAACAACTTGGTCTTGGGTGAATACTTGACTTAAAGTATCATATGTTGTTCCCGTCTTGAACATATTCGGGTTTTCAAACTGTTCAATCGTATATCCCTTATAAACAAAATCCCTCGGACGCTGTGACAATATTCCGCAATCCGACAAATCAAGGTCCATGTGCAACGTATGGGCTCCCGTAGGCACACCCATTATCAAATAATCACCCGCATTGTTTGTACGGGTTGTATAGGCATAATATTTGTCAAAAACCTCAAGAACCACATCATTGTCAAGGGTATATCTCTTATTCGGGAACGTCCCCACTATTTGATGGCAATCTGAAACCTGATTATCCGGCAAAAGATTATATCTTATCCCATCGCCATTTTTGGACATTGAACTTGAATATGGATATAATTCCCTCAATTTCGCTCCGTCCTCGCTATCTGCCACTATGAAAATGCTAATCTTTGCGTTAGGAACGCCAAAGCCGTTGTTGGCCAAAACTCGACCGACAACGACCCCGTAATTTGAATTATGTAATTTATAAGTATCCACACTGTTGATACTTACAGAAAGAACATCAAAAGTGTTATAATCTTGAACAAGATTCGCATCCAATGTGATGCATCTGTTTGTTGATTGAACTCCGACATCCGTTCTTATCCTATATGATTTATTTGCCTCTGACATGCTAATCTTTCTTCTTTAATCTAAAAATTTTATCTATAACCATAGGACTGTCCGTGAATATTTTTCTTCCAACAATAAACAATCCGATGACCGGTAATAAAGGAATACATATCAAAACATTGACCGTTTTCCGAAACCCCATTTTTATCATATCTGCAATATGGGTATCCTTGCTTTGGACATTTTTTGTTCCATATGTCTTTTCAAGATACGTCAATTGCTGTTTAACCTTACAAGCGCAAGCCATCTGTTATCTTTCTTTTATTCTGACTCTGATATCCTGCTCCGGATATTTAATCTCCATCATTGTATCTCCATCATTATAAAGGATTCCATCCGTTGCATCAAGGTCAATTATATCTCGGTCTGAAGATATGGAATAACTGTCAATATATTCTTTATCTATTGATTCTCCCGCCAAAGTTTCCTGCTGCACTTGGCTTTGTGAATAAGTCTTGCCCGTCTCATTTGAAACAACAAGGTCTATAAGATTTATAACCCCGTCTATCTTTGAAATTTCCTTTTCAAGGTCTCCGATGAAAATCTCCTCTCCCATAAGATGCTTATTCACATCCATATAACTCTCAACGGTATTGATTATGGAGGTAACAACATCACTCTTACTGTAATTCTTGTCCATGATGACATTCACATCAAATGAAAGATTAATAATCCTTCCCGCCTTAATCTCCACAAAATCATTAACGCATCTATATCCGCTGAGATAATCCTCAATATTTTTAATCAATGTAACGGGTAAAGATGTATCAAGTTTTCCAAGGTCATTTATTCCGAGAAGATATATCATAATCTTGTTATTTTCCTCTGTTACACCGACTCTGAACGGAGTGCCATATTTCGGTGGAAGAAGCAATATCCTGTCAATATAATCCTTTACTGTAACGCATCTTTCTTGTGCGGCATTGTGATATTTGATAAGATATTTTATCTCTCTTTCTGACGGCATATCCTTTCCCGAAACCGAAGGCGTTGTATTCTCAACCACCATTGTTCTTAAAATAGTTTCAGCTGATGATGCGTTTCCTCTAAAATCAGCATTAAGGCTTGCAACCCTATTAATCGCACCTTGTGCCACATTGCTGGCTTTTCCTCCGCCTATTCTGTAAAGTATAAATATTGTGCTTTCAGCATCAGGTAAAACTCCCAAGTTCTTGTTATTCAATATCTTTGACATCTGCCATTTTGAAAAAGATGCCGCATCAGTCCCAATTTCAACATTTTGATTATCAATACCTCCACCAAATATAATCTTAAGATAGCCTTTATCTGTATATTCTGTTATGAATTTATGGTCAATCGGTCTCCATTCACCTTTCGTAACACAATAGGTCGGTTTCCCTTCATATCCATATACATAAGTCTCCGCTCTGCCGTCTTTCTCTCTTGGGAGCCATGCTTCTGACTGGGCAAGATTATTAACCTCATAGAAACGTGTTATTCCATCTTCCGGACAACCGCTTCCATAAAAAATACCATAAGAAGGAGCCAATGTGTTATCAGTACCGTTTTTCACAACAATGGATTCAATATTCATAACATTCTCGATAGGAAGCATGATTTCCATAAACGGTTCAATATCCCCGGCATGGACCACCTGTCTATAAACCCTTGTCTCTCCCGCTGTTACCACTGCCAATTTTGATACTGTATATCCAGTAATAATTCCATTGGTATTAACATTCGGAATAATTGTTCGGTTCGTGTTTCCGTTACTGTCAAACTGAGTAGCAAAATCAACATCCTCAAGCAATTCAAACTGCTGTGATGCCGAACTGAAGGTTGTTCCCCTTTTAACAATAGGGGCATAACTATAATCCGGCAAATTATTCGCAACCGGAAGAACAAATGAAATCCTCATTTCCGCCATTGCCCCTTTCGGACCCGGTATTTTCACGCCATTGTTCCTTGCAATTGCATAAAGCGACCCCTTTTCTTGGGCACTGTCCAAATTCGTCTCTTGATATACTCTGTCAATATGATAATTAAGCCCGTCTCCAATATCTGCCGCCAACGTTATCATCCAATCCCCCACACTCGCATCATTAAATGATGTGGCGAGGTCCGGATAATATTTTTCTGACATTGCAATTAACGCTTCCTTGTAATCAGCGTAAGTTCTGTTTAAATATGATATTTTCTTATCCATTGTCTATTAAAGTTTTACAGCGACATTTGTTACTTCTGTCTTATTGCCCGTCTTGATGCCATATTCCACCATTGCTATTATGGCATGGTCATCTGTCTCTGAATTATATATTGTTACGTCTCTAAACTGTACTCCCGGTATATATTTTGAAATTTGGCTTGTTATCTCCGACTTTATTGCCGAAAACGTTGCCTCATCCTTCGGTCCGAATATGTATTTAACAAGGTCTGTTCCGAAATTCGGGTCTCTCAATTTCTGCCCTTTCGGGGTAAATATAAGGTGAAGAACCTGTGACTTGATGCTTTCCGCATAAGTCTTGTTTAAATCAATAAACATCCCCTCATCATTGTCTGATGTAAAGGGGTATTTTATTCCATATTTTTGTGTTAATGCCATAATTCACTAATTCTTATCAATAAATAGAAAACATTTATTTTCTCAATATTAATTTAGCCAATCACAAATGAATAATAAAGAAAAAACACGGTCTTTTGAACCGTGTTTCAAACAATTAGGTGTACATTCCCTCTTCCATCTTTATATATGGCGTTTGGTATATCCGTTCTTTCTTGAAATTATGCAAAAGCCACAATGTCCATATTCTTTCCGACAAGAATCCCAATATTGAAGTCTGCCATCTAACCGCTTCCGGTGTAACCTCATTTGCATTTTGATATCTGATATATTTTCCCGTCTCAAGATTATATTTAACATGGTCTATCAATTCTTTTTGATTATGAACCCCGGCCATATTCTGCCAAGCGTCAAGGCAGCCGAACAAAAATTCACAATACCTATCATAATCTTCTTCCCTCATTATAAAACCATTTGAATAATACAAATCCGGTCCGTTCTTTATGTATTTATCCCAATCTTCCGCATAATCCGGATATAATGCTTTTACCGCATATTCCATTATAATTAAATCATCAATACAATTGCTGAACGCATATCCTTGCTCTACCGTATCGGCTGGTATTACCATCGGTTCCTCTTTTGTAGGCACCTTATGTGACGGGTGATTAAACGGCTCACATGTTATAACATCATATTTTTCAAACATATCATCAAAATCAATGTTTTCATCAATGCCTTTCAACGGTCTCCTATATTGCATCTGTCCCTTATATTTTGCATTATGGATATTTTTCCATATCCAATATGTCCCTGTGTTTTCTATATAAAGATAATTCTTATCTGATATATTATCCCCCGTATTATCCTTCAATGAACAAACATCCGTTCCATTTGCCGCTCCAACTTGCAATGGAGTGATAACCGCATCATCCAAAAATTTGAAATCTTTCTTTGAATAACAAAGACTATATATTTTCACATCATCTCTCTTCTTTATCTCCTTCGGTAAAAGATATGACATATCAATGCCTAATTTATCCTTGAATATCTGCACTTTTTCCTCGGTTACATCATTGGTCTTGAAAAATCTTGATTCCAACAAGAACTGTATCTTACTTCCATCCCATACTGAATCAGGGAATCCTCTTTTCATTTTATCCGCATATTCCTCTGCTGTCTTTGTTGAATAATGATTCAACCAAGCAAACTGATAATCCATATTCCCCAATGGAATATTTCCATTTTTGGTAAATCCAACATCATTGCAGGTTCTCAATTCATTCGGACTCGGAGTATGTGAAAATCCATTGCCAACCCATTGTATATCATCCAAACCGCCTCTGACAATTGATTTTATATGACAATTCTCCGGTAACTGCGGCATGGCAATTTTTGTATCAATGGAAATAGGTTTTTTAAATCTCTCCATCAATGGTTTGTTTTCATAATATACATGCCCGTTATCCCCATATGTAAGCCAATTAAGATGTATCATATCAAAATTTATGAACTGCGGCATGGCAAGATATTCCCCAATGGATTTTGCCCTTTTAAGAATCAAGAATTCATCACAATCTATAAAAAATATCCAATCATAATTGTTCTTCAATTCCTTATAACATTCTGTATATGCCTCCATTTGACAAACTTCTCTTCCTCGGTAATCAACTATGTCAACAAGTCCGTCATCAATATAATTTTGGATAACCTCCTCAAATCTTTCTCCTAAAAGGTCATTGTTGTCATATATCCTTATATGAGATATTCCCAAGAATTTATACCATTCAACGAATTCCTTGATATATTTATTCTCATTCTTTCCTATGCAACAAACCAATGATTTTATCTCATTCGCTGTTTTTACCTTTTCTTCCTCTATGCCAAATTCAGCAAAACGTTCCGCAAACTTCTCCCCCTCTTTTTTCGCCTCAATCTGTGAATATCCACAACCTGATGGATGATATACTGTAATGCGGTCATCAATGACCACCTTAAAGCCTTCTTTTTTCGCCAATAAGTTCAATGCCTTGTTGATATTCCATCCATAAACATTATCACCCAATTTCAAATGAGAAAACAACTTATCAGCCACCTTCATATTAATCATTTCTGCCCATCCTTCACCGTGATTGACCTCTCTCATTCCGTTTGTGTTTTGGCAGTATTGATGGACATTTGTAGGAATAATAGCCGTTGCGCCGTCACAAGATGAACCTTGTATTGCTGACGGGTCCCATATTCCTATATCATCACGTGATGCTGCATCCACAAAAGATTTAATAAAATTTTCATATCCCTTGATTTCAACATCCGATGTTATAACAAGCATATATTCAGCATCATTCTGTTTTGCAAATTCATATGCCTTCATCATCAATCCGCCATAATAAATGTTGTCATAACAAACAAAATTAGTTGTTTTTAATTCATCTATGGCATCACCTTTCTCCTTATGATATGTGTCCATTATTATGGTCGGAACCACCCCGCTTAAATTATTATATAAGTCAACCGCTCCCTTGTCTTTATTATAATTGAAAATGAAGCAAAATATGCTTCGTTCATTTATACTATCTATCATTTTCTGTTTTTCCTTTGTCCATTTATTGTATTTGAAAAATTCATCAAGATTAATCATCTGTCTTGCCTTCTCTTTTCCAACGGTAGGATATAGCCTTTTCATTTTAATTTTCAAAAATTCCTCAACAGTCTTGAAGCTATAATGATTAAGCCATGCTGTATCCCAAATACGTTCGTTGATAACTTGTGTGTCATTTCTACAAACATTTCCATGGCAATCTACAAATTTGAAAGGCAAATGCCATCCATGCTCTCCTCCCGGAGCCATATAGAAATGAAAATCTTTCAATCCAGTTCTCACTATTATCTTTGTACTCCTATTTGCAAGATAATTAATCTGATTATCTTCCTCTATTGTTTCCGTAAATCTTTTTATTGAATAATTTCCATTTTCAACCCCGACCAATCCATTATCTGTAAAATTCTTCCAGCAAACCTTAATTATATCCGCATTAGTAAAAATATCTTTATTCAAAAATGCTTCAAGTGTTAAGCCTTCATCCAATTCTAAAAATTCATCAACGTCAAAAAAGGCTATCCAATCATAATCCCCCCCCCCTAAAGTATTGATTTTACAATACTTATCATAACAATTTTGGTATGCTCTCAATTGTTGGCAATCTTTTTCGCCTCTAAAATTCTCTATTATAGCAAAGCCACTCTTTATATAATCTTCAATAACTTCATCAAATTGCTCGTCATCTTCATCATTGTTATCATATATGACAACATTTGTAAAGCCTATATTTTTATAATGCTCTACCCATTCCCTTATATAAAGATTCTCATCTTTCGCAATACAACAAACTAATGTTTTAACCATATTTTTTTTCTTTTATACTGATTCTCCTAAAGTCTTTAATTCCACTTCAAAAATATTATTAAAATTATGCAATACATATAACGTATTGAGTCTTTCAGCCAACGCCCCGCCTATTCTCAATTGATATGTATCCCAAAACATAGACAATCAAATCTTTGCCCATAATATTCTTGTTTTTCTTAAAATTACAAAAAATAACCGAAAATATAAAGAAAAAAGCCCCGACTTTTCAGTCGGAGCCCTCTCAACAAATAAGTATTTGAACTTTTAGGGAGTTTTTTGACGTTTCACGGGGTGTTCCTCGCATTGCCCTCACCGTCCTTCGTCCCGCCTCCCTGCGGGCTACATTGCAAATATACAATATTATTTTCTAAAAACCAAATTTAAATTCCAAGTTTTTCCTCAATCGCCTTCAATCTTCTCTCAAGTTCATCATTCTTTTCCTTAAGAGCCACATTCTCTTCATGAAGTTCATCCACGGCTTTCAACGCTATAACCGACAATTTGTCATATGCAACTGACAACATTCCTGCTTCATTTATTGATACCAATTCAGGATATACCTCCATAACCTCTTGTGCAGAGGTTCCTATCTCAAGTTTTGACTTCTTTGAATCCATATTCCAATAGAAATATTTCTTCGGGATTGATTTCAATTTGTCAAAATCAACTTCTATGTCTCCTTGGAAATTCTTCAACCTCCTATCTGATGTCTGGAAAAAACCACTTGAGGCTGAAACTCTGCCCGTTACTGTTACATCTCCTTCTATTGAAGTATTCCCGCTTAATGATGTGGCTCCGGTAACGTACAAACCACCTTCTTTAATGCCTAACCCATAAACCCTTGCAAGTCCATTAACTGAGAATATAACATTTTCAACATCAGAATCTGAAGTCCTAATATTCATAGTTCCTCTAAATTCAGTTTCTCCTGTACAAGTTAATGCAGTACTAGTACTATTAATACGAAGTGTTCCACTCATTGTGTCTCCTGTCCTATGTACATATCCTTTACCATCAAGTTCCGAACTTGTTACATATCCTTTATCTTCAAGTTCCGTTTGTGTTACAGCACTAAGAAAACTGATAACCGCTGATGCTTCAGCATCTTTAATTGACTGATTATGATATGCTGCTATATGTGTTATATCACTGGCATTTAAACTAGGACCAATATAACCAATTGTTATTGTATCTCCTTCACTATTATAATCTATTACGCCTTCAGCAGAATTAGCTGGACCGCCAGCTGATTTTGAACCCGCATATTTTGTTGGGATTTCTGATTTATTAGCAGGTGTATATCCCAACGCTGTTGTAACATTAGCTTTTGTGATGTCATTCCTTATGTCCGCAGATGACTTATTTTCAACTTTACCCAATCCAATGTCAGATTTTGTTACACCATGAGGATTACCGCTTGTCTTTTGTGAATGAGCATAAGCTATCGCCCCATAATCTCCTCTATAAGCAGTTCCACTTGTCTCCCCCAATGCCAAAGACGGAGAAATTTCAACATATGCGGAACCTCCCCATCTATATGTCAAATTTGTGGATATATCAACATAAATTTTTCCTGTTTCTCCTGACTTAGGAAAATTTGATTTGCTGTTATATTCAAGTACATCATCAACATAACTTGGAAGATTCGCTTCAGGGATTTTTCCGCTTAATTGCCTTGTGACATCAACCGAACCGTCAATCTCGCTGAAATTATATGAAGGTTTGGTATCAGCCCTTGCCCATGTTGCCAAATCAGTTATTTCACTCTTTGTATGTGTATGCCCCGTATTTGACTTGGTGGCTAATTTTGTATTAACTTCAGTCTCAGTATAATATCTATCATCATGAGTGTGTCCTTCCAAAGACGGTGTGCCGCCTATAACTCCTATAAAATCTGATTTTGCAACGCTTGTTGTACCTGTAACATGTCCTTCATTATTTACAGCAATCTTATAAAATCCTGATTTTTTTGCCGTAAATGTCGGGTGTGAATATTTAGTTGCGCCGGAGGCTATACCATCCAATTTAGTTTTATCAGCCGCAGTCATCAATCCACGGGTTGATGTTGTTACATCATCATATGTTGTATCCGTGAACACCGCATCTGATGGAACACTCTTCGCCACCGTATATCCATTGACATTTGTTGAAGTGATTGCTGATTTCACCTTGGTTATCGTAATATTTGATGTCAATGCGGTTCCGTTAATTGTTCTTGAAGTCGGTACATATGACCTTAAATTAGCCTCCAATGCACTAATTTTTGTCTCATTAGACCCAACAGAAGTTGTCAACCCCGAAATGTCGCTTTTTATCGCTTCTGTTGTTGCCGTTGTCGCATAATTACCCATATCAACGGAACTGAGCTGGTTGACCCTTGTATTGAGGTCGTTCAACGCCGCTGATGTTGTCTGTTCATTGTTAATGACACCTTGTTTCAATTCGTTAAAATCTGATTTCGGCGCATAACTTGCATCATTTGTTGTCTTGTCGGTAAAAACCTTTATATCATTCTTTGAATCCTTTACCGCCAAGAACGTGTTTCCCGAATTATAATTGACGGCTATCTCGCCATAGTCTATTTGGTCTGTTGTCGGTTTTTTGTTTAATGTATTGCTCTTAATATGAACAACCTTTGGTCTTGCCATATAAAAATATGATTTTTTGTCAATCCCTTATAGAAGGAATTTTATTATTATAGATTTATTCTCTTTCAATCTACAATAAATAGTTCTCCAAAATCAATTGAATATGGCAAAAAAGCATATAAATAAAAAACGGACATTATTCATGTCCGCTTTATTGTCCAATCATTTTAATTCAAAATTCGCTATTCCTCAACCGATGTAGCCCTCTTGGCCACCCTTTTCGCATTCTCGGCAAAGTCATAATATCTTTGGAACTCCTCCGGTTTCTCTTCCCTCTGCCTCAATATCCCAAGTTCATCGCAAACCGAATACTCATGTCTTATTATCCTCTCTATTATATCCTTGTAATCAAGTTTGGGAACGTCAATATAATGGCAAAAATGCATCTCTTTTTCCTCTGTTCCGACCACTCTCATATTCCCTTCCTCATCATGCTCCATTATGTCAAATGGAATCATCTGTGTTTCATCATCAAGATAAAGCCTGTATCCTATGCCGTTCGGCAATCTATCATATTTTGGGGCTGCGTCCTCAAACTGCACTCTGTAAAACATATTGATTCAAAATTTTTTCTATACATAAATAGTTCGAACGGAGCAATATACTTGTCAAACAACTTCTTTTTGATTTTCAAGGCATTAAATTGGCTCAGATATCCAAAATGGCTATTCGCTTTAGATAATACATCAATTGGATTCATGTATTTGAATTCATTCATCTTTGAATTAATCCTTGCGAGAACCTTTTTCGGAACATATCTTCTTCCATTCCTTATGCATGCACCTTTTCCCCAAATGGTCTTTCATTTCCTGAGCCATGGTAATATTGTATAACAATGATTCAAAGCCATCAAAAACTTTCGAGCAATCAGTCAATTTAAACATTTTTGTTACTTTTTGTGTGCTATCCCTAAACTGACTGTCAAGTGCCATTGCTGATGAATAAACTTTCAAATCAACGGGAGCAACTCCATGAGAAACTTTTCCCACATAATTACCTTTTACACGATATGTTTTACTTTTCATTTTTTTTGCTTTTTTAAAGTAATGCAAAATTACAAATTTATTTTTCACTTTCCAAATTCTTTCTTAAAAAAATATTTTTCATAAAATATGGTCAAATAATTTGTTTATTCCAAATATTTTTTGTATTTTTATATAGGTAAAAAAGAAATAAAAAAAATGATACATCTTCTCAATAAAGAAAACATATCACTTTAAATATTTTAGGCTTAAATATGGGCGGCTGCCCTAAAAGAAAGGGGCAGCCGAAAAGTCTTAAAGATTAGGTTCTCGCAGCGGGCGAACACTGAAGCCGCTGGCTCTGTAGTTTCTAATCTGAGGGTACACGTTGCTGCTGTTGAAGTACAAATGGTACGCCCTGTCCATAGAATGCGGAGCGGAACTCCAATAGTGCCCCTCGTTGCCACTGTTAGAAAACGAACCCATTTGAGGAGAAATATATCCTGTTGCAGGAAATAATATACCTTCATTGTCTTTGGCAATCGAAGGGTTTTCATCGTGTCCACTTCTCTTGAATCTGTAACCTACTGGATTAGATGCCAAATAGTCATCGTGCAGTGTTTTACTTAAATCTTGCTTTATTGCATTTATATTTTCTTCAGATGTAGTCACACTAGATGGATAATAGAAGCAATTTTGCCCATATGCTCCATCTTTATAGGTAAATCCATAAAACTTTTGCCTTTGTCCAACACAATACCCTACTGGGCATGGGTCATATATTGTTTTTTGCGGATAACGGTCGGGTGCTCCATAATTTGTTTGTAATGCATCCCACAAATTAGGTGCGTGTTTACAGTTCCAATCATATACTGTTTCACCTCCATAAGTTGAAGGGTCTCCAATCCATGTATAAAAAGTTCTTGCGTTTGCAATTCCATCTGCAATGGTTGTTTGCCTTTGCGTTGTTGCACCCGTCTCATAAGATACAATATTGTGTTTCCCTTGATAGAAAAAAGCATCTTTCCTACCAAACTGATAATAAAGATTGGTATCAAAATTCCTTAACGAACGGGTTTCCGTTCCATCCGTAATAGTATAAGCGGAATTATCCCCAACAATAAATTTCGCCCCAAGATTATAAGGCAAAATATCATATGTAGTATTACCATTCCATAATGTTACATCATCCATATCAACACTATTCGGAACAATCCATATATGCCAACTCCATATATATTTGCCATTGACATCCTTCGCCCCAATAATTGCATTTCCGCCCGTAGCAGGTATTGAATTAACAGTAAATGTCACCACTCTATAATTATCTTCCGATGCCCCTGTCATATTGACATCTGTTATAACACCATCCGTCAAATCAGTTTCATCAACAACCACTGTTTCAACTGTACATCCCTCATGTTCCTCAATATAAGGTGATGTAATCTTATTTCCCAAGTGATTGACAAAATCATTATCTGAATTTGATGTTATATTAGTATATGCAGCACTATTAACGGACCCATGATATAAGGCATTCCCATAAACAAGAGGGAAGCAATAGGTCCCTGTTTTTTTCACTATATAACAATTGGCTGTTGTTCTTCCTATTCTTGGATTTCCGTTCTCATCATATTTTGACATATCTATAGATGTGGAAGGATTTTCATTGAATGGTATATAATAAGTCGAATTATCATTTGTACAATAACTCACATTAGGCTTGTAAACATTTCCGCTTTTTATGAATTCATTATATTCCGCCGATGTGTTGAATTTTTTTCAAATATTTCATGATTAAAAACTTCTATTTCTCTATAAATAGGCTTCTCAATCAAAACTTTTTCCAAAACATGCTTGTTATATCCTTCCTTGCCCCATCCTCAATTTTTAAAAGCCGTTGATTGGTCGTATCCTTGTTTAAAGGTCCGAATTTGGCGATATAAGGACCGATTTTCACATAGTCGAATAGTTTATAGAAATCGTCTTCAACATTGTCTCTGCCCGAATAAATAGCCAAAGAAAGTGATGCATATTTTTCTTTGATATACCTTGCCATTTTAATCAAAGAATCCTTATCATTCCCCTCTCCCATAAAAAGAAAGCAATTGATTCCCTCATTTTCCTTAATCAGTTCATCAACCACTTCTTCGGTCAATTCCTTTCCGATATCTTTTCTTAATTGTGGAGAATGGCACCCGACACATTTGTTCTGACAATTCGTCATATTGACAGCCAAGGAGATTTTATCGGGAATCTCCTCGAAAACCACCATTGTATTTAAAAATTTAAGCATTTGTATCTCCTCCATATTCTTTTTTAAAATAAAAATAAGCCGTATTAATCAGTTTCTTTTTCATCTTTATCAATCTATTCAAAATTCTTTTAATTATTGAATGATTTCGTTTTTCATCAAATTCTATTCCATATGTTTGCAATTCTTCAAAAACTTTAACTCTTGTATAATATTCATCCAGCATTCTTCTGCATATCCAAATTGAATCAGAAACATCTTTATATAAATCAATATGCAATAAAGCATATTTAAAGTCATTTTTTGTTAAAATTTGTGCTTTCTCTGAAAATAAATTTCTCATTTCCGCCCAAACCTGAGATATCATTGCTTGTGTTTCTTGATAATACGACAAATACAATGCTCTCGAAAATATATATGAATCACTTCCTGGTTCAATATCATTCATTGCATGAATAAGATTTTTATAATAATTAGGTATTTCATCAACTTTATCATCTGCCACATTATTAGATTTCATCCTATTCAAAAATATATTTCCATGCATTAACTCATGCACAATTGGAATTAATAATTTGTTTTTAATCTGCTGATAATTTTTTCCTTTAAATGAAAACTTACCTATGAATATTTTTATCCATATTTTATTTTTCTCATCATTAATTCGATAAATATTTCCTCGGCAATCTTCCCCATCTATAAGTTCCACCGTTACATCAACAGAACTAAACGGCTCGTAATTTACATCTATGACAAACTTGCTATTTTTCATCATTACATGCTGTAAGACCTCATCTGCAATTTCATTTGCTAATCTATATTGCCCATCAAAAATATGACATTCCTCCTCTATCCCTTCCAAAAGACAAAAAGATTTTCTTAACCTATAATTCGGATATGAATAACCTATATGTTTTTTCAATTCTAAAATTCCCATTCTATATTTTTTTTAAAAAAGCCCACAGCGTTTGCCATGGGCTTTGATTAAAATTTTATTCTGAATAGATTCTTTGTCCCTCTTCTATCTGCCGTCCTTCATTAAAGTCCTCAACCCTTCTCAAATACCCAATTATTCGGGTCCAATATGAAATATGGTCTCTTCCGCAAATAGGGCATTTATCAATAGTATGTTTACTGATATATCCACAATCCCGACACTCGCTATTTTTCACATTAAATGTAAAATAATTGGTCCCATTTTCTCCGGCAAATTTCAACAAATCCTTATATTGTTGATATGACAAATGTTCATTTAAATTCAAATGGCAAGCACTTCCTCCATCACAGCTTCCCACAAATTCATTTCCATGAAGTTTCATCTTTTCAAGAATGCTTATATTTGGGTCATCAGGCAAAAAGAAATAAGATGTGTAACAATTCCTTCCTTCCGGAACCCAATAGCCATCTTTTTTATCCCATTTATAATTCTTGATTCCAAGAGACTCAGCAGGCACGAATTCGCTATTATACATTGTCTTTTTAGTACGATGAAGTGTATTTTGTTCTTTCATTGTGCCCGTTATCATCTTACAAAATTCAATATAGTCATCACAATAACGGCATTCTCCTCCAAGATACATATACGCCTCATTCAATCCATTAATACCCAAAGTTAAATATTGTCTATTAAGGTTAATAAATCCCGCCGTATATACAGGTAACATATTTGCATTATACAAATCCCACAAAATCTCATTATAAGCCGTATGATATTTATATATCCTTTCCAAAATAGGAATCAAATATGCTTTGAACTTCTCCTCGAATTCATCTCGATTGTTTTTCCATGCATTTCTATCACCATTATATTCCTCTTTAACAAAATTCTGAATAATTCTGTTATAATTCAATGTGATAACTGATTTTGAACCTGTCTGCTCTCCAGTCAAGCCGTTTGTGAAACTAAATGTATTTTCTTGAATCTTGTTAGAAAGTCTACAACAAGAACTCAACGTATCCGGACTGTCCGAAATATACGTAAAGAACGAATGTCCCTCTGAATACATCTCCGCAGTAAAATCAGCATAATCTTGGTCAATGAAATGATTATCTTTATAAAGAAGGGACATTGTTTCCACTGGGAATGTCAGCATCGTCTTAGTCCTTTCCTTATTGAACCATTTCATAAATTTCTTTTGAATATAAGAAAGGCTTTCCCATTTCGGAGAACTTCCATCTGGAAATTTATATTCCCCATAAATTCCCTCAAAATAAGGCTTGTCAAAATATGCAAAATTAGTAAATGCTGATTGGAATCCTCTTGCAGCAGCAGGCTGATTTATTCCATAAACTACCTCTTGAAAATATTGCTCTATTTGTTTGTCTATAGTTAATTCTTCCTTAATAGTACCATCAGTATTATATCTGATATGCGTGGGTCTATCTGTATACAAATAATAATAATCTCCCCACTCTTTTCTTGCAAAATAATCAAACATCACAAAAAATCCGCTACAAGCAACCGCTCCGGCAAATTGAGATGACACCGCAAAAATAAGATTCACGAACATTCCACAAAAAGAATCCAAATTTTTAGGTGCTGCTGACAATCCCCCAAGTCCTTTCAACCCATCATTTAAAAACGTAAGTGATTGAATAGCAACGCAATACGGCGAGTTAATTCCAAAGGTTGATTCATCATGCTTGTAAATTATATGATTTTCAAGGTCCTTAATATATTGGTCCGCCAATTTTTTTGAATAAAGATTTTTAATCTTATTTGTTGTATTATATCTATTAAATTGAATATTTCCCTTCTTAGGAATTTCCGCATTCAATGTGGCAATATTCTTATTTGAAACATTTGCGTTTGAATCGTATTTTGAGCCGCTGGAAGCATTCTTTGCATTAATATAAGACTCATTAAAACTCACCCTTTCCTTTAATTCCTCATTACTGATGAATTTTTGGATATAGGCCTTTGCAACTTTTTTATTAACCGACATCAATGCCTCTTCAATCTGCCTTCTAATTTCCTTTGATTCGATTTTGTCATAAATATACAAATTGTCAATAATACTATTCAATACGCCATCGACACATTCCTCATTACAACTTTTAAACGCTTCGCAAATACCATCCTTTGCTTTTTCCTTATCAAACTCCTCATAGGAGCCGTTTGTCTTTTTTACCGTCATATCAAAATTATCATTTATATATATTAAATAAGGCTTTCCTCGGATTTTTTCAACCAAAACCAGAGGAAAACCTCATGTTTAAAATTCATCATTCTTTAGGAATTCTCCATCAATCTGACCCACATAATTGGAAGGTTTTGACGCTGAGGACTTAAGAGATTGAGCCTCTCTGTTACGCTGCGCTATGCCTCTCAAGGCGGTCATAGTCTGTTCCTCTTTCTCCCTCTCCATCTCTTTATCCCATTCCAATTGCGAATCGAATTCGATTGCCTCATCACAAGATATTGTACAAGTTCCATTATCAAAGTAGATTCCTTTAAATCCCTTTCCAGACTTACCGGAACGATTCTTTAGAATAGCAATGTTTGCCCTGCACCTATCAATATCATCAAGTTGTCTGCTGACTGATAGAATCAACTGAGCCACATGCACTTTCTTTGCGGAACCACTTGCCTGGTCCATTCTGACAAAATCCGGACTATTCATGCTGTCTTTGGTACCCTGTGTAGGTATCCATATTGCAATATTGAATTCATGCGCCAAATTCTCCAAAACTCGCATTGTTACACCCTCTCTTGACCATTCCGAATCATTGCTGTAGCCACCTTTTTCAGGTGCTATGCACTCAAAATAATCAATGGTTACCAAATCCGGCTTGAATCCACTGTTGATTAGCCTTTTTATGAATATTCCAATATCCGTTGCCGTTTTCACTCCGGTCTTGAAATGCTTCAATCTGAGATTCTTTGTAAGAAGTTCCCTATCCGGGTGATTCATCAACAATTGGTAAATCTCATCACGGTCTTGGATATTAAGCCGCTTCAATTCCCTTGCCTCTATCTTTTTCCCTTTAGGCAATTCCTCGGTAAGTTTCTTTGCGAATATCTTTCGGGTGATATCTACATCATCATCCTCAAAAAATATCTGAAGAACCTTGAATCCCTCATGATTATTGGCATCACATCTGCAAGTAGCGGCATATGCATCAATGGCTGTGGTAAATGATGTATTGTGAGTCACTATAAAATCTTCTGTGAGATACATATGGTCATCATAATCAACCATTATACATTGGGCCTCCTTTTCTCCTATATATTCAACGTCAGTTATTTCAATATTAGGATTAGTTATAATATTCCATACATCTTTTTGCTTTTCTTCATCCCTGAAAGCCTTAATATTTTTATTATAACTAAGATTGAAATGGACTATATATTCACTACTATTTTCTGTATGGCTTATTTTTGCTTTTCCTCCAAGTGACAAAACAAGAAATTTCACATCTTCCGCAAGTTGTTCATTAACTGTTGTAAAATTAAGAAAATGATTTTTATCAACCCATCCTGATGCATCCATAAGTCCTTGAAGAAGAGATTCTCTTTTTTCTACGGAATTAAACAAATAATTCCATAAATCAATATCATGGACCATATTATCTCCCATCTGTGAGGCTAAAGATACGGCAAATTTGCCCATTTCATACGGGTCTATATCCGTTTCTACTTCAGTAAATTCAACACATTCATTCTTGGGAACATAATAGTTTCTATCAGTATCAGCAATAATCTCTTTTAATGTCTTAACTTCAAATTCATCTTTATTCGACCATCTATCCCCTACAGTCCACAAATGCTCTTCATCACACTCACATGAAGTACCATTAGCAAAAGAAACTTTGTATATAGGTCTTTTCCCTTGAGGGAATACTCCGGAAACCATATGCGGCTTTCCATCTTGCCCAATGACAAAATCTCCGACCTTCATTTCTCCCATCAGTTTATATCCCGTAGGAGTAAGAATACGGGCTTCAAGCGGCTGCGCTTTTCCAAATCCCGCCGGAGCAATAATAAGTCCCAATTTTCCCTTGTCAAGACCACCCCCAAGCGTTTCATCCAATTTATCAATACCTGTAGGGATTGATATTGTATAATCATTTGAAAGTGCCTTTTCGGTCATATCATAAATATTGAATCCGAAATCATCATCCTGACCGACCAATGATGCCTCATCAAGAAGATGCTGACATTCCGGATAACGGTCTATCTCGCCCTTTCCGGCAATCTCAAGAATTTTGTTTGCGACCTTGATAAGATTCTGCTGTTTGAAAAACCTTATCGCAAGTTCCTTTATTGTATCCTCTCCCTCGGAACTTGTCTCAAATTTAAGTTTGTTGATTAAAGCCGTGCATTCATCCACATCTATCTCCGTTTTGGCTTTTCTTCTTAAAAGAGTATCCATCAACGTATAAGACGGAACCAACCCATTGGTCTCATTGTAGTAATCTTTCATTGCCCCAACGAAATCCCTAAGGTTCGGGTCAGTAAAAGCATTCTGCTCAATTATCTGAACAGAATCTTCGAAGAATTTTGGCTCCTCAACAAAAACCTTGGCAAGTTTGTATTGAAAATCAATGCCAAGATAGCCAAGGTTACTTTTGTCCAATTGTTGTTTAGCCATTAATCAACCGAATTTTATTCAACGCCCCAAAGAGAACGTTCATTATCTCGATTCCACCCTTCGTAGATGCCCTCCACCGTGGTTGTGTAATCATTGCTGTTAAGGAAAGAACATGCATAGCAAATATTCTTGATAAGTCCCCAAATCAAATCATTCTTTCCCTCTACCATCTTATAAAGAAGATACTGCTCAAATGAAAGACGGTCCACATCATCGCCATCATATTTTCCTCTCTTGTTTGAAAGGTCAATCTTATCACATATGAATTTCGGATAATATCCTGTCCATCCGATAGCAGAAACCTCCTTGCCATCAATCTTGAAAGCGAACTTATACTCTGTCTTGTTTGACTGTACCGAATTTTCAGTAATCTCTCCGTCATCAAACTTATATCCAAGTTCCTTAACAACACCATCACCGGCATATACATAATCCGTCAGTGCATTTCCACGAACAACAAGACCCTCTCCATAAGAAAATCTGTCAGCATTCTCCGGATTGGCAACAAACGCCCTCATCTCATCCGCCGTATCAAAAGTCTTCGGAGCATACATCTCAAGATATGCCTGAGTCTTATCCCTCAAATCCTTATCAATAGTCCGGACACAACTACGAAGAGCCTCTGTCAATTCATAAGACTTCAATGATGTAGGATTAAAATTATTAATACGGAAATAACGCTGACAAATAATGTTTCCTCCTGTGGTCAGCACAAACTCGAACCTCTCTTTATAGTCACGTGGTTCATTTGACTTTTTATTCTCTGTCATTCTTTAAATAAAATTAAAAAGTTAAACTATGAAAAGATGGGCTGAAACCGTCAGAACGACCGTTTTGCAGCATTAAAATACAAAAATATCTTTAATTTTCCAAACCAGATTCATGTTTTTATTAAATTTATTAAAATTAATTACTTATTTTTAATATTAGCGACCGGTATCACCCTTTGCTCAAGCACCCTCCTTTAGGTGGGTGTAGTTGACTTTAGTTACATTTTACTCATTATTTTTCAAATATTCCTTATATCTCTTTTCCTCCCTCTTTGACAATTCAATAAAGGGTACAAAAAAACTGGCGAAAGCATCATGATTCTCCAACTCCTCAATCCCGTCACGCCTTATCATCTTGTAAAGGTTCTCAAAACTCCTTCCCTCCGGGTCCATCGGAGTATACATCATATTTGAAATCTCTTCTTCAGCCTTTTTCGTAAGCAACGGCTTCTTCAAATCAATTATCTTCTCATTAATTTCATAAAAATCGCCATTATATTCCTTGTTTGAAACACCGTTAATTATATTTTCATGCCATTGCAACGGTTTTTTCTTTATCTTCCTACGTTCGTCTATCAATTTCTGAGCCCTTTCCTTGACCTCTGAGACAGTTATCGGACGTTCCGCCATCTCCGGCATCAACTCCATCAAACGAGCCTCTGAAAGCCCCTTTATATTGCCGATATTATCACTTGTGTCACCGCAGAATATCTTCTTGATTACGACATTCTCCACCGGAATCCCCTTAATCTTCTGAAAATTCTTGACCGACAAATATTTCCCCAACATCTTGTTATATACACAAACCGTAGGAGAAATCAACTGTGTTAAATCATTGTCCGTACTCACAATCACAATCCTCTCCTCCGGCCTTTTATGATTGACATAATATGCAATGAAGTCATCCCCCTCTGTCTCTTTGTCGAATAAAGTACGAATACTCATTTCATCGCAATAATCCAATATGATATCTCTTTCTCTTGCAAAATTTTCATCAACCAATTTTTGCTCATCAGTTTTTTCTTTATTCTTATGTTCTTTATTTTTTTTTGCATCAATGTTTTTCCACATTTTTTTCAATGTGCTTTCATATTCTTTCCAATATTCACTTTTCTCCCCTATTGAATAATGTTTATCCCTATTCGCTTTATATTCATTATATATAGCATATCTCAATACACCTGAATCAGAATCATCAAAAACAACATAAACATAATCATATTGATATGCCTTCATTAATATTTTCATCTGTAAAAAAAATTGAAATATTCCTCCATAATGAATCCCGTCTGAATTTATTTTAGAATCTTTCATGGTTATTCTCAATAAATTATTCCCATCTATCAAAAGAGTATAAAACGGTTTTACATTTATTTCCGGATGTAATTCTTTTATTGTTTTTCTAACTGGTTGTCCCATCCTTCTATCATATTTTTTAAATCTTCTTTATTTGTGAAATATAAGTCATCTTTTGCTAAATTATCCACAAAATCTTTATGCAAATAATACACTAATTTAATATCATTATTTTTACAAATACTCTTCTTGCGTTTATCTCTTTCTTGATTAACTTCATACATCTCTTGAAAATCTTCTTCAGTCATTTTCTTTGACCGATATCTTACTTTTTGAAAATGCTGTATCCCTTGACATTCTATTGCAACATTATATTTTGGTAAATAAAAATCAAATGTTTGATTGTGAAGTAATTCTTTGTTTCGATATTGCCATATATAATTTATTTCCGAATCATCCAATACTTTCATTATGTCCTTTTCTAAACGAGGTATTTTACATTTAGGACAGCCACTATGCCCATAAATATGTCTTAATGGTTTTTGGTAAAACTCCCCGTGTTTAGAACAAACAATACAAACTTTAGTATTTGCATTCTTATACTCAACTTTGGAATAATCATATCTCTTCCCATGTATTGCTTGTGCCCTATCTATAAACTCATTCTGTGTCATCCTTCTTCCATACCCTTCTACTTCCACCTTACATTTTGGACAACCACCACCACTTAAATGGCTATGTGGCGTTTGCCAAAATTCTCCATGTTTGGAGCATATAATGCATACTTTTGTATCTGTAGTTTTATATTCAACTTTTGAATAATCATATTTCCATCCATGAACTTCTCTTGCTTTACGTATAAATTCTTCTTTTGTCATTCGTTTTCCATCTCCCCTCATTTGATTGGCACATTTAGGGCATTCTGACCCAGTTAAATGATTTCCAATATCTTGCCAAAAATCTCCATGTTCCTTGCACACTATACATACTTTTTTCTTCAATCCTTTATAATCGACTTTTGAATAATCATATTTATTATTATGTACTTTGTTTGCTTTTATTATGAAATTTTTACGTTTTTCTTCATTAAAATTTTCTTTAATACATTTTGGGCATTTGCAATTCTCCCATAAAAAATATTTTGGATTAGATAAAAATTCGCCATGTTTAGGGCAAATGATTATTACTTTAGTTTCTTTATTCACATATACCGTTTTAGAATAATCAAAATTAGGGGCAATTTCTTTTGCCAAAGTAACCCATTCTTCAGTAGTATATGCTTTATAACGATTTTTAACATTAACAGGGAGAACAATCTTTCGACTATCCTCCCCATTACTTATAATAGAATTATTATTAGTTATTTCCATCTTCTTAAATTCAATTTTATAAAAACTATTTGTAATATACAAAATTTATTTGTTTTTATCAAATCTTTAAGAATCATCTTCATCAACCTCTTCATATGAAACATCACCAACTTCATCAATTGGAATCTTATATGTTTCCGCTAACTTTTCTTTTATTTCCGAAGCATATGTTTTTTTATATTCATCCAATTTATCCGGGTCCCAAAAACCATGAGTGGTTGAACAAATTTCACCTTCATATGTTATATCTGATACATGGTTTTTTTCGACCTGAATTTTAGTTTTTGTACCATATTTATATTCTCTACCACCAGATGTTGCCGTTAATTTTTTAATACTTGCTGATTCGATTCCCCCAAGATATATAGATATTCTAACAGCCCAATCAAGGCTTTCTCCACCCTTACTAACAGCCGATGGCAATCCTAATGCTGTTGTTTTAGTCCACGTTTTTTGAACAAAAAACAAAGTATTCAAATATTCTGAATTAATATTTCGTGACGAAGGTATTAAATCATTAACAATACTATTAAATGCAACAGAAACCGCACCGGCATACCACATATTATTTGATGAATTATTAACTGCCGCACGATAACAATCTCCCACACCAATTGAATCTATAACAAATATCATATCCATAGGTAATTCACCATTTCTTTGTGCCCTAATAAGGTCTTTTATGCACATTGCAACATCTTCAATCACATATGTTTCTCTATTTGGCTTTGTAAGCCATTTTCCATGTTCATGGTCAAATTTTCCATATTTTTCATAAAGTGTTGCAGTATCATAATAAAGCATATTGTCAGCAGGACCATATATAACTTCTCCAGTTTCTTCATCTATTGCTTCTGATACATCAACACCAATTTCTTTAGCATGCTTCCAAGCAAAATTATTTTCCAATTCAAACACCACCGGTAATATTCCTTGTCTTTGGGCAGCTTTAATTATCTCCAATTTTAATGTAGATTTTCCTGTATTTGATTTGCCCCTTATCCTGCTGCAATAACCGCAAGGTATTCCAGGTAAGCGAGTTGCCTTTTGAAATGCCTCCGGTAAAATCAGCCATTGCGGCTCCTTTTCTACTGTTGATGACAATCCATTTTTATTTTTAAATTCCCTCAATGCTGACAATTTATCAGTATTACTTCTTGCTTCTTTCTTTTTAAGTGGCTGTGCCATAAAATTTTTAAATTTATCAAATTATTTTTCAACATCATTCTTTTTATAAAGCGGATGATTAATTTTCTCGAAATAGCATTTTCGACAAAATGATGTATATTTATCATCTCCTCCAATCTCAACCTGTTCTCCATCCGTAACAATTTCTCGGTTTTGGTTAATCCTTGCGTTGAATATTGTTTTATTACCGCAATAACAACTTGATTTAACCTCTTCTACACTATCCGCTATCTCAAACAATCGTTGTGAGCCCGGAAACAAATGTGTCTTAAAATCAGTTCTCAATCCGTAACAAATAACATTCACTCCAAAATTATCAGCAACCGCTGCAAGTTCATCAACCTGTTCCGCCGTAAGAAATTGTGCTTCATCAACAAGAATCCATTTCAATCTGTTTCCATTCATATTATAAATTCCTTCCAAATAATCAAGAATCAGATTGTAAATGTTATCTGTTGGTAGTATACTCACACATTCTCTATCTCCAATTGCCCTTGAGTGAATAACACCTATTCCATCTCTTGTATCTATTTCACTTTTTAATATTACAAAAGGGATTCCGTGTTCCTGAAAATTATGGGCCGTTGCCAAAAGATGAAGGCTCTTTCCGCTGGCCATAGTGCCATAACGAAATATAACTTTGTGCATTAATTTACAAAAGATAATATTGCGCCCGTGTTTTGGGCGGGCGCATTATTTTTAGAACGGCAAATCATCATCATTTACAGTCATAGTGCCAATAAAATTCGCATCAATTGGCTTTGGCTCTGCCTTTTCATTAACTGTCATCTCGGCAATTTTGGCTTGTGCGTTTGCTATAGCATCATTTGCCTTTGAGACATTTTCCTGATAAGTTTCGCTACGAGTATCCTCAACCCACAATGATTTTTCATTATCAAAGAATGGAACCTTCTTTTCCCCAATAAGTTCAAGATATTCATAAGGCTTGCATGTAAATACATCCTGCCATTTCTTTGCATCATAAATCCAAGCCTTCAACTGCTCCATATCATTTGTAATAGGGCTTCTGTCACTATCATCAACAATTGTCGGTGGAGCCGGAACTCCTTCACCTTCACTTCTTCTTATTGTGAGATTAAGGTCTCTTCCCTCATAAAGGTCAAGAATATTATCAATCTTTCCTTTACGTTCAGCGGATTCCTTGCGTAAATTCATCAATTTGATAATCTGATTATAAGGGTCCGCCTTATCCTTTCTGATATTGAATTTCCAGAACTTAACACCTTCATTTTCTTTTCCACGCTCAATACAACGGCAAATCACCGTTTCATAAGTCTTGTATTTCAATGAAAGTTCTTTCAGTTCTTTCGCCTTGATTGGGTCGGTCTCTTCCATTGCCTCTTTATAAGCCCTTTGATTGATTTCGCAAAGCGGGCACCTTGTCCCATATTTCTCATGGTCAATACCTTTTGTTCTAAGACAAATATATGACTTATAAGGCTTCTGCCCATTCTTAACCATAGCCTTTGGAACCTCCACATTATGTGTATGAATAAACACAAACGGATTTCCCGTTTCCAAATCCATAGGAAGCAATCTAATTGCTATAGTTTTTTCAACCTCATTTGGTTCAAGACGAACATTGAGATAATTTTTTACATCAAAATTTGACTCTTTCTTAAAATTTTTAGATTCTTCCTTTTGTACGGAAGCAAAAGTAATGTTAGGTAATTCAACAATGTTACCCATGATTTAAATTGATTTTTTTTAAATTTTATTATTAGAAAAATTCTCTATATAAAGATATAAGAAATTTTTGATTTTTCAAAACAAATTTTCACAAAAATGGACTGTTTTTCAACAGTCCATAATTTTAAAAGTCTAAAAGGTCTTGCAATCCCTGATGTTCCACATCAAGTTCCTTTGCAATCGCATTATAGTCAGAAATATTATCAATGTCACTTTTCGTTATTTGATATTGCGGGTCATCAGCACCATTATTATCATCGTCCGGGCTATAATTATCCGGCATATAATTATTTGCATACTCGCTTGGTGTCATTGTATAAGGCATTGACTTTGTTGAACGCATGGTCATTCTCTGAAGCGGGGTAGGATTTCTTTTTTCCATCTCACTTTCAAATTTTTCCCTTGCGGCTGCCTCTTGTGCCTCTCTATCCTTATTTTGTTGAATAAGAACATCTATGGCACCCATAAGTTTATCAAACTTGCTTGACATTGAATCAATCTTATGCTGTGCTTCATCTTGAGCCTTAACAAGTTCATCAACGTCTATAACTTCATCACCGGGTTCTTCTGTTGTTGCACCCATTGCATTAGGGTCCCCGCCATCCATAGGCATAGAGCCATCAGCAGCAGCTCCGCTACCCATTCCGTCCATACCCGCATTAGGGTCTACTCCTTGTGGCGCAAAACCATTAGGGGCTTGTGCCGGAGCAGCTCCGCCCATTGCATTAGGGTCTCCACCGTCCGTTGGCATTCCTCCGTCCATATCACCGTTACCATTCATAGGGGCTCCGCCCATAGGAGCATTTCCACCACCATCAGCAGGAGCGGCACCACCCATAGCAGATGCATCATCCTCACCGTCTTCTGAAAGGTCAAATGAGCCCGCAGCATTGGTATATTCTAAAATACAACGTTTGAATCTTTTCTTAACCTCATTAAGTTCCATTTCACAATTAGTCGTTAAGCATTTGACGATTATCCTCCGTCAAAATTATTTTTGAAGATTCCACACGCTCTATAAGCCCACGGTCTTTCTTAACAACTTTAACTTTAGGCTCCATAGCCTCAATAGCCATCTCGGCAGCCTCTATCTTATCAACAGATTTCATCTTTTTACTGTTTTTTACACTCTTATTCTTTTCTGGTTTCGGTGCTTTTACAACTTCCTCCGCCATCTCTGTCTTCTCTTCCCTAACAATGTTAAAATTAGGCCTTTTGGGAAATCTTTTATTAACAAACTGTAAAGCCATCCCTATTCTATTTTACTATAAATAGTCTTTTCAATGTAAAAAATATATTTTCAATCATTTAGGAATATAAATAAGGTATTATATATTGATTGTTTCTCAATGAATTCTTGGTTTCCCAAGATAATTCATCACCTATTTCAATAAACTTGGCCCTTTTGCATTTATGAAGCATTGAAAGAAAATTTTTAGGGTCTTTCCCGATATATTTAATCCCCCTTAATGATATTCCATATACTTTTTTATTATTTCCATCATATATATACACCATATCATTTTTAAGATATATAGGAATTTCCGCCAATTCGTTAATTGTGTTCAAAAATTGTTTCTTTTCCTCTTTGGAACATATCATAATATTGATGAATTCATATTTCACTGATTTTATAAATTCTTCCATCGCTATTTTACGGAACTCAACAATATTTTTTTCATATCTATTACGTTTTTCCCTATTTCCATATGTCCAATATAGCGAATGCCACTTTATTTCCCAATCCATCAAATCCACATTCGGGCAAAAAGTTTTAATGTATTCCCGCCCTACAATAAGAGTGGGAATACCTTCAATTAATTCATCTTTAGTTTTAACGACATTATATAACTCTTTATCGCTAAATGATTTATTTGTTAATATATTTGCTATGTATTTCATGTTTTCTTCCAAAAGTAATTTGAAAATACAAAAAAATATGCAATTTAACAATTAATCTTTCCACAAAGAATCAATATATCGCTTAATTCCGAGTGCATGATAATGAGCGACCACTTTGCAACCCTCTTCTGACATAAGCCATCCACGTCCGGTCTTATATTTGCCGTTTTCCATATCTGCATAATGGCTTCCACCCCATGCGCAACCTTTAGGATAATCAGCAAACCAATTTTCGGTAAGAACGCAAGCACAATTCTGTTGAGGCCCGCCATCTGTATTTGCTTCTGAAAGATGTGTAACTCTTGACATACCGTTCGTCATTCCTTCCGGACAAGAAAATTCTCCGTTTTTCCCTCTTTCACAAGCTTCATCAAATGCTTCTTTTAAATATTGTGCAAATTGTATTGAATCTTGGCGAGAGCCATTAGATAACTTATTCAAATATACACCATGATAATTGCCGCCACCACCATTCCAATGGCAAGCAACCGAAACAACACTTTGTGACCCGAATTTTTCTATCATTCGTGCAGTTTCCCTCATACTATAACCACCTCCTGTATGTGCACCTTCTTTATTACATCTTTGAACATTAAATGGTGTTCCATCTTTATATTTCAGAGATTGTAACTCGGGAACAAGATAATCCTTTATCATTTTATGTGCCCAAGTCCATTCCGGAACTTTTTGTGTATGTGGTCCATGACCAGGGGTCAAACAAATCACAGGTTTTTGTGGTGTCACATTATTTTCATCAAAATCTATTGTATCATTTGGATATATCTCTTTATTAATATTACCCTTAACATTAACGTCTGCCATATTATTTATATCATTGTTTTCATTATTATTTGAATTATCCGCATTAACTCTTGTTCCGTCCCCCGCTACTGGTGTTCCACCTCCATCGTTATCGGTAATCACCGTACAATCAGTCATCGGAATAGCATATTTATTAACTCTAACACCTTCAAATTGAGTACTGATATTTCCAACCGTTATATTATGAGAAACTTTCTTTATCATATAAGTTCCTTTCCATAACGGAACATTGTTCAATTGAAAATACATCAACGGCATAATCTCCATATTCCCCATACATTCAACCCCACATTGATAGGCATATTGTGAATAAACCCTATACAAATCCTGTCCGTATATTGTTGATTCCCTTGGTCCCTCAGATGCCTTTGATGCTATATTAAATGTGGCGGCCAATCCAGCCTCCGTAACACCGGCATCCTCTGTGTTCAATGTTATATTTTTGAATATTGCTTGATTTTGCTTTGCATAAGTCACCCCAAATGACGGTATTGTATATCCATTATCCGAAAATAACTTCCCTATTATCTCATCATCCGTAACATTGAAACTATCTCCGTTTCTTGACCACCCATTCATATCATAATCAGCCCCATCTGTATCGCCCAAATGTTCAGATGGCTTATATGTGTACATAAATATGAATGATGAGTCATCTTGATTCCAATCACTGTTTATTGAATATGGTGTAAACATTCCCGCAACGTCTTCAGCCGTGGCTATTCCGAATTTTTGAGGCAACGCCAACAACATTCCTCCCGAATCTTGTGCAACCTCTGACAAAAATTCAAAAATTGTTCTTCCTGTATATTGCAATACGCCTTCGGTAGTCTCAAGATTTTCAGTAGGCAAGCAACTGCTCAACCAATTTGAAACTTTTGAAATATTGACAGTCAATTTATATCCAATATCATGATAAAAAGTATCCGCATATACAAAATTATCAAAATCACTATGCCCGCTTTCCGAATTCAGCTTCCATGTCTCAATGCCATTTATAGGAGCACATAACCACTTATCATATAACGATTTAAGTGTCATATAAGTAGTCAATCTCAAATCTTTATTCTTAAATGGGTCAGTAGCCTCAGCAGCATTTATTTTTTTCGCAACATTCTGCTCGTTTTTCTTGGCATCCTTTGCAATGTCCCCATAAATTAAATGAAGTTCATCAATAAAACCATCAAAAGCATTTTTCAATGATGAGGTGTCGCAATGGAACGCACTTTCTCCAATTATTCCATTATAATAATCAAAAGTTGTGGTTACCGTAAAAAACAAGCGTCTCAAAAACTTCTGCAATCTACGCCCTTCCATTGCATCTTCGGTTTGTATATCTTCCTTGGCTATCAAATTTTCAATGTCAAAACCTAAATTAATATTTTTTTTCTTATAAAGGTTTATATTCAGCAATCGTTTTTCATTTGCTGCAAATCCGGTCAAATCATCATTACTTTCAGCCCATTTGATAAACAATTCTTTCAATGTCTTACGTCTTGAAGGGGTCGTGTGACTTGGTGCTTTCCATTTAACATAATCATGAAGGAATTCTATTTTCAAATTCATTCTAATTGTCTCAAATTTATCTTCTCCGCCTTTTACACCACAAAATGTTTCATCTGCTTTCGGCGCAACATACTTATCAGGTATGTTTATCGGGTCTCTTCCCTCATCAGTCATTAAATCATAACGCCAATAATATGAGCCCTCCCTAAGCAATCTTGCATACAATGATATTCCATTCTCATTTTCTTCCTCAATTCCTCCATTTTTCCCAATAATCGGAACTGACTGCAAAAAAAGAAATGCTTTAGACTTTATATCTGTTTGCGCTTGATATATACTATCGTCAAACAAACTATCTTTCTTTCGTTCATCAACCATTGACGGAAATCTAATATAAAATTCTTCCTGCGAACTAAAAGTGTCTTCAGTCAAAAGTTTTTTAATTCTTCCGTTACTGAAAGATTTTTCCTCTTTATCACAAATGGCGTTTCTTTTATAGCAACGCTCATCAAACTTAGTTGCTATATTGTTTTCATAATTACGAAGGGTTCTATTCTTATTTTTGGTTTTACCGAATTCAGCAAGTTTACGGTCTCCGTAGCCTTCTTTGTTTTGTTTGAGATACTCTTCAGACTTCGTTATTTCCGCTTCAACTGAGGCATATATGTTCTTTATACAATCCCTATCAAACATAAAGAAAGTATTTTTCTTGCCATCTTTATATGCAAAACTATATTTTGTTGATGTAATATAATCCGGAGATTCATATAATTTTTCATCTCCTTCAACAAACTCCCCTTTCATTGTCTCAAAACTTCGCAATCCTATCGGATAGTAAGTATAGCCGCTTGAACTTGTTTTATATAAATTATACTCCAAATCCCCATTAGAACACTTTTTAAACAATGAATTATTTGTATTTGGGGCATCAAATTGCCATGCTCTCGTAGTACTATTACTCTCATTGCTTGTAATAGCCTTTAAAAAGGCATTGGAATCAGAATTATCTGATTTTCCATCAGCATATTGTTTAATGAATTTCAAAAAGTCCATTGAAACATTGTCTCCTACTGCCTTATAAAGATTAATTGCCTCCAATATACCAAACGAACGGGCCTCTTTTCTACCATCAGTATCATTACAGCACAAATAATAAAAAGCCCTCAATGCAAAAGCCCCCAATACTGACCCATAGATTGACTCTCCACCACGAATAACCTTTGATTTAACATCATAATAAGGATTTCCCGCAGTATCTTTATTTACAAAATCATATGTTGTCAATGGTATAAATGCCCCTACATTTGGAGTCGGTCCCGGATTTACCCCTTCTGATGTATGCGAGCCGCCAAATGACGGGCTTGTTGTTCCACCCGACATTTTTTCAATCTCCTCTTCAACACCCTCAGCCACATCTGCATAAAATTTAGCGGCAGCCAACAATTCTTTCACATAGCCAATCTCAATAAGGTTAGCGTCCGCATTCACCAATTCTCCCGGCCATCTCAAAACTTTTTTTGAAACGCTTCCATCTCTTATTTCCTCATAAAAAGCCGTCCACGGTGGTAAATATGCTGACCTTTTTGATATAACTGTGCCTCTATCCACCGTTCCATCAGCATTTCTTGCATATTGTCTCTCTGTATCCGTATCATCATCGCTCATTCCTACCCCATAAAAGGTTTTTGAACGTTTCTTTCTGTCATCATGCCCATCCAATTGGTCTTTTATCATTTTCATTCGGTCATAAAACGTATGAATAAAAGTATCCATATGGGCAAAGGCAAGATTATAGATATTCCTAATAGATGGTCTGAAACCAATGGCTTTTTCTATCAATGATGCCTGTAATTCTTGATATTTTTTATCTTCCTCATTTTTGGCTGTATTAATCTTTTTCGCTTCCTCTGCTAACTCCTCAAATAACTGTGCAAATGTTTTTGCCCCTTTTGATTTAGGTAAGACAAAAATATAAAAATCATTAATTTTGGTATCACTACCTCTATTTTTGTCAATATATTTATTAACCTTACGCTCAGTTTCCGTCCCGTCTCCTATATATTCATCAAATTTCTTTTTTCCATCACGTCCAAGCCATTTATCCTCCGGTATATAAGGGTGAGTTGCATCTCCTTTAACATAATGTATAGAATCCATTTTCTTTTTACCCTTTCCATAATCCTCAAGGATACTATAATTTGACATATAATTGGTTCCATAAGTCACATCATATCCCGATATGGTTGTAACGAAACCTGATATTGTTGAAGAAAAGCCCGAATATGTATCTTTATCTTGCTCAAAACTATAAATGTAATCATCAGATGCGTTTTCAAGCCAATCCTTAAACGGATAAGATTCTTGTATCCTTGCTATGGCATCCAATCTATTATCATAATTGTTTTGGGTTTGCTGATTTTCAGCAGCAGCTGAAATCGCTTCCTCACTATTAGCAGCTTGTGCAAGTCTAAGCCTTAATTCCGGTATTTTTAACATTGGTCCGCTATCATTCTTTCCACTGGAATCTTTAAATGTAAATACACCTGATTTAACCTGCTTATCCCAATAAGCACGTCCTGTTTCAGTATATGGAGATATTGCAAGAAAAGTCATTGGCATATCCGCATATACGCCAAACATATAGCCAATAAATTCTGCTGTAATATTAAAGTTCCCACTTGCAGCATCCAACTCCAAAGAAGTTTTCCTTACCGCCAATTTATAAGTTACACCCTTTCCATAAAAGCCTTTAACTTTCAAAGTAAAAAGCGGATATGGAAATGAAAATAATGCCTTATATATTGCTGAACTTTTACCTTGGTCCTTTTCATTATAATAATGTTGTTCAGCAGGTTGCATAACGGTTGCACCACGCACATCAATAAATTTGATAACAACTTGAGGATATTGCCAACTATTATATGTAATATTAATTGATTCAATTCCCAAAGTCTCAGAAGTATTACTTTTGGGGTCAACCATGCTGATATCAGTAAAATTAGTAGTCAAATAACCTTTTTCATCAACATCCACCAATTTTGTTCCACCAAAAAATGACAATGTTCCATTTGATGTTGAATAACCAACCTCTTCATATTCATTGGTCACTTCCCCATATCCACAAGAATACCTATTCGTCAATTTAATTGACAAATCAACCGCCATACTATAATTCTCATATGGAAAATTTATGGCATCAGAATATGTACCATTTATGGGAGTGCCATCAGAATATGCCTTATTAAATAAATTTGTAGGCTCAACATATCTGATTCTTCCCTTATCTATATCTAATTTTCTTGCCATTAGCCATAATATTTCCTATAATCATCAATGGATTTTTGATAATCCTTCAATGAATTATTCAATGGATAAGGAATTCTTATCTCACTTCCATCCGGAATATTGAATTCCAATGACCCATATTGAGGATTTGCTTGCATTATAAGCCAAGCATAATCCGCACTATTATAATACTGATATGATAATTGGTCCAGTCTTGTCTGTCCCTTTTTATATATCTCATAACGGTCTGTGCCTTTACGAGGAACCTCCCCAAAAGGCACTATTTCAAAACCATCACCAGTCCTAAACTGTGCATATCTATCATATGATTCCATGTCCTACTGTTCTTTTTCAATCCAATATTTTGTTTCATATTTTCCGGTGCTTCTATTTTTAACCTTTGTCCCTATCGCATCATAATAACCTTCACTATTATCTGCATGTCTGCTATAAATTGAAGCATTTGCATAATAATTAGCAGTAACAGCATTTTGAAGTCTTTCAATCGGCTTTTCAATATCCTGCCCTCCAATGAATTTGAAATTCAAATTAACATTTGCCATCATCGGTTGAACTCCAATACCTTCTTGATTCATATCCCATTGCAAACCGCCTCCATTATCATAATCTATTGACATACTGTCTATGCAAATCTTAGTGTTATAAAAATCACCTATTCGCAAAATGCAATAAGGAGCACGCCCAAACGAAAGATTTCCTGCATATTTCAAATAATCCGTAGAACCTGATGTAACATTTCCATTGCTAACTGCATTTGTTGGACCCTGCCTTGTGCATTGATGCAAGAACGTCAATCTTGCGTTAAATCCCTCCGGTGTTATTGAATGATATGCCGGGTCAAAATATCTAATCTTATCAATTATATTCTGATAAACCAATTTTCCCTCATCAGCAATCTTTGAAAAATATAAATATTCGTTATCATAAGTATATTGTCCCGTATAATCCGTTGATGTTACAGTTACCTCTCTTGTATCTGAGGCAGTTCCACTATTGGCTAATTGTTTTGCATATGCCAATGCCCTTGCTGCTTGTCTTGAATAGCCTTCAGATTCTCCCGCCTCATTACCCATAAACATTGTTCTTGCATCGCAGTAATTTACTGTATAAATTGAACTGTCAGCAGATGGGTCAGCCGTAGGTGTATTTTCTTCATTCCACACAACGTGAATAATTGCATATGCAGCTCTTGCCAATTTTGCGTCAAATGTATTAACATTTTTATTCCCATCTATATCATTTACGGTAATTATTTTACCATCCAATTCATTAAATGTTACATTTGCTAATTCCGGGCACTTATGTTTAAGAATCGTTTCAATTACATTTCTACGTCTATCACACAATTTTTTGTTATTAACTTCTGTTCCATGACTTGAAGCAAATCCTTTGACATCAATGCTTGATATTGAACAACTATCTGATGGCAAACCGAAAATTTTATCCCCGGTTATCTGCTCATCTATATTCCATAGCCCATTTGCCCCATCAAAATATCTAATTTCAAGATTTTCATCTACTGAGCCAAATAATGTTTGTTTTATCTTTTCCTCACAATTACATTCTCCCGAATTAAGCCCATATTGATTTAAATTCTCAATATTATTTTCTCCAATATATTCATCTTTAAACGAGTCATCTCTACCCGAATATGAACCATCATGGCTTGTTTCATACTTTTGCAACTCCCTAATTGCCATTTCCAAAGCAGTAATAACCTTTTGCTCACCATTTTCTTCTATTACATAAGATTTACTTAAATCGTTCAAATAATCCTTTGACGAAAAATCATTAGAAAAGAAAATAACATAAGCAATATCCTTTGATTTCTGTGTAGGTTGGGGGTCTATGGTCTCTGTTTGGATTTTATGCTTATCAACCGTAACAGCACCGCCTGCAACCACATCTTCTGAAAGATTATCACAACCAGCAAAGAATCGAAGCAAATCCTTTTCCCTTGCCTCCTTGTCAACAACCATTTCACTTGTGCCTCTCCATTTATTGATTATTGACGGGTGGTCTATCAAAATGGTAAAGCTCAAAGTGCCGCTTCTTTCCGTATTTGTATAAGTATATATGTTTTCGCCACGTCCTATAAACTGATTGGAATTCCATCCAACATTGACATTCTCCGTAAATTTCAAATTATATGGAGGAAACCACATTATTCTTCCCCTATTAGGACCTATTTGTTCCGGAGACAAAGCATCATTATTTCCTGATAATTCAACAATGTCTCTCCATGCCAAATTTTCAATTGAAAACATATAATTCTTAATCTCATCTACCTTTCCATTGTTGTTTGTCGGAGTTATACGAACAAATCCATTACTTTGCAACACTGAATTCCTACTTAATCTCGTATTGCCCTTATACGGACGCAACTCTCCATATTTTTCCTGTGTTTTTTCAATATCAATTGCCCCATTATCACTATAAAATGGTCTTATACGGTCTTTTAATGTGGCATATTGATGATGAGCGGTCCATACCCTACAATAAGGATTATCATAACCGCTCGTAGCATCTCCTGCTGTTTTCCCCTCATATTCCTTTTTGAGCAAATTACGCCCTCTGGACATCCCAAAATTCTTATCATATGCAGTGACCAATTCATCATCACCATCAACCGCAACCGTATGAAATCTATTGATTAATGTATTGACTTTTGCTTCTTTAAACAATTGGTTTGTCTTTTTCAATAACCTTGACGCATTATCATAACCGCCAATATGAACTGCGGAATTATCAGTAATATTGGTATTTACTGACAATGGAGCGGCACCATTCTCAGGTTCTTGATAATATGAATATGTCCTTTTTCCCGTACTTGGATTATAGACAGAATTATTTCCACCCTTAAACGCTGATGATATTGATGAACCCGAATAATTATTTGTTCCATTCACCGAATAATATTCCTCGCCACGATTATTGGTCTCAACGCCATATGAATTTTCCCTTGTCCATACAGTCATTTTCTTAAGAACCGTATCAAAAGGATATTTTATGCCCGGTAATTGTGAAACATATTTTTCCCTATAAGATTTAGTAAATTCCAAAAGCCCATTTTCAGCCCTTACAATTTTTGACAAATCCACAACCTCGCCATTCGGAACACTATAATTCTCAAACAATCCTTCACTATCTATCGGATGTTTTGAATTAACAACAGCATATCTTGAAATAATATTGCTTGTGGGAAGCATCATTTTTGAAAGGAATTCTCTTCTTTCAACAGCACTGTCAACAAGCCCTTTCAGTTTGTTAAACTGTCGTTTATCTTCCCCATCCATAGGGTTTGATGCAATGATGCCTTTCGCTGTAACACGGTCAGCCATGTCTATTCCCACACCTTCCCCTTGATAGGCAAGATATTCATCCTCCATTCCAATGGACTTTTTGACATATTTTTGCCTATCAAGCAAAATATCTCTCAATGTCTTTCCATATTCCTCAAGTGTTTTATGAACTCTTGGAACAGAAATCTTAGTCGGAATACTATATTCTTCACCTCGTTCCATTGGCAACGGAATATCGCCATATTCTTGATAATCTGTTACATTTCCTAAATAATCCTCGGCAATAAAATTTTCCGCACCGTATTTATCATGGTTAAAAGAATAACTATCTATTCTTTCAAGATTATTATCTCTCAAATAGGTTTGAAAATCCGTGAAATCATCCACGGTCATAAATTTCAGATTGGAATTACTCTTTTCCTCCACTCCATAAGCATCTCCAAGAAAATCTCCAATGACTCTTGATTTACTAATTCCATTCCCCTCATAAAAATAAAAATTAGTAGATGGAATATCTCCACCCTCCGAAGATGTGCCTGTATATCCATAACGTCCAGTACGGCTACCATAACCACTGCTATAATTATCAAATATATTAGCGGCACGGATTCCACTTTCTATTGTACGCTGAAGCAATCCGCCACTACATGTCCTATTGACAATATAATTGGCAAGATTCCATATACTTCCGTTTCCTATGGATAAATTATTTGTATATCTATAAAATCCCATGACAAATATCCTTATTTATAAAATATATTTTTTACCTTTAACAATCAACGTTATCGGCCAGTCTTTTGTGATACATAAGTACCTTTATCAATTGTGCTGATTTCCTTAGAAATCATATCTGCAAGACTCCTCAAAAGTTGTGGATTTTTCCTTAATTCTCCTATAATATCAACAGATTGCCCATTATCACTTGTCAATTTCAATGTTCCGTTAATATTAACATTAAAATCTTTTTTGCCACTATTTTGCGTTTCGGTTACAGCATTATTGCTTGAGTTTGATGATGACCGTTCTTTGACGGCTTCCCATCCACCACTTTTGCCATTTTCTCTAAAGCCTCTGCTTATTGATATTGACTTTTCACTTCCTTTCTTGAATAATTCTCCCTCAAAATAAGATGTCCCAATGTTAAAATAAGCTGTTCTGATATTTTTGGAAATTCTCCCTTTTCTTGCCCCATTATTTTCTGCATTTTCCTTTTTATTGGCTTTCTGCACCTCAATAATCTGCTTGAACATTTCAGTATCACCACGGTCAGCCAATTTATCCATAAGTTTTTTGGAAATCTTTCCAGTAACTCTTGCCTTATTGATTTCCTTAATTTCCTTAACGCTATAATCGCTTTTCAATGATTCGCCAAGTCCATACTTATCTTTAAATTTAGCACGGCGTTTATCATTTGCAAAACCGCTTCCTATAGTCTTTCCTAACCAACTTCCTACAGCACCTCCTATTATTGGTCCAATCACCGGAATCCATGAAAGAGCAGCAGCACCTGCAATTCCTCCAATTGTAGAACCTACTGTTGCCCCTACTTTTCTTCCCGTAGAATGATTGTTTTCTTTTCCAAATTCATCAAATGCTGTAAATGCTCCGCCAACAACACCCGCTAATGGGCCTGCTGCCTTTCCTATCATCTTTGCTCCGCCTTTACCAAGAAATTTAATAGCACCCCTTGTTCCGGCTCTTGATATACCACGTCCCATAACATTGGCTGATGCCTTTGCCCCGGCATTCGCAGCCCCTCTTGTGGCAGCATTGGCAGCAGTCCTTGTTGCAGTGCCCGTAGCAGCTCTTGACGCTACATTGCTTGCAGCATTAGTTGCCATATTGGCAGATGGCTGCATTGTTCTACCAACAATATTTTGCCATCCTCTTGTTAATCCCCCAAGCCCTTTTCGTCTTATTACATTAGATGCAGTTTTACCGCCTTTTCGGAACAAATTCTTTCCTCTACTGAATATGCTTTTACCAAAATTAAAAATATCTTTAGCACCATCAACTGTCTGAGCTAACCCTCTTATACCGTTTATTATATTATTTGCTAAAGCAATAGTAATCCATGTTTTCAATAAGAAATTAGATTGTCCAATAACATCTATTAATTTCCCTTCAAGTTCACCTATCTTAAGTTTTTCCGAAAGTTGTGCTTGATTAGCATCTCTTTGTTTTATAACTCCTTGTCTTTTATCAACCAAGCTACGAAGATTCTTAGCAATATCCTTAACATCAGCCGCTTGGTCTTGAGTCTCTGCTACCAATGCTTCATAATCACCATTGCCAAGTTCATCTATTGATTTCCATTCTCCATTGATTGATACTCCAGCCTTTCCATTCTTGAATTCAGCATTATTCTTGATGAGTTCTTTCATATTATCATCAAGTTTGCTTGCTGAAGCAGATGCACTTAATTGCTTTTCAACTTCACCACGCCTTGCATTAGCATTAACGGATTCCATAAGTTTTCCATAATCCATACCCATGGCCTCAGCTGCTGCTGCAACACGTCTTTTATTAAATGCTGATACTTTTACCTCGCCTGTTGACTTATCAAAGGACCCTAATTGTCCTATCATTCTTGTCACACGGTCTTGAAGCCCCTCAATATCATTAAGTCCTTCATTAAGCATTCCCAATGGGTCAGCTGCTTGTGCAAAAGGCCCTCCAAGTACTTGAAGTTTTGCTCCAACATCAATAGCCCCTTCAACCGTACTTACTTTTTGTGCTAAATTAGCAACCATCTGCATATCCATCTTTATTGCAGTTGCTTTTTTAGCCATGCTTTCAAGTCCTTTAAGCCCGTCCTTGAAAGTATAATTTTGTGCTATTGATATGTTTTGTTTTACATTATCGGAGTATTTTTCAAAAGAAATTCCCGCTTTAGAAGCATCAGCGAACATCTTACCCATATGCTCTGCGGTAGATGACATGCTTAATCCAAAGTTTTCAAATTGAGTTGCAAATTCAGTTGTCTTCCCTTCACCTATAATGGCTCTCATTGCTGCCATATTTTCCTGGTCTGCGTTACTCAATCTTACATTTCGTCCTACGGCTTTTGTATAATTCTCTTGTAATTTAAGAAGTTCATCGGTTGATACATTATAATTGATACCAATATGGTTTTTAACCATATTATCAATCGTGCTCTTACGAAGGGCATCCATACCCTTCTTTGCCAATCCGACTGATTTTGCATATTGTGATGCTGCTTTAGATGCTTGTGCCCAAGGTTCATTAAAATCTCTTAAAACCCCATACATATCTTTTAACCCCTTAACTATATCATTAAGTGGTCGAACGGTATTTTCAGCATCTCTTGCAAAGCCCCTTAACCCAGTAACATTTTTTAAATTATCCGCACCATTATGAATATCACGAATACCTTTACATACTGCATTTGCCCTATCAGTCAATACTTTCATTTCGTTAGATAACGTTTGAAGCCTAATTGGGTCTACGTTGGGTCCTTTAGCAAGTTCTTCTTCAATTTCTCTTTGTTTATCAGCAATTTGTTTATCTATACTTAATTTTAAATTGTCTAACTCTTCAATACTTCTAACATTAAATTTGTCTAAAATATTTTGTTCTTGATTTCTTATTAGTTCTGCAACTTTTTTAGAAGATAAACCACTACGGATTGCCTTATTAATTTCATCAGAAAAATAATTTAATCTTTCGTTTAAAAGTTCTCTGATTTCATCAATGTTATTATTGTTTGAATTTGCCATATCTTCTAAAATTAAATCTTCTAATTATTCAATTATAAATATTTAGATAATAGTTTCTTAAAAAGAAAAAAGAGGATTTTTCTATCCTCTTTTAACATTATTCTGTTCCAATTTTGCGAAACTATTAATTGATTCACCCTCATAGGTCCTTGTATTGCTTCCGCTATTGCCTTCAATTTCTCTGTTTATCATATCCTGTTCCACATTATGCTTATGGATAAAGAATCTGCGTTCCTGAATAGGCATCTTCATATACATCTCCCGTGGCATTCCCACATGCTTGAAGCAACCCCATTCCTCTTCCTTAAGATTATTGTAATACTCAATCGGCGATATTGAGAAATAAAAACTGGTCAAGTTGCAGAAAGGTTTTGAACGAGCCACCTCCAAGACTCTCCGGACGCTCTACCTCAATATTGTAATCAATACCCGGTTCATTCGCTGTCATATATTTTCTCAAGGCTGAAGAATCCCGAACATTCATTCTCTTGATAAAATTTGAGATATAATCCCTATCTGTTATGCCATCAACCGCCATAATAAGCAAATTCAATCTGTTTGTCAAATTATGAGTGAATAACATAGCATTATCCTCATCCATCTTATCACCCCAAGATTCAATTGTTCGGATTGCTTGTCTGACCTTAATCTTATCCTCTTTTGAAGTATCCTTATCTGCCTCTACAAAAGTATCCAAAGTTGAAACATAGTCGCTGATGGTTTTCTTTCTTGTATTCAATTCCTCAAATTTGTTCATCTGCTCAAGAGTCAATGTATCCCTATGTGTAGGAAAACGGAATTTCACCTCTTTCTTGCTTACCGGAAGAGTAAATGAAAACCATCCATTAGAATCCCCTTTCAGTCTAAAGTCTTTATATTCCAATTTTGACAAATCAACAACCGTGTCAAATTCTTTACCGGTAGCCTCATCAGTCGCCGTAATTGGATATTCGTTACCATAGCCACTTGCCCTAAGGAAAAGAATTATAGCGTCTCTATCTCCCTCAAGAAGGTCAAGAGGGTCAATCTCCTTACTCAAAACCTTTTCCTGCAAAATATAGTCAAGAATATGATTATCCTTATAAAGGTTCGGGGAAACAATCATATTCTCATCATAAGCAGTAAGAAATGCCACTGACATCTTTGCTATCTTATCCTTATATCCCTCCCCCTTTGATGGAAGCGGAATTACATCAAATTGCTCTGTAGGGTCATAATCTCCTTTTGACGGAATATATGATTTTTCCATAGTCTTTGCGGCACTGCTTATTGCATCATCAATCTCTTTTTTCTTTGATGTCCCTATATCTTCCGCCATTTTTTCCATGACTGCTTTTGAAACTACTGATGGTGATGAAAAATCCGTTATTTTCCTTATATTTGATTTTGTTTCCTTTTTCAAATCCTCAAGATTGCCGCCAAGTGCTGTATATTGTGAAACAACATCTTCCTGTGCATTTTCAATCAATGTAATCTGATTTTTTATATCATCATTAGAATACTTTTTAGTCCCGTCCGGATTCAAAGCATCCTTCATCTTATTCTTTGTTTCTTTCTTTGTTGTCTCATACATGTCATATGATGCCTTCAAGCCCTTCAAAGCCTTCTCAACCATCACTTCATCCATATTATTTTCAGCCATATGTTTTTAATGTCTTTTTTTCTTATTATTCTCCTTTATCATTTTATCTGTATAAATTCCAAGTTCCTTTTTAAGCATTTCCATAACCTTTCCGGGATTATCATTTATGTCATGTTCCCATATTCTGATTAATGGTATTCCATGTTCAGCAGCCCATTGGTTTTTGATTTCATCAACCCTATGGTTTCTTTTTTGCATAGGTGACATTTCCTCATAAATTTTGCCAAATCCGTGAAAATACGACCCATCCACCTCGACCAACACTCTAATATCCGGTAAATAAAAATCATAATATCTCTTTATATCCTTTGCCAAGAACTGCCTTTCATATTTAACCCTCAACTTATCCAAAAATTCTTTTGCGAATTTATCCTCAAGTTTTGAAGTTCCATATTTGGGATGAGGTTTCTTGCTTCTTGCAATATTCCTCTTTATCATCTCACTAACAGTTGGCTTACGCCTTTTCTTTACGGTCTTGGAACGAGGTTTCTGATACGTTCCATACTTTTTAATCGGTTGTGGCATTTCTTAAATGTCTTTTTATCATAAGTATCATTTCTTATGTTTTTTCTTGAAAAAATAATTTTCCCTCAACGCATCCAAACTTTCTTGAAATTCCTCACAAGCCTTTTGAAAACCTCCAACTTCCTCGTTAGTCATCTCAAACCATTCATTATGAGTTTCAGTATGCTGATAACGGTTGTGCAGCATCTTTTCAAGTTCAAACGGAAAATCTGTCTCAAAGTAACTAATCAAATATATCTCCCCTCCATTGCCGGTCTGTAACTTCTTGATACGTTTCTCAACATCACCTTTTGTAACACCAATTTTATAATATCCCTCCTTTGCCCAATCCCCTAAAAGATAAACTTTTCCCATCAATATTGACTTTTATCTAAAAATAAGCATATCTTAAAATTAAGTCAATAAAATCAAGAAAATAAACTATTTATAAATAAGAAAATTGAAAATTTGTCATGAAAAAGAATACAAATACTATAATCGCAGAGGCAAAGAAATTATCTTCAAGAATGCCGAAAACAATAAATGAGTCTCTTAATTTCAACGGAATGCCAAGAGAAGATGATGATATGGAAATGGATGGTGACGAACCTATTCATGATGAACCTATTGAACAAGGTCATAATTCTGAAGCAAATCCATTAAATGTTGAAAATTTCATTAATGACACCCGTAAAAGAGCTCTTCAAATTATGGCAAAACTTGCTGAAGACCCTGAAAATCCGATATATGACATATCGAAGCGTATATGGCAGATATGTGATAAGGCATATAACGACCAAAAAGAAGGTAATGGTCTTGCACAACAACAGCAAATTCACCAACAGCAACAACATAATAATATATAATAAAGAAACCGAGGTTTATTCCTCGGTTTTTTCTTTTTTATTATATTTATTTTCAATATGTTCCATCAATATAACCTTTCCAATAGTTGAAACTATCGGGCAAAGCCAATGTGTCAAATTGCCATAGCCTAAAGACAATAATTTTTCCTTACTCAAAACACTATAATGCGGTCTCAACACACTTAATGACGAACTGTTGCAAGGTTTTACAATACCTATATCCTCTCCATACAAACCTATCTCTATAGATTTTGCAAAATCATACCAAGATGCTGTTCCAAGATTAGTAAAATGAATTATATTGCCTATCTTCTCATAATTTCCATTGGCTATCAACCAATAAATAAAATCTGCAAGGTCCGGAGCATACGTAGGTGTTCCAATTTGGTCATCAACAACATCCACACTTTCATTGTTCCTAATCTTATTCAAAATTGTCTTGAAAAAATTGTTTCCATATTCAGAATATAGCCAAGAGGTCCTGATAATCAAATAATTTGGAATAGTACTACGGAGCCATCTTTCAGCCATCAATTTTGAATTCCCATAGGTATTACATGTTTGGAACGGCAATTCAGAATTCTCTAAATATGGAACATTTTTGTCTTTTCTATCAAATACATAATCAGTTGAAATTTGAATAAGAAAGCCATTGTTTCTGTCACACCAATCCTTGAGATTTTTTACTCCCTGAACATTAATATCAAACGTTCTTTCAACATTATTTTCTGCATCATTGACTTTAGTATAAGCGGCACAATTTATAATGATTGTTTTTTCATCCCTATCTGAATATTTCTGCAAAACTTTATCTGTCATTACATCTCGTATGGAAGTAACATCAGTTATATCCATCTCATTTTTATTCAAAAACAAAATAGGCTCATCTAAAGCATATTTTTCATATTCTTTTCTTAAACATTGCCCTAATTGTCCATCCGCACCTGTTACAACTATCATTCTGAAAAATTTTTCATGAAAATACAAAAAAATCTACTATTTTCCAATAGCAGATTCAATTTTTTATTCCATTATTGTCCAAAGTTCAAGAAAATTCGGAAAATCATCATAATCCATATGGGTATATCCCTTGTCTCCCCAATTTTCTCCCCAAGAATTTCTTATTATAAAGCCTTTCTCATCATAACCGACAATTGATATTGCATGACATCCCAAAAATGTTCCTGTATTGCTATCCCAAAAATTCGGACAGTCAGAATATACTCTCAATGCACCTACACATGGTCCGTTTAAAATCAATGCATATTGCAATCCTACAACACTTCTCACCAATCCATATGATTTAATTGAAAGATTTCCATCTTTTGATTCAACGCCATTATGCCTTAAATAATGCAACGCATCCTTAAATGTCATTCCATCACCTTCTGTAGTTTTGCTGTTATATATATCCATCAAAGCAATCTTGTTATCTTCAGCATTTCCGTCCTTAAGATTCTCCTTCCAATTAAGATAAGCCGAAACTGAGCAAGGAACACAAATAGACAAATATCCCTGGTCTATAATCGGTGCCATATATGGCCTGAAACTATATTCTTCAGGTAAATCACCCACATTCCTTGCGGCAAATACATGTTCCGTTCCATCCATAACTGATGGTATATATCCAAAATTTCTTTCTGCCATAAAATTAAATCTAATTATTCAGTTATTCTTCTTTCAACCTTATATGGCTCTTCCTCACCAACTATCACATAAAGAATCTGTTTTGGCTCTTTGCTTTTCATATAAATCCTCTTAACAACCGTCTGTCTTGTCTCAAAATCAACATATATTGAGCCAACCCATTTATTAAAATTCGGTAAACTATCAGCCACACAAATTGAATCAACTTGCCTTTGGGTAACATTTTCCATCACATAAGAATTCATCATTCTTTCACCATAAACAGTATTTGTACTGTGCTTTGAGCCACCACATCCAAACACCATAACACTTATTCCTATGCTTAAAATCAAACTCTTAAAAAAACTCATCATTTTGTTCTAAATGTTTTACTATAAATAGCCTTTTAAACAATAAAAAAGTGGAACTATTTTTACATAATTCCACTTTCTTTATAAGATAATTATTTTAATTTCAATTAATTTTCATCAAATTGAACGCTTTCAGGATATACCACAAATGATAAACTGATGAATTCCAAAGCAGGTGTAGGCTTGATTAAGATTTTTGCAGGAAGAATGTGCTGGTCTCTCGTTTCGGCAGTTACCTCAGTCAAAATTCGATAATCATAAATACCTCTATTTGACTTAACCTCTGCCAAAATCGGGTCAACGATTCCTCTGAACTGCTGCTCAAGAGTATCATCATACTGTTCAAAAACAAGTTTCAAAGCAGCATTCTTGACAAGTTTCTTGACACGAATCATAAGTCTGCGGACATTGATTCTATTAAGCGGTGTTTCAGCATCATAAGCGGTTTTATTACCCCAAATCTTAACTCCATCCTGTGCAAATGTCTTAACCGGATTGATGCAAGCCTCATACAAATCATCTTCCTGTGAAAGTGTTGTCTTATAATCAGCCTTCACACACTTCACATCACCACGCTCAATACCCGCAGGTGCAAACCATGGATATGAATTATTGTCTGTTGCAGCCATATTTCTAACAACGTCCTTCGTTACCGGAAGTTTAAGATAACGTTTGTTGCTTGAATCAAGATACATAATCCACGGAGCATATGTACAAGCATATGATGAATTAATCTCAGTATACTTAAACATTGAAGCAAGTTCTGACGGGTCATAATCCCCTGTAGGAGCATTCATAATATAAAGGGCATCTCCGCCACGTCCATCTTCCGTATCTTCTATAACATCAATAGCATCCTCTGTAAGTAACATGTTATCAAACCAGTTGATACCAGGAGTAGCAAACAAATTAATATCAACATCCTCTGGATTGGCAAATTTCCTATATCCTGCAAGATAAGCATAATAATCTGTAGTAATAGCAGTTGAAGGAAGATTAAGCAATGTATTAAGTCCATTCTCACTTACATGAGAAAATACAGTTGAACCATCAACATTATATTTACTTGCCTTGAACTTATCGGTGTTTGTACGAGAATCACGGTTTACATCCCATCCATCGAATCCACCATAGAAACACATCGTGAATTTACGGAGATTTACATCCTTATAAATTGTCTCATCAATATACGGAATATTCAAAAGTCTTGGAGCATATTTTTCTGAACCTACTTTTTCTTCAGATACTGTTGTCCAATTTTTGTACGGTATTCCATCAACATATACAGAACCGCCACTAATTGCTTTATTAAGAGCAGAATCCATATGGAATCCATTACAAATCATATCTGGGTCTGAATCACCATTGGTATAGAACAAACGTCCCTTATATTTGAAAATATCCTCATCAATACCAACAATATCAGATACTCCAAAGAATTGTCTCTTAGGTTTAATTCCTGTATTGAATGTATTATTATATTTGAATACAAAGCCTTCACGATTGTTTCCATACTTAGGCATTGGATAGCCAAGGAATCCGGCAGGTATTGATTTTGATAAATCCTCTCCATCAGCCATCTCAACCGTAATATACTTAGACTTAGAAGCATATCCGCCATCTGATGTACCAATCTTATAAGCAATGTAATTAGAATCGCCTTCTACAAGATTACATTTAGAGAATTTCTCAAGAACCAACTGTCCGGCATCAGTGTCATTAAAATCACGAACAACAACATCAAATGTACCTTCATCCGGACGAATATTCTGTATTGAGACTTTTACTTGGAAATTAGATGCATCTCCATCAGAAATTGTTATGAATTTGAACAACTTATGCATAGTAGCCACAACTTCATCACTTTCACCATTAATTGAAGCATCAGAAACAACCCATGGCGTTTGAGCAGGACGATATTCCTCAAGAAAATCATCATAAGCAGCATAACTTTCTGATTTAACCATTTTAAGATAAATTTTATCATTACCTAAAGTAGAATATTTACCATAGCCTCTATCATCAATTTTAATAAAATCTGAAACATTGACCGTTATTAATATACCTCCAGACATTTGGCCTTCAGAAATCTCCTTAGCATCATACTCATATGTACTTTTTGCCGTATCAATTGTCTCTGCTGATGTGCCTTCAGTGCCTTCTACCAAAACCTTATCTTTAATTGTCGGATTAGAAAGAGCATAAAATTTGGAATGCTCAACACTCATATCATTTTCGCCATTAATCTTTCCCTTTTGCATCTTTGATTTCTTATCCCAAGATGCCTCATAAACTGCCTCAATATAAACCGGTGTTGTTCCCGTTGATGGGTCATTGCTAAGAACATTGTAAATGTAATCACTATCAGAAGGATTCAATGATACGCTATAAGTATATGCTGAATTAAATCCAACTGTATTTTCATTACATTCAACAACAATAGTAAACTTTCCTGCATTTTTAACTTCTGTGCTTTCTGAACTACCAGTGGCTACACAAACAGAATCATATACTTTTGATATATAATCTTTAACCTCAATAGATTTAACAACTGCTACCGGATTATCTTCTGCCTCTTGACAGATAGTTTCTGAATTTTGTCCATAAAGCATCTTACTTCTCAAAACAACAACTGGAGCAGCATTCTCCCCCGTTGAAATAACATAAGCAGGTCCTGCATGATAACCAGAAAGTCCAAGCACTCTAACAACTGTAAGTCTCTTTGATTCCTCAAGATAACTTTTTGCAATATATGGAAGTTCATACTTCGGCAAGCCTGTTCCCTTGAACTTCTCTGTGGAACATCCTCCGAAATAATCAACATAATCTGACCAATTCTCAACTGATATTGGCTCAAATGCCGGGCCATAAAGCGTCTCACCAGCAAGTCCGAGGCTTGTTATGCCAAGACTTTTTACTGAATATGTAACATCCTTTTCCTCTGTATAGATACCAGGTGAAACGTGACCACCTCTTGCATCGCTAATCATATCTAATAAACGTTTATTCAAACTTATTTTATCATAAATAGCATAAATGTTCCAAAAAACATTTAACCACTTAACTAAAAATCTTTTAATTGACGATAATATCAGTTATTTCCGTACTGTCATTTTTCTTGTAGGTCTTGGTATAATTATAACCTTCAATCTTAATTTCAGATGGCTCGAAATTTTTATATCTTGTAAGCCCCTTTATCTTTATTTCATCATCTTTCTTCACTTCAAATTTCTCATCAAGAACCGTTTCCGTATCATTGACATAAATCTTGAAATATCTGACATTATCAAGAACAATGTTTTTTGCATGAAAATTCGTATCTATTACGAACTTATAAGAATCTTGGCAATCTTCAAAATGGATAATCAAATTGATTGGGACATAAGCATATGGAGAATCTTCAGTATAACTGCAAGGCATCTCTTCTATATCAGCATAAGCACTTTTTTCTTTATCCCCTTCATATCCAAGAAACTTCAATTCTGGACGTTCCTCAACAATGAAACTATCTTCTGGCATAATATATCCCATCACTGTTATTGAATAAGATTGAGAATAAAATTGCCTGTTATCAATACTATATTCTGATTCATCTGATATATCATTGATTTTCATTGGAATATAATGCCCTTTCGGCCTTATATAACAATCTATTGACTTAAATTTATCATTCATCATCAAGTTGAATTCGTTGATAAGTTCATATTTGTTGGTTACGATACTCACTGTATATATAAAATCCACAGATATTGGTTGTTTAACCCGATAATCAATATAATATTTACGGTTCGCTTTATCGTAAGCCTCAACCCGTCTCATCAATACTGTTCTCTCTCCGGGAATATTCCTTGTATTACCAACAATTGTTCCTCCCTTTGGATTGTTTTCTCTTGTTATTGTCTTAAAATTCAGTAAAAGATTTTTCTTATCATCAACATTTTGCCATGACTGCATATATTCTGAAAAACGTTGATTGGAAAACAATGCTATTGTCGGCAATTTACTGCCCTCAAATGAAATAGCAAGGTCTTCATCCACCCATCTTTTAAACTCTTCATCAATGTCTTTGTATTCCAACGGTTTTGGTAACGGAGTAGAATCTTTAAGAACTTCTTTAGCCAAATTCATCCGTCTTTCCGGTCCATATGCACCGGGTCTTAACTTCAATATATTTTTATAAACTCTGCTCATTGTAAAACATTGATTTATTAACCATTAAATTCATTTATATCAACTGATGCGCATTGGATTGTTCGAGCATAAGCAACTTTTCCGTATAAAGTAAATTTATTTGCTGTTGAAGCAACTCTTCCATCATCAGTAACTACAAAATATTCTCTATGTTTTGGGTCTATCTGAACGCCTATATAATCTCCCCTTAAAATATCACAATTATTCTCTTCCAACGTTGTTAAAAGAACACTGAATACTAATTTTCCGGTTTGGGCATACATTCCTTTTTGAAGTTTGTTATTATAAGCCTTTGTTTCAGCCTCTTGAATCTCATAAATTACCGGTAATTCAATTGGAGGATAAAATCTTATTGCATCTTTTTCAGCTTCTTTGTAAATGTCATTGACTTTAGTTTTATCAATATCTACACGATATAGAATTACAGTCTGGTTTGCATCCTGCTCAAGATATTCCTTGGCAAAGTGCATCTCAAGGTCAAAATCCTCTCCACCAAAAAATTTGGTGTTCCTTTCAATCGGTATCTTTCTATCAATCTTGGTATTATTAACTTTTAATGACATTTTATTGAACTTTCTCTATAAATAGCAAAAATGATGGCTTTTCTCTCGCATGCGTGCGCACGTGCGTATGCGTGTGTAATATTATTAATTAATAATTATAATATATTATATAATAATAAAAATTTATATATAATAATATTCTATAATTCTAGAAAAAATATTATTACTGGATAATAAATTTTATTTTTATTAAAAATTAATCTTTTTATATAAAAAAATAATTTTTTTCTGTAACAGATAATTTATTTTAACAGTAACTGGTATTGCTTTTTTAAAAAAAAAATTGTATATTAATCTTGATAACAATATTGTTTGTTAATGTTTAATACTATTAAAACACGAAATGAAACAATTGATATTTTAAGAAATTATACCGGATTGAATCCATATATACTTCGTATGAAAAGAGATGTTATTGACCTTCAAAAAACATCTCTTCTTACAGAATATGCTATTGAATATATAATTACAAATCAATTTCAAGAACCTAAATCTATTGGAAAAACTCTTAATATAACTGATTGGTTTGGAGATTCTTTGAAAGACAAATATCAAATAGAATTTTCTCCTAGAAAACTTCAAATTCTTATATTTCTTGGAGAAACAAGAGGAACTTATCATTGTATGGTTAAATACCGAGTCAATATGAATCCGATAGAAATGTTTATTCCAAAAAAAGCATTGATGGGTAATTTCTTGATAGATGATTATCATACAGTTCAAGTTGATTTTGATAGATATGACATGCTGGCATCCCTCAAAGACCCGAACAGAAAGATAAAGGCACATCAAAAAGAAGCGGTTCAATTTTTGTTGGCAAGAAAAAAATGTATCCTTGCTGATGATATGGGTGTTGGTAAATCTATGGAACTGACAATTGCAGCCTTGGAAGGAAATTTTGATTCAATCCTAATAATCTGTCCGGCTTCTCTCAAAACCAATTGGAAAAAAGAATTGATGTGGTATGTTCCGGAAAAGGACATAACGATTATTGAAAGTTTTAATGGTAAAACTAAATCTGAACTTGAAAAGCATTTAGGTTATGGTGAAGGTAAATCTGGATTATCAACTGAGGACCTAAAAAAAGAAGCCATGGAAAAAGGTAAATGGATTGATAATAAATTTGTTATTATTAATTATGATATTCTTGATGAATTTTATCAAATACCGATTTCAAGAAGCAAGGAAAATATTGAAAAGGCATTTAAAAACAGTCCAATGCTTCAATATATAACCAACCATAAATCATTGATAATTGTTGATGAGGCGCATAAATTATCAAACAATACATCAATACGCTATAAAGTTATTAAAGATTTATTCAAAAGGGGAAATCCAAATAGCATTTATCTTGCTACTGGAACCCCGATTACAAATAACCCTCAAAATTTGTATTGTCTTCTTCAATTGTTAAATGACCCTATAACCGATGATTGGCAATATTATATGGACCGTTTTTGCGGAGCTATTCATATTCCGGCCAAAGGAGAAAAAGAAAAATGGACAAATAAATTCTTATCCAATGTCCATAAGGCAAGTTGGTATGACCTTACTGATGAGCAAAAATCTCAATTAAAAGATTATATACGTTCCCATGCAAGAATGATTACTGTAACAAAAGATGGAACAAACCTTGATGAATTAAAATTGAAAATATCTCATATTTATCTGCGCCGAACAAAAGAAGATATTGCAGTTAATCTACCTCAAAAGAGAGTGCATGAAATATTCTATGACTTCACAATGGAGCAAATGATGGAATATTCAAAATTATGGGATGAATATGAGGCGGCTCAATTGGAGGCTGACCCTACCAAAGAAATAAACAAAGACCTTTTGGAAGGTGCAATATATAGACGTTATTGTTCAAACCAAATGGTTCCAAACACAATAAAATTGGCTGATGAATTCATTTCAAAAGGCGAAAAAGTTATAATCGCAACCTGTTATGATGAAGAACTTGAAATGTTTCGAGAATATTACGGAGAAAGATGCGTTATTTATAATGGAAAAATGAATGCCAAGCAAAAAGATGCTGCACAAAAGGCATTTATGGAAGACCCAAATGTTATGGTTTTTATAGGTAATATTCAAGCAGCGTCAGTTGGGTTAACATTAATCGTGTCTCATACTTTGATTTTTAATAATATGTCATTTGTACCAAGTGACTGTAGACAAATGGAGGATAGAATTTACAGAATAGGACAAACAAAAGATGTTGACATATATTATCAAATGTTTAAAGGTACTCAGTATGAAAAAATATGGAATATTATTTTAAAAAAAGAATTAATAATAAATCAAGTTATAAAAAAAGAAAATGAAAAATGACTGAAAGAATTTTGTTAAAAGATTTAGATGGAAATTTAATTGGAGAATTATCAATATATAAGAAATTTAATCTTGAGTTTGTTGAAGAAGAAAATGGATGTCAAAGAGTTGTTTCCCATAATGGAATATTTTTGTCATCTGTTGAAAATAAAGAATGCCAAAATTTAGTGCTTCATTTTATATCAGATAGCATAGATATGAAATTGCAACCTGTAGAAAAAGAAAATCAGTAATGGAAGAATATTTAGGCTTTGTGGATGAAATCGGACGGACGGTTGATGGCAAATACATTTATCGGTTTGATTTCACTGTGGATAAGGAGACTATATGGGGTGACTTTTTTAACGTTGCCCCATCTGCTATAGTCCCCAATCTCATGCCGGATAAGAACTCCTTGTCACGGTCAGGAAAGGCTGTTTTCCCAAGAGAACTTGTTCTTGCCAAAAAAAATTATTGTTTTTCCATGCAAGATTGTATTGATGGAATAATTCCACTTTGCTTTTGTGAAATAGATAATGATACAATTGAATATGATAACAAGCCCTTTTTTCTGAATTTTGGAGATGATTTTGAACATGTTGATAAACTTCTCAAAGCAATAGGCTGTGAATTATTTGAATTAAAAGAGGTTGAAAAAGGTGATGATTCAGCCATTGATGACTTGATTGATTCAATGGATGAAGATGAAGATAATGATGATGACGAAAATTTTTAATTTATGGAACCCGTTTTAGTATATGTGAAACCGATTTGCAAAAACACAAATGGCACTTATGAATATGATTTTTTCTTCAGTGAAACACCAGAATATGTTTGGGGTCCTGATTGGGATATTGACACGCCATCATCAAATGGTGACTTGACTCCTGAAGAAAGTACTTATTCAGAAATAAAAAGGGTTATAACAACATTGCCGTTAAAAACATTGGAAGAGACATCTTGTTATTCAATGGAATATGCAACCTACGGAATATTGGCTCTTGCTTGGATTGATATTGAAAATCTTGAAGAATATCCTGAAAACGGAAGGATGACACTTAAATTTGGCTTTTCAAAAGATAAGGTTGAATCATTGTTGGATTCTCAATCTTGGAAATTTAAAAATTAATTTGTATCTTTATCTTCAAAGATAATGTGATTCAAAAAATGGGTAATTGTAGTAAAAATCTTAGTAAAGCAAAGCAAAAAAAAATGATGAATTTTACACACAATATAAAGATATTGAAAATGAGGTAAAAAAACATTCCTTTAAAAATATGTGTGTATTGTGTAATTGTAATGATGGATTAAAAAGTAATTTCTTTAATTTTTTTAGACAAAATTTTAATAGTCTTGGACTTAAAAAACTTATTTGTATCAGTTATAATCCAAATGGACATGGAATTGCATATATTATGCTTCCTAATTTACCAATTACTATAAATGAATTAAATGATAATGGTGGTTTTGCTACTGATGAATCTATTGAATTTTTAAAAGAATGTGATGTTGTTGTTACAAATCCACCGTTTAGTAAATTTTTATCTTTCATGAAAATACTGTTTAATTATGATAAAAAATTTTTGATTATTGGAAATCAAAATGCAATAACCAATCGTAATATTTTTGAAAAGATTAAAGCCAATAAATTGTGGATAAATAACAGTTTTAAAGGAACCGTAGGCTTTTTTATTAATGAGCATTATAATGATTATGCTAAATCAAGTCAACATAAAAAGGGGCATATACGTGTCAGCGGTGTTGTGTGGTATACTAATTATGGAAATAGAGACGTTAAGCAATTGGAATTAAAAAGAGAATATTCATCAGATTTTTATTGCAAGTATGATGATTATGATGCAATAAACATTCCAAAAGTAAAAGATATTCCTTGTGATTATTATGGAAAAATGGGTGTTCCCATAACTTTCATATATAAATATGACCCATCTCAATTTACCATACTTGGGCTTGATGCTTACATGGAAGATAATCCGAGATATGGTAAAAGATTTAGGATTAATGGAAAAGAAACATATGCCAGAATAATAATACTTTTAAAACCAAAAAATAAGCCTCAGCAATAGCCGAGGCTTTTGGTTATATTTTTTTAATTTTTTCTGAAATAATACGGCATACACATTCCATTACCATGTTCTTGATGTCAGATTTAGTAATGACCACTGTATGCTCATTCACCATTACTTCAATGTTCCCTTTGGTGTCAATCTTGTACCATTTACCGTTTAATTTAACGCTGGCATAACCATTAGAAAAATAGTCAACAACATCAAACCATTGGTTCGGCGATACCAACTTTCCTCGGGTATCAATGTAATTCCATTTATTGTTTAATTTAATTCTGGCATATCCATCATGAAAATCACCAATCCAATCAAACCATTGGTTCGGAGATACCAACTTTCCTCGGGTATCAATGTAATTACATTTATTATTTAATTCAACTATGGCATAACCCTTAGAAAAATTACCAACAATATAATCAAACCACAGTTTCGGAGATACCAGATTTCCTTGGACATCTATGAAATTATATTTATTGTTTAATATAACGCTGGCATAACCATCATGAAAATTATCAATCCAATCAAACCATTGGTTCGGGGATACCAAATTTCCTTGGGTATTTATTAAATTCCATTTACCATTTAATTCAACCGTGGCATAACCATTATAAAAATTACTATTCAAATCAAACCACTGGTTCGGGGATAACAGTTTTCCTTGGAAATTTATATAATTCCATTTATTATTTAATTTAATTCTGACATATCCATCATAAAAATCACCAATATCATCAAACCATTGGTTCGGAGAAAACAATTTTCCTTGGGTATCTACTAAGTTCCATTTACCATTTAATTCAACCGTGGCATAACCATTATAAAAATTACCAACAAAATCATATTTCATATAAAGATTAAAATTTGGATATACGGTTTCATAAAATTTTACTAAGCCTTCACTTAAACCCAGCTCTCTTATTGATACTTCTTTATCATTTATATCCATGAATTGCCCCGTTGGGAAATGGAATTGGAATTTAGCCCCGTCTGATTTCCTTATATTTACGTACAAAGGTCCGTCCTTTGTGTACATATTGAAATATCTATCATCCGAACTTGCCGTACACCAAGAAGTGTCACCTCCGATTTTCCTGCTTGCCTTATATGTATGCGGTATGTACACCACCCAGTCCGCATCCTCATATACCTTCTCCAGTGTTTGTTCCCCTTTGGACAATTGCCTGGTGGCTTTGAAATCATCTGTGTAATCTGAAATGATGGTGATTAAATTCGATAATGAGCCTATCTCATTTATAGGTGTCGTTATCTGTGACTTGTTAATATTGTAAGTATTCAAGGCCTTCTTTAACTCCGGAATATCACCAACCTTTAATTTTCCATTAACATATTGATTACCAATCCATACACAATACTTACCAGCAAAAACGCCACGGCTGTTTTGAACCGTGGTTGGGTCAGCCGTGAATAACTGCTCCAAGTCTTTTGGATTAATATTTGGATTCTTTTTAGCAAAAGCGTTAATTAAAGAATTAATCTCTTTTGCCTCTCTTATAAGTGATTTTATTGAATGCATACATATATACATAGATATTTATTTCTGACTTGCTCTGTATTTGAATTTGTTAATATTCTCAAGAAGTTCATCAAGAACATTTATTAGTCCGTTATATTTCTTTTCAGAAAGGTCACTTTCTATATCAAGGACTTCTCCTTCAAGTTCTTTCAGCATTGGTATCAAAGACTCATTTCTTGGTAACATTGGTTTCAAATCTCCTATTTTGAAATGTTCTCCTTTCAAACCCATAATGCCTTCGGTAAATCTATCCTCACAGTCTGCTATGCAATCCAATATTTCATCGCATAAAAGATGCTCGGCATTATTATCGGTATTCCAATGTATTTCCTTTGTTCTGATAAGATAGCCATGCATTGAGCATATAAAATCAACAAATTTCTTTTCCATTTCTACATTATTTTTTTCATTAATGTTATCATTTTATTAAAAGATTCTTGAAGCAAGCCGTTTTCTTTGAGTTCTGCCGCAAATTCTTCGGGAGAATATGTAAAACATCCATCTTCAATAAAAACATTGTTCTTGGCTGAATATTCGTAATCCGAATCTCCTATTGTGAATTTGGCTGTTTCTGTTGTAGGGTCAAAAGCGGTAGCATAATCAGCTGGAACTGGAAGTAATTCTTTTTTCGTACTCATATTAACATAATTATATTTTCCGGCAGGTTTGCCCTTAACCAACATATATCCACATATAACTTTTTCATTCAATGGTGTTTCCGGGTACATTCCTCTAATTTCTATTCCGGAAGTTCCGTTACTTGTTATATTGCTGTATGTTGATTGCTCTAATACTCCTATCCATCCTGAATCTCTGACATTTCGTGGGTCCTTCCCCTTTGTAGGGTCCCATATTTTGATAGGAATTAAAGAAGAAAAATCTCTAACAACACACACTTTTCCATCGTTTCCTCCCCAAAATACATATCCACGAACTTTGGTTTTTGCTAATTCTGATTCATCTGATAAGCCTCCCCATAAGTTACTTTGTTGCCATGGAGCCATATTGTCTTTATTTAATGGATTACCTCTTAATGCAACGAAAAATGCTCTTGCCATAGGTGCTGAACGCCATGTTTTACCATATGTTTGGTCAACAAGTCTAAAATATCCATAATTTTTGAGTTTAGTAACTATTTCTGGTGGGCATAATTCTTTTATTTGTTCTTTAACGGGTTTTCCTCCATTATATCTGTCATTCATGGCTTTGTCAAATATTATGAAATTTTTAAATCCGCCAATAAGTGCAAATTCTATAAGATATTTTCCATATATATTTCCTTTTTGATTGTCCAAAGTACTATTCAAATCATAAGTTGTATAGAAGCCCTGCCCATAAAAATTGGAATTCTTTCCGGTATATTCTATGGATGTACCGTTTTTTATTATACCTTCAGCACCTTCTTTTGTTGTGCAATGGTATAATTTAATTGTATTTTTCAAATTTTTACGGAAATCATCAAATGTTGTTTGGGTATATTCCTGAATCATTACTCCATGTTGTTATTTGGATTATTTTCTGATGGGTTTTCTTCATTAAAATTCAATCCAAATTGCCCCAAGAATGACATTATTGCATCATCTGACGGACGGCGAATCATTCCTTCATTCAATTCGTATTTATATCCTTCTGTTCTAAGATTGCTCATTCTTTCCATAAGGCTTCCAAACTTTATCAAAAATTTTATTTCATTAAGCGGTGTATCATTTTGGAATTGTTTATCAGTTTCATAGGAAAGGGCTGATATTATACTGTCAGATACGCCTAAAACAGTTGATTTACATTCCTCATAACTACCAAACACATGTGATACATTACTGAAATCATATCCCATTTGTGGTAATTTAGATTTACCGACTGTACATAAGGCAACCGCTGCGGTAACCATTTGTGCAATTTTTTCAGTGTTGGTAGGGTTTTTCCATACCATATTGATTTTTGCCTTTGCAATATTATATACGGCATTCAAATAAGTGATAATCGGGTCTCCTTGAATTTGTTGTGGCAATTTAATGCCAAGATTATCCCATCCTTTTTCCATTTTTGAACGGCTGCATAAATCTACCAACGCATTATAAAATATTTTGGCTTGTCCCTCTTCTGATGTAAGGTCTTGCTTTTTTTGGTCTTGAGCATTTAATTGAACGTTTTGCTGATTTTTAATATCTTGCATTTTTTGCATCCATTGCTCACTGTCAATTTTTGCCTTATCAGTCAATGTTCCGTCAAGATTGTTGAGCAATCCAAGTTCATCAAAGAAATTCGTTGTTCCTTCTGTATCAGAAATATCATAAGCGGCTCCTCTTAATCCTGCCAATGTTTTATTTACTCCCAATGTATCATTTTGCTGAAGGGAAAGGTCAGATGCATTAAGACCCATTGCAGATGCTTTTTGCTGAAGTCCTTTTTTGGTCTCACGTTTGGTGTAACTACTGCTTATATAATATTGCATTTTAGGCTCATCTTTGATTGTTCTTCCCCATTTTCTCCAAGTTGATGCTGAACGAACAAACGTAGGCCAGAATTTTTCTGTACCATCCGGCCAATATGAGTCGGTTGCCGCTCCTTTATCAGTTGGTTTGATGCCGGCTGCTTCTGCTTGAGCATATATTGCTTTAACATTATTTGGGGCAAGTTGGTGACCATATACACGGGAAATAAGGTTGATTGCCTTTTTATAAAGAACCATAGCTTCGTCCCATTTATTGTTTTGAATCGCATTGTAAATAGCCTCTTCTAATGCTTTAAGGGATACCTGTGCCCGCTCAATGACTTGTGGATTTACTGAATTATGAATTGCATCCATAAGGTCATTTTCCAAATTATCAATATTAGGGTATTGAGATGTGGTTGAAGCCTCCAATATTGTTTTTATTTTAGGCATCATTAAACGAACCCATTTAGCAAATTTAGCCTCCGGTATTGAAAATGTCATACATGGGGTATGATACATATTATCCTGCATCCAAAATCTTGCTGATGGAATACAATTTTGCTTTATTGTTGAAAAATCATTTTTATCCAAATTTATAAATGAGATTTCCAATAATGTTGCATTAGATTGTGTTCCGTTGGCATCGGTTGATTGAACATTTTTTCTGCTTACAGAAAAATTCAAATATCTTTTTGATGGACCGGATTTTTTGTATCCACCAGTATTATATTTTGTATAATATGCTTCGTTCATTACTAAATATAAATCTTTTGGTATAAATAGTTTGAAATAATCATTTGTTTTTGGGTCGGATTTTTTGTATTTTTATAACAAATATATTTTTTATGGCAAGAACTTTTGTTAAGAAAACAATTACACCTGAGGTTGTATCTACATTTCTTGATGGGCGAAATCCGCAGGAACGTATTGTTAATTTTGAATATAATTATCAAGATGATTTTATTAAAGTTATATATAGGGATGAATCAGATAGAAAATGTATTTCTGTGGATTCATTTTATCCTTTTTTGTGGGCTACCCGAAATGCTTGCCTAAAAATTGGAGAAATCGGAAGAGATAAATATAATCAACTGTGTGCCCAATATGGAATTCGTTGCGAGCAACTTGACACAACAAACACCGAGGGTGAAGTGGTTCAAGAAATTCTTGATGGTTATACTTATATCTTTAAGGCAACAAAACCATTGAGTTATTCAAATTTTTTGGAATTTTTCAAAAGGGTAGGCAACCCCGTATATCCGAGTAAAAAGAAAAATGAAAAAGAAGTTGTGCCATCTTATACCACTCAGCCAACGTCAAAGAAAAATGACAAGCAATATCTTGTGGTGACACCTATTGAACAATATATGATTGCCACGGGTAAAAGAATGTTTAAGGGGTATGAGGATTATGATGATTGTCTCAGAATGATATTTGACTTGGAGACCACGGGACTTGATACCAAAAAAGACAGAATAGAACAATTTGGTATCAGATTTAATCGTCCGGTTAAATATCATGGGGAAGAAATGACCTTTGAAAAGGTTTATTCTACGGAAGGGAATTCAGAGGAAGAAAAAAATGCCTCTGAACTTGAAAACATTGAAAGGTTTCTTAAAATAATATATACATTTCGTCCAGATATTATTACTGCTCATAATGGAGAAGCCTTTGACTTTAATATACTAATAGGGGCCTGTGAGCGTCTTGGAACATCATTTGAAGAAATGTCAAAAAAATACTTTGACGGAGTTGGAATTGTCAAAAATTATAGGGAAACCATTTTGAAACTTGGTGGAGAGATTGAAACTTTTCATCAGACAATTATTCCACAAACAATAGTTACCGATTCATTGCATGCCGTTCGTAGAGCGCAGGCATTGGATTCAAACATGTTGTTTTCAAATTTGAAATATGTTACAAAATATTCAAAGATTGTGAAACCGGACCGTGTATATGTGCCGGGTGATAAGATTTCTGAGATATGGAATGACAATGAGGCTCATTATGCTTTTAATCAAACGGACGGGGATTGGTATATCTATGACCCGAATTATATTCCAAATATTATTAAGGCTGACCCTTTGAAAGACTTGAATTATTTTCAAAGACAAATAGATTCTGATAATGAGATTCGTTCTGTTTCAGGTGCAACCCATTGTAAATATAATGCTGATGTAACTGCTGAAGAACTTTATAATGCTTATCTCGAAAGCATTAATAAAACAAATGAAGAGAATAGATTAAGAAAAGGAAAAGAGGGAGATACATTTAAGTTATATACCAAAAATGAAATTCTTGAAGGATATTCTCTTGTAACAGGACGATATGTTGTTCAACGTTATCTTCTCGATGACCTTTGGGAATGCGATAAAGTGGAACAACGTTATAATACGTCAAATTTCTTGATTTGTAAGATGCTTCCTGTGCCATTCCAAAAATGTTGTACAATGGGAACCGCAGGACAATGGAAATCATTGATGCTTGCTTGGAGTTATGAGAATAATTTGGCTATTCCTCCTTTTGGAGAAAATAAAACTTTTACCGGAGGACTTTCAAGACTACTCAAGGTAGGATTTGTTCCTGATGTTGCCAAATTTGACTATAATTCACTTTATCCATCAATTATCCTTACTTGGGGCATATCTGATGCGAAAGACCTTATGCATACAATGTTATTTTTCTTGGAACATGTTCTTACTCAGCGAGAAAAATATAAAAAATTAAAGAAAGAAGCGGGCAAGGCTGCGGATAAATATAAAGAGATGCTTAAAAATCATGAATATTCAACAAAAGAAGAAGGTAAAGAGTTGAATAAAAAAATGATGAAGGCAAAAACTGAAGCGGCAGCTAACGATAAAAAACAGTTGCCCCTAAAGATACTTGGAAATAGTTTCTTTGGTTCTTACGGAGCACCGAATGTATTTCCTTTTGGAAGTATTGATTGCGCTGAAAGAACCACTTGTACTGGTAGACAATGTTTGCGCCTTATGATTTATCATTTTTCAACAATGGGTACTGTAAATGGATTGGGAAATGAATATAATTATTCACCTATTGTTGGCGATACAGATGGCTTCAACTTCCAATTGCCAAAGAAATATCGTTACAATGAAGAAAATCCTTATATTAGTCCGGGACTATCACGTGAGACTAAAAAAGGGCAATCTTATACTGGTTTTAAAGCAGATGTTGCTGAATTTAATGATTTATTCATGTGTGATAAACATTATACTCCTAATGCTAAAAATAAAATGGGGCTTGGCATTGATGAAATCGTTGCAGCAACAATCAACTTTAGTAGAAAAAATTATGCGGATTATTTTCCTGAGGAAGATTTTCCAAATGATGTGAAAATGGTCGGCAATACTATTAAATCGAAAAAGATGCCTGAATACATTGCCAAATTTCTTGAAAAAGGGGTGAGACTTCTTGAACGTCAAAAGGGACAAGAATTTATAGAGGAATATTATTCATATATTGAAAAAATATACAATTATCAGATTCCTCTTAAACAAATTGCCTCCAAAGGAAAAATCAAGAAAAGTATTAAGGATTATATGATGGATTGTCAGACTATCACCAAGGCTGGACGTCCTAAATCAAGGCAAGCATGGATGGAACTTGCCATAAGGAACAATCTTGATGTTCATATGGGTGAGACAATTTATTATATTAACGATGGAACATCAAAATCTCATGCTGATTTGAAAACGGTAACGCATTATTATGGAACCGATGGGATGTTCAATGATAAAAAGGATATGAAAACTGTTCTTGAAAAAGAATATAAAGCAAACAACATTGATGGGAAACTTGCCCCAAAAGAGCATAAACTTTCATTAAATGAATACGTTAAGAAACATCATCCTGAAATTTCAATAGAACAAGAGATTGTTCTTAATTGCCATCTTGTGCCGAGGGAAATCATTGATTCTGAAAGCGATATTTTTTGTAAAGAAGGTGAGGAATATAATGTTCCAAAATATATAGAAACATTTAATAAACGTATAACTCCGCTTTTGGTTTGCTTTCATCCAAATATCCGAAATAAAATCCTTATTACGAATCCTGATGACCGTCAATATTTCACTGCTGAAGAATGTGAGTTGTGTAGCGGATTTCCAAACAAGCCGGGAGACCAAGATACTTTTGAACAATTGATGACCATGGATGATAGGGAAATAGCCTTTTGGAAAAGGCATCCGGAATGGAAGATTCCTTTCCTTGATGAATGTAATATGGATTGGGATAAAATTTCCAAAGATTATGATGAACGAAAAGAAAGGGAAAAGGAACTGGGTATTCAACAAGTAAGGGAAAAATTTGAAGAATTGGTCGGAAAGATGAATTCAGAAGATTTTGATAATTTTGAAGAAGGAATATTGCCATCGGCTGTAACAAACCTTGTTGATATTGACCCGTTAACGGGAAATTTTGTATCAAAAGATTATCCTGACATCACAATCGCAACTATTTATGATATATTCGATGCAAAAGAGCGTAGGCTTAATGCATTAGTTAATAATGATGAATTAAATACTTGTGACTATGGCAGTTGATTTTGTTTGTACTTTTATTATTGGTCTCCTTTTTGGAGCAATGGGTACGATTTTAGTTGAAGAATGCCTTCCTTCATGGAAGAGTTGGTGGAAAAAGCATTTTGGAAAAAAATAAAGGAAGGTTTTTAAAGGCCTTCCTTTTTTTATTGTTTCTTATCGTTTGTATTTCCGACTAATTTCAGATTCCCTTGATAAATATTTCCTTTGTTATCAACCAAGGAGATTGTTTTTCCTTTTAATGCAACCGTTTCAAGTGCGCTGATTCCTTCATTTAATGGTTGTTTGCCGAAATATTCTTTAAGGCATTCATTTACTACCGCTCTTATTATGCTATAATCAACATTATTTTGTACTGATGGCATTGCATATTGCTGAGGCATTTGCTGCTGTTCTGTGATAGGGGTTCTTTGGGTTACCTTAACATTTTTTTTAGGTTTGATTCCCATACTGTCAAGAACCGAGGTTCCTCCAAGACCACTACGGTCAATGTTATGTTCAAGCATTGATTTTTTGATATGTTCGGGAAGATTGCTCAATTGCACGTCATCTGATGTGAAACTTATATCTCTTGAATCTGAGTTTTCATCACTGTTATAGCCTAACATTGCTTCATATTGAGCTGCCATATCATCTCCTTGCATTGTTGCTTCATCAAGTCTGTTTGACATAGAAGTTCCTAATGCCTTGATTTGCTTTTGGCTTTCAGATGAACATAACTTTGCTGCTTTGCCACTTATAATCGCTGCCAATCTGTCTTTTGATATTGCCATTTTAATCTATTTCTTTTTCGTCATTGTCCTTATAAAGGTTATTCATTCTATCAGTTAAATCCTTGAACGTTGATGTCAATTTATTTTCCTGATTATCAACTTCATCTTTGGTTACAGGTTTTGTTTCCGGAGCGTTTTGTATTGATGGCTCTTGTTCTGCATTTGTTGGCTGCTGTGATTGGGTTTTGTTATTAACCTCTGGCTCAGTAGCAACATCTTGTTTTGTTATTGGTGTTGTATCAGGAGATTCAACCTTATTCTTAAAATAATTGTTTGATTGTGTTTTGTCAATAGTAGGAATTCTTTGTGATTGAGCCGAAACATAATTTTGCCTATCAGTTGTTTGAGGCTGCTGCAAAGATTGGGTAGGGGAAACCTCTGATTTTGAAATTGGGTTGGAATCAATCGGATTTGTATCTTTTGCAACCTGTACGTTGCTGTCAGCAATTGGGGTTATAGCAAATAAGGTTGTCATTCCTTTATCACCTTGTGTATTAAGCCCCATATTAATTAATTGCTGCGCATAGTTTTTAAAACTTTTATGCCCGTTGGCCCAACTAACAATATTATCAAGAAGAAACAGTTTCCAATGAGGTACACCACGTCTTGTGGAACCTGCTGTTTCAAATGCTCGGATTGCCCTTTTGCCAGATTTGGTTAATCCATAAGCAACTGGTAAAATATAACGTTCGTTTTTACCTTTATCGGGACCGACAAGTTTTGTCTTTTCATAATTTAGCACAAAATTGTCTTGACGGTCATTATAAGTCATACGAACCCTCACGACCTTATTAATTGCATCAATTATACGTTGGTCATGAGATTGGCTTATTTCATTAAGCATCTGCTGTTTATTTACTGTTTCTTTTGGCATTTTTCAATTACAATCTAATTTGTCCGTCCGCTACGTTAAGCGAGGTGTCAACAAGATTTGGACCGTATTCATAGTTTTCATTATAAAGGGATATATTCTTAAGGAAATTTCTTCCGCCTACCCCGTTACGTCCTTCAATATCATAAAGACCACCGCCATTGATGGTGTCAAAATTACGATAATCTATTGCTGATGGCTTATTACAATCAGGAGTCCAATGAGTATGACCACCACCGGTTCCTTTACCGAGCGGGTCACCATCACTTATTGCATCTGGATGAAGTACTGAATACTCATCATTTTGTGTATAATCATTTCTGACAAGGGCTTCATGCCTTGCTTCTATACCTTTCTTTTCAAGACAAGTTTGCATAATCTTTTGATTTTTATCTTGTTATAATTCCATTTTGAGGGGTATGCCCTTTACCGTTACCTGTTTCTTTAGGGGCGGAAGTGATTTTTGGACCAATTTTATTTTGCTGCATGGACTTATCTGCCATTTTTGCGGTATTGTATTGGTTTGCGGCTAAATCAATTCCATTCCAATTGTTTTTCATTCGATTGACGGTGTTCATTGCCTTTTGCTTAATTTCTGGTGTGGCTCCTGTTTGAATGGTTTTTTGGGCTGTATTAAGTCTTGAAAGTGCGGTTTTTGTCGCTCCGTAAGATTTTCCTGCCTCACCATTCTGAGCACCAAATTTACGGGCTTTTAACCGTTCATTTCCATGTTCTCGCTCTTCGTCAAGATAAACATTATTCCATTCTTTTTTGGTCATTTCATGAACTGTTATCGGACCCATTCCGGCAAGCTTTGCATTTCCTCTCCAATCATTAGTCATGGTATCTCTCATATCATCGGTTGTTGTCGGATTTGGATATTCATCATCCATACTTCCGCTGGCGCTTATTTCATTACTAAAATTATTGGGCACATCAGGCTTTGAGCCAAGACCATCCAAATATGAAGAATCTCCGCCACAAATTTCATCTAATTGCCTTTTTGTCAATATGAGAGTTTTTTTTGCCATATCCTACAATTTTTCATAGATAAATAGTTTACTTTAACAATTTTATTACTTATTTTCTGTGTAAAATAAAAAAAGAATTATGAAAGAAAACTTTGTGCATATTGTTTTTGTGATTGATGAATCTGGAAGTATGTATAACGCCGTGGATGATGTTATTGGCGGATTCAAAAAGGTTGTTGATGAGCAACGAGAAAATACAAATGGTACTTGTGCGGTATCTTATTATAAATTTGCTGATAAGGTGAAAGAGGTTTATTTGCTGAAGGATATAAACAATGTTGAATATATTGATAATGTTTATTGTCCGGGTGGCTGTACTGCATTATTTGATGGTGTGGGAACCGCTATAGACAAGGTAGGAAAGCGTCTTGCGGAAATGAGCGAAGATGAACGTCCAGAAAAGAATCTTATTGTAATTATGACCGATGGCGGCGAAAACGCTTCAACTGAATATAAATCCGAACGAGTTAAAGAAATGATAAAGGAACAGGAAGACAAATATAATTGGTCTTTTATCTATATGGGTAGTGACGTTAGAGATGCTAAGGATGCAAATTCTTTAGGCTTATCTACGAGATTGTATGCTTCTAAATCTGATTATTTATCAAATTATACTGTTATCAATAATATTGTAAGAAATTTTCGTGATTCTACTGATGAAGATTATGCTACAAAAGATTATTGCTTGAAAACCACATTGGGGAAGATGGCGGAAGATGCAACGATTAAATATGCCAATGATAATAATCTTGATGCAAAGGACTTGCTTTCATAATTGTTAAATATTTTGAAGATAATGGATAGAAAATATAATGTGCTTGTAGTGCCAAGCGACAAATTCGGGTGCGGATTGCACCGTTCTCTTAATCCTCATATACAATTGGACAAACTTTATGGGGATAAGTTTAATGTTGAGATAAATTATTCTCCGAATTGGGCTGATTTGGCTTCTTTTGACAAATATGATATAATTCATATTCATAAGGGACTCTATAATGATATGGAGACTTTTTGGAAATTTCTTGATTATTGCAAGGAGCATAAAATCACAACCATAATGGATATTGATGATAATTGGGACGTTGGTCCGCAGCACCCTCTTTATCTTACAAACAAATCAATGAAAGTTCCGGAGAAAATGATTGAGAACATCAAAAGATTTGATTATGTAACCACAACCACGGAAATTTTCGCAAACAAGATACGAAAATATAATAAAAATGTTTTTGTGTATCCAAATGCAATAGACCCGGAAGAAGAACAATATCTTCCAATCAAGAACGAATCCAAAAGAATCCGTATTGGTTTTGTTATGGGTTCCGCTCATGAAAAGGATATGGAGCAACTTAAAGGATTCTCAAACATGCTTGGAGGAATGGGTATTCTTGATAAGATTCAAATTGTTCTTTGTGGCTATGACCTTAGGGGGACAGTGAATATTGTTAATCAGCAAGGTGTTATGGTCGGTCAGCGTCCGATTAAGCCAACAGAATCTGTATGGTATTCTTATGAAAAAACCTGTACTGACGATTATAAAATTTGTTCACCTGCATATAAAGATTTTTTACATAAGTTTTTGAAAGGTGTTCAATGGCCATTAGTGGAAAATGAGCCTTATAGAAGAGAATGGACAAAAGATGTTGATAATTATGCAACACATTACCGAAATGTAGATATTCTTCTTGCCCCGCTTGACCCGAATCCGTTTAATGAAGTTAAATCAGAATTGAAATTTATTGAGGCAGGATTTACTCATACAGCAATCATAGCAACTAATTTCGGACCATATACAATTGGAAGCAAGAATATGTTTGAAAAGGGTGGAATTATTAATGATGAGGGAAACTGCGTCCTTATTGAGCCGTCAAAACGACCTAAAGATTGGGTTAAGGTTATCAAGAAACTAATTGATAATCCGGAATTGATAACTAAATTACAAGACAATCTTTATAATTCCGTGAAAGATAAATATGATATCAGAAATGTGACAAAAACTCGTGCTGAATGGTATCAATCCATAATTCAAAAGTAACGTGTCATAATGTTTTTTAGTTTTGCCTCTTGGATTTATTCCAAGAGGTTTTTTCGATTATTTAATGCTATTTATGAAAAACTAAAAAAAAAAAACAACATGGATATTAAAGATAAGGATACATATGGATACAAGTCAGATGTTGGCTTTATCAGTAATACTTTTCAGATAACTCATCATATAGATTTATTTTCAAGAACCAATGAGGCTGCTATCCACGACCAAACCGATAGACTTGAGGCTATTATTTCTGCACAAACTGAACAACAGAAAGTTGATGCTGACCTTAATAGAAAGAATAGAGAAACCGTATTTGATAAATTAATTAATTCAATTAAAGGTATTTTCCATTCAAACAAAACAGGGGTGACTGAGAATTTCTATGACATGGTTCAGAGGGAAAGTGATGAGACTCAAGAGCAGATGAAAGATAACAGTCAAACTATTGACAGTAGACTTGCAAATGTTGTTAAAGAACTTGAATCTATCCAAAATTCAATTTCCGGAGATACTACACAAAGTATTAGCAACACACGTAATATTACAAACGCAATTAACAATATTAAACTTATAACTAATTAGTTATACTAACCATTTTTCATATTTTTTCTTTTTCCTCCGCAGTGATGCGGGGGTTTTTGTTTTAATGGATTTTGCTTTATTAAATATTTTTTTGTATCTTTCTCTTAAGAAAATTTTCAAACAATTAAAACTTAAATTTATGTTAGTATTAGCGGAAACACAAGCAAATGAGGCATGGGCACAATTTGCGACAATCTTCACCAATCTTGGTTTAAACAATTATTATGACATGGATAAACTTCATGATGAACTTCTTTCTTCTCCGTGTGGAATATCTGAGGATGCCGGAACTGCATATAAGGGGGCTCTTTTGATGCATATCAATATGTTGATGGGAATTGCGGAACGTATGACAAAGATGATTTCGGGAACATTTCAAGTTGATAAAAATTCATTGTTGAAAGTTTGTTGTATCATGCATTTGTCTAAAAGATATATGTATGCTCCATGTACAGAAGATTGGAAAATCAGAGGTGGCAGATTTTTTGAATTTGCTAAACTTGAAGGGAATCTTAAATCTGGTGAAAGGAGCGCATTGGAGGCATTGAATAATGGGGTTAAATTAACTCCTACTGAATATGAGGCTATCAAGATTCTTGATGGAGATGAAGATAATACGAAAAACCCTTTCAAATCAATACTTGCCATTATTATTAAACAGGCAAATGAACTCGCATATGCGATTGAAAGAGAAAGATATAATAAAGCAAAAAATGTTGAAAAATAATGAGTGTTAAGATTAAACTAAAGAAATTAAATGAAAATGCAAAACTTCCGACACAAGGAAAGCCGGGAGATTTTTGTTATGATGTATGGGCGGTTTCTGAAAAAGAAGTTGCTCCAAATGTGTGGGAATATGGATTGGGGTTGGCTTATGAATTTGATGACAGTTATTATGTTGTTGCAAGAGGGGCGAATAAATGGACATCAAGTAGAACATCTGAAGTTCTGAATTTAAGCATAGATTTCAGATGCCGTTCATCAGTATGGAAAACGGGAATGGTTCTATCTAATGCTTATGGAACTCTTGATTATTTTTATAGAGGTGAGGCAAAGGCTGTATTTTATCATGTATTTCCAAATATGCCACGATATAAGGTTGGTGACAAAATTGGACAGATTAAAATAGGAATGACGATTCCTGCCGAATTTGAATTTGTTGATGAAATCAATATGGATACTGAACGAGGAACGGGCGGTTTTGGCTCAACCGATGAGAAAAAAGAAAAGGAGGCTTAAGAAAGTCTCCTTTTTTTATCTTTGATATATTTGGTAACTGTTTCTGAAATGATTTTATTTAATTTTGTTTTTCTTGCCTCTTGTAATTTTCTTGTGGCAAAAGCATATGATTTTGCTGCTTGAACAATATCTGGGTATTGGCTTCTTAATGCCGGCCAATTAGAACCGTCTTTTGTATATATCCATTGTCCATTAACAAATTTAAATCCTTTTTGTGTAAGAAATTGGGCATTCTTTTGTGCCAAAGCCTTTGCGGAATTTTGTGTTTGTTGTGTATATGTGTTATTCCTTGATGGATTAAGATTTGCTTGCTGAAAATTTGGCTGTTGTGCTTGTTGTTGATTTTGCTGCGGAGCAACATCGGGATTTGGCATTGGTCCTTGTTGTTGCGGAGTTGTTGATAATGGTTGCTGTTGGGTATTCTGTTGCTGATTCCCAGTACTTTTATCAGTTGTCCATTGACGGGCGTTTTGATTTCTAGCAACGGTTTTATTATACATATCAGTCGCATATTGCCTTGCACCATAATTACGGGCGTTGTTAGCCATTTCTTCTCCATATTCAGCATATGGGTCAAAATCTCTATGCTTATAACGTTCTACATTTCGTGCGGCATTAAATTTCTTTTTAAAATCTGAGGCGTAATTTCTTCCTTTTTGATACATTTTTCCTAAAAAGCCCGCTAAATCTTCATTTTCTGCGTTTTCCTTAATAACTTCAACAACACTTTCACTTATAATTTGCTGAAGTCTATCTTCTTTTATATTAAATTTAGCCATAATCACATGATTTTATAATAAATAGTGAAAAGAATTGACTTTTATTGTATTAAAAATTATTTTAAAAGAAAAAAGAATTATGGTAAAAGATAATGAAACTATTAAATTAATACATCTTTCGATTCAAGACCTTGTTAATTATGAAAAGGCTGCTTGTATTGTATGCCGAAAATATGAGAATATGATTAGGGATTATAGCGGAATGCTTAATTCTTATTCTCATGAATATGAAAAATTTGAACATATGAATACGATTCATAATCAAATAATAAATGAAATTGAAGAAAGGCTTAATAAATTGGCATAATGGGATTTATAAAAAGATTAAAAAGGAATTTTCTTATTGCTTGGCACTCGCTTTTTCATGGAATGGCGGGGGCTGATGCCGTTATGAATGGCCCAAAAGATGCTTTAGGCGGAACAGAGATTAATCAACAAGTAAAGCCGGGCGGTGTATTTGCTGATATGCTTGAGGAAAAACAAACACAAGCAGTTATTGAAATGCGAGATAAATCATACCGAGTATTAAAGGAAGCGGATAAATATGATACATCTGGAATTAAAATGACTGTTGATGAAAATGGTGAAGTAGAATTTTCCGGCATTGATACTGTCAAAAAGAAAATCAAAGAAGATTTCATGAAGCATAGTCCTGTTTATGAAGAAGAAGGATATAGACTACGAACAATACAAGATAATAAGCATTTTCTTAAACATAATCTTATTCAAGGACAATTTGATAAAGAATTAGACCTTTCATTGTTACCATTGGATGAACATGATTATGATACCACATTGACTGTTTTTCGTAATAAGGATTTTACCCCAAGATTTAAACTTGAAAAATATGCAACTAAAATGGTTGTAAGAACCAATTTGAAAAACAGTAGGGCTATGGTGGATTTGTATTTACCTACTGTTGCGGGGCAATTTTCAAAGACAGACGCAATTTTTATATCAAACATTTATAGGATATGGGAAAGTAAAGATACCCGTTCGGATATAACTGATGTTACAGGTTTTGAGTGGTATTCAGATAAAGGGTGGAATACCGATGATGTTTGCTTATTCAAATATAATGATGCAAAATTTGTTGGTATTAATATATTTGATGGAAGTTTTGTTATGTCTTTTGATTGTAATGTCCTTAATGACGGAACATATTTGGCGGAGAAATTCAAGACAAAAGAACTTGATGAAAAATATGCTAAAAAGGCTTCCAAAAAAGACAGTGTTGATTTGTTTGCCGCCGTAAGAAAAGAGCAAAAAGAAGAATCTAAAGAGATAGACGTTAATAATTTAATAGATACTATCTTGACAAATTTGAAATAATGTTTTATTTTAAAAATAAAAATAAATGAAAATAGCAATAGATTTAAACGATGTTGTAAGAGATTTTTCAAACAATTTCGTGAAATATTATATTGAGGGATATGACCATAAATTTGATTTGACTGATTTTGAATTTTGGTCAAATGATTTAAGGGCGGTTTTTCCTTTTACAAGTGATAATTCGTATTATAATTTTGTGTATAACGACTATGCGTTTGAATTATTTGGAAAATGCGGAGTTTGTACAAGGAAACTTGAATCGGAACTTAATGATTGGACTGAAAAAACAATCAAGGAACTTGATACAGATGAGGATATTGAAACTATGTTTGTGTCAACAAAAGAGTACGGATTATCTATTGGAAACACTTATTTTTTCCTTTCAAAATTAGGCACCAAGATTAGGGAGGTTTATTTTCCTAAGGATTCTATAACCATTTGGGATAAATGTGATGCGTTAATCACAGCGAATCCTGATTTGTTAACAACCAAGCCAAAAGGGAAAATTAGTATAAAAATTAAATCAGAATATAATAAAGATTTCGAGGCGGATTATACCTATAAGGATTTTAGTTCGTTCTTGATTGACCCTAAAAATACAGAAATATTATTAAATGGGAATGTTTAAGAAAGAAAAAAGTGATGATGGGAAAACTCCTACATTGTTTCCGTTTTTAGGTAGGACATATGCTTTGAATTTGGATAAACTTAAAGAAATATGTATGACTCCGTTACAGGGTAATCAAAAAGAGCAAGAAATTGTTCAGACCTATGAAGCGGATGATGCGGGTGATTTTACCATATCACAAAAAATCGAAAGGGAGACAAGAAACAATGCAAATCAGCAGAATGATATGCTTTTGTATGATTTTGTCAAGACATTGATGCTATCAATTCTTGATGACAATACAGAAAATGTTTCGTTTACAAATATGCCGGTGGGCTTAAGTTTATCAATCAATACCCTTTTAACATGGGGGATTTTGGAAGAATTATCATAATAAATATATAATATATAATGGCTAAAATGACAAAGCAAGAAATGCTTCGTATTGTAGATGAAAATATTGCGAGGCTTTCAGATAAAAATTTTAACTTGTATTTTTTTGTGCTTGATACAAAAGGTAATCCGTCAAGCGCACTTGAATATATATATCAGACAGCCCTTGTCTTGAATAAAAAGGGTTATAAGGTAACTATGCTTCATCAAGAGAATGATTTTATTGGTGTTGGAGATTGGCTTGGTGAAGAATACGCAAATTTACCTCATGCTAATATAGAAAAGGATAATGTTGAGATTACGCCAAGTGATTTTCTTTTTATTCCGGAAATATTTGCAAATGTGATGCTTCAAACGAAAAAACTTCCTTGCAAGAGAGTTATTATTGTACAGAACAGCAATAATGTTACTGAATTTATGCCGGTTTCTCAAACATTGGATAATCTAAACATTACAGATGCGATTGTTACTACTAAGGTTCAAGAATCTAAAATCAAAGACTATTTTCCTACAGTACGTACTCATATAGTTTCTCCTTCTATTAAAAAAGTATTCAGGAATAATGATGCTCCAAGAAAACTTATAGTCAATATTATTTCAAAAGAACAAAGTGACTTAAATAGAATAGTTAAGCCGTTCTATTGGAAGAATCCGATTTATAAATGGGTATCATTCCGTGATTTAAGAGGACTTTCCCAAGAGGCTTTTGCCGAGGCATTAAGAGAGGCAGCAATTACTATATGGATTGATGACAAGACAAGTTTTGGATATTCACTCCTTGAGGCACTTAGATGCGGAAGCCTTGTCATTGCAAAGGTACCTGATGAATTATCGGATTGGATGACTGAAGATAACAAATTGACGGAATCAGTCTTATGGTTTGAAAATCTTGATGACGCTCCACAAATGATTGCTTCTGCCGTGAGAAGTTGGACGCTTGATGATATTCCTGCTGATGTATATGAATATCAATCTAAGATGGATAATTTGTATAGTGAGGAAACTCAAGAAAATGAAATTGAGCAGGTTTATGTGAAAGAACTTATTGAGCGTAGGCTTAATGATTTTAAAGAGACGAAGGCTGATATTGAAAATAATGTTCTCAAAACAAAAGAAGATTAATCATGAAAGATTTAACAGTTATAATTCCTATACTTTCTTTGGATAGTAAGGAAAAGAAAGATATGTTTAAGAAGGCACTTAAAAGCGCAAGCGGTGCTGAAACAATTATTGTCGTGGGAAATTCGGAAGCGATTTATGGTATTGAAAAAGTTAATAAGAATGTTATTCTTTTGGAGAATACGGGAAACACTGAATATACTGCACAAGTGAATTTCGCTGTTGATAATGTAAAGACTAAGTATTTTTCAGTTCTTGAATATGATGACACTTTTTCTAAAATTTGGTTTGCCAATGTAGAAAAATATATATCGGTTGATACTGATAATACATTTGCCTTTTTACCATTGACTGAAATTATAGATGCTCCGTCAAATGAGATTATTGGCTATGCAAATGAGGCTGTGTGGGCATCATCCTTTTCAGAGGAGATTGGATATCTTGATAATGAGTCAATGCAGGATTATATTAATTTCAATACATCAGGAGCGATTTTTAAGACAGAAGATTTCAAAACTTTGGGAAAACTTAAGGAATCCATGAAACTTGTATTCTGGTATGAATTCCTTTTAAGAGCCCTTTATAAAGAAAAACGCATATTTGTCATTCCTAAAATTGGCTATTATCATTATGTCAATAGAGAAGGAAGCATAACATCGGAATATGCGAAGAATATGAGTGTCAAAGAGGCTGATTGGTGGATTGATTTGGCAGCCAAGGAAATGTATTTCCCTCAAGACCGCAAAAAAATATACGAAGAAGAATAAAGTACGGTGCAAAAAGAGGGGCGTGTCCCCTCTTTTATACATTAAGGAAAGGCTTTGGTAAAAGTGAAGAAAGGGAAAGTACGTTTCAAGTAACGTAGAAGAATGTCGCAACGTGGAAAAAATATACCACGATAATGGCAAAAAGAGGAAGAAAACCAAAAGAAAGAAAAGGATATTTTTATGAGGTAGAGGAAAATGCAATCAACCAATATATTCATGAGTCTAATGAGGCTGTCAAAAATCAGATATTTAAAGATATTTTATATCCTGCATTGACAACAATGATTGAATCAATCATACGCAGATATAAATTATTTGTTCCCAATGAAGAGTTTGACCAAAATTTTAATGATACCATATCATATTTGCTCACGAAAATCAATCATTTCCGTCCTATAATTACAAGTTATGATTTAATAAAGTCAGAAGAGGAAATAAGAAAACGTTCGTTTCAATATATGAGTGAATCTGATTACCGAAAAAAGGCAAGAAATGCTGAGCCAAATGACCCTGTTTATATCAAGGTTTATTTTGGAGATAATGGGTATGATGAACTAAAAGAAGAAAATGCTCGGTATTATAAAAAGGTAACGCATCATTATAAGGCATATTCATATTGTGGAACAGTATGCAAAAATTATTTGATGTTTAAATCAACACAATTTAACAAGAAGCAGAAGCGAAATGTGTCATATGATGAGGCTTTTGAAGAAATAAATGACAATATTAAATTTTCAACAATCGGGTATAATACTGAGGATAATTTACCGGAGACTTTAGTTAAGCAAGTTTCTGATGAAATGGATAATATGGTGAATGACCCGGAAGAATATGGGCTTAACGAAAATGAAGTAATAGTTGGAAGGGCTCTTGTGGATTTGCTTAGAAACTGGCCGGACATGTTGGAGAAAACGGGAAGCAATAAATTGCAGAAAAGTTCAATCCTATATTTTTTAAGGGAAGAAACAATGATGACAACTAAAGAAGTCCGTGACAACATGAAGCCCTATAAACAATTATATTATTTGCTTAAATCAATTGCACTTGAAGACTGATGTTAAAAAATAACTCCTATTCTATTTATTGAAAAAGACTTATAATGGATACTAAAAGATATAAAGTAAGGCTTAATTCCGTGGAAAAAATTGAGGAATTACTCCAAGAAATATATGACCAATCTTGCCGTCAGATTACCGAGATTCAGAATGAAATCAATAAATTGACTAATTCTACAAATCTTGGCAGTGATGATGTTACTATGGAAGAAAAGGCAAAATATGCTAAAGCAGTACATGACTTTACTGTAGATAAAATCAAAGCCATAGGGGCAAAATTTGAAATTGCCAAATTTATGGGAGAGATTCTTAAAAACAGTGGTGACATCAATGCTGTTGTCAATGATAAAAATTATGCGAAAAGAACATCTTTGAACCTTAATGACCTTAAAGCGGCTATTAATGATGATGGAGGGGATACTGATACATATATCTTAAAGAAAAACTAAACTTTAATTAAAAAATGACACCAACCGATAAAGTATTAGGCAGTATTGCCGCTATTCAAACGCTCATTGAGAATTTCCCGATGAGCATTCTTGATAATATCCATGGCAAAACATATACATCATTATTTGATTTTATGGTGGATGTGCTTAATGCTTGTGGTGTTAATACAAATGATATATTAGATTATCTTTTAAATGAGATATATGGGCTTGAAATAAAAGTTGAAGGGGGAATTCAAGGTCTTTACGACCAAATTGCGTCTAAGGCAATTGAGATTGATGAACAAAATGATTTCCTTCAAAAACTTGAAATGGCAATCAAAAAGATTCTCCAAGCATTGTTGATGAGTGTTTTCACTTGTTCAGCAATTCCTATTATTCCTAATAAGATGTTTGATGGGGATGATTTGAATGGGTTGATGGATGATGCTACGGGAAATTTGATAAAGATGCATAAATTTGACCGATTTATTGTTCCTACCAAGGCAATAGACATTATGGGTATGTTGAATCTTTGTCCTACATCAAGTGATGGGAATCTTTATTACGCAATTGAGGGTGGTGATAAATATTATCATAAAGTACAGGTACCTGTAACAACTTATGAAGATGTAACAAGAATTGAAACAGCCACGACAGATGAGGTTAAAACAATTACTGAAAACCATGAACTTGTTGTTCCCAAATATAGAAAACGTGCTTCATTGATATTTCAAATTATATATGAATGTGATGGTAAATATGATGAAGTTGAATGGAAGCCTTTTATATACAAGGTTCAAAAATGGAAATATGATGAAGAGACTAAACAAGGAAAATGGGAGGATGATGGAACTACTCTTGATGAGGATTTAACCGTTTATGTAAGTGCTAATAAATACGGCGAAAAAACCGCTACTATTCAAAGTGTTACTATCAAAAAGGGACAAAGGTCTTCATCAGATGTCATATTCCTTTGTCCTAAAGATGATGAAAAACCTCCTAAGGCATCTATATTGAATTATATATCAATTAATAATATTGGACCTGCTTGCTCAACCAAGATGGGAAGCGAAAATGTATGGGTTTATTTTGATAAGGAAAAGTCAAAAAGTTGCTGTGAGGCTTGTTATGGGCATGGAGATGGGACCCCTATGGAAAAACTTGACAGCGGAAGCCATTGGAATGGAATACGATACAAACGTTTGATGGAATGGAACTCTTTATGGCAAAACATGTATAATTGGGGCACTTTTAATAATGAAACAGAAGTTTCGGCATGGACTACCACAAGGGAAGAGACTGTTAAAAAGAATGAAACTTATGAAGTGACCGAAACGATTGCTCATACCACATATGAATATCAATATCAGGAATGCTCTCTTGAAGAAGCATCTGAAGGCGAAAACATATGCCGAGTGAATATTGTTCCTACTGAAAACATTAAAGATGATGATTGTGATTATATAGTATATTATGATGGCTTAAATCCTAATACATTATATAAAACCATGGATATGAACGCCTTTATATGGTATGTATTGAACAAAGGTATGACTTATCCGCAGAATGAATATAATCATATGATGTGGGATAGCCGTGTATCCGCAGCCAAAATAGGTGTTGGTAGAACAAATGCTGAGGATTGGAATGATTGGTACAATACTAAGGAAACTGAAAATGAGGAGTTTTTATATGACCCATTTAAAACTTATGGAATGCCATCTTATATAACTGACAAAGACCCTCTTTATCCAATAATTCAATTGGAACCATGGGGAACAAGCGGACAATATTTAGCGGTTTATATCCCTTCACAAAGATATTTTAGACCAAGAAAACGTGAGGCGTTGATTACCAATATGGGCGGTGAGGAAACTGTAAAAGTTCCTAAGCATGCATTTAATGCAAGTATATATAAGTTTAATTGGGATTATTTGATGGGAATTCAAATTCTTCATCCGAAAATTCTTATTGTGGGGATGTGTGAGCATTTGCTTGGATTTGCATTATCAACCGTATCTTCATTGAACTTTAATTTTACCAGGAAGTTGATTAAAAGCAAAATATCCAAAGCCATCAAAAATATAGTTGAGGCGAATGATATGGAGGTGGCAGATTGTTATATGTCATTCTCTAATGATGAATTTAATGACATGCTTCAAGAGATGCTTATGGCAAGATATGGGGCCACTAATTATGGTGGTGAAAATACTCCGGCTAAAAGCCATGACATTACAAGTTATATCAGCAATCTTGATGGCGTTAATTCTTCATCATCAGTTGAGGGAAATGTTACACAAATAAAGAAATTAATAACAGAGGTAACAGCCGACCCTACTACGGAACCGACTATTGAATATGGACTTCAAGTTGAAACGGATGGAAATCTCCTTCAGAAATTGCTGTGGGCACTTGCAATGCCAATTATAGAAGCGATTTTTACTCCGCAGGTTGTTCTTTTACTCCTTATTAATTTTGAATTAATGGGAGTCACTAAAATGGATGATTTCTTGGGTGAGGATTATGGAAAAATTTTGAATTTACTTTTGAATAAATTACTTGGATTGACCAAAGCGATTGTTTTATTTATTAAAGACAAAATCATTGAATTACTATTCAAGTTCTTTTATGAAAAGGTTCTTCCTATTCTTATCAAATATAAACTTCTTCTTATATTGGAACGACTTGAGTACTGGCTTATGATTCTTAAAGCGGCTGTTGAATGCCTTCCATTATATAAATTTAAGAGAAAGAAAATTATCGGGCAGATTGATGATGTTGATTATGCTGATATTATCAATGACCAAACAACACCTGAATCTACTACAGATAGTTGTTAATAATTAATTAAAATTTAAAACATTATGACTATTACAGATGCGGTAAATACAGTTACAAATGCCCTCGAATCCGCAAAAACGCCAGCCAATGTTTTGCCTCCATTGCTTTTGAAATGTACGGCATTAAATAGGCCAGGGCTTTCAGCATATAAGATAACAACACAAATTATTCAGAATAATAAAGCAATAGGTATTCCTACTGACCCTAATCCGGATGGAAGCGACAACAAAATCAATCAATATACTTATAATGTTGTTAAATGTATTGTTGATGCCATAAAATATGATGCTACCGTTCAAGTGGCTATTCCTATGGAAAGTTTGCTTATTCAAGCTACGGGCGCAAATGCGGGAGGACCGGTAACATGTGTGGGAACTAATTTATTGGATTCAATAGGAAACGGAATTATGCAATAGAGGATATGGAAAAGAAAGATTGTAAGAATATGAGGAATTCGGAGATAAAACTGTATATGGAAACTCTGAATAATGAATATGAGGCGAAGAAAAACAAAATTGTTGGACTTTGCAAAGAAATGGAAGAATTGGAACATTGGTACAAAGATGCTGAAAATGAATTGAATATAAGAAAAAATATCTATTTGTAATAATGGCTGAAGGAAAAATTCCTCTTGTGAGGTTTTGCAAGGTGATAAGCATTGATGATGATACTGATGCGGATAGAATAAAAGTAAGATTGTCTCCCGAAGATAATGATAAAAGTTTGGGGGATATAGATTATGCATTCCCGTTACTTCCGAAAGTATTTCATGTTAAGCCTAAAGTAGGCGAGGCTGTACTTCTTATTCAAGCCACAGCAAATGATGGGTATAGCCAAAGATATTATATTGGACCTGTTATATCTCAAGACCATAGGCTTTATGATGACCCATATTTTCAAGGGGCGGATTCTTATCAAAGAGGGGCATATAAGAAATTTGATGTGGCTCCACGAATGGACCCTAAAAAAGAAGGTACGTTACCAGAAGATGATGATGTCGTTATAAGGGGAAGAAAAAATGCGGATATTCAAATAACAGAAGACGATGTTCGAGTAAAGGCGGGTGTCAAGGTTGTTGACGATACTGATAAATATGATATGACATTCAATACAAAGAATCCGGCATATCTTAAATTAAAATATCATACAAAACCAATTGGAGACAGTGTTAATAGCACAGCCACAATAGTTGCTGATAAAATTAATTTGTTAAGTACATCTTCTCCAAATTCATATAAAATGACTGATAGAAAAGCCCTTATTGATGATAAGGAACTTGAAAAAGTCATTCAATCAGCATATAAACTTCCATATGGAGAAAAACTTGTTGAATTTTTGCAGGTGTTTGTTGAGGCATTTATGAACCATACTCATGACTATAGTATGCTTCCGCCAAATCCATATTGGACAACTTCCCTTATGGCTAAAAAAGCAGATATGCTTGATAATAAGACAATGCTTTCTGATACTGTTAGAATTAATTAAAAAAAATGAGCCACGGTTTTTATTCCGTGGCTTTAATATTCATTTCTTTAATAATTTTTGAGACACATTCCATTACCATATTCTTGATATCAGATTTGGTAATGGTAACCGTATGCTCATTCACCATTACTTCAATGTTCCCTTTGGTGTCAATCTTGTACCATTTACCGTTTAATTTAACTATGCCATATCCATTATAAAAATCATAAATCCAATTAAACCATTGGTTCGGCGATAACAACTTTCCTTGAGTATCAATGAAATTCCATTTATTGTTTAATATAACTTTGGCATAACCATCATGAAAATCACCAATATCATCAAACCATTGGTTCGGAGAAAACAATTTTCCTTGGGTATCTACTAAGTTCCATTTATTATTTAAATTAACCCTGGCATATCCATTATAAAAATTACCAACAAAATCATATTTTATATAAGGAAGAAATAAGGGGTCTATATTATTATAAAATTCTATCAATCCCTTGCTTAGCCCAATCTTTTTTAATGTTATAGGCTTATCTTTTGCATTCATGAATTGCCTCGTTGGGAAATGGAATTGGAATTTAGCCCCATCTGACTTCCGTATATTTACGTACAAAGGTCCCTTTTTTGTGTACATATTGAAATAACTGCTGTCTGAACTCGCTGTGCACCAAGAAGTGTCACCTCCGATTTTCCTGCTCGCCTCATATGTGTGAGGGACATATACTACCCATTCTCCATCTTCATACACCTTCTCCAATGCCTGTTCCCCTTTGGACAATTGCCTGGTGGCTTTGAAATCATCAGTATAATTACTGATTATGGCAATCAAATCGGACAGGGATTTGATGCTGCTAATCGGGGTTGTTATCTGGGATTTGTTTATATTATAGGTATTCAACGCCTTCTTTAACTCCGGAATATCACCAACCTTTAATTTCCCGTTAACATATTGATTCCCTATCCATATGCAATATTTACCAGCGAACGTTCCACGGCTGTTTTGAACCGTGGTTGGGTCAGCCGTGAATAATTCTTCCAAATCCTTTGGATTAATATTTGGATTCTTTTTAACAAAAGCATTAACCAATGAATTGATTTCTTTCCCTTCTTTTAATAATGATTCATTTACGCCCATATATTGCCGAGTATTCGCATATTTAATATATTCAATAAATTGTTTCAAATTTTTAATTTTATGAGTTCTTAAATATTTAGTAAATGGGCCTGTTATTTTACTGAATTTAGGGTCAGAGGATGATTCGCAATTAGAGATACTATTAACAATATAAGTAAGCCCTTGCCTCAAATTGTATTTCACCCTTTTAATTTCTGTCCCATTTAAATAGTTATCATATCCAAGCATCTTATATATTTTGGCAATATCTTTATCAGAGTTTGTATTTTCAAACATTGCAATCAATGCTACAAGATAAGATGTTGCGAATAAATATTCATTATTATTTTCCGGTGAAGAAATGGGAATGGAAAGATTATTATCATGGATAATATCACCGTAATATGAGATACTATCCGATTGATTAGCAAAATCTTTTTCAGATGAATATACAAACAAACATCCTGCTTTTCTTTTATTCATTAAACAATCATAAATTTGTCTAATAATAGCCCTTTCAGATTGGCATCGTTTCTTTTCATCATCCAATCTGTGTTCCCATGCTGTAACAATTTGTGCTTTTCCTTGCTGCTTGGCATTTTCAATTCTTGATTTTATGTTTTCAATTTTATTATATATTCCGAACAAAACATCTGCTCTTATTATATAATCCAAAGCATTTTTAATTACTGGCTCGTTTGATAATATACGGTCTTCCATTTCATCATATTCATGACTTTGTGTATTCTTTTTCCATGAGGGTCCCCAATAATCAAATGGTTGCCCTTTATATCTTTGTGATAATTTTCTTCCGTCTAATGTAATTCTTACTGTTCCTTCAAGTGACATTCCATATCCTTCATTACCGTTTTTCCCTCTTGTTGTTGAAAAATAGTAATAATATCCGTTTTTATTATATTCGGATGTTTTGGTTAAGTTGGACGCACGTAACACAAATTCATTGTTCTTTACTATTGAAAGAAAATTTTCCAATGAAGTGAAATGATAAACAATATCAGTTATACCTTCCGAAAGTATCTTATTATCAAACATAAAATCAAAACTATTTATGTATAAATAGTTTAATGATGGCAAATATGAAACAAAATGATGTTTTAATGGAGGCTGCAAGCCAATTCAGAATGGTTGCGGGTCCTGATGAATTTTATGATATATTAAGCACTATGAAACCGGGTCAATTCATGACTTTTGGGTATGTAACTGCCGCCAAACTTGACTATCCGAAGAAAAAAGTTCTTAATCCTGCCACTAAAAGAATGAATACCGTGGATGATATGGAAGCATTTTCTAAGAAAATGGGGGCTACTGATATGGTTGAAGGTGTTATTAAATTGAAAATCTATAATATGCAATGGCAAGACCTGAATAAATTCAGACAACGTTATAGGGAGTTTAAAAATACAAGGGATGCTCTTAATGACAAATATGGATTTGGAAGAAATACTGTGAGAAATCAAACTCAGTTGAATAAATTCGGAAGCGGAGTTAAGCAATATGCAGGAAATAATATTGATTTAAAATTGCATACATATACTGATGTAAATATGTTTAATGTCCGTCCAATATCAACCAATTATTATATGGTGCTTTCCAATGGAATTCTTCAACCGGTGGATAAATCACAATTGCCTATCACTGCAAAAAAAGAAGTTTTGACGCTTATTCAAAAATTAAAGTCAGCCGGAGCGACTGATGATGAGGTGGCTCCATTGCAAAATTTTGATTATCGTAGATTTGAGCATTCTCAAATGTTGTTCATTTCTGCAACCGCCAATGGAATACCGACTCTCTTTATTAATACTCATCTTTCTGAAAAGATAAATGGAATAATCAATGTTAAACCTCAAACTTTAATCAATATTGTTAAAGACCGTTATTCAAAAGTAATGACTGTTAATGAAAATACTAATTTGATTAATGTTTCAGAATCTGATATCAAGAATATGGTAATGGAATGTGTTTGCCAAATTATTGCTGAACGTTTGCTTAAAAGCAAAAAATAATATATCTTTGCAATTCTAATGTAGTGGATATTATAATGTTAGAATAGAAAATGCCACGGTTAATTCCGTGGCATCTTTGTTTAAAGTAATATATCAATCATTGCAGGTATTACTGGAAATATCATATTCCAAACACTAAATCCTTTAAGGTAAATTTGATAATATGACACTTCAAAAAAATTATATATCTTGTTCAATGCTTTCATCATGTTCTACATTTGTTTCGTTATTATTTGCTTTTTCTTCATTCAATTTCTTTTTCTTGTTTTTCTCGGATTTATAAAATGTTGTAAATCTCATTTGAACCTTTTTTATTGGCCATCCGGTCAATGCCATAATTTCTTCCTCTAATTTCTTTCTTCTTGAACCAACAGGTGTATAGTCACCAACCATCAATATTTGTTTTTCTTTATTCTTTTTAACCCATTGTTCCAACAAATTATAAAACCTTGCGGCATCACTGTCTGACTTACATATAATTAGATTCATATTATTATTGTCATCTTTTATAACAATTTTGTTCAGCAACATGCAAACACGTTTGAAATCATATTTTGAATTGATGTTTGCTGTCACAATATTATCATAAATCCATTGGAATGTTTTTCTTCCCCACCTAGGGTGATAGCCATAAACATAAAAATCTTCTTCTTTTATGCGGCGAAATTTATCCAAAACCGTCCATCCGCTGATGTTTAATTTTTGCTCCACCAATTTTCCGTATTCGTTTCTTAATAATGAATTTTCATCATCATTTTGTTCTATGAGAAGATATTCTTCAATTAAATTTTCAATCTCATGCTTTCCGTTCAATCCTATCAATAATGCCGGGAATATAACCTTTTCATTTTCTTGTTTTAATTCATTGAATTTTTCATATGCCGCTTCGGATGTTTTGTATTTTCCTATGAAATTAGACTGAACTCCATTTCTACATAATATTATTTTATAGGCAAACGGAAGCGGAACTTTTTTTTCTTTGACTATCTTTACTACTTTCTTCTTTCTCCAATACTTTCTTTTTGGACCTCTTTTCTTTGGTCTTCCAATCTTTTTCTTGTGACGTTTCTTTTCTCGCTCTTTTTGTTTTTTTAATTTTTCCCTTTCTTTTTGCTTTGCTTCTTTAGCCTTTCTCTTTTTGATTTGGGTACGCAAACGCCGAAGCCAAGCACGATATCCTTTCTCACGCTTTTTCTTAATATATTCTTTCATTGATAATGAGATTTTCAATCGTCTTTGACGTTCCTTCTCCGATATATTAGAGTCATCAACCATTTGCTTTTACAAAAGTTTTTTTGTATTTTTATTCCACAAGATAAAATAATGAAAATAATTTAAAAATAAATAAAAATTTAAATATGGCAAAATATACTGAGGCATCTCAAGAGATTGAGAATCTTGTGAATGAAATTGCTAATGAACTTGGATTGGTTCATCTTGGGGTTGATTTTCAACCATTGTGTGTTAATAAATCAAAAACAGTTTGTAAGGTTGTGAAGGCAAATGAACTTGCCGAATATGCGTCACAAAGAGAAGGGCTTATATTTGTCCTTGTTTATGAGGAGGCTTTTGATGCTATCACCGCACAATCTACTACTGAAGAAGAAAGGGAAAAAGCGCAGAAAACAAAATATATGTGGCTTCGCACTGAAATGGAAAAAGTTTCTGTAGATACTGAAAAGGATAAAATCTCAATTGGTTGCCCATCTATCACTGTGCCTGTGGGTATGTATGAACAATTTAAAGGCTCAGTCGTTGATGCCGCTCTTCTTGGACAATATACAATTGCTAAAATTGAACAAGATAAAAAGGAAGAGGCTGAAAGAAAAAAGGCTTTGAAAACAAAGAAAGGCAAGAATTAAAAAATAAGGCTCGGAATTTCCGAGCCTTTTCCATTATGTGCTTTTTAAAATATTTTTAATCAATTTTATATTTGTCCTTAAAATTTTCAATTCAGAATTGGATTTATTCTTATCCTTAACAAAATCATTTTTAGATTTTTCTATCTGCCTTTTCAAGGCAAGTTCTCTTCGATTCAATGAATCAAGTTCATTCTTAATAATCTTGATATCACTTTCACAATAATCTCCGGAAGAGACTGCGGCTATCGCCATTTTAAAAATAGATTCGTCCACGATTAGGGCTTTTCTCATAAATAGTTATTGGTATCGTTCCGTTACATTGCTAACAATGGTGAAATTTAAAACATTATTGAAATATTTTAATTCACGTCCACTCGAAACCCTAATATCAATATAATATTCATTCGGCACAAGGTCTTGAGTATAAATGACAAAGAAATTATTAAGGAATCCTTTTTCAACCGGCTGCCAAGGAAGCACATCATATTGACGGTTTCCGTCCTTTACATAAAGTCTATAATCCGCAGATGATATAAGTTCTTTAATGTCAGTTGTATATTTTTTTCTGAAATCAACAGTGACCTCCCTAATATCTCCTATCTGAATTTTTTCATCATCATTGATACCATATAATGATGGAACTGTCATATTCTTCATATAAGAATCAGAACCAATCTTTATTTTATGAGACTTCGGACGTGTAGAAAACTCCAATTCAATATCACCTTCAGAAACGCCATTTAAGGCGATTTTAGACCATTTATCAGACAAGATGATACCTTCTTCCATTTTACAATCAGAAGCCTTAAAATGGGCGCAATAAACGCCTTTGCTGACCTGTCTGACATCTCCTTCAACTTCATCTATACGGCATGATGGGATTTCATCAAGATTTACTGGATTTTCATCATCAAAAACATAAAGATAAAGATTATTATCTTTTCCTACTGTAAAAGATTCACGGTCATCCATGATATATTCATCATATATTGCCTCAACATATGGATGGAAGAAAGTATTTGTGTTGTCATCAACAAATCCTACATATTGTTGAAATTCAGTTTCTGTATTTTCTAATCTTGGAATAAATGCAAGACAAAGCCCATAATTCTCATTGGGATTATCTAATAATTCTTTCACATAATTTGTTATATCCATTGAAAGATTTTCATTGCCAAAATCAAAATGCTGGGTGGCGATAACAATGGATTCTTCTCCATTGAGATATTTTTGATATTCTTCTTCTATAAATTGTTTTGAATATATTCCGCCTTTCAAATCTTTTAATATTGCAGCCCAATTTAAATCAGGGTCATTTAAATCAATTGCATCTTTTTCCCAGGGTATTCCGTTTTTGGCAAAGTACCAATTGGAGCCCTCTTGGGAATATGATGCACGGTTACGAATCCAAAAATCTCCGATATAATCAAAACCACGTCCCTCATCCCATTCGCAAGGGAGTTTAAAAAGCATAAGGTCAAAAGATGCTGCTCTATGTGCTGTGGCAGTTAATCCTCTCACAATATTTTTTTCATATGGGAAACTGTCAATTGAAAAATAATTTGTCATCTTTAAATTAAATGACAATTTATCTAAATTGGCGAATGTCTTGTCATCTACCAAACATTTTATCTGTTCTATATCAAAATGAATAAGCCCACGAACACGTCCCACTCCATAGGCAACGTGCAAAACCGGGTTCAATCCAATGTTTTGGGTGGAGCCTTCAAATATACTGTTTGTCTTATCAAGAAAGAAATGTCTAATCATTTCACTATCAATTTTTCTATAAATAGTTTGGGAAAACATTAACAAAGACTGATTTTTCCTCTATTTATTGGTAGATTGAGAATCTATTGAAACAACAAGAATAGCAACGTGCCGAAGCCTTGCTCTAAGACCCCACGGCTATATGTTGCCAAGGGGCTTAGCGCAAAAGCCCCTTTTTTGTTATAACTTGACTTTTTAAAAATTTTTATTATAATATAATAAAAATTAAAAAATATGAAAAAAATCGGAAGTGAGGTCAAATATTCAAATGACACCTTTTCCATTAAAATAGGGACAATAGATAAAAAAAATCCAAGGACAATATATGGTGTTTTGGGAACATATATTTGTCCCAACATTGATAAAGAATCGTATGAAGATGATATTAATGAATTTAGCAAAAAATCAAAAGAAAATTTTAATAAATTAGTTAATTTTTCTCATTATTGTGAAACATTGAATAATATTTTCATTACCGAAGTTGCTGATAGTCGAATTAAAAATGGAAAAAAATCATATTTGGAAATACAATTTTATGTCAAGCCAAAATCTGAATTTTTAACAGAATATAATAATGATTTTAAATCAATATCACTTATAGTCAATGATGTATTTTGTAAAAATATAATTAATTTTGCTCAATCAGAATTAAATTCACATGATTTTCAATGCTATAAAACAAAACGTTAGGAACTATTTATTGTTAAATTGATGTTGAAATGCAAGAATTTTATATAAATAAAGGGTCGGTTAATCCTGTTCTTGAAATGGAATTAATAAAAGACGGAAGATATGATTTTCAAAAATCATTGATGAATGATGCCATTCAAGACAGTGTAGTTACATTTACAATGATTGATGAGGAAACAGGATTGTTAAAAGTTGCAAAATCTTCGGCCAATATAGTACTTGTCAGAGATGAAAGTTGTGAGGAAAAATATATTCTCCAATATAAATGGCAAGAAAGGGATACAAAAAAAGAAGGTTTTTTCAAAGGATGGTTTGATATTAATTTCAATGGAGATTTAACTTCTGAAGGTATTGATTATCCATCAGGATTAATGAGGGTTCCGATAGAAGAAGATTTAAGAATCATTATAAAATAGAAAAAGGCGAAGCAAATTAATGCTCCGCCATTTTTTGTGCCCTATCACACGCTGCGTTTTTTCTTTTACAATATAAAGATACAAAATATTTTCCTTAAAACAAAATTAACTTTCCAATTCCGGATACATTTTAATTATTCTGTTTCTAATTGATTTTATCTTGTTTTCATAATTCGGGTCTTGTGCATATCTTTTACCGAGTTCATTGACGAATTTTCCTGGTGTCATCAAATCATATATTGTTTTACCATCTATTAAATAATGGCTTGCCATTAATGCGAGATACCCATCCACGCTGTCATTCGGGTCATCAAAAGTACAGTGAATACTACCATCACTCCATAATCCTTGAGAGAATACACTCCCTGTCTTTTTGGCAAGATTGGTCGCACCGAAACAAGATTCCAAATGGGCTACTGCCATCAAGAAAGGTAAGTCAAAAGAACTATCAGCGGCGGCTTTCACTAATTTCTCTGGTTTTAATTCGGTTGAATCAAGAGTAAAATTTTGATTTTTCAGTGCATACTCCATATAATTACGGCAAGCATCTACTTTTTTTTGAAATATTGTATCCACTGGATTTTCTCCTTTAACTAACTTTGCAAGCAATTCTTTCTCACGGTTCGGCAATCCGGATTTACTGATTGCTGATATTATCGCTGTAACAGCAACGCCGGCTATCAAGCATTTTTTGATTGTCTGCTTGATTCCTTCTATTCCTTTTCCATTATTAACGGATTCGTTTATTAACTGTGTTAATTCGTTTTCCCAAATGGAATTAAACTGTGATTCTGTGAGAATTAATTTTGCCATGATTATTCAAAAATGTTTTTTAATTCAATAAATCCACAAATATCATTGCCAAGATTTTCCAAAGAATATGTCTTGTTTGAAACTTGTTCAAGAATTGCTGTCATTCTTTCAGATGATGATTTATCACCCTTTTCTTCAAAATCTTTTTTAGATTCAGATAATTTGTTTTGGCAAGCATTCTTGTATTTGTTGAAAACATCTTCTTTGTTCTCACTGCTGCTTACCTCCCTAAGGGCATTTGCTTCCTCTTCCGTCAGTTCTGATGAATATTTTCTATTGAATTCCTGAAGAAGACTTTTCGCAAGTGCGTCAAGGTCTGTTGATTCAAATACATTTTCTTCTGATTCTTTAGAAGATATATTTTCTTTTATAACCTTGATTGCGTTGCTATATTCCGCTATGTTCTTATTTGTTTTTTTATTTTCAGCAATATAAGATACAGCTGATTCAAGAACAGTATTTTCCGATGGGAATAAATCTTCAGCGGATTTTCCCAAATGAAGATAACCCTCAGCAAGAATACGTCCTACCTTTAAAGTATCCTCTGATAAAGTCTTTTTATCCACATTCCAATTGGTATTGGCAATATTGTTTGCAAAAAAGTCAATATCCATATCTTTTCCGGACTTGCGGATATTTTCATAAAGATTATGCAAAGCGGAAAGATTCTTGTTTTCTCTTATTGTTTTTGAATAATTTGACATTATCTTTTTACCTTCCTTGCTCTCAAATAACTCTGGGGCAATAGCCTCAAAGCAATCTTTGATGTAACCAAAAGGTTTATGAGATAATTTATCCGCTTTTTCACAAAGAGTAATAAAATCAGCCCGTTTGTCACAAGCCTCATTTATCTCTTTTCTATAATTCTCAACTTCTTCTATGGTCTTAAAATCATTTATATTAATGGTTCTCATCTTATCCTAATTTTATGATAAATAGTTTTTTATTCTTCAACAATATTAATATCTGGTGTATCATCAGTCTTATTTTCTGCTAATACTGAACTATCGGAAGAAACATCTTCAGCAAGATACTTTTCATCAATAAGGCTATTGATTTTGTCAAAAACTTCATTTATAGTCTTGTCCATTGTAGCCTCTTTACCTAAAAAGTCTGTAATAGTTTCTGTATTATCCAATTCCTCTTTTTTGATTCCCTCATTAAGTTTTTCAAAATAACGTTCCATGAAGGATTTTGTTTTCTCCTTTTTCACCTTATTTTTAGATTCTTTCAAAACAGGGAATTTTCTTTTCTTAATTTCTTGCAAAGGGGAACCATTATCAGCATCAGGAGCACCACTCATATCTGTTTCGCCCATGTCTCCTCCAACATCGGTTCCGTCTTCTGTGCCCGGCTCCCCGAGGTCCATATCAGCATCACCCATATCTCCTCCAATGCCTCCTCCCATGGCACCACCAGCTCCTGCTCCTCCACCAAGTCCATCTTCCTCGCCATTGTTTTGTGGGGTTGGCGGATTATCACTATTAAGTGCCTCATAATCACCAAAAATACGTTTAACTGTTTCAAACTGCCCGGATTTTTTGATGATGTTTGCCGCTCCTTGAATTTCTGCTGCCATTGCCTTTTCAAGATAAATTTCGCACATCATGTCTTTTATTTCAGAATCTGTCATTTTCATAATGTCCTTTAACGCTTTATGCATAGACATCATTGGAATACCGTTACCAGGGTCGGCTACTGCAATTTGCATAGCAGCAAGCCTTTTGTTCATATCATCCAATTCTTGTGCCTCAATTTGGCTTGAAGGGTTGTTCAATGTTAATGTGAAATTATTAAGCTCATCATGAAGTCCCATCAAATAAAGATGAATTAAGGCTATTTTATTTAATTCCATAAGAAGGAACTGTTGCACTCGGTTAATCATTCTTGAAAAACGAACATCAATAAAACTTAAATTCTGCCCTTTACCTTGTGCCTCTTGGAAATTGAGGAATGACTTCGGTACACGTAATGCACAAAACATTTTGTTCTGCATATAATCAAGTCCTTCCATTTGTCCTTGAGAATTTGCTGATTGAAGGGTTTCAATAGGATTAGGGGCATCTTCACGCCTTACTGGAATAAAATAGTCACTTGACACATCAAGAAAATTCTTTCTCAAATCTATCTGTCCGGTTGCAGGGTCCACAATAGGGGTACGTTTGAAATTGTTGGCAATCTCTTGAACGTAAGCCGGAACATCTGCATCATCTATTGCCCCTACATATATTTTATATACACGTCTTTCGATAGCCTTGTCAAGTTTCCATATCAACAATGCATCTTCCATCATTGACCACATTCTCCATGCTCTACGTGCTTTATGTAACAAACTGACTCCATATGGTAAAAAGAAAGAATCATTTAATAATCTGAAATGGGCTATTTGCCAATTTCTGTACGGATTGTTTTCATTATGTCCATTCCATACAAAACGTACTTCATCTGGCTTTATATCCTTATCACCAATGGTTGTTCCGATTGTATATGATGATATATATCCGTTTTCAAGTCTGTCCATTTCATATACAGGAAGCATTCTCCATCCCATAACACCATTTTCTTGGTCAAGATTAAGAAGCATGAACGTATTTCCATATTTGACCATATGACGGGCAATCATTGGTAAATCAGTATATATATGGAGCCTATTCACAAACAAATCCTCAAGCATTGCCTTTATTCTTGGGGAATTTGACTTTATGTTTATCATCTTTCCCTTTGAAACAATAGGACAAGCCTCCTCTGATATAATATCAAGCCCGCTTCCAATTTCCGGGCAGCCATCCATAAGGTCTGCATCTCTATACATCAATTTGACTGCCGTATATCCTGCAAGACTTTCCATGGCATTGTCAGCACCTGCTTTTTGCCATACATATGACATGTATTTCTGCTGCCTTAATGTTGCCAATTTACGCTCATAATCAGCCTTGTCTGATGTGCTGTAAAGAACACGGTCTTGTGTATATCTTTGTGAAGATGGCGTGGTTACAATATTAGGAGAAACATTGTTTTGCCCATTTCCCCTAAATGCATTGTTTAATCTTTGAAAGATTGTTAAATTATTTGCCATTTAATATAAAATTCTTTAAATTATTCCCTTAAAATATAAGCATTTCTCACAATAAGGTAAAGCCAATGCTGTTATCTATAAATAGTTTGGTTATCATTTACATTTTCAAAACATTGATTATCTTTAAGAAAAAAGAATATCATGAAGACTTTTGATGAAATTGTTTCTGAATACATGCAATGTGACAAAAAGACATTAGCTGAGATGCTTGCCTTAAGGGATTTATATAAAGGAGATAATTCTTCGACAATTAATGTTCCCATAAAGCCATATAATCCATATCAACCTTGGTATCCAATAAATTGCCCTTCAAAAAAAGATGAGGAACCATGGGGAGGATATAAAATTTGGTGTAGTGCCACCAATGATTATACTACAGTAACGAGAAATCTTTCATAAATTAAAAATAAAACCGTCCTATAATAGGACGGTTTCTTTTGTTCTATATCACAAAGATTCCCAAAGGTGTATAAGATTGAATCTTGACATTGCTTTCCATAAGGTCTGCTTGTTCTTTCATCATATTAACCGGACGCAATCTTTCAAGTCTTTTCATCAATGCTTCCATAGCCTTGTCATATTCCTCTTTTCCTTGTTGGATAAGCATTTGATAATCCATTGTCATCTCAGCTTGTGGGATATTAACTTTTCCACTATATTTTCCACGGATAATTCCGAGGGTTTCTTTTGCCTTGGCAACCAATAATTGACGGACAATAACTTGTGCCGGTTCATTAAGGAAAGCATAATCTATTTGTGCCATAGGTATTTGGTCTGGACTTAATATGACATCATTTGCATGATATCTCATGCATTCATCTTCATCATCGTTTGTTGTATCATAATAAGTATACCACACCTCACAGCCAATCAATCCGATACCTCCGTTCATAGCTCCGGAAAATCCAAAGGACAATTTGCTCCCCGGTGTTGAAAAAAGATGAAGAAGATGGGTTCCATCAGGACCTGCTGTTATCTTATAAACAAGGTCTCCACGGAATAATCTGCTTTTGAAATTTAAATCAGAAGCCATATATGCTACATCAGATGCCTGTGTGGTAAAGAATCCTCCCAATCCTCCGCCATATCCATAACCTGCTCCAACTTGTCCTAAACCCGGCATAAATCCAACTCCGCCACCCATAAAATTGGCGAATAATGCCGTATCGGTCATAGGAGGATTTACATACATCACTTTATTAACGGTACGTCCTGAAGGTATAACATAAACTTGTTTTCCGGGTTCTATTGTAATGAAATCTTTCTTAAGTTCCCAGGGTCCCTCTTGTTGTAACGATACTTGTTTTGAAAACCAATACGAATATTGCTTGCTAAGGTCAAGACTTCTTGCCATAAAAGCAAAAGCCAATTCTTTTGAATTATTTATATTTTTACCATAAAAACCCATCCAGTTATTTGCAATAACTTCATTTAATGTTCTTTCTCCATAATCTTCAATTGCAGTTTGAAGAAGGCTACATAATATATCATCAGTAAGTTCGACAGCCCTTACTGGCGCTCCCAATATATTTCTAACTCTATTGAACAAGGCTTTTACCTCATCTGTTATTTTCGTCATAACACAAAATTTTGTTTTAATTATAAATAGTTTTAAGCTAAAGGACTAACCATCTATATGCATCAAACAAACTATTATGATTGGAATTATTGTTTGTATAAAATGGCATCTGATAATTCTTCTTTGGCTCAATTGAAACCTCTGTGGTATATTTTATATTATGGGTAGGGGTTGATGCCGTAGCAGTGGCTGTTGATACCCAAGATTTTAATAAAACTTTATCTTTTTCTTTTACGGCAATATATTTTTTCATAGAAAAAGCCATTACAAACACACCCATGGCAAGACATGTCAATGTATCATCGTGACATCCGTCTTGATGGTCAATTCTTGCAGCAGTTCCTTTATAAATCCAAGTATCAAGTTCTTGAATAACTCTCTTTGAACGAATTTTAATCTGATTGGTTTTTACCATATTAGCAAAATATGTCAACATTTGGAAACGTACTGCATTACTGTGGAATCCTGGTAATTTGCCATCAGCAGTGGGTCTTAATGAAGAAGCATCTATCTGCATTGTATATTTATTCAAATTTGCATCATCATAATAAAGATTTTTATAACCTAAATTCATCATTGTTAATATACAAGCGTCACCCGTGCCTCCCACGCAATCAATAGTGGTAAATGCTTCACCATACCACATTCCATACTTATATGCAAGTTCTCCAATAACGTCTCCTGTCATTTTCCCGTGATATTCAAGAACCTGTTCAAGACAAGGCGTTCCATCATCATCAATTCCGTCCATATCAAGAATCTCAATAGCAGTTCTATCGGCTGCGTCACCCCTCGAACAGTCCACTGATAAAATGTACTTATGTCCCTCAATGGGCTCTTTCCATATCCAAGTATCCTCTACCATAGGGTCAGTATATAAAGGGTCTCTGACATTCAAATTGCTTTGCATCTCAATGAATTCTGGGTCAACAACATTGGAGGCTGAACCAAGGAAGGAAACATCCAACTCCTGTGCAATCTTTTGACTGTCATTGTTGAACTGCTGGCACATCTTGACATACCACGGGGAACGAGGGGACCATCCGTCCTCAACCATTTTATCCCAATGGGCTTGGTTATATTTAATATTTCCCTCTTTGTCTAAAGTTTCTTCTTTTTTAACAATAATCTCTCCGGTTTCAGCATCTTTTTTCACCCATTCAAGATTCTTGTTATACCTTGGGTCTTGATACCATTTCATCTCAACCAATTCAAAATTGTTCCAATCAACAGTACCTTTCAATCTTGCCTTACGGCATGTCTCATAATAAAGCATATCCTTACCGTTAGGGGTTGAAATCATAATGATGTGACCACCGGTTGATACCGTAGGCAATGCTGATGCATATACATCTTTACCGTTCTCAATGAAGGCTGCCTCATCAAATATAAGCCACTGCACACCACCAACTCCACGGGATGCATCAGGACCTGACGAACGGGCAACAACCTTACATCCATTCTTTAATTTTAATTCTTTTGAATTACATACATCAAATATTATATTTTTGTTTGGTGGTGGCATCATCGGGTCATATCCCAAATCCATAAATTCATCACCCCACATCCATAATGGAAATTGAAGAAGAAAATCTCGAATCTTGAACAACATCTGCTGTGCAAGGTCAAGGGTGTTTCCGATTGCAAGTACAGTTTGTGGAGAATTTTTGTCAGTCAAAATCATTTCACAGGCAATGAAAGCACCTGATGTTGTGGTAATTCCGGCTTGCCTCGGTTTACTTGTGACAACATTGTTCGCATTTCCTAATGCCTTACACAAATCTTGCTGTCTTGGAAACAATATGAATGGCACATCTTTCTTTTTTGTGTTATCAAAAGTTTTAAGATAATGTGTTATCATATAGATTCTTGATTTATCTTTGTAACATTTTGTATATTCTTTTGCTAAATAATCATAATCTATTATCATATTTTAAATCCTTTTAAGTCTTTATTATAAATATTTTAAATAGTTGATTTTTGGAAAAAGATTGATTATTATTATATTTTTAACTATTTTTTATAATAAATGATTATATTTTATGGAAGATTTTTCTAAAAAAACATATAAGGAACTTGAAAAGGAACAAAAAAATCTTGAATTTGAATATTCGGCAATAGAGGATGATTGTGCAAAAAAAGGACTATCTTATAATGAATTTTGTGAAAAGGCTCATGATGTGAAAGAAAAACTCTATTTCTTATCAAAATACAAAAGGCTTAAATCAGAACCGACTGTTACTTATGGCAAGGAATGGAAAGGAGAAACAATGCCTTTTGAAAAATTCAAAAAAGAATGTGAGAATTCCTACTTGACAGATGATGACGGAATAGGATATTATGCAACAAAAGAAGCAAAAAGTAATATTGAGATAATCCCTTCGGATATCTTAGAAAATATATACAGAAATGATTTTACCCATGTCATTTGGATGAATAGCTAATTTTTTTAATAAAATATTTTTTTTGATTAAATGGAATATTTTTAATCACTTATGTTTTTGATATTTTACTATTTATATTTAAAATAAGTAGAAATAAATTGATATATCAAATATGAGTGATTTGTTAACAAAAATCCCTAATGTCTACGAGCCTCTTAGAAAAAATAGGTTCCTTTTCCGTTTTCCGGCTGACCTTGGAATTATGGAATGGACAGTAGAGAGTGGAAAACGTCCTTCTATTAATCAGAATGCTACTGAAATTCAGTTCCTTAACACTTCTATGTGGGTGCTTGGACGTTATACTTGGCAAGAAATGCAGGTTACTTTTAGAGACCCTATTGGGCCTTCTGCCTCACAGGCTATCATGGAATGGGTCAGACTTGGTAGTGAATCTGTCACAGGAAGACAAGGCTACGCAGCAGGTTATAAGCGCGATGTGGAATTATCTCTTCTCGACCCGTCCGGGGTTTCAGTTCAGAAATGGATTTTGAAAGGATGTTTCTTAACTAATGTTGAGTTCGGGGACCTTAACTATAGTCAAGATGATGTTGCAACTATAACAGCAACCTTGCGTCCCGACTATTGCATTCTTTGTTATTAATTTAATATTCAAAGAGTTATGATTATAATGAGAGGATATTATCCTCTCATTTTTTTATTCTACAAGACACCATTAGGGTCAGGAATATTTTTTAAATTTTAATAAATACCATATAATTAAAGCACCTTTAGGGTCAAGAAATTCTTAATATTTATTTAAATAAAACACCATTAGGGTCATATTATTTTGGGCATTTTGCAAAATTTCTTGCTTTTAATTAATATTTATTGTATATTTATTTAAAAATAATAATTTAGTTAGACCCGATTGGTGTTATATGAAACAAATTTGTACTGAAAATTTTATTGAAAAAGCAAATAAAATTCATAATTATAGATATAATTATTCAAAAGTTAAATATATTAACAATAGAGAAAAAGTGTGTATAATTTGCCCGGAACATGGAGAGTTTTGGCAAGGTCCATATAAGCATTTGATAGGGCAAGGCTGCCCCAAATGTGGAGGAGCACAAAAATCAAATGTTGATGAATTTATATTAAAAGCAAAAAAGGTCCATGGTGACAAATATGATTATTCAAAAGTTGAATATATAAATAATAAAACTAAAGTATGCATAATATGTCCGGAACATGGGGAATTCTGGCAAGACCCTCATAATCATCTTAAAGGAAAGGGGTGTCCAGAATGTGCTAAATCATTAATAAAACCCTTAAAATATACAACGGAAGAATTCATTCAAAAATGCAAAGAAAACCATATCATAAAATATGATTATTCCAAAACTGAATATAAGGGAATGGACTATAAAGTTTGTATAACTTGTCCAGAACACGGAGAGTTTTGGCAATCAGCATATCTTCATTTTAATGGCAGTGATTGCCCAAAATGTGAAAATGCTGTAAATGGATTTAAAAAGAGGAAAAGTACTGAAGAATTTATTGAACGGTCAAAGAAGGTCCATGGTGACAAATATAATTATTCAAAGACAAATTATATAACAGCAAAAGAAAAGGTTTGTATAATTTGCCCAAAACACGGAGAATTTTGGCAATCTCCATGGCATCATATGAAAGGCAATGGCTGCCCCAAATGTGTTAGCCCAACATCAAAGGCTGAAAGGGAAATCTGTGAATATGTTAAATCTATTGTTGGAGAGGATAATGTAATATCAAATGACAGAATTATTCTAAAGGGAAAAGAGATTGATATTTATGTTCCTTCACTTAAGATTGGAATAGAATATAATGGGTTATATTGGCATACAAAAGATAAGAAGTACCATATAGAAAAAACCGAAGGTTGCAAGAAGCAAGGTATCAAATTAATTCAGATATTTGAGGATGAATATGTGAATAACAAAGATATTGTATTGTCGAAAATCGCTCATATCTTAGGAAAATGTGAGAATTTGGATAAAATAATGGCCAGAAAATGTGAGATTAGGGAAGTAACCACTGAGATTGCTAAACCTTTTCTTGAAAAGAATCATATCCAAGGATTTGGAAGCGGAACAATATATTTGGGGGCATATTATAATGACATATTGATGGGAATCATGGCATTTAAAAAAGAAAAGGATTCTTGGGAATTGACAAGGTTTGCATCCAATAATCAATATGTATGCCAAGGAATCGGCGGAAAACTTTTTAAATATTTTGTAACCCATTATAATCCTATTGAAATTAAATCATTTGCAGATAGAAGATGGACTGTCAATGAGGAAAACAATCTTTATATCAAATTGGGATTTAAATTTGATGGATATGTTGAACCGGATTATAAATATTATAATCCCGAGGACGGATGCAAAAGACAACATAAATTTGGATTCAGAAAAGCAAGATTAAATAAAAAATATGGATTGCCATTAACAATGACAGAATCTGAAATGACAGAAAAGCTCGGTTATATCAAGGTATATGATGCGGGATTAATAAGATATGTTTGGAAAAAGAAATAGTAAAAATGTCAAGGCGAAAAACTTTAGAAGAATTTATAAAAGAAGCAAAGGAAGTCCATGGAGATAAATATGATTATTCAAAAGTTAATTATATTAACACACATGAACTTGTTACTATAATTTGCCCCATCCATGGAGAGTTTCAGCAAAGCCCCAAATCTCATTTACATTATGGGTGCCAAAAATGTGCACGAATGGAAGTCGGAAAGAAAAATACTAAAACAACAGAAGAATTTATTGAAAAAGCAAAAGAAATACATGGGAATAAATATGACTATTCAAAATCAATTTACAAAGGAGCACGAATACCACTAACAATTATTTGTTCCAAACACGGTGAATTTCAACAAAAGCCAATGGACCATCTTCAAAATAAAGGCTGTCCGTTTTGTAATGAATCTCATCTAGAAAAAGAAGTTAAAGAAACATTAAGCCTATATAACATTGATTTTGTTTATCAATATAAAAATAAAGAAATATTAGGACGGCAATCATTGGATTTTTATTTACCAAAATATAACATAGGAATAGAATGTCAAGGGAAACAACATTTTGGCATTGGAGGATGGAATAATAGTTTCGATAAACTATATGAAGCAGATGAACGAAAATATCAAAAAATTTGTAATTCTGATATAAAAATGATATATTTGTTACCTGATGAAATTTCAAAAGAATCTGTAAATCATGTTATTTACAAAGATTATTTAATGACAATAAGAGAATTTAATGAATTTATAAAAAACAAAATTTAATCTATAGGAAAAGATAATATTGAATTTGAATGCAAAGATGTAACGGTTCCATTGACAAAGGAAGAATATAAGGAACGTTTGTTACAATTAAAGATTGAGCATGATGAAGAAAAATGGAATGTTTTCAAATTGAGGATAAAGGATGTTGTCAAGGCATACGGATGTATATTCTTATCCTATTGATTTTAATTAATATTTCGCATCTATTTATAGTAAAATAGATTATAGAATAATGAAGGCAATAATTAACGAAAATTTTTTAAAAGAAACTATAGCAAAGTCTATACGTAAGGTTTTGAGCGAAATTGACTGGAAAACATATGCTAATGCAAGGGATAAACAACAAGTTCATAAAAAAAGAGATTGGGACAGAAAAGCGGCGTTTAATGATATGAGTGCTGAACGTTTCCTTGATGATTATGGATATGGAGATGAAACGGGAAAAATTAGTGCAAATAAATTCCGCACCAATGGATATAATTATGACTTTAACCCAACAATGGTGAATAACCAAGGTATAGAATTTGGGAAGCCGGAATATTTCATATCCAATAAAAATGATTATTATCTTAAAAATCATGAGCCGGGAAAATGGTATGTCGGAACTCAGTATGAAGATGGAGATGAAGTCTATCCACGTATGGTTTCGCCTAATTTTGATACTTATGAAGAAGCCGCTCAATTTGCTAATGATAATGGCCTTTCATATGATACAGGTCTGCCAAGCGAAAAGTTAAAGTCGGCATATAATAAAGCCAAGAAAGAGTTTCATGATTTTAGGACTTCATATTATGTAACCCACCCTTATGATAAGGAAAGCAATTATGAATATGACAATCAAAAAGGTTGGCATCTAAAAGATACTAAATAGAATTTGATGAATTATAATATAATTAATGCCGTGCATCTACACGGCATTTTTTGCTTCCCATACATATTTGATTAACCCACAATCCCATATTCGGTCATAGCCAAGTTCTCTTGCTATCTCAGTTTCAGTCATTGTTAAAGGAAAACCGTATTTTTTAGAAAGTCGGGATTTCATAAAATTGGTTTTATGTATTAATTTTGGCGTTTTATCATCATTTTTATTAAAATAGCAAGTGTTTTTCAACCTTTATTACACTATTATCATTAAAGTTGAAAAAATAAAAAACGAGGATTTAATTAAAAACCCTCGTTTTAAATTATTGAGTTTCAATGGATTATCTAAGTTCCTGTGGGTCCCACTGTACAAGACCATCGACCTTGAGTGCTCCATAAAATCTGTTATTAACGCACTTCTTCGCATATCTTGTCATTATGCCCTTTACAGGTGCAAAGTTCTCTGGATTATAGATAGTTGGAGTCAACTGCATTGGGATATATGGTGCATAAATATAACCAGTGTCAAGAAGAGACTTACCCTTATGACCGATAATTATTGACCATGCAGGAGAATATGGGTCACGATATACCTGATAACGGTTATTGATTGCACCAATTCTCTCAATACCCATATTGTACTGGTCAGCCTCAGACTGAGCATCAGTTACATGGAAGTATTCAAGGTTGTCGAATACGGCAGAAACCTCTGAAGAAACTACGATGAAGTTAGCACCGCCACGAAGAGTAGCCTTGTGAATCTGAGCGGAAATCTGATTAATCTTAGTCATAAGTTCCTGATTCCAATCCTTCTGAGTGTAGTTGGTAGAGAAACCTGCCTGTCTGCGCCATCCATTAACATCCCAACGAGCCTGCCATGGAGCAAACTTACGGAGGTCACGAAGAATCTCACGGTCAATCTCAGCGGCAATCTGCTCTGAAAGAAGGGCTGTCAATTCAGCCTCAGCGTCAATATTGTGGAATGCGCTAACATCCTGTGCAAGTTCTGGAGACCAAGTGGCACGAAGTTTTCTTTCCTCTACTGATACAGTTACTGAATCAAGTTTGAAAGACACCTCTCCGATTTCAGTCTCAAGCTCAAGAGAGTCATACTGTGACCAAGCAACTCCGAAGAAATCACCTGTTACCAAGTTATTAGTTGTTCCATCAATACCCTTATATCCATCAAGGGTTTCACCCTGTTTCTTGCAAGGCTTAGCAAGGTCAACATCAAGATAGATGCAACCTTCAGCATCACAAGCACCAGCATATTCTACCATGCCCTTACCATATCTCTGTGTTACAACACGGAATGGAATTCCTTCATTTTGGTCAAAGCAAGCAAAGCCATCACCTGTAATTTCTTCCTTAGCATAAACCTTAAGTGAAGCAAGGAAAGCCTCTGTATCCATCTCATTTCCATCAGGACCGGTAAGTTTACCAGCGTTGAAAGAAGAGAAGCCAGATACCTTAAGAATACAACTACGGATTGAACCATCAGCATAAACCTTAATCTTATGGTCAGCCTCATCAGCCTCTACAAGTTCATAATTGTCAAATACCATAGGGGTTGCGGTTCCAAGTTTAATATGAATCTTACCCTTAGAATTATCATAAAGGAAATCATTGTAGAAGAGGTCATAAAGAGTTCTCTTGTGATATGATGTAATTGATGGAGATATTTGGCGAACAATAGCATTAGCTCCTGTTTTTTTAGCCTCAGCCTCGGCTTCAGCAACGGCTGTGTCATACGTTATTGCTGTGGCTTTAGTCCAAGTTTTACCACCATCAAGAGTGTATTCAAAAGCCATACCATTAACAGCCTCATCCGGAAGATAATATCTGTTATACTTATTACCATTTCTACGGTCAGTACGCTCATAGCCCATAAGTCCTTTATGGCGGCCATACATGCCATCTTCAAGACCATTACCATCAGCAGGCGTGCCATCAGCCTTACTCCACTCACGTTCTGAGGTTACAGGAAGCATGAAGAAAAGCTTACCGATAGGAAGGTTCATAGCCTGAACTGATACAATGTCGTTAGCAAGCAACTTGCTGAACACACGGCGGATGATAGGGAATACCACGGTCTCGAATGAACCGCTGTTATCAGAAGCGGTAGCCTCGCTAAGGAGAGCCTTTGCCTCGTTCTCGTAAAGTGTTGCGATATTCTCTTTAACGACACCCTTAAGACCTTCGGTCATTCCGAGAGCGTCCCAACGGTCGTTGATTTGTTTTCTAATTCTTTTCTGCTCGTTGAGTTCAATCTGCCCAACCTGACCAGAAGTTAAAAATTCTCTCATAATAATATTATTTGATTGATTTTATTCATTTATTTTTAATATTTCATAACTCGGTTAATCAAGTCAATTGTCTTGATAAGGTCATCTGACTTGTAACTCTTGTTTTCATTAATTGCCTTTGAATCATTCACGGTGGTCATTGAATTTTCGTTGATGTTAATTGATTTGTTATTCTTTTTCAATACACTGTTTATTGATTCAAAAAGGGCTTGTGATTCTTTCACTGATTTAACCTTGCTAAATCTGTTGACAATCTCATGTTTCTCAGACTGAGAGGTTGAGTTCTCAAGGAAAAGTTTCGTAATGTTGGAGATGTTCTTATTTGTTAAATAAGCCTCATTAAGATTGTTCTTTATGGCAACGATTGCCTCGGAAAGTTTTTTAACCTGTTCTTTGAGATTTTTGTTTTCGGCAACAACCTCATCATAATTCGCTCCGGCTGAGACGTGACGTTTTACATTTGGTCCGTGCTCTTTGCGTCCGGTTGGGATGTGGCTTTTGCTTGATGTTCTTTGCTGTACGGCTCCTCCGACATTTGTAGCCTCTTCTACCGGCTCTTCGGTTCCATCAACAATTGGAGATTCTTCCTCATTGACACTTCCCTCAACCTTTTCGGTTTTCTTGAAAGGGTCTCCCTTGGTTTTTGTCTCACCAGCCCATGGCTTTGATGTTCCGGTCGGAACGCCTTTGTGCCAAGATTTACCACTTTTTGAAGGCTCATTGTTTGAAAGTCCTGCAATTGGGTCCTTGTCTTGGTAATTGTCAGTATAGCCAAGGTCTACCTCAACTACTGTTTCTTTGTTTCCCTTCATTGGTCTCTTGTTTTCAAAAACGTTATTGTTATTGTTCTGACTGTCCTTTAATGCATCAAGTTGGGCTTGTAACTGAGCGATTTTGTCATTGATGTCTGAATTGTCTGATGGAACATTCATATCATCCATATTTTCATCATCATAATCAATGTTATAATCATCATCGTCATCATCAAAACCTGCAATCTGTGATTCATTAAGAGTCGGGTCAGTGTTGTCCTCACCATTGATTGACTGCGCTTCAGGAGCATCTTCTCCTTTTTCTCCGAAGTCAATAACGTATTCGGTGCCTGCTTGGTTATCCTTAAGATTAATGGTATCCCCATCTTTTGTTACAACAATGTTGTCTTCATCTGAAAGAAGTTTATATACCTTTACAATCTTGTCAAGGTCATTCTCACCTGTGAGGTCATATGTGTTATCACCTACCTGATATTGGGAAAAATCATCTGCTCCATCATTCCCCTCACCATTGTCGGTTGGCTCTACAGATGCGGTATCATCAATCGCTCCGTTTTCACCATCCATAGGTGCTTCCTGAGGCTCCATTCCCTCCTGACCGTCTTGCGGAATGTCAGTTGGTTCTTGTGGCTTATTGCCGTTCACATCCTCGTTTCCGTTCTCATCAACATCGGATTTGGCATCGTCAGCGGAATCATTTTCTTTTTTATCGTCAGCGTCATTCTCATTATAAATTTCTGGCTTGTCCTCATCCTCTTCATTTTCGCAACTTTCACGAAGAGCCTGTGCTACAGACTCCTTAAGAAGATTCTTGATTGACTTCTTGCTCTCCTCCTTTATTGCAGATGTAATCGAATCCATCTCCAAAAGTGCTTGAGTAGCCACGCTTTTATTTTTAGTGCTCATATTGAAATCAGCAATTTTTCGATTTATTTATAAATAAATAGCATATATTTTCAAAAAAGATTTTTTAATCCTTAGAAAATAAAGTGCTTACATAAAAATTAAGTCAATTTCTTTAAAAAATCATAAATAAATAGATGAAAAAATAAAAAAAACACTCAAAATATTATCTATTTCAAGTGTTTAAAATGTTTTTGAATATTGAATTTATGGGATATAGTCAAGGAACCATTAGAATTTTTTTAAAATTTCTAAAGCCTTATTTATTTTATTATTTTCAGATAATTGAGGTTTTTTGCTTTCTTTTCCTTCAATATAAGTTTGTATAACTTGCTCATTATCAGACACATAGGCAAGGGGGGTAGAGGGCTCTGAAACAAAATCCCAACAAACAATTTCATAATCATCCCCCACATAAAGGACTCCCATTTTATTTGTAACGGTTCCCATGCCTCTTGAAGAAACTCCTATTTTAATACCTTGAAGAAGAAGGTTTGCGATTTGGTCTCCCTCACAAGAAATAATTCCATATTTTCGGAAACCAGGAGATGTAAGAACTTCCAATTTTCCCACAAGGGTATGACCTACCCAATGTAATTCAATGATGTTCATGGCAACCCTTGAAAGGTTGATTACAGTATCATCCGGGTGGTTACATTCACCTATAGCCCTTTTCTCGCCGAATTTATTCCCGGCGATTTTCTCCATATATTTCTCAACCTCTCTCTTAAGCACATGTTCCGGATATATTCTTCCGTTTGCGTTCTCTATTCCGAATTTTTGGAATACGGCGGAAACTATAAAATGTTCAGGACAAATTGGCTCATCAGTTCCGATTTTGGAATTGATGTCCTCAAAAAGTTTCTTATTATCTCCGCAATCACTTGATATATATCCTTCATGCTCTATGAGCAAACCGGTGCCGGTCTGTCCTTTTTTTATTTCAGTTAAAGTATTCTTTTCCATTTCAATATATATTATAATTCATCCTCATGAATATATTCATCAGTTATAACGGCTTTGTTCTGTTTCATTTTGTCCATCTTGTCCACGAATTTATCATATTCGGCATCATTCTTGGCTCTTTGGGACAGTTTTGACATAATCAATCTGCCTTTCTTTGTCTTGGCAAATACCTCCTTCATCAAATAATTGAAATTATCAATTGACAATGAGGATATTCCTTTTAATAAATAGGGTAAATCAGTGGAATTAATATCATTAAATGAATTTGAGAATAATGTCCATAATGATGGTCCCAATCTCATATCCCAAGGTTCCGCTTTGAGATAATCTGCTTTTCCTATTACTGCCATAGCCCTTTCCCTGTTTTTTGGTAATCCGTGGGAAATGAACAATTCCAAAAATCCTCTGATTGATTCGCTTAATAATACCGGGAATATAACCCCCTGTGACTCAATCTTTGGCTTTTCATCTCTCATGCCTAATGAAACCTCCACTGTTCCCAATTGCATTTTATTCTCATCTGTCATATCCAAATTTTCCTTTGTGAACATCAGATAATTGTTCAGTGACAATATTTTGTTATATAAATCGCAAAGGGAAGGATTTATCTGATTTATTTGATTTTCATATGATTCTATATTTGATGACATGGACATTGCCCCTCCCATACAAAGGGTATCAAGCAAACGTCTTTTATAAACCTCATCCTTGATTGAAAGGGCATCATTCACATCATTGAATTCAATTCCGTCATCACCGTTTCCGTCAATCGGGTCAAGAATAATTGAATCTCGGTTGAGGTCAATCTCATCTTTCAACTCCATCAATATATCAACGGATTCTTTCGGGACTCCAAACAAATCCACGACATAATTGAAACATATTCTTTCAAGTTGTGTTCTGTAAGGCTTTTCAATCTCTTTGCATTTTTGAATCAATCTTGCCAATGCTGATGGAATATCCGATTCTTCAACATCATTGATTTCTCCGATTTCTTTCAAAGCATTTTTGGTTTCTTCGAAACGTTGTTTTGATATTGTATATATGAAAGGCTTGTCAAATATATCAGGAAATGCCGGATTGTTACCTAATGCAGTTCCTCCGTTTTCAGCCATAGTGGATATGTCTGATGGCAAAGCATCTTTTAATATGTTATATTCCGTATTTTCTTTAATTGTTCTAAGTTTAAGGTTCTCACCGGTATTTATATTTCCAATATATTTGTGATGATAATCAAATAAATCTCCATTTCTTACATCAACGATTGCATAAAGTGCAGGAAGAATATCCGATTTAATTATATAAAGATAATCTCCGCCCATCGGCATTGAAATTTCTTGAACATTGTGTTTTAATACCAAATTTCCTTCAGTATCAATTAAATTTAAAATGTTTTTGCCAAATACAATGCGAGCATATCCTTTAAAGAAATCAAATCCATCTTTAACCCATTGGGGTAATAAAAATTGTCCATCTCGATTGACATAATTGCAACCACCTTCATTTTCAGCATAACATCGTGCCCATCCGCATTTAAAATCATAAATTGCGTCAAACCAAATATTTGGGCTTACAAGTTTTCCATTTGGCAAAAGAAAATTAGTTCCTTTATTATAAATATTAACTTGAGCGTAAGGCCCTCCATCATCATATTGTAAATAAAAATCAGTTGCTTCATCAAACCATTGTTTTGGGGACAATAATTCTCCTTTAATATTTACATAATTATATTGCCCATTTGAATAAATTCTTGCTATATTGTATCTAAATTCATCCAAATCACCACCATAATTTATTATTGCATCAAAATAAGGACAAATTGTTTTATAAAAATTCAATAATCCTTTTGAAAACGGGAATTTCTTTAAATCAACTGGTTCATCTACCGCATTCATAAATTGTCTGCTATCAAAATGAAACTGATATTTTGAACCATCTGATTTCCTTATATTTACGTACAACGGACCGTCCTTTGTGTACATATTGAAATATCTATCATCTGAACTCGCCGTACACCAATTCGTATCACCTCCAATCTTCCTACTCGCTTCATATGTATGAGGGATATATACTACCCATTCTCCGTCCTCATATACCTTCTCCAGTGCCTGTTCCCCCTTGGACAATTGCCTGGTGGCTTTGAAATCATCAGTATAGTTACTGATTATGGTAATTAAATCTGATAATGAACCAATATTATTGATAGGTGTTGTTATCTGGGATTTGTTAATATTGTAAGTATTCAAGGCCTTCTTTAACTCCGGAATGTCCCCGACTTTTAATTTACCGTTAACATATTGATTTCCAATCCATACACAATATTTACCAGCAAAAACGCCACGGCTGTTCTGAACCGTGGTCGGGTCAGCCGTGAATAACTGCTCCAAATCCTTTGGATTAATATTTGGATTCTTTTTAGCAAAAGCGTTAATTAAAGAATTAATCTCTTTTGCCTCTCTTATAATTCCTTTCATGATTAAATTAGAACATGTTTATTATTTCATCCAAAATTTTTTCATTCATTTGCTTTTTGGTAAAAACCTTGCTTTCATTATACATATTTTTCAGCCTTGCTTCCTCAACCATTTTCTTTGAATAAATTTTGGATTCCCCAAAGCCATCACCTGTAATTTGCATTGAACCGCCTTGCTGAAGCAATTCATTATTACCTTGCTTTGCTATTGCGTTTTGAACTGTATCACCTGCTCCTACATTGATTTCTTGACGGGGCATATTGTCTGATGTTTTAGGTCCATTAATAACAAGATTCACGTCACCCGCAGTCTTGGCTTTTTGGATATCACTTTGAGTATGTGTGTCAGCGGCGGCTGTTGAAAATGAATTAAGGCTGTTGTCTTTAGCCATTGTTGATATATTAATTGTATTCTCTTCATTTAAAGCCTTTAATTGGCTTCTTGTTATAATCATTTTTTTTGTCATAGTATTATCTAATCAAAATTCGGGTTATTAAACGGTGAATTTTTGGAAACGGTCTTGCCCTTTTTCTTTCCCAAAGGTTTGTTATCCAAATTTTCAGCATCATTATTTTTTTGATTAAAATTTTCATGAATCTTGTTTATTTGTCTTTTTGTGAAAATAACAGATTCCATCATTTGCCCATCAGTTCCTGCCATAGTTGGGTCTTCACCCATATCTCCGTTAGGATTGCTTTGGGTTTCGTCTCTTGCAAGCATACTTTCAGCATAATTTCTTACGGCTTCTTTATCATCCGGACTTAATTGATTAATAATTGACATTGTGCTATCATCACCTTCTGCTGGCATGCCTCCGTTATCCATAGGTTCTTCACCACCCATAGATGGGTCGTTTTCCATAGATGGGTCTCCATTTCCCATTGGCATATTTGGATTCATATTATCCATGGGCTGTGTCATATTCGGGTCAGTAGAGGCAGTACCTGCTAAAGCACCGTCCATAGGTGGCATTTGCTGTCCTCCCATAGATGGTGCTTCGCTATTCTTTATTTTGAGGACCTTTCTTTCGCCCTCAATGTTTTCACTTACTGTTCTTTTTTTTTATCTGATGAAAAAGCAGAACCATGAAGTTGTGACATAACCTCTTTAGTAACAGCATCTACCAATTCTGTGAATGGGGCACTGCTACCAATCTTTTCTCCAAAAGGAGTTTCGTTATGAACACTTTCATCATTCCAATCTCTTCCCCACTGGTTCTTGTCTTCACCTGTTGTAGGAAGTTCCATAGGCTTCTTCTGATATCCTGGATGCTTTCCGAAATCATGGAGTTCGTTTTCTGCAAGAATATTACTAACAATTGAATCAACAAGGTTAGCAACTCTTCTTTGAGAACTTTCATTCAATCCGTCAAGCCCTATTGGTGACATAGAACCATCTCCGCATTCTTCAATGTCATCATCATAAGAAGAATCTTCTCCGCCTTCTATATTATCCATAGAATCGCCATCAAATTCATCACCATCAACATCATTGAATTCAGCGTTAAAATCATCAGTATCGCCGTCTGTAGTAGTATCATCTACATCTTTGATATCATCATCATCTGATGTATTTTCTCCGTCAAGTTCGCTTCTAAGGGCATCAATCTGTGCTTGAAGTTCATCAATTTTTGCTTGAAGGTCAGATGTGGTATCATCAGTTATATCGGTGTCAGAATCAGTTCCATCACCATCATCGAAAGAACTTTCATCATCATCTTCAAAAGAACCTTCTTCGTCATTTACTCCGGCATCAAAGTCAGTATCATCATCTGATGACTCACTATCCATATCTGCATCAAGGTCATCATAATAATTCTCTTCATCGCCATCTGTATCTGTATCTATATCTGAATCATCATCTACGGTAATATCCGGGTCTTCAACATCAGTATCATCAACATCAGTATCCTCTTCTTCATTAACCGTCTTATTGAATGGACCATTGTTATGGTCGGTATCGGCTTCACCTACACCTGGAGTAGAAGGCAATCCTTTAGATGCCCAATCTTCCTCTTCTTCATTAACGGTTTTCTGTCCGTCAATTTCCCAACCGATAGACTTAGGGTCACGTCCCTTGCCAATGCCTTCTGAACCCCAATCCTTTTCACAAGAACCGCCTTCGCAAGCCTCTTTGAGCTGGTCGGTGGATTTAGGAGCATCTTGGTCAAATGGGCCAACTTTCTTATCAACGCCATTGGTTTTCTTTTTGAAATCCTTGTCAAGAACGGCTTTTCCATCTTTGCTTCCTTCCGGCTTATCACCCTTTGCACCTTTCTCTGCCTCTGGCTGAGCCTTGTCATATTTAACAACATCATCCTTACGGTCCGCACCAATCTCACTTGATTCATTCATCAACATTGATACATTATACATAATCTGACGTTGACGTGCAAGTTCATTGGCAAATTTCTCTGTTCCCTCAGCAATAATCATATTCTTCTTGAACGGGTCAAGAGTTGAAATGTTGGTCTCTGACTCACAAGATTCATTTATTGAATTAATCTTAAGTTCAAACTGTCTTGAAGCAAGAGGGTAACTTTCATATTCGTAGTCTTTCTTTCTTGAAATACCACCAATATAATCATAAGCCTCGGCTACAAGTTCCTTGTCCTTAGGGGCTGTTTTAATATAATATTTGTTGCATTCTTTCACAATACCATAAGCCTTGCCGTTGGCGGCAACAGCGTGATACTCAAGTGTATGCATTGGAACATTCTTACTCTCATTCAAATCTTTACCATAAGTGTAAAGAGACTTCATACGTGCGAGAGATTCTTCAAACGTTGGCATATCTTTATATAAATTATTATCTAATTATTCATTATTTTTCAAATAAATAGATGTGAATATTAAAAAATTACGATAAACTGTTTATTGTATTATATGTTTTATTCAACAAATCCATCATTTTTTCAATATATTTCATTCTTCGTAATGATTTCCATATGATGTTCTCATCGGTCATCTCACTGTTGGAGTTTTTTAAACCTTCTGTTCTTTCATCTTTCAATTCATCAAAAAGGGCATCAACCTTGTCATATATTTGCTCGCTTTTATATTTGTCACCATTTGATGAATTATATCTTTCTTCCAAATCATCAATGATATTAACATAATGGGCAACTTGTTTCTTGATGTGTTCCTTATCTAAATGCTTATCAGATAATTTATCTTTATCGGGTTCTGTAAGCCATTTGTTTTTATCAAGAGAATATACTCCGGTTGATGAGTGCTTTTCATTTTTATCTTGGACATAAACCTCTATCGGAAATCCAAATATCTCAAGCCCTTCATGTTCTTCATTCCATAATTTTCTTTGGGCATCAAAATATTTCTTAACAAAATCAGTTCGTTTATCCACTTTGGAAAAATCAACTATAATATGAAGGTCTATGTCGGAAAATTTCTTATTCCAATTATAATTGGCTAATGAGCCTGTGATTGTAATATCATCTGGCTTAATCCAATCTATCCCGAGAAAATCAATAAAGTCATCAGCGATGTCAAGCAGTTTTATCCTTATCCTTGAATCAAGATGATTGTCTTTCCAAAATTTCGGATTCAATTCGCTTTTAAGTTTGAAACTTGATAAATCAACGTCTTTTGGTGCTATATATTCGTCCAAATGACAAGGCATTGTTCCGAAATATTTCCTACATTTTTTATTTGAGCAAAGATAAACTGGTTCCCCCTGTATGTATACGCCTACTTTGCTGCCGCATTTTGGACAAATATCTGGGACAAAGTTTCCTTTGTCATTATACCTTCTATTATTGCCTTTATGATTTCGTGATTCATTGATTTGGGCATATTCTATTGGTCTGACTGCTTGTTGCCCTTTTGGGGCAAGTTTGATAGGAGAATCAAGTTGATGTATATTGGACAACACTAAACCGCATCTACAGTTTTTCCCAAAATCAGTAGTATATGGCACTCTATGACGTTGATAATCATTATTGAAATTTTGCGGGGTATATTTGATAACATCAACAATTGTTGCATATCCTACTAACATACCAGTAGGGTTTGTTTTTGATGGATATTTAGTTGTTTTAACCAATCCGATTTGTTCACCTTTGTGTTTGAGCCATTGAGAAAATGTTGCTCCGTCTCTTGTCTCTACGGTTTTTTTGCCATTGAATATCATTTGAAGCCAATCAGTATCATCAACATTGATATTAATGCCATATCTTAAAAAGGGAGTAGCATTTTCATTTAGCATATCTTGTTCCCCATTTTTGAAATATTCCGTCCATTTTCTGAAATAAACATTTCCTTTCAGATAAGCCTCTCCCTCAATCTCTTCAAGCCTTTTATTGTCCTTGACATCATCTGCGCTTGAAAAACTCAAATCCTTTCCATCAAGATTTTGCGAGTGATGAATGCATTCATGGGCAAATGTCCTCAATATATCTTTTGGATTACGGTCACAACAAAACACCACAATTGTTTTGGCTTCAGGTTCATAATATCCGGTCTTGATAAATAAACCGTCTTGTTTTTCCCAATTTAATTTTATCTTTGGAAATGGATATACATTCAATCCATCATTTTTCATGAATTCAAGAATAGATTTCATGTAAGTTGAAAAATCAAAACTTCTGTCGTTTACAGATTCTGAGATATGCCCGAAATTGGAAAAAGAGCCATCTTCAAAACCAATATTGTATCTATCAGATTCTGGCTCTGCCCCTTCTTCCATTGCTCCACAACCTGTAACAATATCCATAATACCGGAATTAACCTTATTATGAACTTGGTCTTGGGCTGATGACACTTTTTTTCCATCAAGCGAATTTTCATATAAAAATCGTTTGATTCTTTCTTTTTGCTCTTCTGTTATGACTAATGTTTTCATGACCTATATTCTGATAATAAATAGTGGGAACTATATCAAGTTGACTAACTTTTTAAAAATTTTCTTGACATTTTTTAAATTATATACTATTTATTAATAGAAACAAGCAATATTTTATTTAGATTATGAAACGGGCTTATAAATACAGAATAAAACCGACTGTGAAACAGCAGCATATGCTGTCTCAATTCTTCGGTTGTGCCCGTTTCATATACAATTGGGGGCTTGACCGTAAGGTTAAAGCTTACAAAGAATCTAAAACGAATGTTACTTATATCCAACTTGCCAAGGAATTGACCTTGCTCAAGCAAGAAAATGAGCATAAATGGTTGAATGATTGCTCAAATGAAGCATTACAGCAATCTTTGCGTTGCCTTGACAATGCTTATACCAATTTCTTCAGAAACAAAAAGGGATTCCCTAAGTTCAAGTCAAAAAAGAAAGCAAAAGATGTATGCAAGTTCATCAACGCCGTGAGATTTGACTTTGAGCAATCAAAGGTAAAAGTTCCAAAGGTCGGATGGGTCAAATTGTGCCCGAACAAGGAATTTGACTTGAGTGTATGTAAGTTGGGAACATTGACTGTCAGTAGAGATAAATGCGGTGATTATTGGTGTTCAATTGTGGTTGAAGACGGGAAACCGAACGTACCGAAAGCCAAGATACGTAAGGAGACAGCCGTCGGAATTGACCTCGGCATCAAGGACTACGCAATCCTTTCTGACGGAACAAAATATGGGAACCCGAAGTTTTTGGAGAAAGGGCTGAAAAAACTTGCAACATTACAAAAGAAATTTGCAAAATCACAGAAAGGTTCCCATAGGCATGAGATACTCCGAATCAAAGTGGCAAAACAGTTCAGAAGAATAACGGACAGACGTGTTGATTTTCTACATAAATTGTCAATTGATGTAATAAGAAGGTTTGACACTATATGCTTAGAAGACTTGAATGTCAACGGCATGATGAAGAACCATAAGGTTGCGAGAAGCATTCAGTCAGCGGCTTGGAGTGAATTCGTTAGACAATTGATATATAAATCTGAGTGGTATGGAAAGAATCTTGTCTTTATTGGACGATTTGACCCGTCAAGTCAGATATGTCACGTTTGTGGTTATCAGAACAAGGAAGTCAAGAATCTTGATGTCCGAGAATGGACATGTCCCGTATGCGGTTCACACCATGACCGAGACATAAACGCAGCGAAAAATATATTGCAATTCGGCTTGCATCCGCAGGCATTGGTTGCATTCGAAAATAAAATCCCGCAGGAAGGCGGGATTAAGGACGGTGAGGGCAATGGCATTGGCCACCCTATGAAACGTCAATATAGTAAATCCAAGTTAGTATAACTAATTGGTATATAACTTCCTAGTAACTAAGCGTTAAACATCTCTTCCGGGCTGATAATTTCCAAGCAATCTGAGCCAAGAGCCTCACACCCATGAAGATGTACATTAACGTCCGATTTTCCTATTGTCTTTCCTTCGCCAAGTGCTTCCATAGTTGCAGGAATTACTCCGTCAAAATCAACAGCCTCAACGAAATCGTAATCTTTCAATACGTCTTCTATCAACTTTTCCATTTTATATTCAAATTAATAATGTTATTATTTTCATATAAATAGTGGAAAATTATTGAATAGTTTTCAATTGTTTTCGCCTTAATATATTTTGGGCGGTTCCAGATATTTTCGTGTAATCTCTAACAAGGGCAATATCCTCAAAAGAAGCCTTCGTCATGGCAGCATCTCTTTCCTCATCAGATGTAAATCCTCCTTTTATGTTACTAATTAATGGATTACAATTACGAGGTGAATCAAACATATGATAAACTGTTACATTTTGAGGGCTAATCATCAATATATCCATCAAATAATCTTGTGCCATCTTATCAACTCCCTCACAATCGCCTATAACGAATTTTGCATCTTTTGTTTTGGAAATCGCTAAATTAATTAATGGCTCATAATTATATTCAAACTCTTCGGGGGTGATGTCTCTATGCCCGGAAATAAAATATGTCTTTTCAATATCCAAATCAATCTCACAAGCCTTATTGAATTCATCTTGAAGCAATTGCATGTCAGCATTTCCTATCTTTTCATATTCATATTTAGATTTAATGACTTTGTTCAGTGTTTTTCCTTGTGACGCATCAGTTCCTCCACCGATGAATACCATATAGTCCTCAAATGAAACTTTTGAATATTTGTATGTGGTTCCATTTTTGAATGTCACATATAAATCACCAATATTCTCAAATTCATCTTCAACCATTTTTGTATAATATATCATTGTTGAATCGTACCATATTTCTTGTATATGCTCTTTTTCATTATATATTTTCTTTAAAATCATAATTTTGAACTTTTATTATTAAAATAAAAAATATAATGATAATAATAAAGAAATTTTATTTATTAAAAGGTTGAAAAACCGCAATAAAATAAACTTATTTGGATTTTTAGTGTTTTTTTTGTAATTTCGTGCAAAACAAGAAATTTTTGAATAATGGAAGAAAATAAAACAAAAGGTGAGAAGGTATTGACTTTGCCGTTGTCAGACGAATTCAAAGATGTGCTGAATTATATCAAAAGCAATTTGTCAAAAGAACTTCCTACTTTGACAATCAGTCTTGACTATTTTTTACTTGGGGTACTTTCAGAAAAGAAAAGCAACCTTTATAAAAGGCTTTACGGATGTTTAACGTCAAACGCCATGCAGGCGTTGAATGATGCACTATATCAATTGGTGTCATCAAAGGCGTTGACAGCCGTCAAAACCGGACGTGAAATCAAGATTAATTCTGATTTACAGAATATGATACTTAATGCGGAAAAGGAGGCAAAACTAATGGATTCTCCCAAAATCACAACCGAGCATGTATTCTTGGCGATTCTTGGTGACACTGATTCATCAAATAAAATCAGAAAAGTCTTTGTAAAGGCAGGATTGACATATGGAATCGTCAAGAATAAAATGAAGAATGATTCCAATTTTGAGGACATGGATAAAAACAATCCATTCGGGAATGGCATCAAAGTGATGCGCTTTGACAATCTGAAAGACGCTGAAAAGTTTTTTAAAAAAATAGAAGATGGCAATATGGATGATATGATGACTATGTTTGGTGGTAATACTCAAAAAAAGAAAACCGGAAAGAATCCAAACATTAAGGCATATTGTACCGATTTGAATGAACTTGCCGAACAAGGAAAGGCTGATTTTTTGATTGGGCGTGATAGGGAAGTGAATGAGATTATCCGTATTCTTGGACGAAAGAAAAAGAATAACGCTATCCTTGTCGGAGGAGAAGGTGTAGGAAAAACTGCCATTGGGGAATCATTGGCATTGAAAATAACGTTAGGAGACGTTCCAGAATTCCTTGTTGGAAAAAGGCTCGTTTCGTTGGATATGACCGCCCTTATGGCGGGTACTACATTGCGTGGTATGTTTGAGGAGCGGGTGAAAGGCATTCTTGATGAAATCAAAGCCGACCCGTCATTCATTCTATTCATGGATAATATCGGGGCAATATTGGCTGATAACGGAAAGAATGATTATGACATTGCATCAATGCTTTCAAGGGCCCTTGATAATGGAGAAATTCAAGTAATCGGAACATCTGATTTTACTTCTTATAGAAAAACCTTTGACAAGGACCCAAGTCTTGCACGAAGATTCCAAAGAATTGTTGTTGAGGCTCCGGATGCGGATGAATCCATTAAAATTCTTAATGGGCTTAAATCATCTTATGAAAATTTCCATAAGGTAAAATATACTGATGATGCAATTAATGCATGTGTTTTACTTGCAAACCGTTATATTTCAGAAAGGAATCTTCCTGATTCAGCAATAGATGTAATGGATGAGGCAGGAGCCCTTATGGGAACGATTACAGAAAACCCTAAGATTAAAACCCTTCGTGTTTTGATTAAGATGCAAGAGGCTGATGTTAATGTTGAAAATAAAAACAAAAACTATGAGGCGGCGGATAAAAGCAAAAATGAACTTATCAAAATGAAAAAGGAATATAATGACTTAATTGATAAGGAAAAAGAGAATAGAAAAAATAATCCCATTATTGTAGATAAAAACGTTATTCTTGATATTATCTCAAATAAGACAAACATTCCCGTTAATAATCTTACATCCGATGATAAGCAAAAACTTGCCCACATGAATGATAGGATTAAGGAACATGTCATAGGACAAGATGAGGCGGTTGATACTATCTGTAAAGCATTGAAGCGTAACCGTATCGGGCTTAAAAAGAATGGGTGTATGTATAGTGCCTTTATTATCGGAAAAACCGGTTGTGGCAAAACGCTTATAGCCAAGCAGTTAGCAAAAGAATTATTCGGTGATGAAAAAGCCCTTGTCCGTTTCGATATGTCAGAATTTTCTGATAAAGTTGCTGTCAATAAACTTATCGGTTCAAATCCAGGTTATGTTGGATACGAGGAGGGTGGCCAATTGACTGAAAAGATTAAGAACAAAAAGCATTGTGTTCTTCTTCTTGATGAGATAGAAAAGGCTGACCCGGAAATCTATAATATATTCTTGCAGGTTCTTGATGAAGGATTCCTTACAGATAACAGTGGCATGAAAGTTGATTTCAAGAATGTCATTGTCATATTTACATCAAATGTAGGAGCCAAGGCTGCAAGTGACTTCGGCAAAGGAATTGGCTTTAATGAGGATAGTGGAGAAAACAGTAGAAAAATTCTTCTCAAACAACTTAAAAATAAATTCCCTCCGGAATTTCTCAACCGTTTGGATGATGTTATTTATTTCAACAAACTCACTGATGATAATTATAAATCCATCATAAAGTTGGAAATTAACAAACTTGAAAATAAACTTTCCGAAATCGGTTATTCAATTGAATATGGCGATGATATTGTCAATCATATTCTTGATGTTGTGAAAGATGAAAAAGATTATGGCGCACGCCCTATTGTAAGGGCAATCCAAGATGTGATTGAAAACAAAATCACGGATGCCCTTCTTGAAAAAGATTATGATAATGGATATAAATTCAAAATTTCTTGTTCTCCGTCAGGTGACGTTACTGTTGCTTGAAAAGAAAAGCCTCGTTGAAAAACGGGGCTTTTTGTTATTTTATAAATTATTTTGTACTTTTGCAATATGGAAAATATAGATTTTTTGAAAGTGATGCTTTTTAGTCACGGCTTTTGCTCTTATAAATCGTTGATATCCAATGTAAAAGTTTTGGCTTGATGCCCTTCATTTTTGACTAATGTATAAATTTCTCCATCATCAGTATCCTCAATGTCATCATACCATTCCGGTAACACAATTTTTCCATTTTGATTCATCAGATTATATTGGTTTCCCTTACGTACTATGGCATATCCGTTAATCATATAACCTACCCAATCATACCATTCTTTTGATATTAAATCATTGGTTTTCGTAGAAATAAGATTCATATACCCATGATGTGATACCGGTCTGAAATCATCAAATGATGGATATTCCCTTTTTGACATATTCGATTTGAAATTTGTATAATTATCAAGCATTGAAGGTTCTTTGCTTTCATCAAGTTTATGTTTTTGAACCATTACATAATCCTTAAAAGGCTTTTGCTGCTTGTTGCCTCTGTAAAGCCATTTCTTGAATATATCCAACGGAACCCCGGTTATATCTCTCAATCCTTTCCATCCTTTAGAATAATTGGACATATAGGCATCTTTGGCATCATCAATGTCTTTGAATCCGAGCATAACTTTGCTCTCATCAAAACCACCTTCTTTATTGTTCTGGTCAACAACAAAAATATTGTCAAAATCTTCCGGATAAGGACCAATAAACACATCTACCGCATCCCCATCTTTTCCGTTACCTGTAGTGTTGGTGAAATATCCATAATGGTTTGCCATTATATTATATCCATCAGTTCCATCTTCGTTTTTGTACTTTCTTTTGCTTCCCTTAGGATTTTCAATTGATATCGGCATACCTTTTATCGTGATATGCCCCATTTTATAATTCCCGGCTTCTTTCTGTCCTTCTGTAGGATTCAAATTGACATCATTGTGGATATTGGCTAATTTTTCAGAAACACTGTTCTCGTTCAATCTATTAACGGAAAGATTTCCATGAACGCCGATTTTACCGTTAAACCAATCATTCATTACTTGTTGCATAAACAGACTGCGTTCATTCTCATCAGAAAACATCTTTTGGAATTTGTCTATGAGAAGGTCTTTAAGTTGGCTTTTATAGAGATATTTTAACGGCTCTCCGTTACTTGCATTCATCGAAACTATTTGAATTTTAACAGGAAATCCATCCGCACCAACTTTCTCATAATCATGCGGAGTAAATCCTCTGTCAAGAAAACGTTTCACTATTAAAACCTTATCCGGATTTATACAATATGGCTTGTTAGCAGATTTCATTGAAGGATTTTGAGGTTCGGGCTGAACATAATTTTCCTCTTTTAAAATCTGTGCAAGCATTTTTGATTGTTTTTCTGTCAAAATTAATTTCATAATAATATCATCTTTTTAAATAAAAAATATTAGGCTGATTTTATCAACGTCAATCCTCTAAAATTCAATTCCCTTTCGGTAGTGCCCGCATAATTGCACAATGCTGTTATTGCATCATGGAGTGTCATTCCTCCAAATCCGAATAATGTAGCCGGGTCGGAAGTGAGACTATCCAATATGTTTGAGCCGCATCTATAAAATTTCACTGATGTCACACCACTGATAGATTGGGCTTTGGCAATAAAATCATCCATATTATCATTTTCAGCCTTGCAGACCCAATATTTATATGTTGTTCCGCTTGGATTTTCTATTAAGCACAATATGGATTGATTGTCAAATGTAGGAGCTTCCGAATCTGTATTTTCTCCATTATAATTCGTCATTGTGGCGTTAATGTCATTCTTTTCAGATATGTTCCACCCGTCTTGATTGATTCTGTTGACAAGTGATTGGAATTCCTTTCCGTGGGCATCTGATGGATAATAAAGCATAACCCGTTGAATATACATATGAATCATCTCATGTATCAATGTGTTTTCCCAATCTTTTTCCGAACGTGAATATTTGTTGGATATGCTCAATACACCGTTTTTATTTCTGATGCTGAAAATCTTGTGATTAAAAGGGTTGTATTTACCATCAAGAAAATACTCCCCCAATTTCCTGCTTGGAAGAGGAATCACCCTAAAGGTGGGAAAGGGAAGTTTCCCATTAAAATATTTGGCGTTGTAGAACCTGAATTTTTCAGTCACCCATTGCTCATTTGGAATCATTTCAACCTAATTGATTTATCATAAATAGATTTGAATAATTAAAAGATTTTTTGTATCTTTATAACAAAAGTTATTTTTAAATGGCAAACATTGCGTTTAGTAAGGAACAGGAAGATATATTTGAATATGCGGAGCATGGAGTGCTGAACATGATAGTTCAAGCGGTGGCAGGGGCTGGAAAAACAACAACTCTTGTTGAATGTGCCAACCGTATTGAAAATAGCAAGAAAATATTGCTTCTTGCCCATAACCGTTCAACAAAAGACACTTTGAAAGAAAGAATCGGTGATAAGTCCAATGTTATGATTTGTACATTGCACGGGCTTGGATGGAGACTTTTTGTGGAATATTTTGATTTCACTCCCACAATAGAAGAAGATAAATATAGAAATTATATCAACAAAAACATCAATGTTCTTGGAAGTGAAGAATATCAAAGATTGAAAAAGCCATTGAAACTGCAATATAAATCCAATGTTTTTGAACTGATTGACAAATCCCGCTCAAACCTCAAGCAATCGGAAAAGGAGATTACTAAAATGGCCAAGAAAAAATATGGAATGTCATTGATTGCTGATGAATGCGCATTTGTGGCAAAAGTTCTTAAATGGGGGCAATCCACTACAGATGTTGTTGATTATATGGATTTGTTATGGTTTCCGTCAGAATATGGTTATTTCACAAAGAAATATCTTGCTGATATAATAATGCTTGATGAGGCACAAGATGCCTCTTTGGCACAACAAGATGTTGTCAGCAGATGCTTTAAAAGGAACACAAGATTGTTTGCTTTTGGAGATGAGGACCAATGTATTAATTCATGGGCGGGCTCTGATACCGAGGCTTTCAATCATCTTAAAGATTCGGATACTTTCCGTAGGGAGGCGAAAGAATTGCCTTTGACCACAAATTATCGTTGCGGAAAGAATATAATTGAATATGCCAAACATTTTGTCAATAATAATATCCATGCAAGAGATGATGCTCCTGATGGTGAAGTCAATTATGACATGCATCTTGATGATGTTAAAAATGGTGACATGATTCTTTGCAGAAACAGTGCCCCTTTAATGAAAGTATTCAATAAGGGAATGCAATTGGCAAAGAAAATGTATTTCAGAGGTGAAAACATGGGGAAAAATTTACAATCAGCGATAGATTGCGCCAATGGAAACACTATTCCGGAAATCATTTTTAGTTTAAAGCAAAGACTAATTTCAATGTGGGATTATTTGAATCAAGATGAAAATCTTGACCCAAAGGAGACAATGTTGGACCCGAAGATTGTTACTTTATATGATACAATCAAAACAATTGAGAATTTACCAAAAACAGTTGAAAATAGAAATGATTTTGAAAAATTCATAAAAGATGTTTTTTCCGATGAGGGCAAAGACGGAATCCAATTGTCAACAATCCATAAAGCAAAAGGGCTTGAGGCTGACAATGTATTTGTTATATGCCCATCATTAATTCCAAGTTCATTGGCAACATTGGATTGGCAAAGAAAAGAGGAACAACATTTGCTATATGTGATGGCCACCCGACCTAAGTTGTCTCTTAATTTCATATCGGAAAAAGAAATTGTCCCTTTCAAATGCTTTCAAAACGTCAATGCCTTTTATAATGAACTACTTATTATAAAACAGGAAGTCAATGAATCTAAAAAGGAAGAATAGAATGGAAAGTATCAGGAAAGATGCCTACACTCGTACAATTGTAGATAGAAGACACTTTCACGGATTGCCGGATAATCATTTGGAAAGCAATGGAGAAAGTGAAATATATTGGATAAAAAATTCCGAATTCCTTAATACTTGGGATAAAGGAGATTATCCGTTAATCATCAATGATAGTTGGAGAATGAAAGATGCTTAGAATATGGTAACAAAGATAATGAAAAATAGGTTGAATTATATTGATGTATGGAATTCTGGTAAAAGGAAATTTTGCCAAAGAACATGTTTTCTCATGAGGAAAAGTGCTTGTTTTAAAACAAAAATCAATTCAACTGCGCCTAAATTGCAAATAAAAATAGATTAACAAAAATGGTTACAAATATCAAAAAAGAAAGAAACCCTTATAGGACTGAAATGGATGATAATCGCTCGTTTAAAGGTTTTTATCACACTCCTTATATTTTAACTTACAAATCAAGAAATTTTCTATTAAAAAGAAATTTTGACACATCTTGTTTGGATTTACCAAGATGTGTAGATAAAAGTACAAAATTTTATTTAAAAAGCAAATATGGCTTGTAGAAGTATTAAAAAACAAGGAGTAACTTCAATAGATAACTGGGACAGATATGAAAAGAACTTTTTCCTTGATTCACACAGAAATTGGAGAAACATTAACCGTTGTAGGACTCTACTTAAAGTGTCTTCGGATATGCATTATATGATAAAAATCAAATAGAGTCAACTACACCCACCTAAAGGAGGGTGCTTGAGCAAAGGGTGATACCCTTTGACACGGCACGTTGACAAGTGCTCTTACTGAGTTATGGTACGGCCATTTCTCATTACGTTCTTTGAAATATTTTCTTAATATATTAATACTACCGTTTATATCAGCATTAAGGTATAACTCCTCAGAACTACGATATAAACCCCTGTGGATACGCTTACCACTAAATATAATATTATCAATATTTTCTCCATACACAGGAATAATATCTCCATCTATTGCTGACGCTTTAGATGTATAACTTTCCTCTTGAGAAATACACTTAATACCATATTCAGTGCATAAAGTTTCTATTTTCTGACGGAATTTATGGTATGGAATACTTACTGTATTTTGATTATTGACCTTCCCTAAATTTATTTCTTGTTTCTGATTTTTGTTATATCCTATAACAATAGTCGAAACACCATAGGAAAGACAGGCGTTTACCAGTAAGTGGCATATCCTATTAAAATAATCAGTTATACGATTATTTCTACCATTCATTAATCTCATCATTCTTGGAGTTGTGGTATCGATAATTGATTTATTTTTAGAATATTCACTTTTCAGATTAGATACTTTCTTATTGTAATAGTGATTTATATTTGTTAGTCTTCGCCCGTCAATGAGGAATTGACGTGCGTCACCATTAGAAAAGATTGTACAAGCGGCAAAGTTTGATACTCCTAAATCAATTGACATATATCCATCACCTTGAACCTGAGGTTTAACAGTTGTATCATTATATATAAACTCCACTGAGAATTCTTTTCCGTTGTGGATTGGTATTATTCTAATCTCTTGAAATTGTTGAATATGCCTTATGTTTTTAGGTATTGTGAACAATATTCTACGTTCAGAGATATTGTATTTTTCTCTGAATTCCTTAGTAAGGCCAATAGCAACTTTTCCGTCTTTTTGAATCCTACAAGAACGTCCTTGAATGGGGCACGCCATAACAGTATGCTCTTTTTTGTAGCGAGGTAGTCTTACTTTTTCAGAATATTTATTTGACTTTTTAAGGATAAGTAATCTAAAGAAAGATTGGAAATCTCTATCTACAAGTCTGAGTATTTGTTGTCCACAATCAGATAAAAGGAGTTTAAAATTTTCATTGTTTTTACACTCGTGGTAGTTTGAGTTGTAAGGTAAATATGTATTTGTATTAAAGTAGTGTTGTCTAACAGTGTATAAACCCACGTTATAAAGACGAGCAGAATGGAAACACATTGCCCTGAGGATGGATAAATCTACCTCGTGGTGTTGTTTTGTCTGTTGTATTTTAGTAGTTTTATACATATTAAATAACTTTCTTTATATATATAAATAGTTTATTAATGCAAAAATGCACAATATATTAGGAATTTTTTAATAAAAATTGTATATTTATAAAAAATAATATTTAATAAAAAAGCACTGCAATTCTTCTCCACCCTAAAAGATGGAGTTTCCTTGCAGAGATTTATATGAAAAAAATAAGAAGACGGCTTAAATTTAAAATGAACAATATTGATGATTACTTTACTCAACAATATATTGGGCATGGATTTCTTTTTGACTCATCAACACTAATGAGTTTAATTGATAGAAATGATGTTATGAGCAAAATATCATCAATTGAAAATATTGGCGAATACGAAAAAATAATATTATACAGATGAGACACAAATGTTATCAAATTGATGATTTTATAAGTCCCATTATATAAAAGGAAAAATATATTATATAAAATTAGATTATGAGAAAAAATAGACACGGATGGTACAATGTGGATGATTTTGTGACAAAAGACGCTCGCTTTTTTATTGGAAAAGGTGAATTTAGACAAAAATATGGAGACACTCCAAGAGAAGGAATTTATAAAACATCCTCTTTAAGAGTTAGTAGTGAAGACATTAAAAGGAATTTTTTCAGAATACCTCAAACTTATAGTTATTCTTTTTGGAAAAACAATAAAAATTATGTATCTTTGCATTATGAAACAAAACATAACAGATTTTAGTAACATTCAACTTTCCAGAGAGGATTCAAATATCTATGGAAATACAGACGGGCTCTCGCTGCAAAACATATTTTACACAGAGAACGGATTCTTCCCAGCCATGTGGTGTTTCAGTTATGAATCACGCACAAATGGCGACTACACTTTTGATGTACAGAAGATTTTGGATTATCTTCTTGATACATTTGATTCTGACGATTTGATGATTATTCCTTATTGGACCGAGATTCTCGGAAAGAAAGAGGAGCCGAAGACAGACCTTGGGCTTTGCGCAAGAATCAAGAGCCTTAATCTTTGCGTAAGATTTGATGAATCTCCTATGGATTCCTATATCCTCTTTGATATCAAGAGATACAACGAGATGATTGAATTTAAAAATTCAATTCTTAAGTTTTATTTCCCTCCAAAGAGTGAGGAATGTAATTATTGGAAACTTTGTCAAAATAGTAACGGATATTATCTTGATAAAGGTAAAATCAAGCCGCCTAAGGATTTTGACATTGCCAAATTGTACAATGATTCCTTTATTGCGGAGGATAAAAAGATAAAGGAGTTCATTAATAAGAAAGAAAAGAGCGGTCTTATCATTCTTCATGGTGAGCGTGGTACAGGTAAAAGCACATATATCAAGCATTTGGTGGGTGAATTCACTGACAAGAAGTTTGTGTATGTATCATCCTCATTGATTAGGCTTTTCAGTCAGCCTGCTTTTCAGTCATTCCTCACAACACTTAATAATCACATCATTATTCTTGAGGATTGTGAGAATGCCATCAGAGACCGTAAATCCGGACAGTCTGATGACGATGCGGTTTCATTGCTCCTTAATCTTACCGATGGTATTCTTGGAGATGACCTTGAAATGAAATTCATATGCACATTCAATGATGATATGAAGAACATTGACCCCGCATTGCTCAGAAAGGGAAGACTTGTATCAAAATATGAATTCAAAGGTCTGGAAAAAGAAAAGGCTCAATCCCTCCTTAAAGAACTTGGTCATGAGGTCATGCTCGAAAAGAACATCACTCTTGCCGACATTTTCAATTGGGGAGATGAAGATTATGATGTTAAAAAGAAATCTATCATATAAAAATGACTAAGCAAAATTTGATTACCGCTGAGGGAGTGGTAACACAAGCACTCCCCAACGTTATGTTCAGAGTTGATTTGGATAACGGATATAACATCTTGTGTGTTGCTTGCGGAAAAATGAGGCAAAATTATATTAAAGTCATAGAGGGGGATAGAGTAAAGGTTGAAATATCTCCATATGATTTGACAAGGGGAAGAATAATTTCCCGACTTTAATATTGCCTTTTCAAAAATAATTTTGTATATTTACAAAAGAACCTAATAAAAAATTAATTTATAATTATGGGTGATTTGATGAGACTCTTTACTGACTCTGATTATTTCGAGAATCAGTTTAACCATGCGGTTAAAAGTTATTTCGGTAATGTGGAATCCTCTTTGAAGAAAACTGATAAGGGATATGAACTTGTAGTTCCGGTCGCAGATGATGCAACCGCCAAAAATGTAACAGTTGATTTTGATGATGAGGATAGACTTTTGACTATCAAATATTCATACAAGTCAAAGAACTGTTCAACCGCAACTACGATATCTGAAACTCTTCCTGAAGACGCTGATGCAGAAACACTTTCAGCATCTGTCTCTGACGGAAAACTTAAAGTCAGTGCTGATTTCCTTCCAAAAAAGGAAGTTGAGACTGATGAGGATACAAAGACGGTCAAAATCAATCGAATTTAGGCTAATGAACATTAATTCTTAGCAAAAGATAAAGGAGAGCGTTCAGCCCTCCTTTATTTTATTTATAACCTTTTGCATCAACATTTGAATAAAGAATTATTCTGCCATCGAAATTAGGGTGTGCCATCGCCAACCTTCCTTTATCAACCCAATTGTCAAGTTTATGTAACATATGAAGCAGATAATCAATGTTCGGGTCCTCCTTATTCGGCATAAGGATATGTAACCCTCCATTTGGTGTTGTATATTCATCAATTGGTTTCATTCCGCACATTGCTATGATTTTTTTACATTCGTCCCAAATCTTTGTGTCCGTTGAATCAATGTCTATGAAGAATTTCAACCTTTGACCTTTCCAATTCGGACCGTATTTAGGCTGTGCCGGAACAATCGCATCAGCATTGACATTTCTTGCATCCCCCCTCGGATACATTCTTCTGACTTTGATTATCTGTGCGTCTGTCATTTTGTCAGAACGTGAGTTAAGCGAAATATATGCCCTTGCGTTATTCTTTTCACAAGACGCTATTATTTGCGGTTTCAATTGTTCAAGTTCCTGTGCAGAGTGTATTCTCCATTTCTCAAAATACCAAGCCCCCGCATGATAATTACCCTGTCTGCGGTCATCATTTGGATTGTCCTTGAGTCTTTTCACAATCTGAACAAAATAAAAATCATCCGGTGAATTGAATTCCATGAATTTCTCGGCACGGTCAAAATTGTCTATCATCTTCTTTTCCTCATCCATCCCGCAATCGGTTTTCAATGATTCCAACAAGTATGATTTAATGGATTCCTCCACTATCTTTCGTATGATTGATTCGTTTATAACTTTCTTAGCCATATTTTTTATAAAAGATTGATTTATTCATAAATAGTTTATTTTCAGCATTAGTCCAGTTTGATAAAACTTGCCTTTATCAATTATTTTTTGTATCTTTAAAACAAAATTCTAATAAAAATATGGAAGGTAATACAGATTTGATTAAAATTCTTGCCGAGCATAAGGAGAAATATGGATTGTTGGGAGAAACAATCTTTTCCAAAGGATTCGCAATGGGATACAGCACAGCAATGGAGGAAGCCCATGAAATGATGAACAAACTCAAGGAAGCCCTTGAGAACCTCAGAAAAAACATAGAAGATGGCAACGTCAAAGAAGAAACTGACAACAGTCTTTGATAAATATCTCTCCGTCTATCCGAATATGGAGGAACTTCAAGTTGTTCAAGGAAAATTTGATGACGAATTCAAACAAATGATGTTTCATTTTGACCTAATGGCTTCCAAACTTCCATATTTTGCTTATGACGGATGTGGGAAAACCGCAACAATTCTGTTACCCAAAACGGATTCAATCAATGTTGATAATATTCTAAATCTAATGGAAAACAACGGGATTGTTGGTTCAAAAATAAATGCAAAAGCAACCATTGTAGCAAATGAATGAAAATGTTAGACAAGTAACTGATTTTGCCAATGATGTGAGGGAATTCGGTCCGATTGGAGAAATTGATTTATTGAACAGATTAAATCAAAGTTCTTTAACGGCAAAAGCCGAATCAATCGCCGATGACAAAAGGTTTGTTCCCTTTGATATTGACATAATCCAATATAAAGAAGGGTTTGATGGTGATAAGGAAACAGTTCTCGAAAATCTTAGAAAAGGAAGAAAAGCAAGCACTCTTGCTGATTATGTCCTATATGAGGTAAAGACCGATACTTATGGTATGAAGTCAAGAAACATCTTCTATGAAGTATTCGACCATGGGAAACCGGGTTGTTTGGACAGGTCCAAGGCTGATTATCTATATTATGCATATATTGATGAAAACAAGAAAATAACTGAAATTTTTCTTATTAAAATGGAGACATTGAGATATTGGATTATGACGGAATTTGCAAACATCAACAAGGTTCCGTATTTCATCACAAAATATATGGATAGAAGAAAGGATAAGACCTGCGGGTATCTGATAAACGTTGATTATCTTTGTGCAAACACAATCGCCATTGACGGAATTAAGATACCACTTGCAACAAAATTACTATAAATAAAATTATGGAAGAAGACATTATTGAATATGATTTGGAGAATCTCCCTCCATTTGGAAGCCCGGAAAGAGAGAAAATAATAAAGGATGCCCAAAATATTCTTATTGTTAAAAGACATGAGTATGATAAGGCTCTTGATTTTGCGGCGAAAGTGAAACACAATGAATGTGAATATAATAAAAAATATGTTAAAATCATATCAGATTTTGATAAGGATGATATAACATATATGTATGTCGCTCGTTCTTCCACGTGTAGAGAATATGGCACAAGCGGTGAGTATGGCATCAATCTCAACGGCATGGGTTTTAACTGGTATTACTCCTCATACGAGGACGCAACATTTGCACATTTCTCTTGGTGGAAGGAAGTACATGTGAAATTGGACAAACTTCATACCATCAAGGAAATCACGGAAGAAGAATTCAAATCCAAATTTAACGAGATGAGAGATGGCATGAAAAAGAAATTTGACGAATATCTTGAACTTGCCAAGAAAGATAAACTATAAAATCTTTTGTTGTTTTGAAAATCCAAAATCTTTTTGTACATTTGCAATAGATTTTGGATTTTATTTTTTTATCTATGGTAACAGTAGTAATAATAATTGTCTATTTGATAGTAGGGCTGTTTTATGCCACGGCTTGCGAAGTGTTCGGAGAAAAACATCACGAATCATTGTTTTACTATCTTTTATGTAAAACTTATATAGAAGACGAAGCAAATGAATGCAGACCATATTGTTTTTTCATCTTGACATTGGTATGGCCTATTGTCTTTACTATCACAACACTTTTTTCAATAGGAAAATGGCTTCATAAGATAATGTTTGAAATTCATAAGATAATGTTTGAAAAATTAATCAATTTGTTTAAGTAATATGTTTTTGGCTTTTTTTATTTTTTATATTATACTTGGACTGATTACCTCAGCGGTCATATCTTTTATTTGTCTAAAAGATTATATATATGGTCGTGATGTCCGAGTTTCGGACCTTGATTTGCTTGGAGAAGACTGGGCGATAGTGGTCTTGGGGGGAGCGTTTTGGCCTGTGACAGTACTTATTGCTTCCGTTACCTATGGCTTTAAATTTTTATTTATCAGATTTTTTTATGGCGTAATCAAGATAATCGATTGGATTAAAAATTTTAACAAGAAAGAAAATACAAAATAAATTTTTGGCATATATGGAAAAATATTTTAAGGTTAACGCCGGCGGCATGTATTTCGAGGATGCCACGGTGAATGGTACGGAAGATATATCTTGGGAGGAACAAAGATACCTTATTGCCCCAAGAATGCCCCTTATGGTTTATGATGAAAAAGAAATGGAGCATAGATGGCAGTTTGAGATTGACCTTGAGTCAGGAAATATTATAAACTGGCCGAAAGGAACTACGGCAAGCACTTATTACAAAGTCCGTGACGAAGGCTCCTATGCCTTGCTTGATGAGAATCATAATGTGATTCATGAGGCATGTTGCTATGTCCCGAAAATTCTTGCCTATCTTGACAAGGAACAACACTACGGTTTCGGAGACTATATCATTTTGTCAATTGACGCTGACGGACATCTCAAGGATTTCCCGCAAGGTGATGAATTGAAAAAACTGCTTGATGATTTCATTAATACCAAAAGTTTTTAATCATGTGTTGGACCGCAGATGAGGACAGATGCCTTCAGCCAATAATCGCCGAAGATGATGTGAAAGTTGTCAAGATATTGAAAGAAAGATTTTTTTCATCTCCTTTTTACCCGAACTTTCATTATACAATAAATGAAAACGCCCATCGCATACCAATAATTTTGGAACAAACATATTGGGTTAAGAATGATATCATTAATCAAGGATATCATTCAATGAGAATTACTCCAAACACAAGACTTGTATGGATTGAAGCAAAAGATTGCTATAAATGGCGTAACGCTACATTTACACCTGATGAATGTTTGTTTGACGCAATCATTCCCAAAGGAACAAAATATTATGAAAACGAATGTGGCGAAATCGTTTCGGAAACAATCAGAATTATCGGAAAATCCAATACTGATGATTATGAAATACCAGTAATCCATATGGATTTTGACGTATTGTTAAAAGACGGAAACATTACAACCTATCTACAGTGCGTTGATTATGGTATTGTGAATGAAATAATAGGTATTAATGCATCTACTTTCACAATATGTGAAGGTGATAAAATCTTTGTATCAATAAGGAAGAAAGATTATAAAGAAGGGCATTACGCTGATGCAGTTAAAAATTTCGCTCTATTATTTGATGGGCAATATCTTTCCCTTGATTTCTATAATAAAGGCTTTCTTAATTTGATTGGGCAAAAATTCGGATTATCCCCCACATCAATATGGGTCCAAGGTACTTTCGGACCGGAGCAAGTATATTTCAACAGACAAGGTGCGGAATTCAACAAGGCTTGGATTCCCAAAATATTACATTGGGGAAATAAAGGTATTTTTTATAAATCAGAAAATTAATTAAAAGAATATGTGTTGGATTACAAAATCAGAGGCATGCCTTGACGGCAAGATAGCGGAAGAGGATATTACTGTTATAAAAATTTTAACATCAGAGTTGATAGCCCCATTCTGTTTTAATTTTGTATATGAATTAAATAAAGATACACCTTCATTGGCCATACATGTTGTTAATACTTATAATGGTTATCAAATCAATTGGGGATATCACTCATTTAAATATGACCAAATTTTTTATGATTTGAATAGTGGCTTCCATTTTATTAATGGCTATAAAATTGCGCTTCGTAATAATTGGAGATTCTTTCACGCCGTGATTCCAAAAGGACAGAAGTATTACGTCAACGAAATCGGAGAATGTGTTTCTGAAAGTTTAAGGATACTAAAACAATATGACGATGATGAAATCATAGATGACTTATCCACAGTGAAACTTCTTGTGTCGCCAAACGTTGTTAAGAATTATAATGACTGCACAAAGGATGAAATCAAAAACGCTGTCGGCATTTGTATAGATAATGATGAGGCAAACGAATACAGATTCTTGATGATAGATTATCCGCCAAATAATCAAAATATAAATGCATATTGGAATAACAATATTATTCATAATGGCACAAGACTCCTTTTGAAAAAATATTTTGATTTTGAAATACTTGAATATGGATGGATGTATGAAGATTTCAGTCATTCCCTTAACCCGCTTTTCAAAAAAGGTTTAAAGGTATGGGCTCCGTCTTTTTGCAACGAAAAAATGGAAATTTGGCGCAATAAAAAAGAAATAAAGGATTAAAAACAAAATATCATGAAATATTTTCATACAATAACACCAATCTCCGATGAACGGAGAGAGAATAGGAAAAATGAGATTGATGCCTATATCAATGACATTAAAAAACAATTGTTCTCATTATATTGCGAAAAAGGCATCGCTGGACAGCAAAGCGGAGGATTATGTCGGAAAGAATTTCAAATTCAACTTCAATCCTTACCATTACGCAATCATTGACATCAAAGGAATTGATGCCGTGATTGACAGTGACGACACCAAGAAAAAAAATACCCCTCCCCCTTATATAAAACCTCTTCTGTAACTGTAATCCGATACAAAAAAATTATATAAGATAAAAGCCTTCTGAAAATTTTGGAAAATTTCCGGAAAAAAATTTTTTGGCACTTTGAATTCTCCTGAAATTTATCCCCTATATGAAATCCGTTTCTGAAACTGTAATCCCGTATGGAAAAATTCTCCGTATGGGATTTTTTTATGAAAATTATTTTTTTTATTTGAATTATGATTTTTATTATTTAATTTTTTAGTGTTTTTATTTTTTTAAATCTATATTTTTTTGTTAATAAAAAGGAGGTCTTGAAAAAGTTGAAAATTTCCGGAAAAATTTTCGGAAGCAACTGTGCCCCGTGTTTTTGAAAAAACCCACCGTGGGATTGGGTGAGGGGGATTACACCTCCACTATACCCCTATAATACCCCATTAAATTGTTTTATTTTAACAATAATATACAAATATGATAAATCTATCATCTAAAGAAAGAAAGTCCGTCAGAAAGCCTATAAATAAATCTAAATTATTTTAATAAATCAAGTGGAATATTTTAATATAATTTTATATTCAGAAATATAATGTTTGGCTTGAAATTTGCCGTTGTATAAACAAGCCGAATTTTATCTAAAGGCATTAAAACGTTTAAGGAAAAATTTTCAAAAAAAGTGAAAAAAAGTTTTGCTATTATAAAAATAATACTTACCTTTGCCCTTGAAAACAATCCCACGGTGGGTTTGTGATAATAAACAAAACGACTTGGATATGGAGTATATCAAGAAAGCCGATTACCTTGAATCGGCTAAAAAACAATCAAGGTATTATGAACTTGCAGAAGTTGCGTTGCGAGTTGTGGGGCAGAACATCCCTGAAAACGGAAAAAGGTTCAACGACAAGAACCTTGAGGAAATCAACGAGAAAATTTCTCAATACGGATTCCGTGTATATATATTGACTGATGCGTACACACTGACTAAATACTTGTCACTTAGTTCTATTGGTCGCTCTGTCTCTTATTATGGAGATATCGAAATCGGTCGTTATGACTATAGAGAGGGTGCTTGCCCTAAAGGTGGATATTTCTCAAAGGGTTGTTTGCGCAAGGACATTGATGCAAGAACCGCCTTGTTGAATGAAATAGCCTATCGTGGTGCGGAATGCGAACGACTTTCTATCAAGTACGGAAGTGTTGATGAGAAAGCGGTGGAGGAATTTCAAGAATCTTTTGCGGAGTTTTACAAAGAATATCAAAAGTGTCAAGAGGCGGCAAAGAAACTTCCTAACATATCGCTTGACTACATTAGTGATATGCCGCCAATTTGGTAACTGACAATGTTGTTCGGTGGCTTGCGCTCTGTTTTATAAATGGGGTGCAAGCCTTTTTTTGTATTAAAGTACGCATTTGCGTTGCTTATTTGAATAGTTTGGTACGATTTTGGTATTGGTATAAACGAATTTTGTATTCAAAAAAGACTGATAAGAAAGTTAAAAATATTTTTGAAAATGAATCAGTTTGGTACAATATTGGTATAGAATATAAACAGATAGCAAACGTTAAATTGTTAGTTTTATGAATATGTTAGAAACCGCTCTTTACAACAAGAGCAATGAAATTGAGGAAGTGAAATTCACTTCATTCAGGAAAGAATATGCTTCAAAAGTATTGAAATGTGGAGCGTCTGCAACTGACAGGCAGAGGGCAAGTCAAGACTTGTTAAACTACCTTTGTGACAAATACAAAATTGGTCGTGTCAAATTGACAGTGACAACAAGACCGAGAAAACAGATAGGTCGCAATACTCAATTATACGGCTATTATCGTCCGATAATTAAAACTATCTGTATTTACAATACCACAGCAAAGACTGACAAAGCCGTTGGAATTAAGACGTTCTTTGATACGTTGATTCACGAGTTTATACATCATTATGACTTCGAGTATTTGAAATTTTCTGCAAGTCCGCACACAAGTGGCTTTTACAAAAGAATTTCAGACTTGAAAGCCAAATTGATATAGTTTGGCCTGATTATTGGATAATATATTAACAGATATGTTCAACTAAAAACAATTTGAGTTATGGACTTCAAAGAGCATTTTACTGAAAGAGTCAGTATCACTGATGGAAAAGTATAACGATTAAATTCTCTTGTTATGACGAAGAAGATAGAAAGAAGAAGAGCATTTTCTCATTGGAGAAAGAATCTTGGTTCCGACAAAATGGCACTTTGCCAAAGGCTTACAAGGGCAGAGGTCGATAATCGGGAAAACGTCTTGGATGTGCTGAACAATTCCGATGTGGTAAAACTTGTTCGGGAGGTTGTTTCTCCTTACCAAGACAAAGGGTATGAATTTGCTTACGATTATACCTATATGGTAGTTCAAGGCAAAAAGGTAGGGAATACTTTCACTTACAGTGACGCAATGGGTTGTTTGCTGATATAGTGAAAAGGAATTCTATTCAGAGAATTGCTCTCCTATATGGAGGGTATTTTTTATTTAATATTCGTTAATACCAAATGCCAAAATTGTGCCAAATTATCAAATCTAAAATATTTTAATTAAAAAATCCAATAATTTTAATTAATTTTATATCAATAAAAAAGTGAAAAAAGTTTTGGTATATTAAAAAAAAAGTGTTACCTTTGTATTCGGAAACGGTAACGACTGCACCGCTTTCAAGGAATAACAAGTCAGTCAAAACTATTTGGATTATGATATATGAACAAGCCAACGCCTTGGGAAATTTGCTTGGCTATCTGAAAGAATCAGAAGTCATTGACCTTTATAACGAGGTCTTCAAGGGAGGTAAAAAGATTTACAAGGTTGAAAACCTCAACGAAGAATTCAAAGATTATCTGCCGTACAATCTTGTGAGAGCCGTATCGCACGGAGAATTCAACTTCCACGAGCCTTATTTCAAGACTGAAATAGTCGGTGAGTTCGGACAACAATTCACAATTTTCGTCTCTGTTGATGAAGACGATATTGATTTTTCGGAACTTGCCGAAAACGTCTTTGACGGCAGAGCATTACCGCAAAACGTTGAAAAGTTGTTTGACAACATCGAAGCTGTTGATATCTATGATTATGAACTTGCGGAATATATCGCCAAGAAGAGCGGTTGCAAAATAGACGAAGCACTTACGTTCGCAAGAAAGCAAAATCCGCTTTCCGATTGGTTTGACCTTTACTGCGAATTCGTTTATACCTTAATTTGAATTAAGGCAATCCAAGCCTAATATGAAATAATAAAGATGCTTTCCCGAAAGAGAGTATCTTTTTTTATTGCCTAAAATATTCGTTAATACCAAATGCCAAAACTATGCCACAAATAAAAAACTAAAATATTTTAATCAATTATTTCCAAAATTTTAATTTTGTTTAATATTCAATTTCTTTCAAGTTTGGCAAGGTTATTGCTTAATATAAACATTGAAAACAAACATATTTGAGTTATGGAAGTTATAGACATCAAAAAACATTGGAACAGACTGAAAGAATCGTCTGTTACCTATCGGTTCAGTCCCTTATCAAAATCAATTATTGAAAAAGAGGACAAAAATGGACGTTACACGCCTATTTTCGGATTAAGGAAAGATAATGTTATAGTTATCAATAAAAGAGTGTGGAACGCCTATGACAATATGAAATATGAGGATTTTACCCTTGATATTATGGAGGAATCGGACGATTGTATTGTAAGAGGTTTTTTCGTTGATTATGACCCTTACAAAAAAATTCCGTTGAATGAATGCAAATTTCCTGTCAAAAACGATAGTTTGGCAAGGAAGTTGAATATATTCTGAACAGAAGTTTAACAAACAAAAACATATTTTGAATATGAAAAAGGCAATAACAAGATTTTCAAAGGACGGCAAGACTAAAGTTGTACTTCATGTAAGACTTTCAGACCCTTGCAGAAACGGTCACAATGACTTCGCATTCACCGCTGATGTTTATAAAAAAATAAACGGTTCAAACAGGTTCAGCGAAATATCCGCCGGGGCTATTTTCAGCAAGAAAGATATATTGTTGATTGGCAAGTTGTTTCCCGATGTTGTAAAGTTTCTTCCTCTGCATCTTGCGGACGAACAGGGCAGACCAATGTATTACGTTGAGAATCCTGTCTATCACTTCAAAACCGAGGGTGTAAAGAGCGGTGCTGACTACCTCAACATTGATGAGGAAACGGCAAGCAAGATTTGGGAAAAAATCAAGGATTTCAACGAAAAGGATGAGGACTTCAAGAAAGAAGTTGAAAAGGTCTATGCCGAATTCGGATTGTTCGACAAGTGGCAGAAACTTGCTGATGAATGTATATCATACTTCACTTCAAAGACTGACAACGAAATCTAATCATTGGGTACGCACTTGCGTACATCAACCCTTACTTCAATTAACAATACATAAATAATTAAATATCAAACAATTATGACAAAAGAATACAAAGTAGAAAAGTCAGTTGTCAATGGAGTAGTTTATTACTCTTATAGAGGTATCTTTGTTTCAAGAGCAGATTGGGCATCGGCGGCTTGTGCGATATACTGCGATGAAATTTCCGACAAAGATATGGAAGAAATACCACAAAGGCTCTATAATATCCTCGTTAATGTGTTTGGAGAATGTGCTGTACAGAACTACATTGAGAAAGGAATGGACTACAAGAGGTTTGACGAGATAGATGAAATTCGTTGCAGAGAAGAGGAAAACCTTTTCCTTGACTATGGCGGACGATACTACGAAGATATGACCGATGAAGAGTATGACAATCTGCCAAAGGAAACTCTTGAGGACGAAATGAATGAATACATTGAGGACGAAACCAAGAGAGTTCTGTCAAATGTCTTTACTGAAACAAGTTATATGAATATGGTCTATGACATAATCATTGACGATGTTAAGACTGATGTCAAGGAATGTGCTGATGAAGAGTTCAACGATTCCGATATATCATTAGCGGTGCAGAGGTCATTGCTGAAAGCACTTAATGTAGAAGTCTAATCAGTTTGGCACGATAGTTGCATATAAATGAAACATAAACAATAACTAATATGGCAAGGAAAGAAGTATTATTCAACGAGGAAGATTACACAAGAGAGCATTATCTTGAAACACTAAAAATGTTGAAAGAAGATGATGTGGATTGTGATTGGGAGGAAGATAATGATACCGACTTTATGGATTGGGAAAGTACACAGAAAGGTTGGGATTTTGATGACCTTATAATGTACTTTAACTATTCAACAATTAAATATAAAATGTGTATTATTGTTGGCTCTGTTGGAACTTGGAGAGGAAGATTTGAAATTGAGCCTTGCTTTTGTAAGGATATTGAAACTGCCATACATAAATGTGTTGATGGTTGTGAGATAAGAAGTATTATTAGAAAAGGCAATCACATTGAAGTAAATGTGTACCATCACGATGGCTCAAATAGTTTCAAAATCTTTGTGCTTAATGATTTGGGGTTATCCCGTTATCGTAGAAATGGCAAAGTTTCCATACACAATCCACAAAATATATTCAAAATCCCAAAGTGTATTTTTTAATTTGGCATAATAATTGCATATAAATAAAATAAAACAATGACTGATATGGCAAAGAATAATAATTTGCACAATGCAAAGAAAGCAAAGAATGATGAATTCTATACACGTCTTGAAGATATTGAGAAAGAGATGTGTCACTACCGTGAGCATTTCCGTGGAAAGGTTATTTATTGCAACTGCGATGACCCGAAAGAATCCAACTTCTTCAAGTTCTTTTCCCTCCAATTTGAGTTCCTTGGTTTGAAGAAACTTATTTCAACAGGGTACAAAGAAGACGGACACGGTGTTGCCTATATCTATGAGGGGGACAAGAACGAAAACAACCTACCCGATGATTCAGAGATTCGGACTTATGAACTTCAAGGTAACGGGGACTTCCGTTCAGAGGAATGTATCGAATTCCTAAAGGAAGCGGACGTGGTTGTTACCAATCCTCCGTTCAGTCTGTTCCGTGAATATGTTTCCCAACTCGTTGAGTATGGAAAGAAATTCTTAATTATCGGAAACAAGAATGCCATAACTTATAAAGAAATATTTCCACTTATCAAGGAAAACAAGTTGTGGCTTGGAGTATATTCGCCAAGTGAATATATTCTTCCTAATGGAGAAAAAACAAAATCAGTATCGGGATTATGCCGTTGGTTCACAAATTTGGAACACGACCACAGAAACAGACCGCTTGACCTCACACAGAGGTATGACCCAAGGTATTATCCAAAATATGACAATTACGATGCGATTGAATGTTCAAAGGTTATGGATATTCCAAGAGACTATGACGGAGTTATCGGTGTGCCTATCACTTTCCTCGACAAATATTGCCCTAAACAATTTAGGATTGTAGATGCTTTGAACCGCTATTCATTATTTGATTTTGAGGGTAAAAACCAATGGATAAAAGAGCATCATTCTCATGGTTGTAATATCAATGGCAATCCAGTGTATTTTAGAGTTCTTATTCAAAAAATCTAAATCTTTTGAATAAGGATTCTTGCATAAGTCTCCTTTCCGTTTAAGGTAAATCTATGACCATAGCGAGGATTATTTTCAACATATCTGTCAAGTCCTACAATCCTAAATTGTGTAGTAAGAATTAGACAATAAAAATATGAGAAAGGTTTAATCAGATATCATTTATGGCACGCAAATTGCAGTATATTATAAACAAATGTACGCATTTGCGTGCCTTATTAATTAAAAAAAGAAGAAAGATATGAGCGAATATAACTTGTTTGACATCAATCCCGAATACTTGAGGATGATAAACAATTATTATGCAACGCCAAAAATTCATATTCCCAAACCAAGGATATTGAATGAGGACACCGCCAAGGCAAAGGGATTAATCCGATATAATTTCGGAGAGGATAATTTCCTTTATGCCAAAGACGATAGGGAAGCAATCAAGAGAGCAAGAAAGAGGGGATTTGATATCAATTTGTTGAAAATATCTGATTAGTCTTGTTAGTTTGGCACATGATTTGCTTAATGTCTGATTAGAGTGTTTAACAAACAAAAAATATCAATTATGAGATACATCAAATTTTCAAAAGAGTTCACTCCGGTTGACTTATATGAGAAGTACAAGGCTTTGCCGGAGACCGTTTCCGCAAAGGAAAGTGACGGCCATGAAGTTATCTTCGTTGACGAGAGAGATGTTGATGAATTCCCTATTGCTTATTTGTCAAGGGAAGATTTCGAGGCGAAAGGTTGGGACACGAGCAAACTTGATAATTCCGATATGGAGTATATTGCACGAAAAATGGGCGAGACATTTATCGAGAATCAGTATTGGCTTAATATTGAATATTTCGCTGAATATTTCGGATTACCAAAGAAAAAAATGAATAATTCCGAAGTGTCCGGATAGTTTGGCATAGTATTTGAATAAAATATGAACGGATAAAAAACAAATTAAAAGAACATTGAATATGAAGCAGAAAGTGACAACAATAAAGGTCAGAGACCTTGTAAAGGGATATTCTTCAAGTGAGGAGAACGGAGTGAGAGGATATGACGGAAAACTTGATATCCGACCGCCCTATCAGAGGGAATTCATCTATAACGAAGAGAAACAAAGGTTGGTTATCGAGACAATCTTGGAGGATTGCTGTCTGAACCTTTTCCAATGGTCTGACAATGGAGACGGAACTTATGAGGTTCTTGACGGACAACAGAGAACATTGTCTATCTGCAAATATATCAATGGTGATTTTAGTTATAACAACTTGTTTTTCTACAATCAGCCGAAAGACATTCAAGAGAAGATTCTTGACTTTGAAATCATTGTCAATATTGTCAAGGGAGAGAACTCTGAACGTTTGAGGTGGTTCGAGAAAATCAACGTGGCCGGAGAGGTTCTGACAAAACAAGAGTTGAGAAATGCGACTTATGTAGGGGAATGGTTGTCAGATGCAAAACTTTATTTCTCCAAGAATAATTGTGCCGCATTCAACAAGGCAAGGCACCTTATTAAGGGAGACCCTATCAGACAGGAATATCTTGAATTGGCTATCAAGTGGATAACCCACTCAAATTCAGATGATGCCATAAAGGACTATATGGGAAAGCATCAATATGATGCCAATGCAGATGAGTTGAAAGAATACTTCTGCAAGGTCATTGATTGGGTTGAAGCAACGTTCGACATTAGAGATGCCAACTCCACGAAGTACAGAAAAGAGATGAAAGGACTTGATTGGGGAACGTTATATGAGAAATATCATAATAACACCTACAATCCGCAAGTATTGGAGAACAAGGTGGCTGAACTTATGGCAAATGAGGAAGTCACAAACAAGAAAGGGATATATGAGTATGTTTTGAGCAACGAGGATGAGGACGTGGCGAGAGAGTTGTCAAACAGAAAATTCAGCGATAGGGACAAGAGGACAAAGTATGAGCAACAGAAAGGAATCTGCCCTATTTGCGGAGAATGGCACGACATCAAGGAAATGGAGGGAGACCACATAATTCCGTGGTGGAAAGGTGGAACAACAACTTTCGACAATCTTCAAATGCTATGCAAGAAATGTAACGGAAAGAAAAGCGGAAGTTAATAATTCATAATTCATAATTTTGCTATCGCAAGGCAAGGAAGTTGTGAAATTTCTTTGCCTTTTTTATTGGTTTGGCATAATTTTGGCATTTGTATTAACGAATAACTTTATATTTATAAATGATAATAAATTAAATCATTATGGAAAACAAATGTATGGACTTAATGTCCCGAATGGGAATGATTAAGCATTACAATAAAAGACAGAACATATATGAGTATGCCTTTGACAATTCATTTATAGAAGATGAGACATTGACGGAAGATAAAGTTGATAACGAGGAAAGCCAAAAGGTTAAAGAGATGATATTGTCCAATCACTATTGGATTAGAAATCAATATGAGCAATTCTTGGAAAGTCTTAATCGTTCAACAAGAAAACCCTTTCTTTCCAAATATACGGCAGAAGAGTTGAAGAACCATAATGTTCAGACATATCAGTTGAATGGATATCATATAGGTTATGCGTTGAAGCCTGATGAGGACGGAGTGGATATAATATCAGTTCATAACAATGAGCCAAATATCAAAGGGGTTGGGGATGCGTTAATTGAATCAGCGAAAGCGAACGGAGGTACAAAGTTAGACCACTATGACGGTTTTCTTTCCGACCTATATTCAAAACACGGATTTGAGGAATATGATAGATATAAATGGGATGACCAATATGCTGACCCGAATTGGGATTATGAGAGATATGGAAGACCCGATGTCATATTAAGAAAATTAAAAAAAGTTCCTCAACAATAGAGGTTGTGGCATAGATGTTGATATATATAAAAGCAATGAGCAGATTTGAGAACATAGTCTTGAATGTACCACATTCATCAAATTGTCTTCCTTGTAATTCGGGGTGGAGCAATCTTGCCGAATTGGACAAGGAGATAAGAAAGTGGACAGATTGGCATACCAATATATTGTTCAATCCAAGCAAGGAGTTAAGAAGTAAGATAATACCTTGCTCGTTTGAGTATTCACGTTTTTATGTGGACGTGGAAAGACTTGAATATGACCCTTTGGAAAAGATTGGTCAAGGGATTGTCTATACCGATTTCAATGAGTTGCATAGAGATGTTGATGATTTTCTTCGGGAGCATTGTATGCATTTGTATGAAAGTTATATCAGCCGTCTTGTTTGCTTCATTAACAAAAACACATTGTTGATTGATTGTCATTCATTTCCGTCAGAGTTATCAGATGTAGATATTTGCATAGGATTCAATGACAACAATTCAAAGCCGAAAGACGAAGATATTGAATATATCAAAGACTTGTTTTCAAGTCACGGCTATAAGGTGGGAATCAATGACCCTTATTCAAATTCAATAACTCCAAAGTCCAAGTTTGATTATAAATCAGTTATGATTGAGGTTAATAAAAGATGCTATATGGACGAAAATACATTGGCTCTCAATGCTGACTATTACAAAATCGGCAACCTTATTCAAAAGATGTATAGGCACTTTTTAGGTGAAGAATAAATATTCAAAATTGTTTGTTAAAAAAGGTGGGAAGATTGAAAGATTTTCTCACCTTTAATCATTTATGGCATAGTTATTGTAATATTTATAAACGAATAACAAAATAAAATTGATTATGAAATTAATAGAAGTAACAAAAGAAGATATAAAAAATATGACATTATCCGCTGTAACGGAAATCATAAACCGCCAGCGGAATATTAAAAATGCGCAAAACGTATTTGTTAAGAACAAATCGGGATATAACGGCATCACACATTTTGGCGTTATAACGGCAGAAAATCCCGATTCAGAACAAGCATCTGCAAGTGATAACAAAAAGTATCAATATTTGCTTGCCAAGTCCCTTAAATCTGCACACTACATTTGGGTATGGCAAAAGGGGCATTTCGGAGGGAATGATGAGCATTCAATGTTTGTCTTCAATATATCTGTTGATGCCCTTGCATATTATAGTGGCAAATATCAACAAACATCTTTCATTTACGGAGAACTTCGGGAAAATTGTGTTCATAGCGAATATTGGGAGAAACAAGATTCCACACAGCCATATCATCCAAAATTCAATCCCTATGTAAAGAAAGATGAATGTGATGAGTGGATTGATGCAAGCAATGAAGAGGATTATTCCGTTATAGGAAAAAGATTCAAATATACAATACCTTTCAGCATTTTTTCTGATTTGTCTGAATCCATAATCAATAACCTTAACACACTTAATGAAAATGATAGAAGAGGAGCATTGAATATCGGATTAAATGGTATAGGCTCAAATGGTTGGAGATACAGAGGATTACTCTATAAAGGAATTAATCTAACAGATGAATAATTTGATAAGATAATAGATTTATATCTTATAAGATAAACACTTTGTATCAGATTGATATAAGGTGTTTTTTATTTTTATCTAAAATATTCGTTAATACCAAATGCCAAAACTATGCCAATCTATTCAAATTAAACAATTTTAATAAAAATATTTTCAAATTTTAATTAATTTTATATGAGAAAAAAGTTAAGAAATATTTTGCATATTCAAAAAATAGTGTTACCTTTGTCATCGAAAAGATAAACAATATTAACTTAATAAGTTATGGAAGCAAAAGATTTGAAAAAAGAATACCTCAACGGCAATCCAAGAGTTGAGAGATTTGATAACATATTTACTTTTATGCAATTTTGCTATATCAACAAACTCACAGAAGAGAATAGTATAACTTGGTATGATGAGGAAAAAGGGTTGATGTATATCGCAAGAAAGTAAAAGTGTGGCATAGATATTGCTTACTATCTTAATAGAAATTTAACTGACAAAGATTTTTGAATTATGACAGAAAAGGAATTAAAGATTGTCAATGGACGAATCGAATCACTTGTGAATCTTTTCGTTCAAGCCAAGTTCGAGAACAAAAACGGCATTTGCTCAACGGAACAAAGAAAATACTGCAACTTGTATCATTGCGATTGTGACCTTTGCAAAAAGGATTTCATCGCCAAATATCGCAATTCCGTTCTTGCAGAAAGGTCTTTCAAAATGGAAAATTTCAATACGGAGGAATAATATATGAAAAAATTACTCTTTTTAATTTTAGGGACAATTTTGTTTTCCCTATCAGTGAATGGGCAAGTCGCCAAAGGTTATACAAGTTTAACCGACTTTACATTAATCACGTCTAACACACGTCCTTATTTCTTAAAAGGAAAATCTACAATGTATAGTGATAGTCATAAACACTATAAACTTGGAAGTGATTCAGCAATATTAATTTTTCAAAGTCAAACAGACCTTGTAAATGGATTGAAAAAATTATTTTCATATTGCAGAAAATCTGTTGGCGAATATAATATTTTTATTGGAGGGAAGCAATGTATATTCCGTGTAGAATCATATAGTGACGGTGGAGGGACTTATTTAATTTGGCACGATAATAATGATACAAATATTATATTTTTATCGGAATCTACCTTATTCCAACTTCTTGAATATCTATCAAAATAACGAAATATGAAAAAGTTTATCACCCTAATGATTGCCGTAATTGTGGCATCAATAACGTGCTTTGCACAAGATTACAAAGTCGAAAATGGAAACGTGATTGTTCAACGGATTGATTCTATCAAAGTGTCTCCGTCAGAAGCATCTGTATTGTTGCAAGGCTTTTTTGCTAACAATATGAATGACGTGAATACAACAGGAAAGTTGGCGAATGACAATCAAATAGTCGTAAAGTATCTTGAAAGTAATCTGTGCTTTCATACTAATGGACAATGGCACGTTGATGCAATGATAAGCATAAATGTTCAAATCAAAAATGGACGAATGAGAACAACGCTATCCACTTATGAAGCAATCAATGAATCAGTAACATATCGACACTTTAACTATTATTTCAAAGATGCTTATCCGCTCAACCCAAAGCACAATGTATGGAAACTTGGTATTGAAAAGAAAGCCGCAGAGAAAGCATTTAATGAACTTGTTTTCCGTATGAATGATATGGCTCAACGAATTGTTGATGCGGTCAATGTTACACCTGTTCTTGATGAATGGTAAATCATATATAAATCAATATTAATTGAATAAGAACGTTCTATGTCGTGATGATATGGGACGTTTTTTATTTTATACAAATATTCGCTTATACCAAATGCCAAAATCATACCAAACTATCAAATCTAAAATATTTTAGTTCAAATTTCTCAAAAATTTAATTTTGTTTAATTTTCATTTTCTATCAAGTTCGGCACAATATTTGCCTTAATATAATCAGTTAAATATTGATAAATTATGAGACCGCCTTAATAGTTGAATAAGAGACATATTTTTTGATGAACAGAACTCTTCGTCCAAGTAGTAAGAAAATCGCTAAAGTATAGTCTCCGTTATACAATAAAATATAAAATAATTAAACAAAACGTTTTTAATATTTTAGGAAATTTTATATGAAAAAAGTGAAAAATATTTTGGTATTTCAAAAATAAGTGTTACCTTTGTAATCAGAAAGCAAGAACAAAGGGTTCTTGTTAAGGTTTAACAAACTAATTTGTTTTGAGTTATGAAATACGGCAAATTTGTTAGCAAAGAAAGCGTTCCTTTCACAAAGAAAGAAAAGGAAATGTTCAAGGATTATTTCAAAGGACTTGTTGAGAGATACGACAAATCATTGAAATGTGAGGTGGAAATATCATTAACAGGACCACTCATTATCAATTTTATCAGTGATGAGCCAAAGTCGTTCCGTAACCGTAATATGGCACGAATCATCGACTATTCAGGATTTTCCTTTATGATATGGAAATCAAAAGGATATCTTGAAAATTTCGATTGGATACAGATGAAAAAGATTGATGAATCCAAACCAAGAGAAAACTATCAAGACGCACCTGAATTTTCGTATTCAACAGACCTTGTTTTTCACGGAAAAGAAATCCGTTACAAGTGCAGAACTGAACAATCAATTTCGGTGCGAATGCCAACTTATCAATATGGTACTGAACTAACAGATTTCAATTATTTCAGAATCGTTGATAAAATGTTCACGCAAACATTGAAGCCACGTTAATCGTGGCACACCTTTTGCAAGATATATGAACAGATAGTTTAATAATTTAATTCTTTTAAGTTATGGCAAACGAGAGAAACGGCAAAGTGACCGCCAACATTTACGAATCTATTGCAATGTATCTGCAAGAAGTGTTTGACGGCAGTAACGAGAACCCTATGAGCGAATTGGCTGATGCTATCTTTGATGATGTCCTTAACTATATGGACACACATTTCAAGGTGAAGAACTACACTGATGATGAAAATACGGTCATTGACGATTATGTTGTCAGAGCCGTAAAGCACGTTATCGAGGAAAAAATATTGTCATAGGGTACGCGAATGTGTACTTATGGCACAATAATTGCTTATATTATTAACAGATAAGTTTAATTCAAAAAATCTATGGTTATGCAGAAAGCAGTATTACCAAAGTATGACGGAGTTTTGACCCGTCACTACAAGAATGCCGAAATGGAGGTTATCGTTGAGGACGATATGATTACCACTATCAAAGCCTACATTGACGGAGAGTGTGTATATTGTCCGGAGGTTGCTGACAATATCGTCTATAACCGAAAGAACATTGAGATTGCATTCAATGACATCCGTAATGAGGTGGATAGGCAATTTACCGAACTTTGTACGAAAATCTAATCAGTTTGGCACGCTATTCGCATAGTAAGAAGTAAAAATAAATAAAAGTTAAAATTTAAGTTCAACTATTAAAATTTTCAGACTATGGATAAGAAACATATCCTTGAAAAGGTCAAGCAGTGGCAATCGGACTATTTCATTAGTTCCTACACCCTTGATTCCCTCACCTATGACCCTTCATACGCAGAAAGCCGTTGGCTGAACAAATATGCCACGGCAGAAAATGACAAAGAACTTCTCAATATGATTGTCAATGACTTTCCGCCAACGGAGTAATAAGTACGCAAATGCGTTCCCTTTCGCAAAAAAAAATGAAAAAAAAAGTAAAAAAAGTTTTGGAAATTCAAAAATAAGTACTATCTTTGTACTCGGAAACAAGAAACAACAAGTTTAACAATTAACAACAAGAGTTATGGAAAAGTCAAATGATTTTCTTTCGCTCCTTATACTCGGAGCAATGCTTGATGCAGCAAACAACACTTCAAACACAGAACAGGACTCAAACACTACCCAAGTGGAGCAGGAGGACATCATCTACAAGACCCCTGTAAAAGTGGGGGACGGACTTGAAATCATCGGTTCGGGCAAAAAGGACTATGTGATTGTCGCTATCAACGGACAGCAGACTTACGTTCCGTTTGATTCGTTCGGCTCACAGGTCAAAGAACAAGTTATCAAGTCCCTTATTGAAACGGCTGTGGATTTTATGGGGTTGCCCAAGTAATCAACCTATCCAATGTTAAACTTAAAGCATACGGCTATGCACTACATCAGAGATATGACCTAACGGATTGTTAAATTTGATAGGATATTATATGAATTTTTATAGTAAGATATTAACCTTAAAATCAGAACTTATGCGGTTCATCAGAGGACAGCCGTAATATACGGATATAACATTGATAAGATTTTATTTTAATTGTCAGCGAATAAACTCCCAACAACGGACTATAATAGGAGCAAGGTGAAAAGTTTACAAAAAGTCCACAACCAACTCAAACGATGAGTATCAGAGACAAGCCATAAAATTTTGGTTATTAATATTATTTTTCGTATATTTATTTTCGGATTGCGTTCGTAGCTCAGTTGGTAGAGCAATACACTTAAAATAAGAGTGCTTCAGAGGAAACTCTGAATGTAGAATCTCCCTAATTAAACAGTTTGAATAACGAGATTGGTAGGAATAGTACTTATCTCCCATACGGAAAACAGTAATCACGTGACAAAATGGGGAAAATGTCGCAAACTATTCTTTATTCAAATTGCAACGAAAGCCTAGATAGTGGTAACATTATCGGTGGTTACGGCGAACTAAATTGAATGATATTAAAAATAGTTGAGATACCTCATGCGCTTAACAGTACTCACATTGGTTATAATGCTCAATTATCATTCATAAATGGCGTAGAGACTATATAGGAGATACCTAAGTTGAAAATATTGGTGAAAATATAGAATAATAGGATTAGTAAAGTTAATTACTTGAACACCATGATAAGTTTCATTAATAACTTGCAAGATTTTCAATATGGTAAAGAAATAGTCCAGACCACAACCACTTAATGAAAAAGGGTTAATAGTAATTTCATAAATCAGTAACCCTGAGATAGTATCAAAATCAACGGTTAGACGTAGATGAGCTGTAGTTATGAAATATAAGTGGGCTTGTATGAAAGCAAGTGTGGTAGGTTAATGTATGGGTCACGGGTTCAAGTCCCGTCGGACGCACAAGGTTTATAGAGTTTATGGTTAATGTTTGTATTTGCTGAAATCGTCTTCGTTGTGAAATGCGGACGATTTTTTTTTATTGCTTAAAATATTCATTAATACCAAATGCCAAAATTATGCCAAATTATCAAATCTAAAATATTTTAATCAATTATTTCCTAAAAATTTAATTTTGTTTAATTTTCATTTTCCATTAAGTTTGGTACGATATTCGCATTATGTATTAACGAATATTAAATGCTTTTTTAATATAAAATATTTTAATAAATTGCTTTATTTATTTTAAGAAATTTTATATGAGAAAAGTGAAAAATATTTTGGTATTTCAAAAAATAATGTTACCTTTGTAGTCAGAAAGTAAAACAATAATGATTTAAGAATTATGGCAAAGAACAACAATCTTCATAACGCCAAACGTGCGAAAAACGATGAGTTCTATACAACAAGAACTTCCGTTGAAAGGGAATTGTGTAATTACAGAGACCACTTCAAAGGAAAGGTTGTCTATTGTAATTGTGATGACCCTATCGAATCAGAGTTCTATCATTATTTCTCTTATAAGTTTGAGGATTTAGGCTTGAAGAAACTTATTTCCACAGGGTACAAAGAAGACGGTCACGGTGTCGCCTACATATATGAGGGTGATAAGAACGGAAACAGAATACCTAACATTGAGGAGATTGAAAGATACCCTCTAAAAGGTAGTGGAGACTTTAGGTCAGAGGAATGTATCGAATTTCTCAAAGAAGCGGATATTGTGGTCACAAACCCACCTTTCAGCTTATTCAGAGAATATGTTGCCCAACTCGTTGAGTATGGGAAAGAATTCCTTATTGTCGGCAATTCAAACGCAATAACATACAAAGAAATATTCCCTTTGATTAAGGAAAACAAATTGTGGCTTGGCATTAATCCTGTCAAGGAATTTATTACACCCTTAACCGAAATTGAAAACGAGAAAACCCAATATATCAAGGAGGGGAAAGTCTATCAGAAATTCGGGAATATCTGTTGGTTTACCAATATGGGACACCCGAAAAGAAACAGGCCTCTTGACTTGGTTCAAAGGTTTGATGAACGTTACTACAATGTATATGACAACTATCCGGCAATCAACATTGACAAAGTTGTTGATATTCCAAGAGAAAAGGATATCACCCTTACATTATCCAAAGACGTTTATCCGAAATGGAAGAACGTTTATGGTGATGATTGCTCAATCGTTGAAGACAATGAAGATTCGGTTAAGGTAAACGTTCATAACCCTATCTATGGAGTACCGATTTCATTTCTTGACAAGTATTGTCCTAAACAATTTAGGATTGTAGGACTTTGCAATGATAAACGTAACGATAATCCTTGCTTTATTAAATGTGATAAATATTACCTTGATGATAGGCACAAAGAATTTCGTGGTTGTGTTGTCAATAGTAAAGCAACTTATGCAAGAATTTTTATTCAAAAAATCTAAATCTTTTGAATTAAGATTCTAAAATAAGGGCAATATCCCTTGATAGATAAATCTTTATCGTTAAGTCCTTTTCTGAAACGTACAATCCTAAATTGTTTAGTAAGAATTAGACAATAAAAATATGAGAAAGGTTTAATCTATGGCACGCAATTTGTGATATATCATAAACAGATGTACGCATTTGCGTGCCTTAAAAAGAAATTTTTTCAAAAAAAGTTAAGAAATATTTTGCAGATTCAGAAAATTGTATTATCTTTGTATTCGGAAAGCAAGAACAAAAGGTTCTTGTTAAAGTTTAACAATTAATTTTTTTTTGATTATGGAGCAAAAAATTATCACTTTCAGCAAGGAGAACCAAGTGAAAGTCGGGAGAAATCTGACAATCGTAGGTGTTACAGATGATATGCTTGAATGCGTATTATTCAGTGGCAGTTTGTCAAAATATGTCTATATTGATATAGCAAACTTGTCTGATTCGCTAAAGAATACGATTATTGACAACTATCTTTGTGAGAATAAAAACGTTCCTACATTCGATGAATTCTTCCTTGATGTAATGACGGAAGTAGCCAAGGCTTTGGCCACAACCGACAAACCTCTTGACATTCGTATATCAACCGACCCTTTCAACGATAATGACAAGTGTGTTGAAGTTCATTCAGAACCATACGAAATTGACATTGATTGCTTAAAGCAGATTTATAACGATTATATCTGCAATGCGAAAGTTGAATACGTGTCAATTGGCATTGTTAAAAACGTGTATTATGATAATTTATGTCCTCCGACAAATTTCCACGTTGAGGGTGCAGAAGAAGCTGACTACTTCGTTGAATACAAGTTCAGCAGTATCGGAGAAAAGTATCAAATTCGCCGAAAAGGTCAGGGATTCCATTCCGTGAAGTAATTCACGGCATACTTTTTGCCTATTTTATCAACAGATAGTTTAACTTAAAAAGCAATTCATTATGATTGATGCAAACGCAATAAGAAAAGGCATTGAATTAGAGTTCAATGATGAGTTTGACTTTGAAGCCTTTGACAACTATATCTACGACATCTTTGTCACAAAGAGAATGAACCACCTTGAAATAGGGCTGGATGATGACTATCGTTTCAAAAACACGCCTAATCGTGTCCTTTCCTTTATAAAGGGACATGCCAACCATATTTGGACTACCGATATTCAAATAAATCGGAGATATGCCCCCTGTGTGGAAAAGTATCTGCACGACCACGGATTTAGCACGGCAAAGAAAGGTGCTTGCGGTTATGAGGTAAAAGATGTCCTTGTGGTGTCAATTTAGCAAGTTTGGCAAGGTATTTGAATAATACATTAACAGAAGTTTAACAAATAAAACCTTTTCTATTATGAAAAAGAAGTTTTTCGTCAACGTTCATTATGACGTGGTTGTTCCGGTTGAAGTCTTTGCCGATAGCGAAGATGAAGCACTTGACTTGGCGGTTGACAAAGCAAGTTATATGTCTCTCAATGATTGCGATGCAAACTACACTGAATCTTGTGTTACTGGTTGGGCACTTACCGATGAGCCGTTAACGCCACAAAAAAAAACGTTGATAGACCGAATCAAAGCCGTATTGATTTTAGGCGGCACATTCCACGTTCCTTTGGATTTCACCAAAGACGATGTAGTATTTGGCGACCTTTGGGCAATTTTTAATTCTTACGAAACGAAGATAGATTATATCGATGTTCAAATTTCATTCGAGAGTAATACTTATAGTTGTTCAATCGAAGAAATTCCTATGGACGTTCTGACTGAAATATTGAAAATCGTTCAGAATCAAGTACATAATTCAAAATAATCAAAAATTGTTAAAACTTTTGCCGGATTCTTATGAGTTCGGCATCTTTTTTGTATTATAGTATAAACGAATATTAATATAATTTTGACTATGGGAAAAAATAAAAAGCAAAAATGTTATAAGATAACCGAGAAAGATTATATTCTTGCGGTGAAGAAAGCCGAAAGGGAATTGGAGATAGAACTGCACGGAAAGCAAATATCCACAAGACCTACAAGGATTCATAAGTCCAAAAAGGTTTATGACCGAAAGAGAAACAAGGGGAAATTCCCTTTGGGTTAACTTTCAAAAAAAGTGAAAAATATTTTGGTGATTCAAAAAAATAGTGTTACCTTTGTACTTGGAAACAGAACACGATAGTTCTGTTAAGTTTAACAATTAATCTTTTTTGATTATGGTTAAAGAGTTCAACCTTAACGGTCTAAAGGTGGTTATTGAT